CTCTGAAACAATGGTTCATAAATCAGATGTTATTGGTGATATACCAGATATTAATGTAGATGAATATGTTGTTAAAACACAAGTTACCTAATAAAATAAGAGATATGGATTAAATCCATATCTCTTATTTTTTTATTATTTATTCATTATCACTAACAGGTTCTACATCAATGGTATCATCAGATAAATTATCAGTTTCAATACCTGTTGCTTTTATTAATTTTTCAATAAGTTCATTATGTCGTTTAACCTCAAGATAAAGAAGTGCAAGCATATCTCTATCTTTATAGTTTTCAACGTCACCTTTACTATTCTTAATAATCATATCAGGATTAAGTTTTTCAATATCGTCGGCTAAGAAACCAAGCTGAAGATCATCAGAATCTTTAAATTCATATTCAATAGGGTTTATCTTTGTAAATATATCATGATACCTATCAAAATCTAAATCATATCGAATATTCTTCTTGTATTTTCTTGCAGACGATGATGAATAAATTCTATTGTTTGTTGTGTTTACAACAAGTGCACTACCTGTTCCTGCAGTTATACATAAATCAGGAATTAATACAATAGGCTGTCTGAATTCAGTTTTCCACCTAAATGTGACAGTATTATCATCACCACTAGCAAATCCTCCAATGCCTAATGATCTACCACTCATATTTAGGTATCTGGGACGAAGGTCACGATTTATAGCGTCGTTATCATACTCATCGACAGCTATCAATTTTGCCGATTTTTCAGATACACCTGAACCAAAGGCATCATGATAAATAAAACGAAACGTATAAGTACCGCTAGGTAATTGTGATTCATTAGGATTAAGTCCGATACTTCCACCATTAGCATATGATGGCATATCTTCACGTACTTGTATAGGAATTTCTTCCCATGAATTACTATTCGGTCGTTTTAAATACAATGCTGCAACCGGATAATTATATCTGGTATTATTTATAGTTATTATTGATGCACCACTGTAATTCCAGTTATAAACTATTCCAGTTCTTTTTACCTCTCCAGTACTTGCATCAGTAGATCTTGCAATACTTAGATTTAAAGAACCAGATATTCCCTGGTAATTGTAATAATTCATTTGTGATTCGGGTAATATATTTTTTGTAGTTGTTTGACCACGTTTATTTGCTACAGCAACGCTGACATTAGCTTTTGAAGGAATCGTGTATGAATATTTTTTCTCAACTGTTCCATTCCACGTACCAGACATTGTAGACATGGTAGTTGTTCCATGAATAAATTTAAAATATGAAATAGCCGATGCATCAGTTGTATTATATTTTCTTGCTTCTGCTGTACAATCTATTGTCGTTTTATTAGAAATAACAATAGTCGATAAAGTTCTAGCATTATGTTTAACATATGACGGATTACCAGATGATACAGTCCATTCACTATCAATAGGATAATATGCTGTATTTAGTACAGCTGAACCAACGCTAACGACTGGTGCATACTTATCGGGTATTGTAATATATGATGTGAATGTTGATGAACCTATTGCATTTTTTCTTTCAGCAGCATCATTTGTATCTCTATACGAAGTTAATGTAACAGTTAACTTCATAGTTTTTTGAGTAGTAAACTCTTTAAAGAAATTGAATTTTTTCTGTCCTGATGTGTCGCCCTGAACAAACTGAGCGAAGTTGCTAATTCCTGGTTTAAATGATAATCGGCGACTTATTCCTGTTGTACTAACAATACTAGCAAGTGTTAAATATCCATACGTATCACTAGGTGACATCTCATCAATATTATTATATTTTACTGTTGTGTTACCCAATGTAAAATCAACATTATGTTTTACATCGTTATTTGACTGATTTATATTCCAAACCCATTGATTTTCAATCGACGTTGGACTACTAGAGCTCGGTGAAATACCTGATGAAAAAGTTGATTTTGTACATACATTTATAACCGGTAAAGTTATATTAAATGAAAATGCCGATTTTAAGTCACATGTGGGATTGCTAACTTCTAAATGGAATGACTCTAATTTTATAGTCATATCTTTTTTGCCAGTGCTTCCGTGACTTATTGTATAACTCTTTGACCAAATCGTCTTTTTCGTTCCACCCTTAGGAATTCTCACTTCATTAGTAAATGTAATAGTTTCTTTACCGGATACATATATAACCATTTTATTATTATTACTAGTCGAATATGTGTCTATGGTAGTTGAAGTGGCCTTTTGACCTATAAGTTTTACAGTTATATTGGATGTATTGTTTGTAACACTTTGACTATTAACTGTAACTTCTAAATATAACCATAAACTACTATTTGTAGTTGCTATTTGTGAAGATGTAAATGTTGTAGCCATCTTTTAGTATCACTCCTTAAAATAACTTACTTTATAAATGGTGCTTATGCTTCCCAGCCAGATATAGGTCCTAAGAAAGATATACCATGTTCGTCAGTTACTATTTTATAGAACCCTACATCTTTACCTTTTTCACCCCTATTATATAATGCACTATCTTGTTTATCCCATTCATCATCTTGGTCTTCTTTTCCCTCAGGTAAATCACCTTTACGGGTGACAATGGGTTTATCAATATATGTTCTATTTCTATCTACAATGACTAAATCTAAATTTGTAGACTCATCATCGGGTTGTATATAATTGTCAGAAACGGCTGTTCCAACCTTTCTATGTCTCAGAATTATTTTATCGTCATTCATTATAACATTTGCATGATTAGCTAAATCATGGATATTGAGTCCAATAGGATTATCCCATGATTGATAATAGTCTACACCTACTTTAGCCCACCGTGTAGTTATAAACGGAACATCATCAATAGTCAAATCAGTTATCTCAGACATGCGAATATGACGAGTAGGGTCAAAATCGAACGGTACGACATATGAATCAACACTTATTTCACCACAATGAATGTTAAAACGAACTTCGTCAAATAATACAGTGTTGTTAGTAACTAAATCTTGAAGTTCAAGCGTGGTATAACGACGAATATATTGACCAGCAGTTCTTTCTAATTCGGTTAACCCTGAACCTTCTAAGAACCACTCTGGAATTTTTATAGGGTTATTAATTGTCGGATTGCCGTCAGCGTCTTCCGGTGCACCAGATTCTGTTGACGAAACTATTTGGATTGCCCTTTCATCACTGCTACTGCATGATATATAAGACGGAATTATTTTTATACAGGATTCTGTGTTGTAACCCGATATATCAGAACCGATGTATGTATACTTCAATTCATCATTTATTATTTGCCAGCCTCGATTCATTTGACGTTTAGAGCCATCCATATCAGGTTGACCATCACCATCGCCGTCTCCATTACCATATCTTATAATATTCTTGCTAGGATAAATAAATGAAATATTTGAAAATAAACGGTTCTTCCATTTATTAATTTCGTTAGTATTATTTATAATAGTTTCGTTAATATTTGATATATTTATTTCTTCATTAGCAATAGCATTACTAACCTCAGCATCTAATTCATCCAATCTTTTTTCAAGTTCATTCTTGGATAATGTATAATCTTTTGCTTCTTGAAGTGTGTCACATAATTTTTGATAAATCTTGCTAGCACTCCATGTAAACTCTTCTGAATATGAGTCTACAACAACATAGTCACCAATACTGAAATTATCAGGATTTGAAACTGCTGCAATAACAGTTCCAATCTTTATCATGGTTTCTTCATTAAAAAGATCGTCAGCTATATCGTCAGCAACTATTTCTAATGAACCAGGATATGTCTCAACAACCTTTTTATATCCATCAAGTTCACGGTCTTCTATAACAGAGTTATAAAAAGCTAATATACCTAATTTATTTATTATATTCATCAGTCGATTACCGTACTCGGCAATCATCATGTTAATATTCCCTTCAAGAGATACATCATCTGCTGTATTCTCAGGATATATAATATTTTTTAAATTTGTACCAGACGTGGTACTTAAAGTTACATGATCATGTACTACTTTACGTGACATATTTTACCATCCTTTCTAAAAAAAGAATATATAAGACTTATTTTACTGTTTTTGCTTTGTATATTAATAAGAGATATGATAAGGAAGTCCTTATCATATCTCTTATCTTAGTTATCTCATATACGCATATTCATTTGCCATATCGTTAATTTTGTTTAAATCAAAACTCTCAAGTTTAAGAGCTTTAATTATACTTAATTTTGTAAGTTCCTTAACTGATTCTACAAAAGCGAGTTCCTCAGCAGTTGCATAATGCGTATCTTCAGTGGTAGGCTCAGGAAGACCGAACTCTTCAAGAGTATTATAAATGTACTCCTGTTCAAGATTTCCAGACTCCTGAATCTTGCGATATTTTTCAAGATTACCAATCATAATACCTTGGAACAATGTAGGTTGAAAATCTCTATTTTCTGTAAACCCACGCAGTTCAGCAGCTTCTGCAACTTGTTCGGGTGTAGTTACAGTCATATCATTCTTGAGCTCCTCTTCAAGAGCTTTTCTCTTATTTTCGGCATCTTTAGCTCTTTTAATTTCTGAAATGGCAGTAGTCTTAACATTATCACGAATAGCATTCGCAACATCACCCATGTTAAGACCATCAGCCATAACATCTATCTTCTTTTGTGTATCGTCATTAGACCTAAAGACTAATTCATCAGCGTCATAGTCTTCAAGATTCATAGCTTTTTTATTATAGTCATCAGTAACTATCTTATCGGTTTCATCCATTATTTTCTTCGCAGCTTTACTACCACGTTTTATACCTTCATGAACATAATATGTCATTCCTTTAGGGCAACGACTATTAATAAAATCTTTCATTTCAGCATCAAGGTCTTCACCGTGGGCTACTTTATAGTCATTATTTAACGGAAGCGCATCCTTATAAATCTTAGAAAATACCATATCAAGGCATACACCTTTAGCATCATCCTGATTTCTATTTAAACATCCGAGTTTATAATCTTCAGAGTTTTTAAATGCAGCATCCTTAGCCTCTTGATCTCTGGTTTCTTTAACCTTATTCATGAAATTAATAACTCGTTGTTCTCTATCTGTAATCGATTCCATAATATCACTCCTTTAATAAAAGTTATAGATTTATGATATTGTTTTTTATGATGAAAAATACTCGTTAATTATAATATCTTCAGTTTCAATAACTAAAAACTCTGGTACATATTCTCGTCTTTCAGATACACTGAGATCTGTTAAATCAGTAGTATATGTTTTCACTGCTTGATAGTTTGCATCATAATGATTAATATTTTTGAACCTAATGTGGTCAACATATGCAAAATTAGATTCAATCTTTCTCATTAAATTAGATATATAAAGATTATTTACACCTTGTGAATTGATAGTTTCTATTTCATTCTTTATAAATTCTTTAACACGTGGGGTCGCTGATAATAAATCAGTACCAGGAGTATACCATATATCAAATGTAAGTAACAGATTTACAGTATCAAGGCATTCACCATCTTCACCAATTGTGAAGTTTTTACTCCTACCGTATGTGTTATAGAACTTGATATCAAATGATGTTTCATTTCTAAGTTTAGTATTTATTATATCTATAAGATTTTCATATTGAGCGAGGAATGATGACATAAAGTAGTCACGTTTTTCATCATCGAGAACTTCATTCCATCTTATAAACGGAATATTATTGATATTAACGTCCATAATATCATTAATAAATTCATATGTAATATCCCCATGTTCATCGACAACTTTTTTGTTTAATGTATAATCTTTGAATATAAGGTTTGCTCTTACATTATTAAGTGGTTTTAAAAATGTTAGTGGGTCACTAGCAGTCTTATATTCATTTGTAATGAAGTACCTTTCAATATCCGTGTCAAATAAGGTTGGATCTACAATACTATTTCCATATAATATATCCTTTAATTTAACACTTATATCCTTATCATAATCATATAATGGGTCTACATTAATATCAACTATTTCAAGTTTCTTTGTATTCTCATTATATTTTCTACGATATGCTGTATATATAGTGCAGACTACATCTTCCATTGGTATAAGTATTTCACTGTTAGACGAAAGATTTATTACTTGTGACCATTTACGAATTATATTATCATTAACCATCTCTGTTATAATATCAATACTGTATTCAATTGGGTCACCAACATCATCAGTATATATAATATCATTTTCATCATAATGATAATACTTGGTAAAATCTTTATTATCCACTTTATAGTAATCTTTTGATAAAGTGATATTTACATATACATACCCTGTTTCAGGTGTTTCTACAGTAGCACCTCTACCTTTCATATTAGGTAAATCAACAAGAACATCAGATTCATGTATCATTGTATTAGGATCGAAAGGTCTAAATTTCTCTTTATCAATCTTATCTTCACCATAGCGTTCTATAGCTTCATCAATTGTATTTGGATAATTATTCTCAACAACTAAAAGTGCGTGTATAGCTGTATAAAAACATTGTTGATATACTAATCTTCTATAAACACTGTTATCAAGAATTCTTAATCTACCATCAGTTGTAATATGGTCATCTGTGAAGAAATCAGATTTAAATTCAAATGCCCCTTCTTCTACAGAATCTGATGATTCGGTTGGATATAACTCAATATAGCACACATTCTTTTTACCATCGCTGATTGCAACGAATACACGTAAATCGTTATTCATTGTATTATACGGATTATCAAATTCATATTCAACTTCATCATCACCATAAGGATTTTCTTTAACAATTGCATTTATAATAGGATAATCAGTGCTTATTGTGGTAGATGGTAAGAGTTTTGTTGATAATGTATATTTTTGATCTTTGGTAAACTCTCGTCTTAATTTCAGTTGATAAAGAATAAATTGAATATATGAGTCATCATATTTATAAGTATAATCAACAGTTGATATTTGATTAATATAAGTCATATACATGCTAACAAGATTGGGATTTTTCTTAAACCTTATAAGGAATGGATTTACATAAAGAAATTTATTATTACTTTTAGCAGGCGTATGGTCACAATCATCACACTGGCACATACAACCATTAGTTGAATCATGAGGATTATCATATTTAGATAAAGATAATAATTTTGTTTCAGTATCATAGTCAAATATTGTTACCTTATCCTTATAACCTTTACGTTTTTTATATTCAGCAAATGATGCTTGACGATCTCTGAGATAATCAGGAAGATCTGATGGGTCATAATCTTCATCAATATAAGGCACATTATGATTTTTCTTTTCTACTAAATATTCCTGATACCATTGCTCATTTTGTACTTTCAATTCATCATCTCTGAAGAAATCAGCATATCCAAACTTTTCTGAATCTACTGTAAAAAGTGTTCCTGGATGAATCATGTAAATGGTTTTCTCAGGGTTTTCCATATCACTTAAATTCAAATCCAATGATAATGTATTTGTCTTATAGATATATTCTGCATTTTTCATAATTATGAATGCGGAATATATTCTTTCATATATATCATCACGTTTTTTAATAAACATAATTTCACTATTGCTATATAACGATTTATAATTATAAAAATACTCCTGAAGGTCAGCATCAGTAGTTAAAGCTGTTGCTGTTCTATAAGACATAACTGTCAAAGATTGAAGTTCATCAAGAGATAACTGATCTCTACCACCAGTCGATGCTGTTAATGGTTTTGCTGCTGTAAGATACGGAGTAGTATAAGTATACCTTTCATCATTGGTGATGACAGCTATTTCATTACCAGTATAAACATCAAAATTACCTTCAGCACCCAATGTTGTATATGTGGTTATTTCGAGTGTGCTTCCATATTCCGGGGTAAAGTATTCATCTTTTGTATTGAATGTAATCCTTAATGTGTTTTCATCTTTTAACTGATAATAACAAAAAGGCTCTTCAATCGGCTGAGAATATACAACTAAAGATTGTAATTGTTTATATCCACTATCATCTTCCGAAGATGTTTTATATCTAATATCAAATCCTGCGAGCTTACCATCAAACGGTACGTCAATTATTGGATAATTGATACTATTTGTATTAACTATATCCTCGGTAATAATATTTCTCACACACTGATGGCATCTTAATTCAAGTGCTATATATCCATCAGCAGAACGTCGTATCTTTATATAAGGGTCATTATTAGCATTAGATGCAGACATAGTGCTCTTAAAGTTTTCAGGAATAACATATGATGCTGAAAAAATATAATCTTCAGTTTTATCATTAAGTATTTTTTTGACAATACGTATTTCTACATCATAGTCAATAACAAACGGAATATTTTCTACACTTATTATAGTATTTTTATCAATAAAAAATGAGTATATTCCAGTTTCTTTATCATAATTATTAATCATATTTTTTATAATTGCTTCTTCTTCTAATACCACTAGAAAATTACAAGACGCAGCAGATGAAAATGCATTTGAAAGTTGGAATATAGCAGCATGAGAATATAAACTTTCGGGTATCTGTGCTCTATTAGGGAATGTCTCTCTAAATAATACAGTTGCTGTATTGAATAAGTCTTCAGATATATTTGAAACCTGTTCTGTTGTAAATCCAACCATTCCGACAGACCTCAAAGATACATCTATATTAGAAAAATACTTTTCAATTAAGTTTTCTTCAGTAAATTTTTTTACTGAAAAATTATCTATATAACTTCGGTCTATGACAATACGGTTTTTATCGTTTCCCAATATAAGTCTCTCCTTCCATATTTATTTAGACAAAACTCGGTAATTGTTTTTTCTTAAATCTGAGTTTATATACAACTTCGTTAGAGCCGTCGGTTGATTCTGATTCAACATATGGAACACCAACCCAACTCTGACCAACATGACCCAGTTTCTTATCAAAAACCGGTACATAATCTAAGTCAGAAGAAATATTTGCGTTATGATTAAATTCTATAAAAATGGATGGGTCAAACGTTTTTCTAAATGAATATTTATAAGTTACACTAAATTTAGGTGCAAATATAGGTGATTCTCTTGTCCATGATAAAGAGTCTACTGATATATTAGTTGGAAATAGTCCGTAATACTTTTCCCAGTAAATTATGCTTTCGCCATCCTCGGCAGTTAAAATGTAATATACGCCACCAGCATAGTCAAGTATTTTATCAATTATATCAGATGCCTTAGGAAGTATAGTTCCTCTATAACACCCACTTATATATTCAATCCATAATTTATGAAGTTGATATATATGTAAAGATCTATCATCTTGAAAATCAATTGTCATTTGACTTGCCGTTTGAGACTCTATATTATTTTTACCATATGCTATTTGATGACCTGTGTATGTTTTTCCATAAGTACCATCAGCTAAAAATTCTTCATTTACATTAAAATTTGTTACTTTATTAGACAGTGACAACATAAATGTGTCTCTATTTAGTTGACATAACTCATTTAATAGAGATGGAGAATTACGCAAAGCATTAACAAACATTTGATTGTTTGCAAGTCCACTACTACTCGATAGCGTCGATTTAGTGTCAAGAATGTTACATTTAGGTTTAATAAATATAATGTGACCAAATCCACGAGATAACATATCATCAACAGTTTGTACTTTAAATCTATTATAAAATTCAGTACTTTTATCCCATTGCCATGTATCAGATTTATATGGGGTATCGTATATATTAAGAGTCTTATGCAACTTTCTTAAATCATATTCGGAGAATTCAATTTTTGGTGAAATTTGCATAGATTTTAAATCAGAGTTATATTCTGTTTCTCTGTGATTGTTTATCATTTCAGAAAAAAAACTGCGGTCAAATATAGAGGAACTTCTCGTTTCCTCTTTTAAAACAGTACTTACTGTTTGTGGAGTTTTTTGTTTTTGATATTTATCATTATAGAATTCTTTTTCTGAATTTGATAATTCATAATTGAACGCATTTGAGTGATCATTATTATTTGAATCTTTCCATGAAGAGGATGATACCAATCCTGTATTTCCTGATGAGTTAATATAAGCAATTTTCTTTGCCATATAAAAGGCAACCTCCCCTCTTATATTTTTAATAGCTTATGTTTATGTTTTTCCAAGGTATATTTACTAGATGTTTATACATTATTTTTTATATAATGAAAGGAGGTCATTATTATGGCCAAAGAAGTATTGATTGAAACTGCGATAGCTGCTATCGCAAAGTTATGTGAATCAGAATCAGTTCAGAAAGTTATATGTGGAACTTATTCTGATGGAACTCCAAAGTCATTACCAGATGCCATATCTGGTGAAACCATCTCTCCGGGAGATAAAGCAAAAATAGAAAAGAAGAAGAAAAAGAAAAAGAAGAAAAAGAAGAGAGCAAAACTTAAACTATAAATAGTTAAACTCTCTAGTACACATGAAAGAAGATATGAATATAATTATTATATTCATATCTTCTTTTTTTATAACATTTTGTTTCGTATAAAACCGATAGCTAATGTATTATCCTTTTCTTCTTCGCTCATATTTGGTACTTTTTTAATTAACTCTTTATAATCATGCTCAAGAGTTTTTTGTATCACTGTTTTACCAACATATTTAGCAGAGAACTCATCAGCTTCTAGTTCGACAAGTAAATATAAGAGTAAGTCATCATCTTTTAATTTACTTTTATCTGTATCAACAAACCTCAGGTATTTCCTTACTCTTCTTCTTATTTTTTTATCAAGTTTATATTCGTCACGATAATGAACTGTTCCAAGATGACCATTTATTATGTGCCCATATTCATGATAAAGAATAGCTTCTTGGCTGGCTCTTGGCATCTTTTTAAAACTCTTATCAAAATATACTCTCGGACTTTTAAATCCCGTAGTAAATTCAGATTCAATATACCTATCAGTTTCATATAAATCAATCTTGAATCCTAGTATATCAACTGTATCCACTTTAGTTGCATGTTTTTCAATAGTCTCATATTTATATTGTCTTTTGATAACAACTGTATTTGAGGCATCTTCAACGGATGACTTCAATACATTATGAATATTCGAAAAAAGAAATTCTACATTTAAAATTAACATATGGGTTTTTGTTTGTATATAAGTCTGTATTGATTTAATAAATCTTTTAAATATTCCCAAATGATTCTCATTTATATTTTCAGATTTGTCCAATTTAGAAACAATATCTTTTGTAGATTTAACTATTTTATCAATTTCTTTGTCAATGTCACTAACCACAGCTTCACAATTTGATAATGCATCAGATATAGTTACGTCATGGATGTTTTTATCAGTGGAATCAATATTTTTATAGTATGAATTCATTAAATTAGTAATCCATGGTTCATCAAGTTTTTCAATTCTATACGCAATGTTATTACATATTTTAATATCAAAATCAAGATTATCTTTGTAATCTGAAAATAATCTGTATTTTATTTTTTTCTTTCCTAATTTAGGATTCTTTTTTATCAATCGTTTTATTACTTTAATATTATTATTAATATTTCTTTTATCATTATATAAAGAAATTATCCTAACTGCATTATTAGCATAAACCGAAAGAGCATTTATAAAACGTTGAAAAAGAGATTTTATCTTAGTTCCTATGTCTCTAACCGATTCAATATATAAATCATGCTCTTCTTCCTTTATTAGAGCAAGCTCGAGCATTTCGTTAAACTGTTCCCTATTTTTAACAAGAAGGATTTCACTTTCTTGACATATGAAACTACTCATTGATTTTACCTTCTTTCTAAAAAAAATAATTAATTAACTGTCGTAAAGAAAAAAAATAAGGACGCTGAACTTTTACATTCAGCGTCCTTGAAAATTATTTTATAAAACACTCGTCAGTTTGAAATTGACGATGATTGATGTTTATAGTGCATCGTCTGCGGTCATCTAACACCTCATCTTTGGATAGATACTTCCAAACACCTGATATTAAGAACCATCCGTCTTTTAATACACGATCATCCTCATGTATTCGGAAGTTTATCATATCTCCAATAATATTTCCTCCATTAGTATCGCACGAATAATTATACCGTAAGTACATATCGAATACTCCGAGCGATTTCCGGATTGCTTCAAAGTCTTTAGCTATTATATGATAGAAACCAGCATTATTGGCTTTGAATGTTACATCATTGAGCATGTCAGTAACAGTGTCCACCGGAATCCCAGTATATTTTGTGAATTCCGGTTCATCATCAGCAATGGCATCTGTTTTGTCATCGTTAGTTTCCACTAGCATCGCATCGTTCAGTTTGACATCATCAGAAGCCTCTTCTGGATGCTTTTTACGTCGCATTAATGCAAAAATGCTTAATCCAGCGATAATACCAGTAACGCTAAATCCTAATGTTATTTTAGTTCTCTTTTTCATGATATTGTACCTCCTTGTGTACATATACTCTGTTTTATTGACTGTGGATAACAGAGGGAACGTATAAAAGTTCCGAGAAACCACTTATTGATGTTTATGTAATAATTCATATAAAACTTAACCTGATAACTTTGCTATGAAGTTAGGGTAGGTAATTATATATTTTATTACATTAATATGATATATATATGAAAATAAAATTAAGTTTATGGTTTTATAATAAAAAAATAGTATACCATATAAAAATCATGTTCTTCTTCATTTATTAGAGCAAGTTTGAGAATTTCGTTTAACTGTTTCCTATTTTTAACAAGAATAATCTCACTTTTTTGACATATGAAACTACTCATCGATTTTACTTTCTTTCTAAAAAAATAAGGACGCTGAACTTTTACATTCAGCGTCCTTGAAAAATTTAAATTATAGAACACTCGTTAGTATCATAGAGTCGTTCTCTGCACTGAGCGACACGGATATAGTCATCCAAGACTTCATCTTTGGACAGATACTGCCATTTTCCTGAAACAAGGAACCATCCGTCATTAGAGACGCAGAAATCCTTTTCTATACGGAAGGATATCATTTCTCCATATACTTTTTCTTTCCAGTACCCGTAGTTATCATGTATATAAATATCGAATACTCCAAGTGATTCTCTGATCGCTTCAAAGTCTTTCGCTTCTATATAATAACCATTTCTGTCATTTTTCTTTGTCACCGCATTGAGCATGTTAGTAACATGCTCCACTGAAATCCCAGTGTATTTTGTGAATTCTGGAACCTGATTTTCCGATGCAGAATCTTTTACATCGTTTGTCATCTCATCTTCGCTAAACTCAGCATCGAAAGCTTGCTTAGCAAGTTTCCGCTGTTTCAGGATTGTAAAAATAGATAAACCTGAAAGTCCTGCAACGCCAACGCCTATACCTATTTTAACTGCTTTTTTCATAATAAGTACCTCCTTATTGTACTTATACTCTGTTTTATTGACTGTGGTAAACAGAGGGAACATAGAAGTTCTGAGAAACCACATTATTGTTTTTATGTAACATGATATATATAACTTAACCTGATACCTTCACTATGAAGTTAGGGTAAGTTATTATATATCTTATTACACGGAGATAGTATATATATGAAATTATTAAGTTTACGGTTATAAGAATAAAAAATATTATACCATTTTATATTCTGACAAACTTCTATTTAAAGATTCTAATTAGTTAAAAGGATGGTGAAAAAAATGAGTACAAGTATTATTTCTACACTGGTTGAGTGTAAGAATTATAAAGATAAGATTATTCCAAAGATTACCAGTTCATTAGAAGATAAGGGATTTAATGTATCATCTTCTTCTAATAATGAGATATTTATCGAAACTGATGATCTAACTAAAATTAATTCTATTATATCTGATATGGATATTCCATCAGAAGTCAAGAATGTTATTATTGACACTTATAAGACCAAAGAAGGAGTATACATTAGACTTAAGTTTAAGTAAAAAAAAGAGCGCTGTATTTATTCATACAGCGCTCTTAGTATTTTTATTCGTATATCACCCCCTGACCATTAAAGGCTCCAAAGGTCGCGCTTAATACGCGACCTTTGAATTTTTCACCACTAAATACTAGTCGACTAGTATTCACTGGCTTTCCCTCTTCTGATACCGATAACGTTATATGTGGAACTGGGATTTTTTCATATAACTCTCTCAGCTGTTCTTTCAGGTGTTCTTTTGTCTCCCCATAGAGCTCCACGGAGAGACCTTCGTTCTCTCCATCGTTACCATATCCGGTAACAATGAAGAAAGCCTTCTCTCCATAGAGCTCAGGGTGTGGGTTCTCCGGTCTAAAATCTGTAGTTATATGCTGGTTTTTTACCAGCTTATCCAGAGATCCCTCTAATCCGGATATAAAGAAACCTTCGTATATTACGTTATTTTTCATAAGATTACCTCCTGTAATCATACTCTGTTTTATTGACTGTGGTAAACAGAAGGAACATACAAAGTTCCGAGAAACCACGTAATTATTTTCATGTAATAATCTATATATATAAAACTTAACCTGATACCTTCGCTATGAAGTTAGGGTAAGATATTATATATCTTATTACACTAAGATTATATATACATGAAAAAAATCAGTTTACGATTTTATAATAAAATAAGGGCTTACGTCAGAAAATCTGACGTAAGCCCTTAATAACTTATTACGGATTAAGTAAGTCTGGATATGTTGCCCAATACTCTGGTTCATCTATTTGATATACTGGCAGTCCTAAAAATGGTTGATTATCATTTACTATTGCATTAATTGTTATTGTATCAAATGCTTCAGTACTGGTCATTTCAACATACCAGCCGTCTTTTAATTCATGATGATTTTCTATTTTATATATCATCCGAAAACCATAACCCGATCCTATCATTGGATTATTAAATCCGATTTTTTCAGGTGGATTTTCTGATGTCTTCTCCCAATAAATATAAATAGGACTACATTTTTGTATACGTGATTTAGTACGAATCTGTTTCTGGGTATTTATATACCTTACATACTCATCCACAATTTCATCGAGTAATTCTGATGATGACTTATGGTTGTCCCTTTCACAAATATATATATATCTTTCCAGCATTACTTTGAGCAAGCCAATATCTTCAATCTCACATTCTTTATTAGCTATTTTTTTAATTAAAAGCTGAAATATTTGATAACGTTTTTCATCATTGATGAAAATACCCGTTCGTACGAGAGTACTAAAATCAGCCTTATTTAACTCAAACTTTGCACCATCTACTGAACTTACGATTGGAGTACCATTTTTTGTCATTTTCATAATTTTATCATCCTTTCAGATTTTAAAAAAGATTATATATAAACCTTAGTGTTTATACAAATAAATATTATATAATTCCAGATGAAAATTCAGCATAGATAGTTCTCTTAATGTTATAAAATCATACGAGAGGTATCCATTAAAGTTCAGTATATGATAATTCACTTAATGTTATAAAATCATATGTCAGATATCCATCAGTATTATATGATTTAGATTTTGGCACGAATTCTTTACAAAATGGTTTTTCACAGTCGAAATTATGATAACGTAGTTTTTCTACAGAATTTATATATATACCACCATTTATATATTTAGGGTCTCTACTATAAAATTCAAAACCATGCAAAAAGGTATCAGCAGCATATTCTTTAATAAATCTCGTCTTTTCATTAGTATTATTGAACTCTATCTGAACCTGGGGATGTACTAGTGTCAGCTCTATCTTATCAACATATCTCATCAATTCATTATATATTGATGCTCCACCTATAACATATGTGTTTTTATTAAATAACTCGGGTAGATTATTTATTTTCTCTTTAAGCATATCCATAGACATAAATGTTATTTTAGTAGAAAACTCATCGTCAAAATCTTTATATTTTTTATTCATTTCGATATATTGATTAGTTATTACTATATTATTTCGTGATATTAAAGGTTTACCAATACTTTCGAATGTTTTTCGTCCCATTATGACAGTTTTATTCCATGTCAATAAACGAAACCGTTTCATATCTTCGGTAATATGATATAGCAGTTTACCTTTATATCCAATACCCCAGTTTTTGTCAACACATACTATCATTATCATGATATTTCCCCCTTAAATGGCTATTTCAAATTTTGGAACTGGTGTGGTGCAATATACATAATCTTCTATTTTGAATGAATCTGTTGTAAAATCTTTGAAATCCTTTATATCAGGATCTAAAATAACTTTAGGTGCATCTGGATATGCTGGTCTTCCAACAAGTTCAGTTATGATTGGAATATGCCTATCATAGATATGACAATCTGCAATAACATGAAGAAGTTCTCCGGGAATCATATCTGATACCTGTGCAATCATCATCATGAGGCCTGCATATTGAACTACGTTCCAATTATTAGCAGCAAGCATATCTTGACTTCTTTGATTAAGAACCATGTTGAGAATTGGCTTGTCATAACCTTCATCGGTAACATTAAATGTACAGCTCCAACAGCATGGTTGTAAATTCATCTCATGTAAATCATTAAAATTTAACATTGATGTCATTATTCTTCTACTATACGGATCATGTTTTAAATCATATAAAACTGCTTCCATTTGATCCATATATATCATTGCCTTATAACCGTTAGGGGTATCTACTGCTCTAAGAATGTTTTTTAATCCTATTTGATAGCCGTATGCTTTTCCGATACTACCATCCTCATCTGCCCATTCATCCCATACATGAGGTTTTAAATCATTAATGTTATTAGATTTTCTTTGATAAATCCATAACACCTCATCAATCGCACTTTTAATAGCAATTCGTCTTAGAGTGATAGCAGGAAATTCTTTTCTCAAGTCATAACGATTGACAATACCAAATTTTTTTATTACAGTTGCTTGAGTTCCATCTGGCCAAACTGGTCGTACTTTTACGCACTCACCGTTTTTAAGAATATCTCGAACATTGTTTTCGAAAATTTTGTCAGCATAACTCATATATTTTTCTCCTTTGTTAAAAAAATATTTTTAACACTTGTTTTTAAGTGTTAAAAATTTGTAGAACTCTCTATAAAAACCTACAGAAAACATATAAATAAATGACATAATTTTTCTATAAAAAAATATTTAAAGGAGGTTTTAATATGGGAATGATTGACGAGATTTCGGCTTTATTGCGTCAAGGTGTTAATGCTGCAAATAATGTAATGCAATATGGTCCGTCGATAACTTCTCAAATTGATGCTATTAAACCAAATACAAAATCAATAGTTAGAGGGGCTAAGGATGCGACATTCCAATTTCCCTGTTTAATATCGGATACAATTCCTATTGATTTAGCTAATACATTAGTTAGAACACTCGATAGAGTTTATGCTGATTTAACTCAAACATGGATTTCAATGCATCCTATAATGGACATGTCTTTAGATCCTACCCCTATGTCTTACTTAAAAAGACTTCACCAGAATATCAGACTTGAATCTGTCCAGGAAGATAATGGTGAAATTTTTGAGAAGTGCGTTGAAGAAGCCTATAATGGTGAGGCACTTCTTTTTATGAATAAAAACAAAACATGTGGTATGCTCATCAGTGGTGCTGATAATGCATCTAAAGCTATGTTAGAATCACATAGAGAATATTTAAGAGAATATCTTTCTGAATATGACATAGCCCCGTTTGCAGAAGCTGATAGTGATATGACTAATGCATATGACCTTGCTAATAATATAATGGACAGTAGGCTTAATCAAGTCGAGAAAGATAAAAGAAGAGATAATATGCTCTTTACTCAGAAGAGAGAAGCTCCGAAGCTTCTTGATAGAGATGTAAAGAAGTCTAATGATATAACACCTTATGGTATTCAAGTTAGACTTATTGCAAAAAATGAAAAAAATGAATTTTTCCAATACATCGACTTTGTTGTTGGTGTTAAAGCAGTCATGCACCCTATTAGATCTGATGAAATCATTACGAATATTCAAAGATCTATACAGAACAAGAGTGTGGTATTTAAGTTTTTAAGATGGACAACTGGTGAAATTTCATTATTCAAAAATATAATCCTTAATATGGATGAACTTAAGATGGATGCATCAAACAGAAATAATCGTTGGTTCCCAACTCTTCGCAGATTAAAAAAGAGAAAGTTTGGACTCCACGATATTACTGTTCCTCATGGGGTAATACCTAATGCTACATTAGCAATTTCTTCATATGAAGCTGATTATTTAGAAAATAATCTCTCTATTAATGTTAGAGATGCTAATGTTGCTAAAAGAGTTATGAATAATTTATTCTTGGTAGCATTTGTTATTATTGATGAAGCTACTGGAACTCTTAATATACTCTACGATGGTGATAGTGCATATCAGACATATTCACTTGAAATGCTTGAAAGAGAAAATACTATGTCTTCCAACAAGCTCGGTAGAGAAATTGGTAGAATGATTAGTCATTAAGAAGGAGGGAGAAATAATGGGTTTTAATCCGCTTTTTGAATCAGTTGATATTCTCGTTAAGGAAAGAGATAAGCTTCATTATGGCTATGAGTTTGAAAGAGTTCAGTCAATACTTGAAGATGCTAATTCTCCTATAACAAAAAAATATCAAGAGAAATTATTTCAATCAGTAATAGATAAGGGTCACATTAATTTCGGTGATATACCTAAATCTGCTGGTAATATAAAAGCATATAAGGGTTATCCTAATATGATTCAGGTTCTCGATACTCTCAGTGCTCTCGCAGTTGATCAAAAGAATAATGTAGTATTAGAATATACTAAAATAGTTCAAAAAGCTATTAGTAATATCGAGATGCTTTCAGCAACATATGCCAAGGGTTTTAGCTCTAAGGTTGACTATGTAATTCTCGAATATAATACATATGTGTATACTTGTGTTGAGGCTACAACAACTCTTCTTTACACATTTGTAGATTATATGAAGAGACCTGATCAGGACATAATGACAATAGAACTTAAAAATTCTACATTAAGAGCAGACTTATTCTATATTGAGCAGCTGAAAAAGTTTAATAATGTAAACGAGAAGATGGGTATTGATTATCGTAAAATGCTTGAAAGTCTTTGTTCTAAAGGAAGAAACAACTTCCTTGGTGCCGAGATGGTTGTAGGTGTTGCTGCCGTGTCGGTTGCTGCTATGGCAATTGTACCTATTACACGTGAACTTATTTATCGTTTTTATCATATGAGAGAAAATATAGCTAGTTCATTAGAGATGCAGGCTGCATTTTTGGAGATGAATGCTGCATCTGTAAAATCTAATGATACTCTCACGGCTGATAAAAAGAAACTTGTTCTCGAGAGACAAAAAAAACTCAAAAACAAACTTATTAAACTTGCTGATAAGATTAGAATTAAAAATGTTAAATCTAGTCAGAGTTCTTCAAAAGACTTGAAAGATAGTAATAAATTATTAACTCTTGATAGTCTTCGTGATGATGTTTCAAATTCTCCTTTTGAACTCGTTTAGAAAAGGGGGTAACAAAGTATGAATTATGATTTAGATATTTTAAATAATAAATGGATTGAAAAGTGTAATGAAAGCAAAACACCTGCAGAAACTTTTGCTATAGTTACGAATTTCATGTCTGTATTTAAGAAAAATATAAGTAGTTTTTTCTTACTAATAGACAATTCCGATAGAATACGAAAAATATATTCGGATATAAAGGAAAATAAATTCCCTAATAAAACAGTATGCTGTGTTGATATTCGTAATGTAACTAGTATTTATACTGAATATAATACTGGTATGCTCGAATTCATCTCAGAAATTATTAAAAATGCAAATATCAATTGTGATAATATAGATAACAATGCATTTTATAATGAGTCGTTAGATAAAGCATGTGCAAAAGATAGTGAATTCATAAAGTCATTGTTTGATGATAGTAAATGTGAACAACGTAATCTGTCTGATGCAATGTACAACTTTGAGTATCTTATTGATTTTACAGATGTTATTGATAAGCTTATCGCATCTTCACGAGCTATTGTGAATGTCATTGACACAATTGATTCTGAACTTATAAATAGAAGTATCAAACTTTTATGTTGTTCTATGATGACATTTGTTTATACTGCTATTAAAAATATGATTAATACATTTAGTAAAGTTACTGGTTCAATGAACAGCGAGGAACAACCAAAGGTAAATTTTCAACTCTTTTAAGGGGTGATAAACATGCTAAATGGTAAATTCCTTCAGGAGATCATAAGTAACTATGATGACCATATTCGTAATATAGTTTTTAAACTTCAAAAGTATAGCGATGTACTTTTAGGTGAACTTAACCGAGTATCTACTCCTGATAATAATTTTAGATTTGATAATAAATTAATCGGATTTATGATATGTGAGTCTGATGAAATACTTAAAAATAAAATACTTGCTACTGGTATAGAAATACGAACTATGCAGTCACAAAAATATACTAATCTTATATATAAAATAAGTGAAACTGATGGTATATTTTATGCACCAGATAATATTTATCAGCATTTCTTTGATAAGTATAAAGATATGAATTGGTATATTCATTTTTATCAAAATTATAATGATAGTGTCAAGAATCCATTGATGTATAATTTTACTGAAATATTTAATCAACACATGAATGAATGTGAACGTTATGTAGATTCATTTCAATATATCAAATATGATAAAAATATACTACTGCTTCATATCAAAGAGTGTCATGATATATTTAATAAAACAATAAATACATTGATAAAACTTATGGAAGAATCACAATCATCATATCGTTCAGCCCTTTTGATGGATGATATGCTTAGGTGTATGGTTATAACATATATTTGTGTATCAAAAATACAAGTTGAAGTTGAATAAATATAAATGATATACATGGTTAATAGCCCATGTATATCATTTATTATAGAAAACATAATTTTAATGAAATATATTAAACTTCAAGGAAAGGAAGTGAAAACTTTTGCTTGATTTATCAAAACAAATTGAAATTGAGTATATGGAATCTATGCTTGAGATGCATAAACTCGATGCTCAATATTTTGTGGAATCTGAATTGTTTAAAGTAAATCAAAAGTATTTACTTACAGAAGCTGAAGCTGCTAATACACAGACATCTCAAAAATCTGAAGGAATAATAGATAAGATATTTAATCTTATCTCACAAATTCTTAATGGTATAAAAAACACATTTATGAATATATTCGGAATTACACCAACAATGGATGTAAATGAATATTGTGGACAAAACGCTAATAAAAAAATCAACTGTGAAAAGGATCCGTCTAAGGTTGCAGATTTTTTTGATGGTATGATTTCAAAAGGTCATAATTTGGTTCATAGACTCATAAATAACGAAAAAGTTTCTGATCAAGAATTTGATGAATATACAATGAACCCATCAAGTAGTATTGAGCAAGGTCTTAAGGTAATTGGTGGTAGTGTTATTACGATGGCTGCTGGCGCAGGAGTTGCTGCGATGGTTAGTGGACGTATAGGAAAACAATCAGATGAAGTTAAACAACTTAATGAAGAAACAAAAAAATACATGAAAGACCATAAGACAGAAATGAATCAAACTGTTGGTGATAGGGTTGAAAAAGTTCTTAAGACCATGCACAGTGCTATAAGCGAAAGTAATAAATTCTTCTCTGCCTTTGGTCATAGAATAGCTGCTGGTGTTGGTAAACTACGTGACAAAATGAACGGAAAAATAACAGATCCTGAAGAAGTCAAAGCTAATAAACAACGTCTTGACGGTGCATCTGGGACTGGTATTGAAGAACAGTATAAAAAGTCTGTTGATTTCTTTTTAAGAAACGAAGGCTCAAAATACAGTAAATGGGATTCAACTATCGAGACTAATCTAATTAATGCAGTTAGATGTGGTGATAAACAAAAGAATTATGTATTAGGATATGCCAAAAAGAAATGGGAAGAACAGCATAAATAATACCGAATGGAGGTTTAAATAAACTATGACAAATGAAATATTTAATAGTCATCTTAGCGGTTATGAAAGAGAGATGGCAATTCGAGAAGCAGAATATGATACATTATTTGCTAAAGCTACAATGATGCTTGAAATGGTAGATATGCAGCTTGAACAGAATATTCGTGAGGCTGAACTCAAAGTATTTAAAGAAGGAGGTACTTATGATGATTATGAGTACCTTGTTCAAGAAGCTGATGAGCAAGCAGGAGAACAGAAGAAGGGTGTCTTCGCTACAATAATCGAAGCTATAAGAACTCTATTCCAAAAAATCGGCGATGCTTTATCTAGATTATTTCATATTGATAAAGATGTTAGTGATGATACAGTAGTACAGTGTGATGAACAACTTTCAGCAGCAAATTCTTTTATTAATGAAGTTTGGGGTCCTCTCAAACAATTTGCAATCGGAGGTGTATTCGGTGGTGTTGCCGAGGCTATAAAGAAAATAGTCGCCGGTGATATTATGGCAGTACTTGAAAAACCTCATAACAAACTTGTTAATTTTACAGTTGGTAAGCTCAAAATAATGAGAGAAAATCTTACAAAAATACATCAAGATGGAAATTCATTATGTGACAAGATGAAAGAAAAACTTAATTCTGATCCAAAAGCATATGATAATAACGGAGAACAAGTAGAAGATAAGAGCGGTAAAAAGCATCCAATACTTGATATGTTTTTTGATGCTATGAAGAAGTTTCTCGGGTTTATTCTAAAAATTGTTAATAAATATATAGTTGGTCCGTTAAAGAAAATCGGTGTTAAAAACGTTGATGATAAACCCGAAAATGATGAATCTAAGGGTGAAAATAATTCAGAAAATCAGAATACTGAGAATAATGCTGACAATGCAAATAATGATAATCAACAGCAAAATACAGAAGATAATAATGATAATAGTAAAGATACTAAGTTGACGACAAAAGATCAGAAGAGTGTAAGAAATTTTATTCGTGACTATAAGAAAAATAATAAAAATGCAAAACAACCGCCTGATGACGAAACATTAAAAACAATGACCATTGGTGGTTATGATAGTAGTAGTCCTAAATTTAATGCAGCGATGGACTATTTCAAATCTCAATTTGCTATGACTACTGATCTCGATAATGTTGAAGAACGCGTATCACTCGACGATTTTCTTGACGATATAAACAATGATTTAATAACTGAATCAGAATCATCGAATTTGATGGAGATTCAGAGTTTACTCGAAGAAATTTTATAAATAAAAAGGAGTTGTTAAATAATGAAATTTTCAGAGCTTGTAAATGTTTTAGAGCATGCTGAAAAACAGTGTGATCTTGAAATTGCAAAGGCTTCACTTTTTGCTGAAGCTTCATACAAGAACTATCTTATTAATTGTGAAGAGGCTGAACTTAAGGTTGTTAAGGAATCAGGTAATACTGATGATCTTACATATTTATATGAGGAAGCTAAAGAAGGTCTTATCGATAAGGCAAAAAATGCTATAAAGAAAATATTTGATGCACTCATGAATTTTGCTAGAACTATTGTAGAAAAAATTAAGTCATTCTTTACGAGTAAATCAACTAATGATGCTATTGATAAGATTGAGAATGAGTGTAAGAAAAATCCAAAATTAAAAAATGCGAAAATCGAATCACCTGATTATGACAAAGCTGAAAAAGAATGTGATTCTGCTATTAGTAAAATCAAAAAAGTTGTAGCTAAAGTTGGTAGTGGGCATGTTTCTGAACATGACAATGATACACTCGATGAGGTAGAGGCTACCAATGGAAAAGTTAAAAAAATTTTAGCCGCTGCTGCTGCAGTATCAGTTACTATTGCTGCCGCAATTGGTACACTGAGAGCATTATATAAAAAAGGTAATGCAGATTTTATTAAAGAAGATAAGACCGTTGCTGAGAGAATATATAAGAATATAACGACAAAAATGATTCCTATTCAAGCAAATATTAACAACAGATGTTCTTCAGTTTATGCTTCAATAAGCAAGATTAAACATAAGATTTCTTTTGATAAAGTTACACACTTTTTCTCTTCAATATTTAATTTCGTTACAAAAAAGAAAAACATTGATAATGCAGAGGTTACCGATACTAAAAAGGAGTCAGCATTTGATGCAGATTCATATCTGGATTCTATGTTCAATGAATCAGCTAATGATGTAGATAGTATCTTTGATTCAATCCTCGAATCAGTTGATTCCTCTTCAGATGACGATATTTTTGATTCATTACTTTTTTAATTATAAAAAAAATATTCAAACCATTATTTAAAAGGGTAGGGTAATATTACCCTACCCTTTTTTATAGTATAAAAAAGGAGTGATATTATGCAAAAAGATTTATTTTATCGAAAGCAATTTTATAATGCTATGGTAGAAGTAAATGAATCTATAAACTCATATATAGATTTGACAGATTATCAGATGATATTTGAAGCCGATGACCCTAACGTAATGAATGCTGTTGTAAAAAATACACAAACACAACAGCAAGGTGATAATGCGCTAACAAGAGCTTGTAACGCAATACTTAATATGATTAAAAATCTTATTAAATCTATAAAAGACTTTTTTGCAAGATTTACTATGTCAAAATCAGAGAAAAATGCCTTTTATGCTTTTAGAGAAGCATGTAAAAAGGATCCATCATTAGCTAACAAAAAAATTCATATTTCCGATTATAAAAAGGCAATTGATCAAATGCAGCAGCAATATAACGCAGCAGCTGGAAAAATAGATAACGCTATGAGACAACTGGATAATGCAGATGAAGGTTCTATAGATAAGATTCTTGCAGATGCTACTGCTGGTGCCGAAAATTTTTTGAAAACTTCAGTAAGTTCAATTACCAAGGACAGTGTTGAAATTACTGCAGGTATTCTTGAAAAATGGGGACAAAGTAGTATTCGAAATGCAGAGCAAGTTCTCAATTTGCTTGAGAATGACCAAAAGTTCTATCAAAACCTTGTTGATTCTATGGGTCAGAGTGGCGCAGAAAAATATAAAAAGCGCATGAAACAGTACTCATCAAAGAATATATTGATGGATAAGAAAATTAAAATCACAAGACATATATATCAAAATATTCAGGAATGTGTAGAGGCTGAGGCTAGAGAACTTACAAGATTCGGTGGTCTTGGATTAATCACATCACATACTGGTAGAAATATCATTAAAAATGGTATCAAAGCTGCTCGTAGTGATATGGGACAGGAAGCTATAGCTCAGAGTATGACATCTAAGAAAATTAAAAATGTTGAAGATGAATATACTAATCTTTTACATAATGAACCCAAACGTGAAGAATACCATACCGATGATAAATTTAATAGTGAGCATGCTAAATGGGAAAAGAAGAAAGAAGCTCTTGTTGCGAAAAGGGCAAAAATTGATAACAATAATAGACGTAAGTTTAAATAATAATCTAGGACATATCTTAACAATAAAAAAGATATGTCCTAGATTTTTCCTTTAAAAACAATGTAATAAACTAATTAAATATACGAAAGGAGTTTTATCTCATGAAAATTAGTGTTAATTATATAAATCAGGGTTCTGATTTATTATTTAATGATGATGTAAATATATACGAAAGTTTCTGTGATAAATATATTGATGAAGTCGATAAAGCTATGGTTGAATATAAGATAGCTTGTTCTGATGATGGCATCTTTGATACTCTCACATTTATGGAAGCAGATGAAACAAGTACATCCGATAAAAAGGAAAAAGCTAAAAAGTCAGTCATCGAAAAAATCGGTGCCGCACTTATAGCTATGGGAAAGAAGTTTTCCGAACTTGTTCAGAAAGCTATTCAGAAAGTAAAGGATTTGTTTTTCAAGTTTAAAAGTAACGAAAAGAAAATGAATGAACTTGTAAAATCACATCCTGAACTTACAAAAGAGAAGATACAGTTACTCTGTTCTGAAGGTGAACTTGATTTTGACATGATAAAGTCTATGTCTCAGCTTCAAAAAGAATTTGATGCTATCATGAAGATGAATGAAGAGGCTGACTATGAGCCTGGTTCAATGAAAGCTAAGTGGGAAAAAGCTAAGAGAAAGTGGTTTGATACACAAGATGGTAAACTTATTAAAGCTGGAAAAATAGCTGCTGGTGCTGCTGCTGTAATTGGTTTAGCTGTTGCTATTAAAGAGATTAAACCTAAATTTTCTAAGGCAAATACTAATTTTGTACAAGCAGAAAAAGAGAATAGTGAAGCTATTGCTAAAGCATATGATAACCTGAAGAAAAATGGGCATCTTAATAAAAATGTGGGATTTCACCAAGAAAAGCTTATGATCAGAAAAGAGATGCAAGGTTTACATGCTAAAGCAATAGGAATGACTACCTCTTTATTAAGTAAACTGGAAATGAGCATCGCTAAAGCTCTTGACAAAATTGATGTTAATGCTGATAAGAAAAAACTCGCTGCACATATTGATATAAGAAATACTAAGAATAGAATACGAGCAGATAAGAAAGAAGCCCTCAGAGACGAGACTATTAAAGCCTTTAAAACAGGCAAGGCACAACAAAGTGGACGTCATGCCTCTGATTTTGAGCATCGGGATCAATTAAATCAGATGTCTGCTGATAAAATTATATCTGATGCAAACGCTAAGGTTAAAGCCGAACTTAAAGTTCTTAAATCTGAAGAAGGAAAAGAACTTTCGAAACTTAAAATAAAAGAAGCCGTTAAAAAGGCATATAAAGAAACGATAAAAAAATACGAAGCGCAAGCCGATGCATATGAAATTGATAAAGTTAAAAATTACTTTGATCAGAAGCTTTCCGATGAATTACTAATTAGAGAACTCTACGGAAAAGATAAATCTGAAGATTAAAAGGCGGTGATAACAAATGAGTTACATAGATTATGTGCTTGAATCCCTTTCATTATTTAGGGAATTTGATATGAGTAATTATATATCAAATGCAAAATATTCTATAAATAATAAATATAATATAAGAAATAATAAATTAATTTTAGGCAGTAGTATTGAATTGCTCAGCAAACTCGCATATTATATAAGTTCTAATAGAACTATAGTGCCTGATATTTTAGCATTTTATGGCTCTTGTAATAAAAATTTATTCGATTCTTTACCGAACACATTTATTCATGCTATTACTGCACCTGATGTAAGTGATATAAAACCTCAATATATAAATTCATATATAACACATATAGGAAAAATTATTGATGATACTCTCAATGGTAAAGATACACGAAATGATGTTATAGAGTTTACTGACGCATCTTCAGTAAATAAAATGAGAAAGCAAGTTGTTAAAACAACTCTTTCTTATGATATAGATCCAGGTATTGCCTTAAAATGTGATATCAGTGAATCTCCAACAATGCAGATGTCTTCCGTATATGTACAGAAATTTATTATTCCATTTTTGAAATCATATGAAAATAATGCTACACAGATAATGAATGATATATCCTCAGCAATTTCAATTATTGAAAAATGTGAAAGAGATGTTATGACATATAATGAGACAATTGAAAACATTAGAAAAACTACCAAATTTGATAATACAGTAATTAAGAGAATAAATTATGTAACGTATAATTGTTACAGAGCTCTTGCTGATATTGTATATTTCATGTCTGCTATGATATATAGAAAAGTAAGTTACTATGTTCAGAATGTAACTGAGTGTATTAAGATAAAATCTATATATGAAAATATCATGAGTAATAACCCTGTTATTGAAGCTGTTAGTGAAACTATTCTTCCAGAGGATACTAATAATCTTAAAGAGGATCTTATGGAAGGTAGAGCAGATGCATATGAAAGTATTTCTAACAATATTTATGAGTATAACTCTGGTATTCTTAAAAATAGTCCTGAATCTCCATTAACAGCTCTTGGTAGCTCTGTTGAAGGTTCTATTGAAACATCTGTGGATAATGCAGATTATGATAAAACAGACTATGAAGAGGCTAGTAAAATATTCATCATCATTTCTAAAGGTCTTGATATCATTTCACAATATAGTGATGATTATCTTTTAGTATTTGATGATATTATCGATAAAGCTGGTTTCCAAGTATCTTTAAATGATAGATTTAAAACATTACTTGATGGGTTTGATGATGTTGAAGAATATACTTCAGCAGCAAATCTTCCTACAGAGAGTGTAAATGTATATTTCAAGATGTTAGCTGATGTTAAGTCATATGGAGAAAATATGACTAAAATCGCAAAAAATATTTACGATTGCCGTATGAAAATTGAGACTCTCGAAACGAGATTTAATGATAATATCAATGGTGAATACGCTAATGCTGAAGCTATTAACGAACTCAAGATTTTTATGGAAAACTTCAAGGAAGAATTTAATACACTCGTTAATATAGTTGCTGGTAAATTTATGCTTCGTTTAAAGAACATAAATATTGCATTAGAAGTTCTTAATAATAAACGTATTGAAAATGCTGATTTAAATGATGACGTATATGAAAACACAAACTTCAATGATTTAACGACACTCGAAAGTATGATTGCAGATTATAATGTAATAACAGACGCTATATTTGAAAATCTTGCTAAAGAGTATACAATCGCTAAAGAAATGAAAAACCGTGGTTGTAAGATTGTGTTCGAGGCTGATGCCCCGGCTGCACAACCCACAACGGGAACAACTAATACAACGCAGACTAATGGTGCACAAACAACTGCAACAACAACTACAACTCAAACGGCAGCTCAGACTGCTGTAAAACCTAACTTCCAACAGAAAATTCTTAACCAGTTAAATGAGTGGTTCACACAATTAACCAATAAACTTAACGATATCTTAAATGGTCAAATGGCTAAGAAAGATGGAGAGTATATACAGAAGTTTAAGGATGAATTACTTAGTAAAGACTATACTAATTTATCAACATCACAACCTATATTAAACTATGAAACTCTTATGCCGTATAATAATATTCTTAATGATTTGAATGGACTTAAAGGAAGAGTAAATGTGGCATCATTCCAGAAGCTGAATTCTTCTCATTCTAAAGATGATGTTATTAAACTGCTTTTCCCGTCATCACCGCCTGCTACAGTATTTAATTCGAATAGCGTTGCTGATGCAATTACTCAATATTACAAAGTTGGTACTAATACATCAGCACAACCTATGAATTTCTCAGGTGATACACTTAAGTCAGTAATCACAAATGCAGTAACATACTGTGAAAACTGCTATAATACTATACTTCCTGCCGTAAGACAGAATATTCAATCAATTAAGACTAATCTTGAAGCAGCGATGTCTACTATAGTAAAAGAAAATGGATATGATATAACTCTCGGCCTTTTATTTACAGAAGCAGATGCCAATGCAACAACTAATTCTAATAACCAAAACCAAAATAATGCTAAAAACGTAAATAATATGAATGATAAAATTAATTACGCTCGTAATTATATTACACAATATTGCAATGCAGTTCTTACCGCAATATTTGATAGACAGAAAGATTATATGGCATTATTAAAAACATTTGTGAATGATTCAAATAATACACAATAAAAAAAAAATAAGGTGAATGGATAAAATCCATTCACCTTATTTTGTACGCTTTAAATTAATCATTGTACTTATAACGAAGTTAGACCCTTCTTTAGTAAATTTATGATTTACATTAGTAAGCATATAGACTCCATTATATTTTGATGATAGAGCGGAATCTTCAAATACCAAGTTCATTTTCTTATTAGGAGATAACATATCCACATCATAATCCATTAATAGCAATGAAACAACCGTACCAGCACTTGCAGATTGTGCTGTATATATTTGTCCGAGCCATTGATTTTCTGTTTTATTTTCTTGAAATTTATATGAACCATCATCAATAGACTTCCTACTGATTGATAGTTCAACATCGCCTGTATAATTATCAATATATTTTACGTTTGAGTCTGATATGATATCATTAGTTATAGTATCATCATATATTGAAATAGACCTATAATCTGCAACTATATAATTAGCCGTTAAATCGGAATCTTTAGATATAGTACAGCATTGAGTTGCATGTCCATTTGATTCAGATGGTATTACTATCTGTGTATTTTGAATTTCATTTTGCTGGTAAGCTGTACATTTTCCGTCATATTGTAATATATATGACGTATTGAAATCAAAAAACATCATACTACCAGTTTTATATATCCCATAGTATGTGTCTAAAAATCTTAAAGCGTGTAAACAACTTAACGGGGGAATAACTATATTTTTATAAATAACATTATTATGAGCTGGACTCATTAACACATTTCTTATTTTAGCTGTTGTTAAAACATATGCAAGGGCATCTGTTATTGTGCAATCTTTAAGAATTGCATTAACTGGTGTTGTGTTCAGTCCCCTAATATTATCAGTTTTGAATAAGAAAAATTCTACTTTGTTATTAGCTTCTCTTACATCATTTAAATCGTTTTTTCTAATATATTTAAAATCATATTTGTTAAGTTGACGTTTAGTCACATCAGTTAAATCTAATGATTCATCATCAAGAATTAAAGTAAATGTGTCATTGATAAAATCACGTTTCAATGATGTTGATTTACTATCAATTCGTTGATAATACTTTTGTATCCTTAGATGAAATTGTATTTTATCTTTATATTTGAGAATCTTATAATATATAGATGGTTCCAAAACAAGTTCTATTTTAAATATCGGATACACATAACTTTCATAATCATTAAGAATGCTTATTGACACGAGTCTTTCTGGCGGTATGGTTATTATATTTACCTCTGGTATTATAAGTTGTATATTTGATACATTATATCTCCAAAGGAACATCCTATCGCTTGAAGAATATATACTCACATTATCACCATCTTTCTTATTTTAATGTATCAAAGAGATAATGCTTCTAAAATTAGTGGATAATTCGCGAATCGTGTTTTGTTAATTTTTATAAGAGAATTCATATCTACTCTATTTTGTCTTTGATTAAATATTGACATTTTTTCAGCAGTTGTTAATTCTTCATACATATTAGATACTGAAGAACAGTAAAAATTATTTATGAATTCTTCTTTAATATCAGAGTCATGAAAAATAGAACCAATCATCTCGGGATTTGTAGTGCTTAACTGTATTTCTTTTCGATGAATTCCTTCTTCAATATATCGCTGAAGTATTCTTGGTCCTATTCCAGATAATCCGTCTATTGAACGACTTCTGTCACCAAGCACTGAAAGTAGAGCACAGTAGATGCTGTATGAATTATATACCTTTTTCAGCGGTTCTAATTCATCATCTGGTTTTCTTGTTATCTCTTTTAAATACTCATTAAGTGAAGATGTCACTGTACATGACCCCAATCCTTTATGGATGAAATGATTGACAAATTTGGGTATAAAACTATACTGGGTGTCATAATATTCTCCACCAATAATTAAATTTTTACGTGTTTCATCTTCTTTGGCTATAACTAATGGGACTAAAGAGCCTTCAATATTTTTTGCAGAAATATAATAAAGATTTGGTATAAATTCACAGTACGTTCTTACTTCAGGTAAGATAGAATTTTTAAGTGCGTCTGTAAGATAAACAAATCTCGGGTTATCATTATATTTGCATAAATAGTACGTTCTGTAATCTTCGTTATACTTATATTGATTGAATTCAGTACTTTCAAAATCTGTATGATACAGATATACATTTGTATCCAAGCCATTTGATACAAAAAATCTTTTGTAATGACCCGCAAGGTTTAAAATATTAGAAATCAGTATTATATCAAAATCTCTTTGTAATACTAATTTCTTTTCTAATTCATTTATCATTGTTAGGTGTTTAAACACCGTTTCTAAGTTTATAAAAACATTAATTTTGTCTTGTGGTTCAAGAAATTTTTTTGCTGTTAAACTTTCATCATAGTCTTTATATCTCATTTTTAAGATATTAAAACAAACAGCAAATGGATTAAACGATGAATAATCAGACATTTAGTTCTCAAACCCCTTTCTTAAATTTATTCGTTATTTAAAAGTTTTCTGCTAGTTATTTTAATATATCGAATACAAAAAAAAGAGAGAGTATACCCGAAGGTATACTCTCTCACATTAATTATTAGTGACCGCGAATCTTTCTGTTAAGTTCTTCAGCCAAATTGAAATTTTTCTTTGACTTTTTACTCTTATCAGTATATCTATAGACTGTGTAAATGAATTCTCCAGTCTCCTGTTTATTCAGCTTCTTAATCTCTACCATAAACTTCCGACCTGTATGCTCAATATCTACGAGCATATCATAAAATATTCTTACTGGGTCAAGAAGCATCAGAACGACCTTTGTATCCTTGTCTACCTGATGAATCCTAGGGACAGAAAGCGTCACCAGATTTCTTGAGCTTTCTCTTGATACCTCCTTCTGGCGGCACCAAGCGGAACTCTGGAATAATGTTCTGTCTTTTTTATCGTACTGGTATGCTTCAAGAATCTTCCAATACGGTGCTGAAATATTAGCATAGTTGCCAGTATTTCGTGTGGGGTTAAACATCGGAAGTTCATCCCGATTATTCTTTCCTTTTTCCTTTGCTCTCTTATCCTCGATTACGTCGAGGCTGAGAGTAATAGCCAGCGGAACAAATTTCCTACTAGCTTCTCCAGAGTCCACATGCACATCAATATTAGGTGCATCGACTCCTGATGCGCGGAGTTTCGCGCTTACTGCATCAAATTTCTTCTGAAGATATCTCTCAACATGCTCAGTAGAAATTTCGATGAACAGCCTGTTCATGTCAGGTGTAAGTCCCGATCTTGTTTTAATCATAGCCATATTAACACGGCCCCTTTCTGTAAATTCGGTAAACTAGATTAACGATTACGTTTACCATAAAAATGATGTATAACTTCGCATCAAAAACAATTTTTGTTGCTTAAAGTTAAATTAAAGTTATATAAATATTAAAAAATAATTAAAAAAAAAATAAGTCGCAAGTGATTTCACTTGCGACTTAAAAACTTAATTTATGTATATGCCATTGTCATAGACAATAACATATTTAACCGGACTTTGCCAAGCCCAGTCAAATTGAGCTTCATTAGAGCCCATGAGGATTACATCCTCGGGAAGATAATCCTCATCGACGACGAATTCTATCATTCCGCCATCGGCTCCAACATAGCCATTCCCATCGACTGTATCGCAATAGCGTTTACAGTCAGAGAGAACACATTGTAGACGCAGTCCATTTTCCAGGACCACATCCACGAACTGGCCTTTTCTGCTCGTTATCTCCTGACCGAGGGCAATACAGTACCTACCCCCGACCAATCTGATCCCTGTTGTGGGATCAGTTGAACCGTACCAAGCCTGTAACATATATTGTTCAGACTCAGTATCAGTAATTGTCCTATAATCCATATAGGACATCCTGGTACTTTGATACCCTGACGGAGCATAATAAATTTCTCCATCGAGAGCACCAACTGAAGATTCTTCGGATTCTGATGACGATGAAGATATTTCTTCTAGTATCTTTTTCATATCCTCATCATCGTTGTTATTGAAGCTTTCACTATTAGTTTGAGGTGAACAAGCTTCAATGAATTTCACCTCAACACCACCAGACCCGTTGTTATTTTCTACCTGTGATTCATGAATCACAGGTAGTTTTTTACTCTCCGAAATTCGGAGAGCTGTTATCGTAACCGACAACGTTCCACAAAATGCTACCGTTACAATCGCAGCAACTGTAGCTAGAACTCGTACAGCACCCCATCGACCAATCATCTTTCTCCACAGTTTTTCTACCATCATCATTGTTCTTCTCATTTTTTTAACCTCCTGTTTTTTATTTTTTATAATGAGAATTACATAGCACCTTTAAGTATTTATTATTATTTAGGTGTATGCTATTATATGATATATAATCGTGATATTTAAAAAAACGCAACCATTAAAAATGAATTAAAAATACTACAATCGTTTAAATCAAATAAAAAGGAGTATTCTCATAATGAAATATAATGGATATGTTATAAGTGATATTCATATAGGTGCTAAAGATGTTGATAAACTATATGAAGAATACACTAAAATGTTCATAGATATTATTAAAAAAGATAAAGTTGATTTTATTGTGATATGCGGTGATTATTTTGATCATAAGTTATTCTTAAACGATAAAGAGTCTGCATATGCATATGCTATGATGGTAGATTTAATTAAAGCTACCAACGAAGATACAAAAATACGTATTGTATATGGAACTGAATCTCACGAGTGTAAACAGTATGAGATAATATCAAAACTAAATAGTATTTATAATAGAGATATTAAAGTTATAAAATACGCATCAGACGAATTCTTATTTAAAGACTTGCATATTTTGTATCTTCCGGAAGAGCATATTATAGATAAACATGAGTATTATAAAGACCTCTTTGATAACGAAACACCTTACAATTATATATTTGGACATGGGGTTATCCGAGAAGCCATGAAAGAGGCTGCTGTACAATTAGAAAATGATAAGAGGAAACGAAAAAAAGTTCCAGTGTTTTCAACAAGTGAATTTAGAAAGATATGTATAGGTGAAACATACTTCGGCCATTATCATGTCAATACTGAATTTGATGGGGTTTATTATGTTGGTTCATTTACTAGATGGCAGTTTGGAGAAGAAGCGTCTAAAGGATTCTATAAAATATCATGTGATACTAGTAAAAATAAATATAAACATAAGTTTATAGAGAATACTATGGCTCCAATTTATAAAACGATATCATTTGGTTATGATAATAATATATTTAATTCTATAGAAGATATGGAAGAGAAACTTAAAAAAATTGATGAAATTCTGTCAAACAAAGTTTTTGATAATGTGCGATTTATATTCAATATTCCTACAGATTATGAAGACCCTGAATTTTTGATTTTATATCTGAAAGAAAGATATAAATTTAATGATAAAGTAAAAGTAGAAATAGTAAATGGATATATTGACGTTAAACGTAAACAACAAAAAGAAGAAGTGCAGAAAGAGAATACGAAGTATTCATTTATATTTGACAAAAATATGAGTCTTGAAGATAAGACTTCACATTTTATAAAAATAGAATATAATCGAGATATATCATCCGAAACTATCTCAAAATATTTATATAAACCATTAACCGAAATCTTGAAAGGAAATGATTAAAAATGAGAAAGCCTAAGTTTATTATCGTTATTAACGGTAAAGGTGGTGCTGGAAAAGATACATTGGTTGAAATGGCTAGAAAACATTTTTCAGTAGAAAATATTTCATCAATAGACCCAATAAAAGATGCTGCCCTTTATCTAGGATGGACTGGAGATAAAAGTAATAAATCTAGAAAATTTCTTGCAGATTTGAAAAAGCTAGTAACAGATTTTAACGATTATCCAACAGTATCTCTTATAACAAAAACTATAACATTTTTAAAAAGTAATAGTGATGTATTATTTGTTCATATACGTGAAGGAGAAGAGATTACTAAATATATTAATAATGTATTAAAAGTTACTAAACAAGATCAAAATAATACAGTATCTCCATATGAATATAGAATAATTACATTATTAATACGTAGGGAATCGAAAAATAATAAAGAATACGGTAATACATCGGATGATAATGTTGAAAATTATAAATATATGTATACTTTTCATAATGATTTACCATTGGATGAAACAGAATATGTATACCTAATGTTCTTATTAGGTATATTTAACGAAATAAAAAACAAACAACCGACAATTCCATATATTGATGATTAAAAACGTAAAAAAAGAGTGTGTATAGATATATACACACTCTTTTTTATTACCATGCAAATAAAAATACTATAATTGCTAAAAATTTTGATATTGCTTCCTTAAAGAAAAGACTTATCTTTGTACATACTTTTTCAATTAAACCAACTTTTTTAGGAATAACTTCTGCACCAAGAATATCTCTTTTAATTTCTATCTTACTTACTTCTGCTTCTATTTCTTGTATTTTATTAATACACTTATCAATAGTTGCAAAAACTGATGAATGTCCAGTAAGTTCAGATGTAAAAAATTTTATAGCACTATTTGTACTAATAGTTATTTCTTTATCAGCTATAGCATCTAATTCATTTTCATACTTTTTTCTAGTTGATTCAAATTTAATTAAATCTTTATCAATTTCTGCAACGGACTCATATTTAGTCTTCTGCATTTTAGTGAGTTGTTTCATTAAATCAGATGCCATACGTACATATTTTTCTTTATATTTTTCAACATCTTTACTTTTTACTGTTCGTTCTCCAGCAAGTTGTTTAGCTATCAAAGTTCTTCTTATTTCTTCAAGTTTCTTCTTTGTTGTTTTTTCTCGAATTAATGTATTCCATTTAGTCTTAATATCAATTGCAAATTCACGCAATGATATTATAAGTTTTTTAAAAAACATAGAAACTTTATGCATAAAACTTTCATGTTCTTTTTCAGTAACATAATGATTATCGTATATAAATTCTGTATATTCGAGGATAGCTTGATCGAGTTTATTTGAATTTATTGATAAAGCAGTTTCAAATGCTAAATCATTATTATATAAAAAATCTTTCATTTATTTTCACCTCTATAAATATTATTATAGTTAGTACAATGTTTCGGATAGAAAATAAACTAGATTGAATATATGCTATTCAATCTAGTTTATTTCTTTTTATTCTAGTGATTTATAATAAAGAGTGCAGTGACAATAACCTTCAAAGTTAGAATCTTTTATTTGATCTCTGAACTCTTTACACATACACTTATTATCAGGTATCTTTTCAATTCTACAAGGGCAATATCCATCATTTTCTTTCAAACTCTTACGAACTTCGTCAACAATGGATTTATCTTGATTTAGCTTTACTGACATTAATTATATCACCCTTTCGGATTACATTCCAGTAGAACCTATTCCACCGGTTCGTTTTTTATTTTGTACGCCATCAAGTATTTCTGTTGCAGTTATTCCATAAGACATAAATATACCCTGAGCAAATCCTGTACCAGCACTAACTTCAAATGGCTCTTGGTGTGTATTATTATTTTCTTTAGTTATTATTTTACCATCATTATCAAATGACATTTTAGCTGTATTATCAAATCCATCATATACTATTTTTATCATAATATGACCATAATTATTAGCATTGTAATAATCACTATCAATTATGCCTACAGTATTTACAATTGATAATCTGTACTTAAATCCCTGACCACTCCTAGGGAATAATGCCAAAAAGCATCCTTTAGGCATTTTTGATCTAATTCCTGTAGGAATTGTTATATCGGTACCACAATTTAATTTTAAATCAAACGGTATAAAGAAATCATGCCCAGCACTATCAGAAGTTCCTCTTTCAGGAAGTTTAATATTATTAAAAATATTATGTACCATATCTTCTGGAGCATCACCATATAACTTACACCAGTCTTTATAATACTGCTCAAAGGGAACCTTTTCAAAATCTGGATTAGATTTTTTAATAGCTTTTTCAATCATTTCCTGTTGACCAAGTATTGTAGGGCCTCCTTGGAAAAATCCAGGATCGATTTCAGAATTTGGGGTAATTAATTTTGGTGTCATAAAAAACATCCTTTCAAATAAAAATTTATCTAAATGTGAGAAAGAAAATAAAGATGTATGGCATATATTTCATTACCATACATCTTTATTTATATATAGGGGAGTTAATTATGAATGCCTATCATTTCATCGAAACTAACATCATCTGTAGCTTCAAGTAACATATTAATTTCTCTCTGGTCATCACTATCATCAGATGGCATCTGATTTACTATATCTTTTGCCTCTATAAGATCAACAAGAGATTCTTTTATATACTGCGATTCAGCTTTGTCAACTCTATCAGCAATGATATCTTCATTTGCCATTTCACGTACAAATGCTACTTCGTGTAAAAACGTAGCACGCTTACGGCGAATCTTATCAACTGCATTTTCAATCATTAGGATCATTCCTTTCTATAAAAATATATTATGGTACTGTTTTAAAATAAAAAAAAGAAGAGTGAATTTGTAACATTCACTCTTCTTAATATAATTTAATGCTTATCGCTCATTAATTTAGAATACTCTTTAAGATGATCAGTTGAAATTTCTGGTTTGAAAAATGCATCTATATATGACGCACCAGTTCTCTTATCATATACATCATCACTTAAGAATAACTTCTTGATATTTTGGAAAGATAAACTAATCAACGGGGATTCGTTCATTTCCAATGCCTTTCTTACGGTTAATATTGAATATCTAGGCATCTTCTTCTGACTAAAATCAGGTCTTGAATATATATCTTCCTCTGAACGAATTAGTCTGTTTATTATTATCTCTGCAGCTACATTATTTGCCGAAATACCAGACTCTATTAACAACTCCAAGAATCTCTGACTCATAGAATCAATTGTCTCATTTATACCATCACATTTATTTTTGTTGATGAGATCCATCAAATCATACAATGGCTTTGTTAACTCCTGATTCATGATAACAACCTCAAAGAGTTTAATGTTATCATCAAGATCCTTAAATTTTATAAGACCTTTGTTTTTCTTCATGAGGTCTAATGCCTCACGAGAGACAAATATTTCTTTTTCATTGAGTGTATAGATGGGAATATCTTCTTCAGAGGAATCTTCTATATTTTTAATATAGAATTTACCATTCTCTATTACGGTGTTATATAGTGAGTCATCATCCATTTCTTCAACTTTCGATAGATCGTTTGGATCTATATAAATCGCATAATCGTTAATATCATCAACAAACGGATTGTAATTAACTATTGGATTTATTTCACCACATACTATGGTAAAGAATTTATGAAAATCCTCATTAAACTTAACAACCTCTGAGTTTGTTGTCAGAAGATGTTTAGTCGAAAGAATTGATTGGTTGACAACCTTAGTAACTTCCTCACTTTCAAATGCCGCAAAACCATCAGAGATATCCTGATTTATTACAGCTGTAAGTCCTACACAACGAGGGCAAACCTTATTACTATCTCTACATGCACACGTAGCAGGTGAACGTACAAGAATCTTCTTTCCAATAAGATGCTTACACTTTGACGAATCGAGAAGTGATAAATAATCAGACTCCGTTTCTTTGAAATACTTTCCATTTAGCTTATTGAGAATTTTTTCATTCTTAACATCATAAGTAACTAAATGTGAAGTACCACAATCTGATATATCTGTTGATATCGACAATGTTCTTGCAAGAAGCAAAACCATTTTTCCGAAATAACCTGCTCGTCCCATTACTTTTTTATTAGTAACTAATGACTTTCTAGCACCAGTTGCATCCGTATATAAATCAGATGGTTTTGTCAATCCTTTATAAACGGTAGAATTCTGGATAGGCATCGGTAATGTCTCACCAGTTAATGTAGGTTTGAGACCTTCTGATATAGTAAATTCTCTGAGCTGTTTCAGTTTTATACCTGTTTTTGCAGTAAGAATTACACCTATTCCATTATTAGGTGATGACTTGAAAATATCAATAGTCCTTTTTTCAAACTCATCGAGTTTAACTTCAATATCATGCGGTGCCATGCCATCAGAGAACTGATACTCCATCATTTCCCTAAATTCAGTATTTTCTTCATACATATTGATGAATGTCTGAGCGTCAAAATTCAAACCCAGTATCAAAGAAAAATCCTGAGATATTTTTCTAAGATTATAAAGCACTTCTGATATTGAGTAGTTGACAAAAGTATTTTTAACATGATATTCTCTTAAAATAGTTATCAGACGACTGTTGATATAATCATTTATTCGAGGAATATCATTATAACAATCTAAAATAAAACTTTTATCAAGAACTTCAAGATCATTAAGCTCTGTGAATGGATACCACAGAATCATATTAACGTAGAAGTGTCTCAGCTCAAGTTCATGTGTTTCGTTATCATTCTTATAGAACTTAAACTTTATGGGGAATTCTCTGCATTCCCTTATAACAAAACAGCCTTTAACTATATTTCCAAGTTTTGTTATAAATATATTATAGTCATCATGGCTGTTTAAATAATCAGAAATTATATATAATGGTTTTAACCACTCTTTTAATTCCTTTCTATTATTTATTATTGGTACGTCTTTCATTAAGTTGAACGACATATGCAACGCCTTCCTTTCTACTTTTTTATTAAGGTGTGAATAATAAAATAAGATTCTAGTAGTAAAAACTTACTACTAGAATCTTATTATTACTATATCACTTTGTCAGAGATGAGTCCATGAATTTGTTTATAACCCCTAAGTTCTTCATGAAGATAATATATAAGTCTTCATTATTAACCGCATAAGATATACTCTCTATATTCTTGAGAGTACTATCAATAGTGGAATATTCTCCCCATATTTTAGCTGTTTCATAAGGGTCATCAACGAACGCCTTGTGACAGAAAGGAGCTATTATTAGATGCTTGTTGCCTATTTTTGTAGCAGCCTCAAAAGTATCACTAATAAGCCTGTTAATAACTTCAAGTCCTGTCGGACGTTCAATACCATCCTTCATATACTTTACAGATGGTTCTGAAATAAGAAGTAGATTAATCTTAAACGGATTTTTACGTATCTTGCCTGTATTATCATCCAAAAATACAAACAGCTGAGGTATCATCAGCACGTTAGTAAATGATGTCTTATCATCTTCATTAATCGACTTCCAATCATTTTCAATTTTATCATATACTGCTGCCAATGTTGAAGTTCTCATTAGAGTACCAACAATTGAATCATCCAGCATATTGAAAATTTCTGTTGCTGATTTTTTATTGACGATATGAACTACCGTCTGGGTGTCAGCATCAGATAACTTCGAAAGCATTTCACCCATTTTCCACATAGTTGTAAGGTTTGACGTCACGTCAACCATAAATGATGATGAACTAAGGGCTATCTTTTCATTAGTTAAGATACCCTCAATTCTCGAGCATACAGCGTTGTTTAAAGATTCTGAAATAAAGGGTTCGAGAGAAACCTTTTCACCTTTAACAAATTTAACTTTTCCTGACTGCAAAATTTTTATATTCTGCTGTGCAACAGAATATTCGTCCTTCTTTTTCTTCTTCTTACTCATAAACATTTTAAACCTCCTAGTTTATAATATTTTTTATATATTTCATCATTAAAATGAATCAATATCATTTGTTTTAAGAGAATTATCTATTTTCTCTATACACAGAGCCTGGAGATATGCTGGAGAAATCGTAAAATTATCATCAACAGTTTCAATGTCGATAACATCTGAAATATCTAATCCATATATATTACACATTTCTTCTGCTTCCTGCTTATTAAATTCTTCCATTTCTATATGCAAGTCAAACCTACCATATCTTTTAACAGCAGGATCTAACTTATCATAATAATTTGTAGTTGCAACTACAATGGAAATAGGATAATATACACCGTCCTTTGCTTTGTAATAATAAGTGGGAGGATTATCCAAAAATTCAAGAAGAGATGATAATACAGAATCATTTCGTATTTTATTATCATCATTCTCACGTGATGAACAGATGCAATCTATGTCATCTATTGCAAACAGTTTAGGCTCCGCCTCTCGCCATGTTTCTATCCCGGCGTCATTATTTCTAAAGAATTGCGGTGACATAACACAAACTTGTTTGATACCAAGGCGTTTAGCTAAAGCTTTGCAAAAAGTACTTTTACCAGTACCGGGTTTTCCGTAAATTATTATTGATAATTTACACGGTATACCTTTCTTATAATATATAGGTATTTTATCAACCCAATTATCAATATAGGAAAGTAACTCGTTTTTATCACGAATAACCATCTGATCAAATGATTTAAAGATAGTATCTTTAGGAGATTTTCTTTCATCACAGTCGTATACTATTTGTTCTGTAACTATCTCCTGTCTAATATCCTTATATTTATCAACCATCTCAAAATATTTGTTTTTATATTTTGAAAATTTTTTACCAATAAAATATAAACTCCATACTCTTATATATGGATATGGACGACCGGAGTCGTTAAGTTCGATTTTTAATAATGCATAGTTACCATTATTAAATTCAGCGACATATACACCATCATTTAATTTATATTTTTTCAGCTTATTTGCTGTTACATTATCATCAGCGTATTTTCGATCACGAATATGATAATCGGCATTAATATCATTTTTTGATATACCACTTTTATTCTTCTTATTATGCTTACAAATAAATTTGCAGGCACATAAAAATTCTACATTGACATCAGTGCCATAAGGAGATACAGTACCACCTATTTTTATAGCAAGATGATTTTCTATCAACGCTGGAATTTTACGTATTATTTCATTACAATCATTAAATGTATTATTGAATACGTAATCATCATACAAGTGCTGAAGTATTGAGTCACCCTTAAATGAAGAATTATCATTATCGTAAATATTTATATCGTTTATATTCATTCTTTTCACTCCTCAACATTTTTTAAAAAGAAGTCAACTAAAAAATAATAAAGCATATAAAAATGAGGCTATTACTATTAATAGTAATAGCCTCATTTACTTTTTTTATTTCTTGTTCTTCTTTTTATCTTTCTTCTTATTCTTTTTTTTATTCTTTTTTTCTTTTTTGATTTCGTTTAACAGCTGTGAGTTAAACTTATCAGAAAAAGTATCAATGTATTCAACCGAACCATCGCTTTCTATAGTTACTATAAATCGTAACTTTTTTTCTTCTTTTTCTTCATGATATAACATTTCAACCTGATTTGCTATTATAGTAAAAAGCGTTGATATGTCATCGGATGAAACTCTTTTTCTTTTCTTTTTCTTACCACAAGTTGATGATAAATCAGACGAATTAAACACTATAAGTGTTTCTTCGCTATTTTCTGATTTTTTTATTATATTAATTATTTTTGATACGCCTACTCCAACGGATAACCAAAACTTAGTAGTCATATACGGTTTATATGCATATATTTTAGCATTATATACATCACAACCGTTTGCTGAATCATCATTTGAATCTGGTTCTACTCTTTCGCTGAATTCAAACAAAACATCACCGTCCTCATTTTCAGGACTATCTTCATCTGAGTCCATCGGATCCGTTAATGATACAGTTATCATTCGTTTACATTCATAGTGTTTTATTAATGAATGTAAATTCTCATCTTGCGTCTTGAGGTGCTCAATTAAAAGACCGTCACCTCTTTCATAAAATCCAGTTTCAAGATCATGTGCAACTCTTACTTCTTCTGCCATTTTTAACCATTCCTTTCAATAATTTAAATGTAAACGATTGATTACATCATCAACCGTTTTGTAATTTTGTTTACTATTAAATGTATAATCATACATATAATAAAATAACTTATATGATGATATATTACAATAGTTATTATGATTTGATATACCATGGTCTTTGTGTATCAAATTCGTTGTAATTAAATCAGTATATTTTTGATTTAATTTGTTATCAATGGTTTGCTTTATATACCAAAGTTTAAAGTATATCTTTGAATATACTTCAGTCAAATCATTTTCTTCTTTATTTGTCCCAACTATTGAAAACTCATTTCCTTTTTCATCATTAAGAGAAATAGAAACTAGTTCATTAAGACAATTATTTTTCTGATACTCGTTATACTCTTTTTTACTAATGTATGTCTTAGTAAAAAGAAATACTTTCATATCACGTTGCTGTTTGAAAAGTTTGCTAAGCACTTTACTGTTTGTAAAAGCGTAAAGTGTAGCAAGCTTTTCTTTTTTAAAGAAAAATTTATAGATTGTCATCGCTCAACAGACCATGCCGTCTTTCTTGCATTTCTTGATACCTTTCGGTATCATACACTGCATCACCATTTCCAGCTCTCATATCCTTGATTGCCTTTCGAATTGTTTTGATGGCCTTTTTATACTCCTTTTCGTCTATACCATCACGAATGATATATGCGTCAAAGAGTTCTAAATACTCTTCTAAAGAGTCAGCGTCTCTATTGAGCTCATTTTGATCATACCCTTGATCAAAATGTTTTTTATTCTTCTTATTCTTTTTTCCCATTTCAATCACCTCATTTTTATATAATTAAAGAATAAGTATACCATAAAATAATATATAACCGTACAAGAAATCGAAAAAACAATGGTTTAAGAAGTCTTAAATTCAAGGGAGTGAGAACATGGCTTTACTCGTTAATGAACAAAATATGATTGACCAAAACATCTTTAAATTTGAAGATAGATTAAAATCTCCTACAGCAAGATTTTTAGACACAAGTCCAACATTTGTTACATATTATCATATAAATGTGGATGAGACAACAGTTGATGAGGGATATAAGGATGTTGCATCAATAATTGGTTTTAGATCACCTATTAAATATAAAAAAATAGAAAATTTTCCGATGTATGGAATGGAACAAATTGTATTATCATTACAAGAACAAGAACAAGGACTTGATACAGAATTTACTGGTGATTCTATAATTCTACCAGGAACTATAAAACCTCTGGAAAATGATTTTTTCATGATTCCTATACTTCATGATGTATATTTATTTAGAATTACTGAAATTGCATACGATACAGTAATGCCCGATAATTTTTATAAAGTGTCATTTCAACTTGAATATATTGATCAAGAAAAAGTTGAAGCACTTGAAAAACAAGCTAACGAGCAATATACATGTATTCTTGACAATATTGGTACAGAAAATAAATGTATAATTGAAACTGGGGTAATGCAAAAGATAAAAGATATTGAAGCAATGTATAATGATATGGCTTCAACATATCTTGCATTATTTTATGATGATAGGCATAATTGTTTACTCGGGGATTTAGGATTGGGTAAAAAAATCTATGATCCCTATCAAACTGATTTTATAAACAGACATTCGTTATTTAATCAAAAGAATAATCTCAAGACAATAATACTCACAGATCAAGTAAATGATAAGATGTTTAAGTTGAAATATGAAAAAACAGTATACAGATTTCTTGAAAGAAGAGATTATACAAGAGTAAACAATTTTAAGTATACATATTTCCAGGGTTCATCTTATCACGAAACTACATTTTATAGATGGGCCGATGGCAATGTACAGATATTAGATATACCATCAATCATTAGTGAAAAAGATTATGATATATTTTCAGATGAATTTGTAATGTCTATAAAGACAAATGGATTTACACAATCTAAACATGCCGAACTTATACAGGGATTTATGAGAGATAAAGCTTTATCTATTAATTCTATTCCATTAGATTTAAATGAAGAATTATATAATCTCAATAATAGTTTGGAAGTATTCTTTATAACACCGATTATAATGTATATAATTCAAACCGTTGTTAATGATACTATACGAAATAAAATATAAAAAAAAGACAGATTGAAGTGTTTTCTTCAATCTGTCTTTTTTATTATCTAACAAGCTTGATTAATTTAAATCTGAGACTATTCATTCTATCATAGAACTCTGTCTCAGTGTTTTCATCATCAAATCCTGCATCATAAATATATTGATAACCAAGATCCATATTTTTTGAAATCATATTAAATAAAAACTGAATATCAAGTCTTGATTTTGGTACTTTCTTCATCTTAAAATATACTGGAAATACCGCATAGAATTCCTTGTCATAATCTAGACCATATTGTTGATATAGATGTTTAAGGTCCTCATTTATTTCCATCATTTTTGATATAGTTTTTTCAATTGGTGCCATATATAGTCACCATTCCTTTCATTTTTATTTTTCAAAATGATAATATATAAGTATTAATAAAAATATTTATGTAACTTCTACAATAACAGAAAATGGATATTGGATTTTATTTTTTATTTCATCAAGTTCTTTATGCACATTGTTATTATCAGAATATGAAAATCCTAAATTCATATTATATAAAACAACGTTATATGCGCTGTATATATCAAATGTATTTAATGAAATTTCATTTCTAAAAAGAAAATCTGGAAACTTTTGAACAGGAACATCAAACGATAAATTATATTTTTCATACACTTTTAATATATCATCGTTCATTCGTTGAAATCCTTTAAGCATCGTATGAGCGCCTATTAAATCATTGATAACTCTTAGTGCCATATATCAATAACTCCTTTCAGTATACAATAAAGAAGAGATAGAATACTCTATCTCTTCTTTATTTTTTTTATCCCTTATGAAGTACCTTACCAATTGCGGCAAGAGGACCAGATGACGATGTTGTCAGCTTCTTATAATATACCTTCATTCTCTTAGTAGCCTCAGACTTATACTTTTTAACAAGCTTAGCTCTAAGAATCTTTCTCATTCTATTTACTTTCTTAAGTTTCCTATAATCAGGATCATTATGAGCAGATGCAGAAACATTAACAGCAAGTGCAAAAAGTTGCTTCTGCTTTGCCTCCTTATCAAGACGAACAATCATCTTCTTATTATAGTTCTTCTTTTCAGTAAACAGACCAAGGTCTGATGCCATTTCATTTATATCTGATTCAAGAAGCAGACCTTCATTTATAGCAGCCTGTACATCCTCGGCAGATTCTATAAACTTCTTCTGTTCTTCCTTATTCATTTCATCCTTAATCAGGACAGTAGTTGCAGCAACACCCATCATGTCATCTGCTTCCTGCTCTTCCTCAGGTGAGAGTTCTACCTCGTCATCTTCATCATCAACAAGAGCATCTGCCTCATCATCAGAAAGTTCTGCGTCAAGTTCAGCTAACTCTTCGTCGCTCATTTCATCAGGATCGAAATTATCGTCATCATCATCTTCTTCTTCAGAATCTTCTGCATCAGAAACAACTCCGATGGTATCATCATCACAGTCATCTCCATATTCATTTCCACATCCATCTCCGCATTCGTTGCCGCACAGATTACCACACTCTTCAGTGTCAGGTTCTGACTGGGCATCAATATCTTCATCTCTCATTGTATCGTCATCTTCTGATTCTGTAAAGATATTTCCCCTCTTAGAAGGAAGGGGGCTGTTAAGTAAATCTTTAAAATTACTCATTTTTATATCATTCCTTTCGTAAATAAAAAATATTTATAGTGTTGTTTCTCGATTTAATACATACGAAGTATTAATATAATGTCTGATTTTAAAATATTAAAAATGATTGGTTTGATGACATTTGATTAACTTTCATTTTCATTAATAAATATTGAAAGGATGAATTATATGAATGCAATAAATATAAAAGAGAAAAGTGATTTCATTGATAAATATGTAAAAAAGATGACAAAAATAATGCATAAATGTAATCCTGATTGGGATAAAGATAAAATAAAAAAAGTAATATATAAAATGATAGAAGAACAGGGGATGAGCCCTGATATAAATTTGGATAATAATTATACCGGAAATAACAAAGATACTACATTGATAAGCGTATTTGATTGGATTCTTAAGACTAACCCACTTATAGCTGGAAATGGTACATTTTATAGAAATCAAAATGAAGCATTGAATCCAATAGCTGTCATGCTTGATGAATGGGCTGCAAACAGAAAATCATACAAGAGTCAGATGTTCTCTGTTGGTGAACTTGAAGGATTTGATAGTTATCACTATTCAGAACTTGATAGATTACAACTTAATGAAAAAATAAACATGAATTCATGGTATGGTGGTTCAGGTGCACCATCTGCGGCATTTTATTCTAAATGGAGTGGTCCTGCAACTACATTAACTGCTCAATCGGTTATTTCTACAGCGGAAACTACATTTGAAGCATTTCTTGCTGATAACTATGTGTTTTTAAATCTCACTGAATTAATGGAATGGATACAAATAGTACTTTCCGAAGAATGCGAGATAGATAAATGGGTCGAACACAAATCCATTGATGATGTAATGGGAAGACTTAGTAAATCTATTTTACAGCCTGAATATAATGATGAAGATATTTTATATTCATTCTTAAGTTCTTTAAGTGATGAAGACTTAACAAGATTATATTATAAAAATAATATGATAGAATTTATTAATAATCATGAATTTATTCAAGATATTATAAAAACAATTTTTTCATCTGTTGAAAATCTTGAACATGTTGACGAAAAAGATAGTGAGTGGTTAAATAAAATACCAGATCATTATTATAATGATTTTATTAATAAAAGTGCTCATGACTGGAATAAGTTTGTCAATAAACAATATTTCATGGATCCTAATAGCCCCCCTAAAAGTATTAAAGATATACTATCAGTTTTATCTGACTATTTAATGAAATATTGTTATGTCAGATACTTATCTGTAGATAGAATTTATAGACTAAGAAATTTTCAAAGAAGAGTTGTAACAGTTATTGATACAGATTCAAACTTTTTATCTCTCGATACTTTAATTAATTTTATCTTTGATAAAATAGTTAAAGATGAGACATATGGAAGAGATACTGAATATAACCAGTTTATTATTGTCAATACAATAACTTTTACTATTACTAACGTAATAAAAGATATGTTTGAATATTATGGTAAATGCGCAAATATTCCCGAAGAGTATAGACCAAGATTTGACATGAAAAATGAATTTTTCAATACACTTCTTGTAATCGGTAAAGCTAAAAAAAGATATATATCCAAACAGAGACTTCGTGAGGGAAATCTTTTAGTTCCATCAAAATCAGATATTAAAGGTTTTGATTTGAAAAAAGCATCAACATCTGAATATGCAGAAAAAATATTTATGAAATTAATTAATGATCATATTCTAAATTCTGATACTATAGAATTAAGAGAAATGATTAAAGGTATAAAACAATTTAAGGAAGATATAAAAGATTCTATTCTTAGAGGTGAGAGAACTTTCTTACCCAATGGTAGTGCTAAAGAACTTGGTGCATATAAAGACCCAGGAACAAGTCAAAGCGTACGTGGTGCTTTAACATGGAATCTTCTTTATCCTGATAATACCATTGATTTCCCGTCTAAAGTTAGTCTTGTTAAAATGAATATATTTAAGGAAGAAGATATAGAAGATTTAAGAGATAAAGAACCTGATATATATAATAAGATTATCAATGGAGTATTTAATGATACAACAGGAATATTTGTTACTAAATCATGGGATAATGGCATAGACTATGTTAATCCAAAGAAAAAGAAATGGTATGATGATATTCCAAATAAATATAAGACAAAATATAAAAAACTTGGACCACAGGCATGGAATGAATTTGTAGATAAATTCTTGGAAGAAAATAATAGTCCTGAAAAAATAAAAGGAAACTGGATATATAAGAAAAAAGGATTACAGGTTTTGGCAATACCTAGTAACGCAACAATACCCGAATGGGCATTACCATATATAGATTACAGTACAATGATAAATAATATTATTGCACCATTTGAACCAGTCCTTGAAATCTTTGGAGCACAGTTTACGGAAGAAGGAAAGACTAAAAACGGTGTTAATAGAAAAACTAATACAATAACAAATATTATAAAATTTTAAAAAAAATAGGGCATGATACTTCTATATCATGCCCTATTAGATTTTATAATAAAAAATCATTTATATATAAACAAAATTATAGCAATGAATTACGCGTCATTAGCTCATCTGGCAGAGCACAAAACTTTTAATTTTGGGGTACGGGGTTCGAGTCCCCGATGACGCATTAAGGAGAAGTACCCAAGTGGTTGAAGGGTCTGGTCTTGAAAACCAGTAGGCTGTAACAGGTGCAAGGGTTCGAATCCCTTCTTCTCCGTTATTAATAATATATAAGCCGCTGTGGTGGAATAGGCAGACACAAGGGACTTTAAAACTAATTTATATTGGATATTTATATTTTTTTTTGAAAAGGAATGAAATATATGAAGATAGATAATATGTATATCTATGTGAATCAGAAAGATCATAGGGTAAGAGCCTATTATAAAGATTCAAATGGTAAATTACATACTAAATCATATCCAAGAATTTTAATGGAAAAGAAATTGGGCAGACCATTAAAGCCATATGAAGATGTTCATCATATAGATGGTAATCCTGAAAATAATTCTTTAGAAAATCTAGAGATAAAGATTCATGGCAAACATCAAAAAGAACATAATCACAAGAAATATAAACCTAAGAAACATAAATGCGATCTATGTGGTAAAAAATTCACATGGTCTGTTAATGCTCAAAGGTTTCATGCTAGGTGGTTAAGAAAAGGTATTAAAAACCTATTCTTTGTTCCAAGCATTGTATTGGTACATATGGTAAACAAGAGCAGATTAGAAGGAATTCTAATGCTGAATGACAGCTAAACGGTGAAGCCTTTCCCAATGGTAACGCCGTGCCAAATACTTTTTAAAGTATGTGCGTAGAGACTTTACGCTGTCTATCCAGAACGGATAAAGACAAAGTCCAGACCACAAACATAAGTTTTTTTATGGCAGTGAAAACTGTAGTGGTAAGAAAATCCCTCGGTAGCAATATCGTACGAGTTCAAGTCTCGTCAGCGGCATTATCAAAATAAAAAAATATTTTTTTTATTTTGTATAAACATTATATTAATGGGAATAAAAAAATCCCATGAAGATAACACTGTGGGTGAGAGAGCTAATAAAGCACAATGCAGCTTATCAGAATTTAGAATTGCAGCAACGGGTGCGTGAAGCTCAACAACAAAAATCCATCTGCAGTAGAGCCGCATACCATGCGGTAATTTATCAAATAGGCGGCAGCCGACCTTGTAGATAAGGTATACGCACTGAGTATAAAATCGATGTACAGAGAAGTTGAAAAGGTCATATAAACAGATAACGTACGAATCGGTTGGACTCTGAGTAAATGTATGCGTTGATCTCGTGCGATAAATAACGCCGCCTTTAAAAAATAATTTATTTTATATAAATGAGTGAGTGGTTATTAACCACTCACTCAATTTCCCATTTCATAAAACAAATATATAAAAAATTTTTTATTAGAAAGGATTGATTTTTATTATGAATAAGAACTATCAGGGTTCAGTAAGATTTATTGATGATGAATCGTTACTTACTGAGTCATTTGGTATGACCGGAGATATTGTATTTGTAATAGTTCCTGGCAAAACTACGACAACCGAAAAATATGTCAAGGCATCATCTACAACATCAGGTGCTCTTAAAGTTGTAGCTAATGATGCTGATCCTTTTGATTCTACAACACAGATCAAGATTGGTGATGTTTCATCGGATGTCGAGGGTGTTGAAGTTGGTGACTATGTAGTAAAGAAAGAAATTTCTACTACAACTCCTGCAACATCTTCAGCAGCATATGTAAAACTTGATAAGGAATGGATTGCATTCCCAACTGCTTAAAAAATATACTAATAAATAAAAAAGATGAACTAGGAGAAATTTATTCTCCTAGTTCATCTTTTAAAGTAGACAGGGTTGCATACACATTTATGGGCTTTTGAGCATATTCAACATTAATTTTATGTTCATATAAAAAAAGTGAATTATTTTTTTATTTTACTACAACATATAATTAATAGAATTTCCATGTTAGAGTGTTAATAGTTAACTCTATTCACCGTTGGAGATCTAGTAAGTGCCGCATGAACCTATACAACGGTTGAGCGTGACGAACAAGTTCGGTGTACAAACCGTATCAGTTGACGCAACCTGAGCGGCGATTCCTAGACAGCGCAGCTATAGTGAATAATTCAAGTCTCAGAACATGTTGGAGATAGCATTGAGTATCAGTATACAAGTCTATGATCATATGATAGCTAGTCGTGGTATTTTCATACCTTTCGAAGGCGTCAGTGGAGGACTATGTTACTTGAGAAAGACGAAGGAGATGTGTTAAAGAGATTTTAAATGCGCTGTCTTTTGAAAATTATTTATCTTTATTATAAAAATATGTGAGAGTGAGGATTTCCTCACTCTCACATATTTTTTTATTATCTATACTATTACATGTTTTGATATTTACTTCTTCCTCTTTTTAAGTTCAGATATCTGAACTTTGGCTTTTTCTATTTGCTGCATACGGCTATTATTAGCATTTTGTATATTTCTTATAGTATTTCTATTTTTAAATTTATTTTTAGATAATTCTTCTACTCGTTTATTGGCACGTTCAATTTGTCGTTCTAATAACTCTATGTATGATTCTTGATCCATGATTTTACTGTCAATTCCACCATACCCATCCTTATTATATAAGTCTGGATGTTTGTCAATTGCATATAATTCTGCTCTATTACTCATATCTATTGCTTTCTTATCTTCATCGTCTCGTCTTTTTTCATAGTTCTCATAGCTTTTATCAGCTGCATAATTAACTGCAGCCCCCGTGGCTATACCAGCGGCTATACCAGCAGCAGCTATGCCAACACCAGTTTTTATCTTTTTATTTCTGAATTTTTTATAGTCTTCATATTTCTTTTTTTCGGCTTCAGTAAGTTTTTCCTTCTTCTTTATCTTTTCTTTTATTCTTTTTATTTCTTCTTTATATGCATTACTTGCTTCTAACAGTAATATCATCTTATCTTCAGATAACTTACCTTCATTATATTTTTCAAATATCAAATTTGTTATTAACACACTCTCATTAACTTCATTAAATAATGATTTATTTTTATCGATAGCTTCAAGTATATTATAATATTTCTTTTGTGTTGATTTTGGAAGGATTTTTGGATTTATCTTCTTGAGTTGCATTTTTATATTATTGATTATACTCAATATATTTGCATCCACATATTTTCGTCCATTAGTTGCAGAATGAATTATGAGACCAATAGCAGCAAAAATTAATGTAAAAAATCCAGCAGCAATTCCTAAAACTGTTAAATCTAAAAGTATGGCTCTTATTAAAACAATAGAAGATAATATTGAACATATAATTGCTCCAATAGCCTTTGATTCTTGTAATCCTAATTCATAAGGTTCTTTTTCAAGAATCATACATATTTTGATAATATCGTCACCATATTTATCAATAAATTTCTTACCTTGTGATGCATTGATAAGTTCAGAAGGTAAGGCATCCCGAATTTCACATATTTTATCTACAAGCCCGTCAAATGGAAAATTAAATAATTTTTCAGTATAAATATCATAATCAAAACTATCATTATTACATTCATAAATTGAATCGTCTAAAAAATTATACATATTATCACACCATCTTTTCATTAAAAATATTTTATTGATTTGTTTTTTTTGATCAGTCTATCTACACTTTCCCAGTACCAAATTCTTCATGATTTATAATCTCCTTATTTTTTTCAATCCTTTCAATATATACAAAAAATTTATCTAAAACCTATTTTATTTTTTTTCATACGTTGACGTTCTTGCTGTTCTCTCTCAAGTCTATGACCATCCTCTAGACCTTGTTTATAATAGTCTCTATTCAACTCTCTAGTCATACGTTTATATTTTTCAGCCATTTTATCATCATGATTTTGAAGTGCTATAGATCCTCCAATTACTGCAGCTCCTGCTAATGCTGCAGCACCAACGCCTTTTGTAATTTTCTCATTTTTATTACGTTTTGCTTTTAATAATACTCTCTTCTCAGCAGGAAAAAGTTCTTCTCCTCTTTTATATTTATTATAAACTCGATTTATTTCAGCAGCAGTTATCTCACCATATAAGTATTGGTCTTCAAGTTGTTTATTATATTTTTTATCTGCTGCAGTTTTTAATTTTTTAACTTTACAATTTTTAATAGCATTAGAATAATTCGCTTCTAGTAATAAATCATTTCTATCAATATGAGCTTCAAACGCACAAATGGTATCAATTAAATTCATAGTAGATTCATAAGTAATAATATCTCTATCATATCTTTCTACAACTGATTCAATCATATATAGATATTTATATGAATCACTGATAATATCATCAACAGAACCTTTTATATAAATTTTTTTATCTTTTCCAATATGAAGTTTTTTACCATATTTTGATGCTCTCCATTCTCTGTTCTTTTTTAATAAATTTTTATTATATGCAGCAACTTCATCATTTATCTCTTTAGCTTCACGGTCAAATTGACGTCCTATTTGTTTAACATATTTTTTTGATATTTTTTGTTTATTATCAGTCCCTTGTCCATAATATCGTCTTACCGCTTCTTTATCACGTTCATTGTCTAGTAAGTCTACTCCGTTGTCAAGATTAATTCCTGATTTTCTATAACTAGCAACATATTCATGTTTCCATGCAGGTAAAGATACTTTTCCGCCACCTTTTACTTTATATCTTTTAGCATTATTAGCCCTCTTTTCAACGTTGCTAACCTTAGCTTCTACTGCATTAACTTCAGAAACTGTCTTGGCATTTGATAAATCACTTTTAGCTTCTTTTAAAGAGGCGTTAAATTTTTCTCGTAAATTTAATAAATTTTTCTCACCATCGGTATCGCCACTTTTTTTACAAAGAACAATAACTGCTGAAATACCTGCTACAACTAAGAGTGTTGCTGCAATCTTTTTAGCAACAGCTTTCTTCTTCTTAGCAAGTTCTTTTTTCTCATTATTATCATTATTATCATTCTTATCTGCTTCTAATAATAATATCATCGTATCTTCACTAAATTTACCCTCAGCATATTTCTCAAATATTAAATCTGTTAAATCATACATTTCAATTCACTCCTTTACAAATATAAAAAAAACTGGTATGATGAATATTCATCATACCAGTTTCATCATTATTAAATTGTTTTTTTTTTGTATAAATATGAAAATTATCTAATACACTTCTTTAAAATTTTTTAAATAGGTGAATAACAATGACAAATAAAGAAACTAAACTTGATTTAATTCACGCCCTTGCTAATAGGGATGTATATTTTAAACAAGTAAATGATGTTGAATATAGAACTAGATGCCCTTTTTGTGGTGATTCTGATAAAAAATGGACTGGACATCTGTATATAAGAATTAATCCAGATGATAATTTTAATCCAGTTTTTCATTGTTTTAAATGTGAAGAATCTGGTATTATTAATGCTGATAATTTATCTACATTTGATATAGATGATGTTAATCTTAAAGCAAATCTTTCAACTCTTAACAAAACATCAAAAAAAGTTGATAATAAAAATATATCAAGTGGTACTAGAAACAAATATTTTGATTATCAACTTCCAGAAATAAAAAGAGGAAAGAAAACTGAGTATATAGAAAAAAGACTTGGGCTTAAATTCAATGAAGAACAATTCAAAAAAATGAAGTTGGTAACTTCATTAAGGGATTTCTTAATTTTAAACGGAATTAAAAAACTTACATGTAAAAATCAAATAGCGTATATGTTGGAAGACCATTATGTAGGATTTTTATCTTTTGGTAATTCTCATATACTATTTAGAGATATAACCGATAAGGAACACATAAAATGGATAAAATATCCTATAACTGAAGAAAGTAAAGACAACAGATTATTCTATTCGATGGAAGCCTCTATTGATGTTATGAGTACCGAACAGTTAACAATAAATCTAGCTGAAGGAGTGTTGGATACACTATCTGCTTGCTATAATTTAGGATTTAATGATTCTAACACTATGAATATTTCAGTGTCTGGAAAGTATTATGATAGATTATTACTATATTTAATAGATATGGGTTTAGTTGGTAGTAATATCATAATAAATATATTTTCAGATAATGATGCTATGTATAATAAAAAAAATAATAATCCAACAACTATAGAATACTATAGGAATCTGCTTAAGAATTATAAGCACTTGTATGGGCAAGTGAACGTGTATTATAATTTAGCTGGAAAAGATATAGGAGTTCCAAGACAAGAAATAAGTCTAAAAAAAATAATATTATAAAAAAATAATGGTGGTGTGTAAGATTAAATCTTACACACCACCATTTATTCAATTCAGATTTTTACATTCTTCTTATTGTATAAAAGTCTTCTTTATATATTCTTTATAGTCATTAACTCCAACTATTGGAATATTATATTTCTTAGCTTTTTCAACTTTAGAAGACTCTACACCAATGACCGGAACTACTAGAACTGATGTGTCTTTAGTAAGGCTATCTTTAACCTCCCCACCATTTTCAACAGTCCACTGCTCAAGTTCTTTATCTCTTACCTTAGTGAAAACTACTGAAAATCTTGAACCAGACTTTTTGTCTTCTAGTAATATCAGTTCATTTTCAAGAAATTCTATCAGTTTCTCATTATCTCTAACACCATCAATTATTTTTCGAGCTGTTTTATCTTTTATACCTGGTATAACAGTAAGAACCGCTACAGCTTTTTCTGGTTTATCATCAAGAGATAACTCTAACAGGTCATCAAATGAAATCATACTAAATACTTTCTCAAATGTTTTAGTAGATACTCCTTCAATACCAAGAGAACCTAACATCTGAGAATTTGGTACTTCTTTATGTGCATTGATTTCATTGATAAACAAATCAACACTCCTACTACCAAACCCATCAAGTTTTTCAATTTTCTTTCTATGCTTTTCAAGCTTATAGATATCCTCAATTTTTTCAAGATACCCTTGTTCATAAAGGGCATCTACTGTCGCATATGATATACCATCTATATGCATTTTATTAAAATAATTGAGAATTCTACCTTTTATTTTACAGGGGCATTTTGGATTATTGCAAAACATAATGTCTCCACTTTCAGATGTTTCAAGTGGTTCCATACACTCTGGGCAACACCACGGTAACTCTATTGGTTCATTTCCTGATTTTTTACACTTAGGGTCATTCGGGTCAAATACAATATATGGAATTATATCATATAATACTTTTACCTTATCACCCTTAGCAAGACTAAGATCTTTAAATCTTCCCATAGAACCAAGAGATACGTTTTCTATTGTGTTACCTTTAAGCTTAATAGGTTTAATTTCAGCAACAGGATTTATTCTACCAAATAGCCCAGCTGTAAATTTTATATTCTTTATCTTTGAATATCCAACTTCTTCAGTAAACTTATAAGCAACTTCAAATTTTTGTTTATTATCAGACCTACCAAGTATCTTCTGAATTTCAGGATTAATGATATATATTACCATACCATCACATCTTAGACCATTGGTATATTTGTGATCAAATGCAAACTTTCGCATAGCTTCTCTATCAGAAAGTCTGCATCTTAAATATGGAGTATTAAATGCTCCAGGAGCTAACTCTTGTAACGATTCAACTTTACCATATTTTTCATCAGGTACAAGCTTGGAATATCTGAGTTGCATTATCTGTAAATAATTAACTCGATCATCAACTTCATCAGAATTTAGTATACTCGATACTATCGACCGTGACTGTTTATAGTCAGTATGATATTCTTTATTATATCTTTCAAAGTCTTCATCTGACATCATTATCTCTGTTTTAATGCCATATTCAGTATCCATTTCAGGACCTTTGTCAACCCAATTAAATATATGCGTTATATCTTGAGCTTCATTTGTCTCAGTGAATCCTCTTGTTAATACTCTCTGGAGATAACCGTCCTTTGAATATTCAAATATAGCAGACACACCATCAAACTTAGGAAAACAGTAAATTTCTTCATCTGAAAGATTTACCTGTTCACCAGTTTTCGAGAATATCTTTGCTTCAGATGATTTAATCCAGTCATCAAGAGTTCTTCTACTTTTATTCTCAAGATTATCTTCATCAGTCAACGCATATACCTTATCAAGTGTACCTCTAAGAGATGGATACTTATGATATCCAACTTTTCCATTTGTAACAATGGGAACAGTTATACCAAGAGTATCATCAACCTGTGATAACATTTCATAAATCTTGTCATACTCCGAATCTGTCATACCTGTTTCTTCGCCTGAATAATTGTAAATCGTCTGAGCGCAGTCAACCAGTACCTTCACATTGCTTACGTCTTCATGAGGTATTTCATCAAATTCAAGTGTTTTTTCAATCTCTTCACGTACCTCAGTTGATTTCATTAAATCAATAAGGTCACTTAATTTTTCTGGATGACTCGAAACCTCACTTTCAAGTTTCTGCAGTTTGTCAAAAATATACATACTAATACTCCTTTCAAAAAATTTTTTTATAAGTATGATTATATGAAAAATAATATATAATAGTAAAAAAGAAGCTGGCACTGTTATATCTCAACAGTGCCAGCTTAAAAGAATTACATAAATTTGCCAGTAAACTCATCCAGCATAAATGGTGTTAATATCTTTTTATCAGTAGGATATTTATCCGGCTGATCGGTACAGATGAGATCAGCTTCTTCAGCTGTATCTACAATAATTCCACGTGCGGGAGTATTGTACCTAATGATATCTGCCATGCTAGTACGATTTCTCATCAGCACTGATCTTACAGCATTTCGGATAGTACTGTGAGTTGAATTTATATTTCTGGTTGCGCCCTGAACATCTGCAGTCATATCAACCCAGTATACTTCTCTATCAACCAGGTCTATGACAACTGGTATAACCGAAGTCGATTCTGAGTTTATGTCCATGTTCATTTCAACCTTCTCAGGAATGAAAATAGATTTCTGATCAACTATATCGTTGTCAGTCATTTCCATATACCCTGCTCTTGAGTTGAATTTCTCAAATGGCATTGACGTAAATGAGTGTACTGTTATAATACAGTATCGGTAACCTGCTGTTACAGCCTTGTTGATATTAACATCAACAAACTCCGTTGAACCAAGACCGTCCTCTGGTCCACCATTCACAATGTCACCACTGTGGATACATATATAATTATTGTCACTATCTCTTAGCCTCATATTAGTATAGTTTACATACTCAATCACTTTTGGCTTGTCGAGACTATCAATGAAGATTGCAGATAAATCTTCATCAACTCTTATCTCACAGCCAGTATCATCATTATAGTTCGTCCACCAACAGAACGACCTTAAAATGTTTGTGTCTGGTTTGAGTTTCCATTTGCTTCCTCTAGTACAAGGTCGCATGCTATCGCTAGCAGATCTCTGGCTGAAGGGTACAATATACCCTTCGAAACTGGGATCTATATAGATACCACCTATATAAGGTTTTCCCATATTTCTCATTTTAAGAACCAATGAATTAATTCTAATTATGTCCTTACATATACTAGAATCAATTGGTGTCATTGTATTCTCTATTGAAAATACCTTTGAGATATCTCCTTTTATGATAAAATCTCGCATGGGTTTATTTTCCATACGATCTTTAAAATGATCTGTTATCTGGTATAGCATCAGGCTAGGTAAGTCTTCAATTATATCTCGATAAATTGATAACACTTCTCTTTTTTCTTCGATAGAAGAATTCGAGAGCTTTGAAAGAAGTCTGTCTAAAGACCTTCCAAGCATGCCAGGTCTGGTCTTGAGTTCATTAGCAGCAGCAATAATCTGACCATTATTGATGAGTTTTTCAACTTGAGAATTGAAGCTTTCAGGTCTCTTACCATTTCTAATTGATGAGAAAGCCCTTACCGCACCCGTGTAGATATTGATATATTTACCTGGGTGAATTTTTTCACCAACACGTTTCCAGATTTCTGGGTAACGCCACATATCATCTATGACGTTATAGATATTCTTTTGGCACAGATTATTCAACGCGTTCATTAAAAATCGATATTCTCGATTTTTGAGGTTTACAAACCTCGTCTTCTTACTAAGACTTACATCTCCTCCAGAAAGTGCAACGTAAAAACGAAGAATATCTGTTGCAGTTTTGAGATTTTTCTCAACCTCAACAAAATTAATTTTATTATTTTTGCTGAGTTGACCAAGAACGAACATTGCATTTTCTTTAAAAGGCATCTCTGGTAACACCATTGGAACATACAAATGTTCAATATAAAAGGCGATGAACCTCTTATCGTCATCAGACAATGAAACTGGCGACGTTGATATGTTTATAAACATATCGTCGATCTCTGTCAGAGATTTTACCAATGAAATTCTCTTAAGAGAATTGAGTGAATTTTTAATAATGGTTTCAAAATCTGATGAGCGTTTTTCTTTTTCAGCTACAAGATAGCTGAGTCTTTCAGCATCTCTAGGCTGAAAGATTCCATCTGTCATATAATGAATTACGGCATTAAACAGTAATTCATCGTCAGACATTTCCATGACTTCGTACGGAAATCCTGGATACATCGGGATGTAAACTTTATCATCCCCGGTTATTTTTCGAACCGTTTCTACAATGGATTTTAAAGCTCTACCTATGTCAGCAAGTGTCTTTTCACTTGCTCCATTATATTCATTGATGATAAAGTTATTATCATCAGGAGTTATAATGTACCCCATTCGCATTAATTCAGCATTAGCGGTTGCCAGAACTGCTTCAATAGTAGAATTTCTGGCTTCTATGTTTTCCGACTTCTCGGGAATGATAGGCCAGAAAACCGAACATCTTCTTTTCATAAGATGTTCATTTAATCTGTCCATAATAAATGGACTGTTAAAGTTAACATTAGTTCTTGTGTTTGTACTTGTTTTCATCATTTTTTCATCCTTTCAAATTAGCTTACTGACTGTACACAATTTTTTAAGTCAGTAAATAGTTTGGCGTTTAAATAAAAAATAAACTGGAGAACCTGTGCACGGATTCTCCAGTTTATTGATAGTTTAAACTCATGTTTCATATTTTGTATCTTAAGCATTGAAACTAGTATATTCTTTTCATTTTTTTTTTAATTAGAAGGAAGTTTCAATATATTGATATTATGAATCATGAGTTAAACTTTTTGTAACCCACTTAAGCAAAAACAGTAGAATACAAATATAATTCTTTTTAGAAGGAACTGTTTTCATAGTGTGGGAGGATTTATGAAAGAATATTTTCTTTCACTATTACCATAATATATTATATAATTAAAAGTAAAAAAGTGTTTTTCACTTTTTTGATTAATTTAATGTATATTTGTAAATAAAAATTAATAATTAAATTCTTCTTCAGGAACTTCCATTTCTTCAGGTCTTATAGCTGAGAGTCTAGATTCAAGAACTGGTATAATATTAGAATAAAGAATATTATACAATTCTCTATTATCTTTAAAATCTTGATGCATCCCCTTAAGAGTGAATTTATTATCTTTATTATCAGCAAAATAATAACCGTTTCTATTACCACCAAGAATACCTATTTCTTTTGCATAATTTACCGATGACCTCAATGAATCTATTCCTCGTACTTTATCATATATAAGAGGTACAGTTTGTCCGGCTTGGTTAGTTCTAGATTTTATTATTTCGAGCCTTACACCAAAACCATCAAATCCATCATCTTCAAGTGTATATTTTTCACTACCTACTGCTACAAACTTAATTAAGATATGAGCCAAAAACTGCGGTGTTTTTCCTCCTGGTAAAGCCTCGTCTTGTTTTAAATAAAGCATTTCAGACGGTGTTTTAGTAATACCCATTCCAGGATTTGTTTTTATCTGATTAATGGCTATGAGTGTAATATTTGCAGTTCTTATATATGGAAGAATTTCATTAAAAAATCTTCCTATCTCACCAGTAAGTCTCATTCTATCAGTCTGAGTTCCTATTTCTTCAAGTTTGGCTAATTCTTTTTTATCATTTTCATTGAGACTCATAGTAATGGTCGCTATGGAATCAAGTATAATAACGGTTGGTTCATATAGTGTTATCTCTTCACCAAACTCATTAAGTTTACCTGTTTTATACTTATATTTATCAGGATTACTTGTTTTCTCCATATATACATCCATTATTGTTTTTTTCATATCTTCAAGTGTTGTTTTTTCCTGCCTAAGAATATATTTACCCTGAGCCATCTCAGACATGTTAAATCTTGTAAGAGCTTGAATACGTGTATAATTTAATGCCTGTTCAAGGTCAAAATGAATAACTATACCATTATCAAAACCTCTTACTATATTAGCTGCTATCTGAATAGCAGTTGTTGTCTTAGAAGTTGACGGCTTACCGATAAATTCGATATAAGATCCTGCTGTAATACCTATTGATGGATATGTGTCAATCAACGAATTATCATCATTAAAAACATTCACTTTATATCCAAGGTAATAATCAAGGACTGGAAATCCTGTCTTATACGAAATTACAGACGCGTTACAGTCAAAATAATTTGTTTTCTTCCCAGTACTTCTAAGTGCTTCAACTAAAAAATTTTTTCCCATTTTTAATTACTCCTTTTTTATATTATATAAAATAAAATTATGCACAGTGCTATCGTTACTATATTTAGAAAGAATGATAAAAACTGAAAGTATTTGATTTTAGTAATAGTATCAACAAGCTCGTCCAAATCATGTGATAAACACTCAATCATTTCACCCTGTTCTTTACATAATAACGCAGTTTCATGTATGAAAGAAAAATTTTGATCTATTGATTTTTTTAATTCATCATGAACACCTTTATGTATATCCATATTTTCATCAATACGTTTACTAATTTTATCAAGTGAACACAGCATCTCTGCTTCAGTCGTACGAATACTTGTATGTTCATTTTTTATATTTCTACCCATTCTTATCTCTCCTTTATATTTTAAAGTTATGTGAAAGTTCTATTCAATATATTAAAGTAAATTTAAAGTATTATTATCGACAGAAAACAATGAACTAACGAGGTGATTATTATGATTACTAGGTTAAGTACTGATGTTAATATTGATTCTAATATGATAGGTATTGTCATGAGTGATATTCCAGTATCAAATATAAATCAAGGTATACCATTATATATACCTCTTTTTATGTGTAATATAGAAAATAGCAACCCATCTATATCTATTGCAAAAACATACGGGAATAGTATTTTTAAAAATGCACAATCATGTAAACCTCATATTTCTACAATATTGAAACAACAGAATTATTTGACTGCCAAACTTAATTTAAATAGTGATATTAACCATATTATTTCAATTGATGAAAAGGGTAATCGATATATTAAAAAAGGTACTAAAGTACAGTCTGAATTTATTCATTCTAAAATATCCGATTTAAGATTTAATACAAATATAAATTTTTGAAATAAGGAGGATTAATCATCTATGTCTATACCTGTTACTATAACCGAGCAGATTAATAATGCTGAAAAATGGGAGATATCTTACAGAACACTACACCCCTCTGCAATACTAAAAGATGAATTTAGCTCTAGGAACATAGAAATTCCGTTTTCATCATTAACTAATAAATACAGACATTTTTTAAGCAAAATCGTCAGAACTACAACATTGGATGATAAATTACAGGCTAGATATAAACAGAGACCAAAATTAGTTTCATACGATTTATATGGAACTACAGAATTATGGAATGATATACTTATATTAAATAATTGCTTTTCTACTATTGAATTTAATCCAGTTGTTATAAAAGCATATAACCCTGATAAATTGAAAGAATATATCAACGAGATTTTGATTCTGGAAAAATTGATATAAATTAAATTTTATTTTTCTATAACATTCTATTAAGGGGGAACCCCTACCGGCTGGGGGAGCGAAAAGCGAGCCCACAAATGGGGGATAAAAAAATAAAAAAAAGAGAAGAAAAATAAAAAAAGAGAAAGATAAAAGAAAATAAATAGAATAAGAAAGAGAAGGAAAACCCTGAATAACTTAAAAAATATGAAGATAGAAGGAGATTCGTACTCCTTCTATCTTTTTTATCCAGTTTTTCTTAATAATAAATATATATATACGTTTTGGTTTTTATGTTTATTTTGACAATATGATATACAAAATAATTTATTTATGAGGTGATATTCAATGGGTATTGATTTAAATAATCAACAAATTGATTGTACTTATAAAATGGAACAATGGTGGAAGAATGGCACTAAACAGAGATTTGAAATAACCTCAAAAGCTGGTTGTGGTAAAACAACAGTAGCTAAGTATTTAATAGATAGAATAGGGTTAAAACAAGATGAAGTATTAGCTATGGCATTTATGGGTAAAGCTGCTTTACAATTATCAAAACAAGGATTAAAAGCTAGAACTATTCATTCTGCTATTTATGACTATGAAAAAGTTTTAGCCAGAGATGAAAATAAAAAAATTATATTTAATTCAAATGGTAAACCAAAAATGATATCAAAATTCTTTTTAAAAGACCATCTACCTAAAAAGGTAAAACTCATTTTAATAGACGAAGGTTCTATGGTAGATGAAAAAATAGCTAAGGATATTGAAAGTTTTGGTTTACCAATTATTGTTTTAGGTGACTTAAATCAGTTACCACCTGTGTACGGTAATCCATATTTTTTACAAAATCCTGATTATGAATTAACACAAATAATGAGACAAGCAGAAGATGACCCCATAGTAAGACTTGCTGATGATATTTTGAACGGTAAAGAACTACATCCTGGTATATATGGAAATTCAGCAGTAATAAACAGAAGCGATATTAATATTAATTATTTTACTAAATCTGATATAATTCTTTGTGGTACTAATAAAACAAGATTTAATATTAATAATTTTTGTCGTTCTGATATAAAAAAAATAATCAAATTGGAATACCCTCACATTGGTGAAAAAGTTATTTGCAGAAAGAATAATTGGGATAAATGTATTGATGACACATTATATATGACCAATGGTACAACAGGGTATGTTGAGAATATATATAGGGATAGTTTTAATGGTAAAACTATGTGTATGGATTTCCGTCCAGACTTTTCTAAAAAGTGTTTTAAAAATGTTACATTTAGCTATAAGCATATGTATGAAATTCCAGGAACACAAAATGATGAAGACTCATTTATTGATAAATTTAATGATAAAATGGAGTACGCATATGCTATTACTGTTCATAGCTCCCAAGGTAGTCAATGGGATAAAGTTTTATATTTTATGGAAAATATGATGAGAACAGAACTTGATAGAAGACGACTAAATTATACAGCTATAACAAGAGCTGCTAAACAGATAGTAATTGTGTTGAACAGGTAAATATTTATATATTATTTTTGTAAAGGAGTGATAAATATGGCATCATCAAGGAATGTCTACCAGCAGAAAACAGTTGTTTCAGTACCTAAACAAGAACTGATGGAAAATGTAGTTCTTAATACAAATTTAGGTAAGAAAGAACTAAGAATCGTCTTGTTTCTTCTTACGGAACTAGATGGTTGGTCAGAACCAATAAACGGTGGTTCTGACCCAAAAAACTTTAAAGTCATAGATTTCAAGAGGATTGCAAAAACTCTTGATATGGACACAAAAGATGTTAAAAAATCTATAAAGAGTCTGGTACGTGAATGGATTATCGAACAAGGTAACAGTAATTCTGGTACTGATGGTTATAGATTTAGATTTTAAAAAAAGGAGTGATTAAAAAAATGAATGAGCCGCCATCTAAAAAAATTATGCTTTTTGGTTCAAGAAGTATAAACTTCTTAACAGACGAAGTAAAAGCAATTTTATTCGCACATATGTATCGTGGAGATCACATATTAATAGGTGACTGTATTGGTGCTGATTACAGTGTTCAAAAGTTTTTGTTTGAACGTAATTACCCTTTCGTCACGGTATATACCAGCGGTCATATGCCTAGACATATAGCTAACGAGCATTGGTCTGTGAAGGCTGCCAAAGTCAAGCTTGAGGATTATGAGTCCGAGAGCGAATACTACAAAGTAAAAGATATGTTAATGGTATCAGATTGCGATGAAGCAATTGCAATATGGAACGGGGAATCCCGCGCTAGTAAAAATAATATAGATACATTAATTGCTTTGAATAAAAGTAACATTGTATTTATATATCCACAGTTGGTTTAATAATTAAACAGAAAGGAAAATAGATATGTATAAAACTTTTAATTTTAAAAATGAAACAGAAGAGAAGAAGCTCTCGTTCATGTTGTAGATAATACAGTACGAACTGTATTTTATGATAAAAACAATAAACCATATAATGTGGGAATAATCATCCCTCATGAAGAGTTTTTTAATGCAGAGATGACTTTTGCTTATGAACAGCAGCCTGAACTGGACTTTATTATCGGGCTTGGTCCGAGAAAAAGAACAATCTCATTGAGGACTTCTAAACCCGATGTGAATGTTGGGATTATAGCAAAAGAAACATTTGGTGGGGGTGGTCATGCTGCTGCTGCAGGTGGACGGCCTGGTCATCCGTTATTCGTTAAACTAATAACTGAATATTATGACGGAATGGATGGTAAAGTCATTCCTCCAATATATTCATCAGTTGAGTAAAAAAAAATGAAAATATATTTGTTTTATAAAATAGGAGACGATGTAGGCATATATAACAAACCAGTTATATATGCCTACACATCTCATAAAGAACTAGCCAAAAAATTTTGCCAAATGAGAAATATGGATTTATTCCTTGAAAAAATTGAGAATATATCCAAAAATGAGTATAACGCCTATACTCAAAGTTTACACAGTCGTGGTAAAGAACTGATAGAAACAACTCTTATTACTAACGGTGATTCTTATAATGATATAAGAAGAATTCCGATGGTTATCACACAACACGAAGAAGAGGTTGTTTGTTTAAGAACAGATGATGTGTATGCTGAGATAGGTAAACATACTAATTTTTGGTCAGGGTATTTTAATGATGAATTAAAGGATGCCCTCGATAAATTATACTATTTCGATTTAATGGCATTTTCATCTTCAATGGAACTATCGCTTGTTTCATTTTATGATGAAAACAAACCGTTAAAACCATGTATCGAAATTGATCAATTGCAATATTTCATTTTTCATTTCGGTAATACAATGAAAGTTAAGTAATTTTAATTTGAGGGGTGATTATAGATTTTCACCCCTCTTTTTTATTGAAAGGATGATAAATAAATGGGAAATATATTATCTAAAATTAATTCATCGGATGTAATTAACCCCTTTTCAAAAAATAATGAAAAAAATGCAGCAAAAGTTATAAATAGTGATCCAATTGCACAATCTAATATTATTAATGAAACTGGAACAGCAAGTAAACTATTAAAGACTGTTGCGGATGGTCAGGTAATTAAATCGGCAATAAATGCTGGGCTATCTAATCCAGATATTCCTGTTGTAAAGGAATATGGAATACATGAAAATAGTGAATGTAAAGAAGATGATGCTATATTTATAGATTCACGAGATGACAACAATTTATATCATATAATTGCTGATAATAGTGCAGAAATATGGAAATACGATCCTCTTAAAACACATGGAAATATACGTGATGATGATGAATTCGTGAAATGCTGCGTAGAATATCTAAAAGAATTGAATACAGATGAACAGGAACGTATACTACGTAGAATACAACAAGAATTAGATAGAGATAACAAATGATAATATCTATATCAATATACGTATATTAAAAAGATAAATATATATATTATTTTTAATGTAATATATAGGTGAGTAAAAACATCTATATGTTATAAAGAAAACATATACGGTTCTTTACCACATGTCAAGTGGATTTCATTACCCGTAGTCAAAAGAAATGAAAAAAGTACATAGGAGGTACTTAAAATGGAAGTAAAAGTAACAAAAATAGTAAGAGGGTCAATTTTCACAGTCGATGACCACAACCCGACCGGCGATATCCCATCACACAATTATATCGTCATAAACATGGGTGCTGACAGCATACCATGTGCTAAAGTAATGTGTATGGGGATAACCTCATGCCGGAACGCATCACCGACAAATATTTTTCATGACATGATGCCTATAGTCATGAGTAATGGCTATAAATGTTATGTCGATACAACGAAAGTTTACTTCTTTAGACCCCAGGAGGTAAACTTAAATAGATTTAAGGGCAGTATTGATCTATTGATAGTAGAAAAGCTGTTAAAAGTTTTTCTAATACGGGTGGGTCTACTGCCTTTAGAGGAGTATTCAGTATTAAAGAAGGAACTGGGGTTGATAGATATATCGACCCCACAGAAGAACAAGTCTCCTCTAACTTCTGTAGATGAGGAAGACACGGTTTCTGTAACTTCTTCCTCATCTACAGAATCTTCTAAGATTTCTTCATCTGATAAAGATGAAAAGAAAGTCAAAGAAGAAAGTAAAAAGGATGAAATAGCAACACCATGGTACCCACGGTTGATAGCTGAGTATACAGACGAGCAGCTCGAAAGAGCTCTTGTCATACTGAAATCTGGCGACGCCGAATGGTGTGCCAGAGAGATGCGTTGCAACAGTCACAGCGCAGTAAAACATAAATTAAAGAGGATTACTGAGGAGATTAATCTAAGAACTCCTCAAAAATTCTCTGAAAAATTCCAGAAATTCGGCTCAAAACCGGAATTCTGGGAAAAAAGTGACTTAGAGCGCTTCTCTAAGCTCTTTACAAGTGACAGAGAACAACTCGAAGTCGAAAGTGGTCAAAAGACCACACAGTTGTTCAAAATATTTGATACAGTCAAAAAGGAATTGAAAAGGAGGGGAATAAGATAATATAAAAATAAAAGATGGATGATTTATAAATCATCCATCTTTTATTTTTTTATATTTTTTACCACACATCAATAAAATGTTGATTTGGTTATATATTATTTTTTTGCATAAATTGATTAAACATGAAAGGAAGATAAAAATTATGCCAGAAGTACAAAAGTATTCATTAACAGACGAATTACAGAAAGCAAACGAAAAGTATCAGGGATCTGCGGCATTACTTGGTATGTCGGTTTTAACAACTCCCGGATATATAAATTCGATGCGTTCAGTAATGTTTACTGCTCACCTTAAGCAGTTCTTGAATCTTCAGAATCCTGAGTTTCCTTTTGTTTTCACCAATGCTGAAAATGTTGTAGGAAGACATAGTTCTGGATATAAGAAAGCAAAAAATAAGTTGAAAGTGTACAGAAAGGTAGCCAAATACGATGAGATATTGGATACACCCAATATCTATAAGCTGTTTGTATTCGATACTGAAAAGAAGTGTTATGATGTTATTACACGTAAATCTGTTGAAGATTTAACAGAACATTTCGGTTTTGAATACAACAACGATGTTATTGACTCGTTTGACGAGGGTGATACAATTAATAAAGGCACAGTACTTTATAAGTCAACATCGTATGATGAAGACATGAACTATGCATATGGTAAGAATGTTACTATGATGTATACTCTTGACCCTTACACATCAGAAGATGCTGCTGTTGTAAGTAGAAGTCTTGCTGAATCAATGACATCTATTGAAACAGAAGTAATCAGTATCGGTCTTAATGATAATGATTACTTTGTTAATTTACAAGGAGAAAAATATTCTCTTATTCCCGGAAAGAAAGGAAAGTATAAACCTCTTCCTGATATAGGAGAAGTTGTTAGTGGTCATCTTGCCGCAATAAGACGTCAGTTTAATAATCAGCTGTTATTCGATTTTAATGCTGACAGTCTTAATCAGATTCATGAGGGTGACCTTGTTTATTATATTGGTAATGGTAATGAAGTAATTGACTATACAATATATAATAACAATGAGAATATTGTTGATAATGCTTTTACAGAGCAGATTAATAAATATCTCAACGGACAGAATAAGTATTATCAGGAAATTCTTGAAGCATGTGAAGAGATAATAAAATCGGGATTTGAATATAGTCGTGAAATAGATTATCTCTATAAACGTGCAAAAGATATGCTTGATAGTAAGAAAAAGTGGCGAGAAGGCGAGAATGCGTTTTCTAACATGGTAATCGAAATACAAGTTAAGAAAGTTGTTCCTCTTGCTAAAGGGCAGAAAATAACCGGTCGTTATGGAAACAAATCAGTTATTTCGGAAATACGAGAAGATGAAGATATGCCGTTTACTGAAGATGGTAGACGAGTTGATTTACTTCTCAATTTGTTAGCGTTGATAAATCGTACAACATCATTTCCAATGTACGAAATCATATCAACATCTATTGCATACAAGGTACGTAATAGAATGAAGGAGTTAACCACTTATAATGAAAAAGAAGAACTTCTTTTTGATTTCATCAAACAGTACAATGAAGTTGAATATGAAAGGATGTGGAAACTTTATTGTGATATGAGTGCTGATGAAAAGAAAGATTTTATAGATGATGCTATAGAAACTGGAATTTATCTTCATCAGCCACCTCTGTGGGAAACAAAACCTATTTTCCATAGAATACAAGGTATACTTCAAAAGTATGATTGGCTTAAACCAGATAATGTCTATATCAATAAATGGGGTCGTAAGATGAAGATTCTTAATAATTATTGGATAGGCGATATGTATGTTCTTAAACTCAAGCAGACTGATAGAAAAGGATTTATAGTACGAAGCACTGGTGCAATAGATACCAAAGGTCTTCCTACTAAAAGTTATAAGTCAAGATCACACCTTGAGCAGTATTCCGGTAACGCGATCCGCTTTAACTACACCAGAGCGGAAATACTAGTAATAGTATTTAGTAAAACTCTTTTAATTGCTGGGAAATCTCTCTGAGACAATCAGCAGCGAAGTTAAAATACTCTAAAAACTCTTTTATTATTTAAATAATATAACAGAATTATAAAAATATAATAATGGAGTTGATTATATATGACGGATATTAATTTAGATGAAAATCGAAATTATAATGAAGAGATATGGCACAAAATAATATATGATGATTTAAAAGGGAACTATTCAGTTAGTAATATGGGTAGAGTTAGAAATGACACTACTGAAAAGGTTTTAAAACCATGGGTTACTAATAAAGGATATTTAGCTATATACTTACCAGCAAAGAAAAACACTGGAAAAAAAGTATGTAGATTTACTATTCATTGGTTGGTCTTAGCTATGTTTACTGATGAACATGAAAAAATATACGATTCTAGATGGATAGTAAATCATAAAGATGGTATTAAACACCATAGCTATTTATCAAATTTAGAATGGGTCACTTATAGTGGAAATTATAATCATGCAATTGAAAACGGACTATGTAATAATTATGGAGATGAAACAAAAAATTCATCACATACTTCAGAAGAAGTAAGAAAAATTGCAGAATTATTAGTTCTTGATAAATCATACCAAGAAATTATTGAAATTATGGGATATGAAAATAATTTTAATACACGAAATTTTCTCAGTAGTATTGGAACAAGAACTAAGTGGAAGAATATAACAAAAGATTATAATTTTAAAACACATACGAAATCAACTATATATAAATATTCCGAAAAAACTATTCATAAAATATGCAAATGTATAGAAGACGGTTATAGGAATTATGAAATAATTAATGAGCTTCATATAACAGATAAAAAAGAAGCTAAAAAATATTTATCTCTCATTTATAGAATTAAAAAGCATACAGCTTTTAAAGAAATATCTAAAAAATATAATATGTGAGTATTTTAAAACGTTCAACGACTATCGAAAGGGTAGTTATAAGAGAAATCTTATAATGAGTAACTGAGTAGAGTAGTGCCTTTATAGGTTAGTATTATAGTGAGATTAGCTGTAAGTAAATCTATTAAAACGAAACGGAGAGCTCCTGTATTATGGTAACAATAATATGGGATGATGATATAGTCTAATCTTTATAGCGATATAAAGTAGTAGTAAAAAATGTGGTGAATTTGAGACTCTTAACTTCACAATAGGAATACTTCCTGATGATATAGCGTTATTCAATGCTATGTATAGAACATCAATTAAGGGAAGAAAAGACCTTGTGAAGTTACTATTCCAGCCATCTGATGGAGATTCTATACAGAAAATTGATTCATCATATACATCTCGTGTTGCTGAGATATTTAATGTATATCTTAAGTCTCTCTCTATTGATTTAGAGTTTGTAGATGAAGATAATGTTATTTATTCATATGATGATACAACTCTGACTAATCATGAACTTAATGGAGTTGAGTATTTTTGTACAGATTATCAGTTCCTTCTTATTAAAAGAAGAGCTGAAATACGTGAAGAAATTCTTTCAGAGAATGCCATGTTGGCTGAAGAAGAATTGGAAAGAATGATTGACGAGGAACTTAAGAGACGGAACTATCTTACTGGTTCTGTAGATTAAAATAATAATACACATGAGTGATAAATTAAAAAATCACTCATGTGTATTTTATTAATATTTACTTGGAGGTAAAAAAATGACTAATAGTGAATTATATACAAAAATAAAAGAAAAAACTAATACTCCTTTACTGTTTGCCGAGATGGAAATGTTGAGTAATGTTATAAGACGTGAGAGTGTGGACACTCTCATAAAAATCTTTAAAAATTCCCCATATTATTTTGATAGTATTGAAAGTCTATGCGATATAATAATTTTCAAAAAAGAATGGACTGAATTATACGAAAAGATATTAAACTTAAAAAAAATTGATGATAATTCAGACGATATAAACAGACTGACTAATGAGTTGTATGACTTAGAGAAAAAATATACTCCTTTACACTCAGCATTAATATCGGCTATAAGTAATGTTAACGAATATGTAGATAAGATTGACGAAAATCTTTTATCTAGTATATTATATTCCATTTGCTTTGAATATGCTATTTCGGGTAATTATACACATTTTCTTTCCTGTAATATTCATCACTACAAGGATAATACGTATATCAGTACTAGATTTAAATGTAATCTTGTAAATGAATTTGATCATTTACACATGATTAAACTTATTAAAAAAGTAAATAAATTTTTAGGTAATGAATATGAATTTGATAATAAGTATATTAAATATACTATTATTGACGGTTATTTTAGATTAACAATAAGAATACCGGATTCAGTCGGTTAAGAGAGTTTTCCTTTTCAAATATAGGGAACATAGAAAAGAAGAGAGTGATGATATATCATCACTCTCTTCTTTTTTTTTATATTTTTCTTATTGTTGGTTTAAGACCTTGACCAGCATAGAGCTTTTTAAATCCAATTGCATCAGATTCAGAAAGGAATGTCTGTCCGAGTATATCTTTTCCATCATATTCATAACTTACATTTAGAGCTCTAAGCCTATTTGTTATCTTAGCTAACTGAAGAGGTGACGCATTTACTGCAAATACCAGCTGATACCTTTCAGTTTTATGTGTAATAGTTCTACTATTATGAGCTCTTTTAGATACAGGCTTCTTGGTTTCTGAAATAGATGGAGATGAAACAGTATTTTCAATAACTGGTTCTTCCTTATTGTTGTTATCCATTACAGTCTGTACCTGATAATCAGATTCTTCATTAACTGATAAAGGAACATTTTCAAATGAAATTTCATTAGTTTCAGTCACATCATTTACAACTTCATTATCAATGATATTATCTGGAGCTTTATATAAATTTTGTGACTTATTATTTCTATTTTTCTTAGCCATAAGAAATCCTCCTTTTATAAAATGTTTATTATATTGTGGGTATTTTTTATATTTATTACATCATATTCTCATTTTTTATAATGACAAATATTTAAGTATTTTTTTTTTGAAAGATGGTGAGTATATGAGAGAATTTGCACGTTCTGAACATATGAGAGAAAAATGTCATTATTGTGGTTGTAAGAATAAACTTTATACTGATATTATTGATAAACAAACTGGTAAAATTGCTGGTCACACGCTTAGATGCTGTGCCTGCGGAAGAATAGTAACGTTCATTGACCCTAATTATTATGGTATAACAGAAAAATCTAATATTCCAATAATTGACTTTATGAATGGTAAGTTTATTGCTGGAAAGCAGAAATGTATATTTGAACAATATTGTCCCCATAAAAACTGCGGACTTTACGGTTCAAGACCTCCTCATAAAACAAATCCTGATTCTGATAAACATACTAAATGCGATTGTAATTGTGAGTGTTGTGAGAACACTGGCTGTGAATTTCAATATCTTAATAAACTACATATTAAAGCTTCAAATGGACCACGTTTTAAGTGATTAAAAAAATATTTAAGAAAGGTAAGTGTGATCCATAATGTTAAATGATGAGTATTCGTATGAGCCAACTGATATTGACGACGAGCTCTTTCTGTCTGAGGTACCTCTTAATCTACTACAAAAATCTATTGAAACACAATTTCAAGACCCACTCGAAAATAGAAAGAGAGATTATATCCAGACGTATATAACAAAATATGATTTTTCAAAACAAAATCTTGAAGGTGATGAGGCTGAAGAACTAGAGCAAATGAATGCTAGGTTCTTATCATTCATAACAAAAATATTTGATGTTTATTTAGGAATAGGATTTCCAGAATTAGAAGATATGGATGACGAAGAAGCACATGAACTTATTCTACAAACATATCGTTTCTTCATAAAAAATATAAAGAAGAATTTTGTTTATCTCATTTTTAATTACATTGATCAAAACTTGGAAGAGCTGGTTAATGATGATGAAATTTGTCCTAAGAAGAGAGATGTCACAACTCTCAATTTTAAAGGTGAAATTGAAAATGAGAATGATATTACAATCATATCTAATCTAGGTTCGGTTGTTTCTTATATTTTAAATCAAGACTTCTCCGTTGATGATTTCTTCGATTTAATAAAGTCTAACAGTAATTGTCTTGAAACAGAATATGTGGAAGAAAAGTTTGATGAATTTTTAATAACTGGAAATTTTGTAAATAATTATATCAATATGGTTGATTCTAGTTTTAGAATTGAACTAGAATCAAAGATAAGAAATAAAATACTGAAAAAGTATCCTAAAAGAACAAGAAAAGAAATTGAAGACGAAATTGAAAATACGGAAATTGTTGATAACGAAGATTAATGCTTAATGTGGTGGTTCATTAAGAAACTATTAATCAATTATATAATATTTATTTGTATAAACACTAAGGTTTATATATAATCTTTTTAAAATCTGAAAGGAGTAATATCTATGTTTTTTGGAAAAAACAATAATAACGGAGGAGTAAATGTTAACACATCATTTTATACCTCGTATAGTAATGAGTCATTACTTACTGTGGGTGGATGGAACCGAAATCTGTCAATAAAGCTTGCACCCTCAACAGGTAAAGATGCAAATGGTCTAACACAGTATACTCAGGACCAGAATCAAATAATTAACACGAGTATACGGGAAGAAAATGCAATAGCTCTTCTTGAAGGCTATAAAGAAGTAATTCTTCCAGCTATTAAAGATAAGAAAGATGCTAAGATCACTATTTCAATAGGAAGTGGTGATACTAAAAAAGCACTTTCTATTATGTATAAGGATGGTAATGCAATCCTTGAACTGGCTACAAATATCAACGAGTCAGGTGTAACTGACGAAAGTCATGTTTATAAGCATACTTTTAATAAGAAGGGATATGCTGTTGATTATAAATGGGAAGATGGAACAGCGGAAGTAGTAGATACTGAAGCAGACCTTATTAACTTCATGAAGAAGATAGAGAAGATGCAGGATTTAGTACCTACAACTGCTCATAGTATCAAGTATTCAGAAGCAAATAAGGCAGCATATAAAAATAATAATCAGAATAACAGTGATTATCAATCAAACTATTCAGCACCGTCAAATACATTTAACGGTTCTGATATGGGCGATTTCCTGCCTTATTCGTAAATAAAAACCAAACGAGTGAAATTTAATATTAAATTTCACTCGTTTTTTTTGTAATAGAAAGGGGTTGATTAGTTATGTCTGAACGTCATATATATGTCACATCTGATACCATATTCACAAATTCTCAATGTCTGTTTGTTGAATATAATGACGTTATTAAAATGCCAATGTTTGTACTCTTGTTAATTTTAAAAAATAATGAGAGTATGAAAAATATATTTGATATGAGAGAAATTGACTATCTTTCACTTCCTGAGTTATATGAATGGTATACCACACGAAAACATATAAATTTTTTAGAAGATTTACCATTAAAGGTAAGTAATCTACCTGATAATTTTTTTGATGAGACATTGAATGATTTAATGCTTAAATCAAAAGATTTATATAATAACATTGGTGAATTAAGCTTTGCTGATGTAATACGTATGGTGATTGCTCAAGAAAAATTAGTTAAACGAATAGTAATTTATAATAAGGAAAATAATGATTTTATTCGTAATGATGTGCATGAAATGTACGGCGATCATGTTGAATTTATATATGGAGATTTTCGAGAGGTTATTGAAAATATCCCTAATGATTCGACATATGTATTTTCAGATATAAATAAAATTAATATATTAGCAGAAATGGAAAGATTAAATTTCGCATCTATTCTGATACCACATGGATATAGATATAATTCAATTGATAGTGAAACTTATAAAGTAAATTTTGAAGAATTACTTTCAAAGTTTACATTTAAATATGAGTTTTTTAATCCAATTGCTATCAATTGATTTATAATAATCTAGAATACAATTTTTATAACAAGTTTTTTTGAGAGGAGTAGATTAAATATGAATAACTACGAAATTGATAAAAATATCAAGGAAGCTACTGTTGGAGTTGATATGAGCTCTGACGACGGTAGACGCTTTAAAAAAGAACCTAGGATAAATGTAATATCAAAAGAAGAATTTGAAGAAAGAACTCAACAGGTATTTCATCTCCTGTGGAAGCATCTTTCAAAGTCGTTTGGTCCATATGGTGCTCCGACTTTAATAAATAATTATCCTTATAGACACGTAACAAAAGATGGATATACAATAATGAAGCATCTTTCTATGGATTGCTCAGAAACTCTGGTTGACCAGGCTATTGCTGATATGGCGGCAGATATATGTGGTAGACTTAACTATTCAGTTGGTGATGGTACCACATCTGCAGTTATTGCAACAAATAGTATTTTCCAGAATTATTGTAATTCTAAAAAGTGGTTTAAGGATAACTATATTCTTCCTCGTGACATACTTCAAAAGTATGCCATTATTAAAGAAGAACTTATTAAGCGTCTTCATGAAAAATCAAGACCAGTAACTAAAGAGAATTTATATCAGATAATTCATGATGTTGTCTATATATCAAGTAATGGTGATGAACAGATAACTGATTATATATCTGATTTATATAGAGAACTTGGTTGCCCTGCTATTTCTTGTGCACTTTCTCCTGATGGTGTGACAAGAAAAACTTTGATAAGCGGCTATAAGTTCGAAGCAACGCTTACTGATAAGCTTTATATTAATTCAGATGATAATACATTAAAGTTAAATGAAGCAGATATTGTCATCTTTGAAACAAAGATAACACGTGAAACTTATGAAACGATTCTCATGCCTCTCAATAATAATTGCAGAGCTAGAGGAAGACATCTTATAGTTATGGCACCTTATTATGATGAGATTGCTCTTAAACAGGTTATTGCTCGTGATTTAAATAATGAGTATTCCAAGAATAAGGATATTAATATGATTCTTATGACATATCGTGCAACATCGGCACATGCTAAGAGAATTATAAATGATTTTGCAGTTCTTGCAAATACACTTATAATTGATAGAGCTATAGAAAGGTCTATTAAGGACGATATTGCAGGTGGTAGACAAGTATTTGAGATATTTAATATTGATAATAGAGATATACCGTCTATAAATAATATAGCGTTCCCCATTGATAATTCTACTGGTGATGTCCATGTTGTATATGACAATCCCATTATTTTTACAGGTATAAATGAAGTTCCTGAAGGATTTTCTATTCCTAATCTTATAGATAATCCAATAAGGCTAGGATATGCAGGAGATATTTCTCTTGGTCTCGATTCTTCTGTATTCGGTAAGTTCTTCTATGATGAACATCGTTTTGATACAATATATCATGATGCAAAGGATATACTCGAAGCGACTGAGAAGAAGTATCAAAAGCTTGGAACATTCAATTACGAAGTTTCTCAGGCACAGGAAAGATTCTATTCATTGAATCTTAAGATGGGACTCATTGAAGTTGGTGCGGATAGTGAACTTTCACAGAAGCTGTTAAAAGATGCTGTGGATGATGCTATTAAGGCAGCAGCAAGTGCTTTTAATTTTGGAGTAATTAATGGATGCAATGTTGACCTTATCTCGTGTATTGAAGAATCATTGCAGAGTAAACTTCATGAGAATACTGTTGATACTACTGACATAGTATTATACAAGATTCTCAGAGGTGGATTTAGAGATGTGTATAAGACAATACTCGATAGTGCTATAGGAAATTTTGAGATCGAAATCAATAAGTGCCCTAATGGTTTTCCTAAGGAACTTCATATTGGTATGATTAAAAATATATTCCCTGATTATGATAAATTAAATGAACTTATCATGTCATTACTTAGTAAGGAAGATTCGTCTACAGATGAAGAAGTACACATCAAAACTTCTTTAATTGATCTTATTATAGACTATTCTGTTAAGTATGGTCTCGTGTTTGATGTAGCATCTAAGACTTTTACTAATAGAGTAATTAATTCTTGTAGAACTGATGAAGAAATCCTTAAGGCAACGATTGATTTGATTTCGCTGTTAATTACTGGAAATCAGATGGTTGTAACACAGAAACATAATTTCTAAGAGATTGAGAGGGGATTTTTTAAATAATGGCAAAATCCAAATATCAATCCATTGGCGAATTTATGTATTCCCCTTTTGGTCTTAATTCGTCAATGGAAAAAAATAATAAATACGAAAGCTTGTATAATACATTTGTTAAAGCAAACAAGATATACATTGCTGGATATACTAATATTGAGGACTCATATTACGTTCACGTTAAAATTCCGTCAGAATCCCAAAAAGATGGAAAATATGAGTATGATGTTGTAATAAGATTTTTCACAGATAAACCTGAACTTAAACGTGCTAATAGTTTAAGAGCATATTATATGCAATTTTTCAGTAATAGTCCTAGTTTTATATATAAATACGCCGCTTTATATAAAAAAGAAGACTATTTAATCAAAGTTTTATATGATAAACTTGATCCTGAATATAGCAATGTGATGCCCACTAAAACTAATGCAGATATGGAATTATCATATGATAAATCTATTTATTTTGCTTGTAAATTTTTATCAGACGGGCGATTCAGATATTTAAATAAAGTTGGTCTTTTGCTTCAAAAAAAGAAGACACCTGCTAAGTTTTTCTCAGATATCTCCGATTTTCAGTCAATTAAATTTGACCGCGAATTAATGGATGTTGAGAAAAAACTCAAGAGAGATATTCAAAATAAACGAACACCTGAGGAACATAAAGATCGGAAAAAACTTAATGATTTAAAAAAAATACAGGCAGGTTCATCAACATTGAAAGACAAGACTCATACCTCTATATCTCGTAAACCTAAAATTACGGGCAATTCACATAAAAAAACAAAAATAGTTGCAAGAAAAACTACTAAAAAGAATTAGTTATATATTATTTTTTTTGCAATTAATTATGTTTAGAGAGGGGCATATTCACATGGCAAAAAAGAAAAAAAATAGTGACGGAATCAATGGCTGGAAACCAACAAAAGAAAGTCAGATGATAGTCACTCAGGATGGTAAACTTTTTGTTTGCAACTTTGACAAAGTCTTCGGTTATCCAAACTTGGAAGTTTATAATCGATTTATTATAAACAGACAGGCGTATAAAAATCAGTTGCCGGTAATCATCAATTATATCAATTATTTTATTAATTTTTACGACACTGATCATGAGCTTGTACTCGGATATTTGAAGGTTAAGTATGCACTGGACAAAAATAAGGAATTCAATCAGGACAATATGAAAGCATATATAGCTTTTTTATATGAAGTTATATTAACGCCGACTATTGTTGATAAGATAATTAGACTCACCGAGGATAATTATCATGAAGACATTGAAGCTGAAAGTGACGATAAAAAGAAATATCAGAAAAACAAGAAAAAATACCTTGAAAGTCTGGAATTCACTAATCAGCATGTTAAGATATTACTTTCAATATCATTAGCAATGAGAATTCTTTGTCCGGTGATTTTTCATTATTTCAGTATTAATAATATTAATGCTGGTAAAGATGATAACGAGTTATTTGATTTTTATCTTGGATTATTTAAGCTATTCGGTTACGGTACAACTTTTGAGCTATATGATTCTGATAATAATCTTTTGAAATCTGACATTGACAGAAGTGTAATAGATGAAGCTCTTAAAAACGGTGAAATCTATTTCGATTCAACACTTAATAATCGTGAAGGATATAGAATAAAGGACAGTAATAACTATTATGCTCTTACACGAATCGATATGTATAATAAACTTTTCGTATATGTAAAAGCTAAAGTTCTTGAAAGCTACAGTAATAACTCGATAATTTTTGATCAGAGAGAAATAATGGGAAAAGATATATATTGGGTTATTAATAACTTCACGAAAAATATGTTAGTAAGTTCTATCATAGTCAAATATAAATTTGGTAGTAAAGAAGAAAAAACAAATATAATCGGTCTCAATAAGACTGTTTTAAAATATCAACTCAATTACTATCTCAAGGAACAGTATAAGAAAACAATGATTGAGGTTACTGATACAAAGAATTCTGATGAATTATCTGGTGCGGATAAGATGCTTATGAATCTTACTAAACTTGATGAAGGAATTATGGTCTATGCTGATATAAATATTGACTCTACAGTCAATATGATAAAGAAGTTAATAGACATTCCGATATCTGATGAAGAAGTAAACTATTATATGAAACATCACGTGCCCTCTAAAATACAGATACAGTTGGTGTATTCATATTATACAAAATATTTTCACTCGTATAGAGATTTAAACCTTTTAACACGACGTGATTATATAACTTTACTGTTATTATTGAAGAAAAAGTTACTTATTGAGTTAGGATATGAGGAAGAAGATGGCACAATTCATCAAGCTGCATTACCTTATATTCTCACAGGTAATCTGGAGGATAAGTTAAACACTAGGATTATACGGAATAATAAGTTTATTTCTAAAGTGGAAGAATCCTATCTCTATAAGAACTTGGTTGAAACTAAGTTTTTCTTATTACAACAGATAAAACCTGATTATGTTTTATCTCTTCTGAGCAGTATTATCAATTCTAAATTCACATACATTGTATATGAAAGACCTGATTTATTAGGTCATGAGATAAACTATTCTGAAGATAAAATAAGTGATGAACTTTTATTCTTCTTAAACAGTATATAAATATATAAAGAGTGTATAGAAAAATTTCTATGCACTCTTTATTTTTTATATTATTAATTACATCATCATAACTTTATATACACAAGGAGGAAATATACAAAAATGTCAGTAGAAAAACGAAATGAGTACATAAGTTGGCATGAATATTTTATGCTATTAGCTCAAGTGTCAGCTTTAAGAAGCAAAGACCCTAGATGTCAGGTCGGATGCTGTATCGTAGACCCAAATAATAATAAAGTTATTTCTCTTGGATATAATGGTTTCCCAAGAGGAATTAACGACGATACATTCCCATGGTCTAAATCATCAAATAAATATAGTGAACAAAAATTTGCATATGTAGTTCATGCTGAACTTAATGCAATATTGAATGCTGGTAGAGCACTTAATGGTACACATATGTATGTAACCCACTTTCCATGTAACGAGTGTTGTAAAGCAATCATTCAGGCAGGGATAACCGACATATTTTATCTAAATGATTATGATGGAGGAAGTGAGTCTACAACTGCATCAATCAATATGATGAATGCAGTTAAAATAAATATACATCGGATTAAAAAATCCGATTTTGATTTAGTTGATTATATGGATAAATATAGTAAAGATAGAAATAATTAATCTATATTATTCATATAAAAATAATTGGTACTTTAAACCAACATAATACTTGATGCAATGATATGCATCAAGTATTATTTTTTTATTTGTTCTTTAATTAAGAATTTCTTTTTATAAAATTAAATAAAAAATGGAGAATTACATTTATTTAATTCATTTCAGAAAGGAAGAATTAAAATATGACAATTACTGTTTATAGTACTGGCTGTCCTAAATGTAAAGTACTTGAAACAAAATTAAAGCAAAAAAATATTAAATATACGATAAATAATGATATTGAAGTAATGAAATCACTTGGATTTTCAACAGTACCGATGATGGTTGTTGAATACGTTGACCGAGATACCGAAACATTTGATTTTAAAGGAGCCATTGAATGGGCTAATTCTATGGATTATCAAGTTGAATAAATTTTTTTAGAAAGGATTTGAATATATCATGGATATTCGGTTAAATACTGGTAGAGATTTTGATTTTGCTATTGATAATTTACGAAGAAAGTATGGAGAGAGTTTTGAATATCTTAATGGACTTCATCCGACACAATTAAATTTTTCCAACTTTATTGATGCTTTTATTGATAAAAACGTTGCTGATGTTACTATAGACGGAAATGCGAATGCACATCATAAAGATGTTGTTTCATTGGAAGCTGAAAAAGATAAGTCTATAGATAAGCTTTTTGCAGCGAACAAAATTTTTTATGAAATGGAAAAGAAGTATGGACAACAAACTGCTAGAGAATGGCTTGAAACCGAATGGACTGGTGGATTTTATTTACATGATTTCCCATCAGCAACATTAAAGCCATATTGCTATGCATATGATTTAGACAGACTTGCAAGAGAAGGTCTATTCTTTATTGAAAATTATAATTATAAACCCGCGCAGCATTTAACTACATGGTTTGATGATGTGATAGAATATATTTCATACATGTCAAATAGAACTTCTGGTGCTGTAGGGTTGCCTAATGTACTAGTATGGGCATTTTATTTCTGGAAAAAAGATACTGAAACTGGATACTGTATTAAGAATCCTGAATATCATATAAGACAAAATTTCCAGAAATTTATTCATAGACTGAATCAGCCGTTTATGCGTGTTGACCAAAGTGCGTTTACGAATGTATCAATTTTTGATAGATATTACTTGGAAGAATTATTTGGCGGACTTGAGTTTCCCGATGGTTCTCTGGCTATTGATTATATTGATGAGATACTTAACCTTGAAAAAATTTACATGGAAGTAACATCTGAAGTTCGTAATGAAAATATGTTCACATTTCCTGTATTAACTTATTCTCTTTTATATGATTACGAAAATGAGAAATTTGTTGATGAAGAATTTGCAAGGTGGTGTTCTGATCATAATTGTCAGTGGAATGATAGTAACTTCTTCATTTCGGATAATGTTGGTGTACTGAGTAATTGCTGTAGACTTCTCAGTGATACATCTAAACTGGATGCATTTATTAATTCTATTGGTGGTACAGCATTGTCAATAGGTAGTGTTAAGGTTAACACTATTAATCTTATGCATATATTCTATGAACTTGGTGATAATATTGATAAGGCAGCTTATCTTAAAATACTTAAGGACCGAGTTATTCTTTGCTGTAAAACACTTGATAGAGTACGACACATAATTAAAAGAAACCATGAAAAGGGCATATTACCCAACTATGTTGAAGGCGGAATTGAGATGAGCAAGCAGTATTGCACTGTTGGTATGCTTGGTCTTTATGAAGTAATTAAATCTTTTGGTTTTACATCTGAAGATGAGTTTGGAAACATTTCATATACTGATGAGGGAATACAGTTTGCTGAAGAGATTTTTAGTGTTATAAACACTACAAAGGATAACTTTACCGATGAATATTCGTTTAACCTTGAGTCAGTACCTGCTGAAAGAGCAGCTGTTATTCTTTGTGCAAAAGATAACTTACTGTTTAATAGGGACAGTGATACATTTATATACTCTAATCAATGGATTCCTCTTACTGCTAAGTGTACAATTCAAGAGAAGATAAGGTTATCGTCAATTCTTGATAAAAAATGTGGTGGTGGCGCAATCGCTCACATTAATATAGAAAATAATTTTCCCAATACGGATATGGCTTGGGATATGCTTAATGAAATTGCAAGAAAAGGCGTTATGTACTTTGCATTCAACACAAGAATAAATGTGTGTGAAAATCACCATGGCTTTGTTGGAACAAATATATGTCCAACCTGCGGAAAACCTGTATATGATACGTATCAGCGTATAGTTGGATTCCTTGTTCCGTCAAAAGCATATTCTAAAGAAAGGTTTAAAGAGTTTAATGCGAGACAATGGTACTCATTTGCACAACTCAGGAATGAAGGATGAGAATTAGATATATTCGTGATGAAGATTTTTCAAATTATAAAAAAATCTCCATGTTGATAGGAATGGGAGTATGTGATTGGAAATGTTGCGAAGAAGCTAATATACCTGTATCTGTATGTCAAAATTCGGAACTTGCTAGAGTTCCTGAATTAGATTATCCTATTGAGGAAATTTTTAAACGTTATATAAATAATCATATAACAAAATCAATTGTACTTGGTGGACTTGAACCATTACTTAGAAAAGATGATGTACTCGAATTAATTAAATATTTTAGAGATAATCAATGTGAAGATGATATAGTTATATACACAGGTTACTATCAATCAGAGGTGGAGAAATTCATTACAGATTTACTGAATTTGCATGTAAAAAATGTTTATATTAAATTTGGTAGATATGTACCAGAACTCCCATCTCATAAAGATGATGTACTAGGTGTTCAATTGATAAGTAGTAACCAGTATGGAATTCAAATATGTTAGTATAAACAATACATTATTATAACTATTCCTTTCATTTTTTTTATTACTCCTATTATATATATATGACGAAGAGACTGTGTGCGAAGGTCTCTTCGTCATTACCCCTTTATATATCTTTAAAAAAACAATCCATTAAATAATGATATTATTACAAATATAATATGGAAAGGAATGATTTATAATGGCTATGGCTAAAGGATATGTTAGTACTACATACCAAATCACAAGTACAACACAACTCTCACCATCTATTGGCTATGATGGTGATATAGCATTTTTAGTTGATGATAGAAATAAGAGAGCAATTGCTCAATTTTTTAAAAGAGATGGAACATGGCAGCGGGTTAATAATAACGCAACTGCTAAAGAAATAGATGCCACTGAACTATATGAAATGATTCTGGAAAATGGTCAACGTATAACTGATTTAAATCGTGGTATGCAAAATTATGAAGAAACAACTGATGGTACTTTAAACAATCATGCCGCAACATTAGTTAATCATACAACATCAATAAATGAACATGAAAATGAAATTACAGAAATACAGGAAATCATTGAACATTTAGATCCTAGTGGTGGTGGCGTTGGTAAAAGCACTACTGGTGTGGAGTATGATGTTGATGGGACTTCTTATACTGGAGATGTTGGTGCTGAAGTTTTTAATAATTATGAAGATAATAAAGGTATTGGAAAATATTCACATACTGAAGGTAAAGGTAATATAAGTATTGGGCTTGCCGCTCATACAGAGGGCTATCAAACAAAAACTTCTAATACTGGCGCACATGCTGAAGGAATAATGGGTAAAGCCACTGGTATAGGTGCTCATGTTGAGGGTGCATCAACTACAATTACTGTTGATGATGAACCCGTTGAAGTGGGGTCTGAGGCATCAGGTAAAGGCTCTCATGTTGAAGGTATTTATAATATTACAGCAGCTGATGCATCTCATGCTGAAGGTAGTAGTAACCGGATTATTAGTAATGCTTCTCATGGATATAATGGATTTGCAGCACATATAGAAGGTGATAATAACGTTATTACTAATTCGGATAGTGCACATGCTGAAGGAACTCATAATGTCATAACCGATGCCGCATATTCTCATGCTGAAGGCAATCTCACTACAGTTACTGGTTTAGGTTCTCATGCTGAAGGATATAAATCTACCGCAAGTGGTGAGTATTCACATTCTGAAGGAAACTATACTACAGCTAGTGGAGCGGCATCTCACGCTGAAGGAAGTGGAACTAGTTCAAAAGGTATTCAATCTCATGCCGAAGGTAGTGGTTGCCAATCTATTTCTCCTTATTCTCATGCCGAAGGTGCTGGAACTACAGCAGGATCAGTTTCACAAACAACCGGTAATCCCGTAGGTGCAGGTCAGCATGCCGAAGGCGGTGGTTGTAAGGCAATCGGAAGTTATTCACATGCAGAAGGTAGTGGTTCAACTGCAAATAGTGATTACTCACATGCAGAAGGTAACGCTAGTACAGCTAGTGGTTTAGGTTCTCATACTGAAGGATATAAATCTGCTGCAAGTGGTGAGTATTCACATTCTGAAGGAAGCAGTACTACTGCTAGTGGAGCTGCATCACACTCCGAAGGAAGTGGAACTAGTGCAAAAGGTACTCAGTCTCATGCCGAAGGAGGCGGAACAACTGCTAGTGGAGGTCAGTCTCATGCCGAAGGAGCTGGTTGTCAAGCTATCTCTCCTCAATCTCATGCTGAAGGTCTTGGAACTGTAGCGGGATCAGTTTCACAAACAACTGGTAACCCTGAAGGTTCCTGTCAGCACGCTGAAGGTGGTGGTTGTAAGGCAATCGGAAGTTATTCACATGCAGAAGGTAACGGTTCAACTGCGAACGGTGCTCAATCTCATGCCGAAGGTAACATTAGTACAGCTACTGGTATGGGTTCTCATGCTGAAGGAAGCGGAACACATGCAAATGGTGCTCAATCTCATGCTGAAGGAAATGGTTCAACCGCGAATGGCGATCAATCTCATGCCGAAGGTGGTGGAACGACTGCCACTGGTATGGGTTCGCACGCTGAAGGTGGTGGATGTCAGGCTATTTCTCCTCAATCTCATGCCGAAGGTGGTGGAAGTATAGCAGGATCAATTTCACAAACAACTGGCAAGCCCATAGGTTCCTGTCAGCATGCTGAAGGCGGTGGTTGTAAGGCAATCGGAAGTAATTCTCATGCTGAAGGATTCGGTTCAACTGCGAATGGAGATTATTCACATGCTGAAGGTTACATCAGTACAACTACTGGTGTAGGCTCACATGCTGAAGGCGGTGCTTGTCAGGCAAATGGAAATTATTCTCATGCCGAAGGTAACGGTAGTACAGCTACCGGTATGGGTTCTCACGCCGAAGGATCAGCAACAAATGTAAACGGTGACTGTTCACACGTTGAAGGTTCTGGAATAACTGCAAATGGTAACTTTATTCATGCTGAAGGTGCAGGTTATACAGTTACTGGCGGTTCGTCTCATATCGAAGGTACACTACATACTGAATTAACTGCAAACATATCTCATATCGAGGGTACTGCGCATACAGGTAACATGCATATATCTCATGTTGAAGGCGCAAATAATACAGTGAATAACGAATATAATCATGTTGAAGGAACCGAAAATATAGCATATTCAAAATCAGATCGTGTTCATATTGAAGGTGATCGAAACCATAATAATGGTGACAGAATACACATCGAAGGTATGTATAATGTTGTTAACGACAATGATGTATGTGATCATGTAGAAGGGTATAATAATGAAATTAAGGGTATAGTAACAACCACAACTGTAGAACGTGATGAAGTACGAAAAAAAACACCATCATATTGTCATGTTGAAGGTAGTAGAAATATAATAAAAACTAATCAATATGGTGATGATTCATCATTAGCAAGTCATCGTTATAGTCATATAGAAGGCTACCAAAATATAATTGAGGGTGGTCATGGAAGCCATGTTGGAGGAGCACAGAATATATCAGCATCTAGATGGCAGACAGTAATCGGTGTTGGTAACTTACCTGATACAAATAATGAATTTGCATTTATTATAGGTAATGGTTCTGCTCCTGATCCAGTAACAGGTGAACTAACTAACCAAGAAGAAATATCAGATACTTCGCCAGCTGCAGGTGAATCAGATACTATTGATTATATAATACAAAATAAACGTAGTAATGCGTTTACTGTTAGTTGGGATGGTACTGTTAATATTGCTACCGCATTATATGTAAATGGCCAGCAAATCACACCTGGTGGCGGCGGTGGCGGTGGAATGGACGATGCTGTTATTGCCGATAATATAACTAACAGTGAAGTTGACGACATGATAAATGAAATTTGGGCATAAAGGATGGTGAATATTAATGTCTATGATAAAAGATTCAGAACTCAGTTGGTCTTGTAATGAAGATTATTATGTAAATACAGCAGGTACTGTACTATCTGCTCATGGAACGGGTGGTACCCAATTAACAAAAACAAATAACGGTGGTGCTATTGGTGTTGAGATTAAAATGAAAAATTCATCTAATCAACTATGGTATGGACCAATGATAATTTCTACAATAGAAGCATATGCTAGATATACTCCTTCAGATTCCAATCCTTTGAAACGTTGTGCAATTAACGGTGTAACATGGTACGTTTCCACAGCAAGTTATTGGAATTCCGATGAAGATCCTAATCATTTATTACCGTATTTAGATTTAAACGAAGCGGGTGTTCCACAGGAATACATAGATGATTTAAGTTCAGATTCAGCAGTGGAATATATTGCTAGGCTAATAATACAAGCTGCTGAGTTGACTATATTACATAAACTTCCTAGTGCGGGATATCTAAATAAATTTGTTAAGCGTGCTCTTATTAAAAATAATGAGCGTATTGTCTCATTAATTCCTAATTTAACTTATGATCAAGCACCAACTGAAGATTCTAATAACTTAGTTCGTTCTGGTGGTATATACGATTTTGTCGAACAAGAATTTACTAACAGAATAGGTAATATAAACATCGTTAAATGCACTCAGGCAGCATATGATGCTATGACCTCTCATGACTCCAATACATTATATATAGTATTGCCAAATTCGGAGGCGAGTGGTGGATGAGTGTTTTAATTGGTGACACAAAAGCAAAACTTTATCTTGGAGATATATTATTAAATGATGACACACCTGTTACTAGACTTCCAGATTTTAAAGGGTATGTTAATTCAGATAATGGAGTACCTATAGCAAAAACAGATACAGATTTTGATACATCAAAAGCTTTGATATAATTTTCTGTTTTTGGTATGGTAGTAATCCAACTGAAACATCTGGAGCTGCTATAGGAACATATGACCTGAATAGCTATTATAAATACCCATCTATAGAAATACGTCTTGATACTGGAATATGGTATGGTGTTAGTGCGGATGGAAATTATAGCTGGGATTTAATAACAAAATCAGTAGGACTTAGTTTCGTACAAAATTCATATAATTATATGAAAATATCACAAGATACATCTGATGAAAATCATAAGCTAATAAATGTATATCATAGTACAGATGGAAACACGTGGTCTCTAATTGATTCTACAGATATAGGGTCGTCTACAGTATTTAATACATCAAGCGTTAAAATGTGTTTTGGTGGAAATGCACTTGCTAGTAGATTAACCTTTCCTTCTGAAGAAGATTTTCATATGGTGATAGAGCGCTGTAAAGTGATTTCTGAAGGAATAACTATATTTGGTTATGATGATACTGCTACATGAACTAGTTTCCTTAAGAAGCTTGGCTATAAGGAAAATGGTATAGCAGATAAGAATTTCAATAATAAACTTTATGATGGTATAAAGTAAAAAAAAGAACGCTGTGTAAGATTAAATCTTACACAGCGTTATTTTTTGCCAACAGATGGAACATAGATAAAAAAAGAAGCACCGCATATAATGCGGCTGAAACCCATGCGGTGCTTCTTATTCTTAGCGTCTGGGGAAACCTAACAGGCTAATATCCCAACCGAATATTTCCTGATAGATATGACGTTTTCTCTCGAAAGGTACGTCGTTAAACGTACCCTTCTTAGCATAGCAATATATAGTGTCTGTAAGACTATCTATAATATCATTGAGCTGGTCATTTGCCCAAACTCCAGTTGACTCAAGGTATGCTAGCTGATAGACGTTAGGAAGTAATGCCGTTTTGAACAGCGGCATTAACTTATCTTCATTGTTGTCGATATACAGCAAAGATACCGATGATGTGCATTTCGCAAAAAGTTCGGTATATGTTGTAGCATCTTCATCAACGAGAGAGTTAATAGCTGTGAGAATGTTCTTTACTACGGTATTCATATCATTAGTCCTCCTTTAGAACTATACTTTGTTTTCTTGACAAGAGTAAACAAAGGAACATATAAAATGTTCGAAAAACTCTTTTAATAATTTTTATGTAATCTTCGTTAATAATTAACTCGACGCCTTCGCTATGAAGTTGAGGTAATTATTTATTGATTACACCGATATAGTATATAATTATAATATTTGATTTTACGGAAAAATAAAGAGAGTGATAGATTAACTTCTATCACTCTCTTTATTCTTTTTGTATCTTGTATATATCACTTTTTTTGAGCAATTATATCATAAAAATGCCATTTTTTATTATTTGATTCTCTGATATATTCGATTTCATCTAATTTTATTATTTTATATTTTTGTAGATATTTTTTTACCTCCTCTATAGTGAAAGTATTGATTGACTGATTATTTTTCCAATCATCTCTATCTCCAAATAGTTGCCCTACAAAATATCCATTATTATTTATAGAATTATAAATTTTATTCCATAAATTATCAAAATATTTTGGATTACAAAAAGGAATACTAAAAAACGCTGTAATCGCATCAGTTTTAGGTAGTTTAATATTTTCAAATTCATGTTCTAAAAATGTTACATTTTCTTTTATACTTTCATCAGCTCTAGATAATATATACTGTTTATTTAATTGTCTATCTACAGCCAAAACCTTAATACCATGATTTAGCATATATATAGTTTCATTTCCACTACCACACCCTAAATCAATAGCATCTTTTATTTTATAATTATTTAAAAAATATATTAATAATTTGCTTACATCGTTATTATATGTTCTTTTTTGGTAATTTCTCCAATCTTTCAAATATTTTCAACTCCTTTCTCATTGATTAGACCGTTAAGTGATGTAAGAATGTTCTTCATTAACAATTAGCTCGACACAGTTATTATAATATTTGTTACTGAGATAGAATATAATTATAATAATTGATTTTATGGAAACACAATTATATAAAAAAAAGAGCGAGTGTTGCAATTCGCAACACTCGCTCTTATATAGCCTTATCGTAGCTGCATTATATTATATGACAGTCTTAAGTGCAGATATGATAGCTTCTGCGTTGTCGAGGATGATATCCTCAATATCATGAGTAGTACTAACATCAGGACCCCCAAACCCGTCGTTGAGGTCATTGACTTTAACTCGGATTATCATGGATCCTGTTGCGGACCCCTCCTTATTTGTGGTTGTTATTTCACAATCTCCAAAACTATCCAAGTGGGTGCTGTTGGGAACTACAGTATGAAGACGGATTAAACAGTTATTGGTCATAAGAATTTTCTTATTTCTCCATCCAATAATTTGGTTTTCTCCGTCATAGATTTCTGTACTGGTCTGAAATTCAGTTTCTGCTATGAGCGATATTAACGCTCCAACTGCAACTGCAGAAATCTTGTTGAAAGTATACATATGATTACCTCCTTGTAATCATACTCTGTTTTATTGACTGTGGTAAACAGAAGGAACATAGAAGTTCCGAGAAACCACATTGTTGTTTTTATGTAATAAGTTATATATATAACTTAACCTGATACCTTCGCTATGAAGTTAGGGTAAGATATTATATATTTTATTACCTAGAGATAATATATACATAAAATTATTAGGTTTACGGTTTTATAATAAAAAATCATATATATATAAACAAAACTATAGTAATAAAAAATCATACTGGGGTATCGCCAAGAGGTAAGGCAACGGACTTTGACTCCGTCATCATCAGTTCGAATCTGGTTACCCCAATAAAAATAGGAAGTATAAATATTATACTTCCTATTTTTCATTTATCATAAATGGTTATATATTATTTTTTTGGTATTGTAAAAATTGTTTTGCATTATCATAAAAACTTATCATTAATAAAATTTTAAAGGAGTAGTGATTTTTATGTCAGAAAAAACTATGAAGTATTTGGAGTATTACAAGTTGAATGCTTCAGAAAACGAGGATGATATACGTATCATCTGTGAAACAGCTAACAAGAGGCTGTCGACTTTTAATACAAAGTTTTCAGACTGGAAACTTCTCGGAGCGTTTTTCTGTAAAACCTTCGAATCAATCCTGATGAGTCTTAAGAAACTTGAAAAGGAATGGTCGAGTTTCGAGATAAATTTCTGTGATCGCTTTGTTGTCGGATACTCCACGTCTGATAACGAAGACGATGAAAAGAACGGAAATTTTGTGCCTTATATTAGACACATAAGCGCAGAAAAGAAAGAATATAATTATGATAGCGAATCAACTGCAAATAGTAAGTTCGCGTCATGGGTAATGGACAATCTGAATTCGCAGGTCGATTTAATAAATAAGATTGCTGGTGAAGCAATACCGAATTTAAAGGAAATTGGTATTGCTTTAACATCATCAGATGCCGTAATAGTAATATTCACGGTTATATATGAAACTATTGTTTCGTATCTCAAAGCTAAGAGAGCAAATGAGGGAGAATTTGAATACGAAATCAATTTCCTAAACTGCTTCTATATTGGAGTACAGGAAAGTGAAGATGGTGCTGGCGACGTATACATCAGACCTAACATCGCGAACAAGCTTTTCATAAAAGATGATACTGTAGCATCATCTAAATACGAATAATATCACAAAAGTCGGACGAGATTATATCAACTCCGACTTTATTTTTTAATACAATTCATAATTTATGATATGAAAGGATGGAGATTAATGTGAAAAAGTCACTTAAACACTATGTATCACATTTTGAAGACGAATTGAATCTCCCACTACTTAATAAATCTAATGACAGACCCCTTGTAGATTATATTATTGATGCATGGAAATCTCTGGAGGTTGTCGATTCTATTAAGTGTGTTGATTTTATATACACCGACAAAGAATCTGATATAGATATTAATAAGCATATCTATAAAAGAGATAAAACAAAGAAGAAGAAAGATCGATATGACTACAAGTTCATTAGCGATAATCGTTGTGGTAAACTTACAGTTAAATTAGAGATTTCTATACCAGAAGTAAATCCTGATACTGGTGAAAAATATATTCATACTCATAAGATGACCAAGTCAATGCTTATTCCTCTGCAGGATGAAGATGGATATTATTTTATTAAGGGTAAGAAATACTATATAATTTATCAGATGCTCGAGAAGTCAACATATACTTCAGCATCTACACTTACTCTTAAAAGCTTAATGCCAGTAGCAGTTAAGCGTAATGTTATAGAAGTTTCTGAATCCACCAGAAACAATATAACTGATGAGAAGCTTAAACAAAGTGGTTTTAAAGCTACTGATACCGAGGGTAAAACTTATATGTTACCTGTATATTATGTTTTCATGTTTAAGAAAGAAGTTCCGATAATTCTTTTCTATCTTTCTCATGGACTTTCATATACGTTAACATTTTTAGAAGTTCATAATGTTATGAGTTTCATTCCCGAGATTCCTTCAGTACTTGATCCAGATATGATTTATTTTCAGTTGAGCAGTAAATGCTATATTGAAGTAAATCGCAAGCTTTTCAATAAATATCCGTATATTCAGTCTATCGTTGGTGGTTTTCTCACAGTTTGTACGAACCGAGTAACAATTGACCAACTTGATGACCCAGAAATATGGATTAGAAAAATATCTAATCCCAATAACTATGAAAAAGGTTTGGGAATATTGAAGTTCTTCAATCGTTTGATTGATGAGACTACAAAATCAACAGTTCTTATTCATCCATATCATAAAGATAATATCTACACAATGCTTCGTTGGATGATGCAGGAATTTAATGAATTGAGATTAAAAGATAATCTTGATTTAAAAAATAAGCGATTAAGATGTAATGAATATATCGCATCATTGCTTACTGTTGAATTTAGTAAAAGACTCAACAGGATATTATCAAAAAGGGATAAAGCAACTTATGAATCGTATAAAGAATTATTTAAATTCCCTGGTGATATTCTGATACAGAAATGCCATTCATCTGGAATATTAAGATTTGATGACTCTGTAAATGATATGAATTTCTTTTCAAAGACCAAGTACACAACTAAAGGTCCACATTCATTGGGAAATAAAAACTCTAATAATGTCGGTATTAAGTATCGTTCACTTCATCCATCATTTTTAGGTTATATTGATATTCTTGTATGCGGTAATAGTGACCCTGGAACAAGTGGTGTATTAAGCCCATTCACGGATATGAAAAGTTTATATTTTGACGATTCAAATGAACCAGACGATTTTGCATATCGTCTAAGTAAAGACCTTGAAGAAATATTTTCAAAGAAAGGAATTGAGTATATTAAATTTGATTTCGAAAATGAAAAGGATTTTTATGATACTCTCCTTGCTATGAAGAAATATATTTCTGATAATGTATCTGTTTCAGGAACATCAAGAGAAGGACACTATGAAATAGTTGTCGATGAAAATATTGATACACTTGATGAAACAGATAACGAGTTCGAATCTAATGAGGAGACTACTCCTTCAGAAGAATAAAAAACAGAATGAAGACAGGAGGTATGATATCTTCTGTCTTCATTATTATTTAAATAATAAGGAGAATTATAATGATGGATAAAATTTCTACATTGATATATACAGGTATAAGTGCTAATGATGGTAGTAGTATATATATATGTATTTTCAATACTGTAAAAAATCTGGATCTGGTATTGGATTATTATTTGATTATAATATGAATATAAAAGCTAGAGTTACTTTTGATGATGTTGAAGATGAAAAAGAATTTGAAAACTTTATTAAATCAAATATGATAACATTATATAACGCTAAGCAAATTTCATTTAATGATTTCGTTTTAGCACTTAATGCAGCATCAATGAAAGTCTCACCCATTAAATGTTAGTAATATTTATATAATATTACTTTATATGTAAAAATGTTTTTATATTATGAAAGGACGAATAATGCGTGAAAAAGATATTTGAAATAATAACTAATATATCTGTAATATTAATTATTATACTAGGTTGTATAATAATTGGATTAGTTATAAAATTTTTAGTAGTTATAGGAGACGTTTTATTATACGGTCTCGCTGGAATATGTTTATTAATTATTATTCTACTATGTATTTCTCGATAAAATAATAAAAAAGAGGTGAAAAAAAATGGATGTTGTAATATATTCAGATGGTGCTGCAAGAGGTAATCCGGGACGCGGCGGATATGGAACGATAATACTATATGAAGATAGTGAAGGTAATAAGTTTCAGAAGGAACTAACTGCTGGTTATATAAAAACCACAAATAACCGAATGGAACTAATTGGTGCCATCAGAGGTCTTCAAGCATTAAACACACCATGCAAAGTATCGCTTTATTCAGATAGCCAGTACCTATGTAATGCATTCAATAAGGGATGGATATGGAGCTGGCTTAAAAAGAAATGGAAGAAAGCTGATGGCCAGTCAGTAAAAAATGTAGACCTTTGGAAAGATCTTTTAAAACTCATAAAAATACATGAGGTTAAATTTATATGGATCAAAGGTCATGATGGAAATGAATTCAATGAGCGGTGTGATAAGTTAGCTACAGATTCTGCTGATAACAATGCTACTCTTGAAGATAAAAATTATTCGGACGAGGGTGAGGCGGATGTATAAAGCATCTATGGAACTTGGTAGAATTAATAAAGTTATAAAATTAAAATTTGAACTTATTATTCAGTCCGATGATGAGAAAAAAAATTATCAAAAGTTGATCAATAAGTTTAATTTTAATGGTAATAATTATCTTAAATTAAATCCAAGACCATTTGTTGTGGTAGACATATCTTCAAAAATTGATGAAGCATGGTCGACAAATCAGTCGTTTTCATTAACTAAACCATATATGTTTATGTTTATAAGTGCACTATCATCAATGATTTCTGAGTATAGAACGATAAAAGATTTATTTTACTATAATACCAATAATGATTTGGTGTATAATAATAGATATACTGAATTGGTAAGTAAAAATATATCTGTTTCATCAGGTAAACATGTGCGATTAGAACCATGTGTTATTAGAAATGATGAAGTACAAGATAAAGCATATGAAGGTTGTATCATGTATATTAATACAAGAGATAACTTTGCATATATGACATACACAGAAATGGAGTATCTACTATATTCTTTAAAAAATGTAAACATGGATACCATGGCACTAGAACTAATCAATCATGTTACCATTTTAAAAAATGTAGAAATAAATAGTAAAAAATTCAAGTCATTGTCTGAGATATTAGAAACTAAACTTGTAAATAATAAGCAAAGCGATGTATCTAAGGTTACTGAAGAAACAGAAAAAATATCTAATTCTAAGGATGATGAAGATTGAATAAGTTCAAAAAGATACTATTCTCAATTTTTGATTCTGTTGGTGGATTTCTTATCATGCTAATATCAATACCAATACTATCAATAGTCTTAATACTATTAGGTATTATTGGTCTAACATATGCTGTTTTAATAATTTTACAGTATATAGAAATTTTTATAGTAAAAATATGGCATTCTATAGATATTATATTAGCATTTATAGAAGTCAAAAAATTAAAAAATAATTATGATATCATTATTGATTTGAAATCAATAAATGAATATTTGAAAGGAAGTAATTATAATGAGTAAAACATTTTTCACTGCAGACACACACTTCGGTTCTGAGAGGACTCTAACACTATCTAGGAGACCCTTTGATAATGTTGAAGAGATGAATCGGAATCTGATAGAGCAATACAATAAACTTGTATCAGATGATGATACTGTTTATCATCTCGGAGACTTTGGTGATTACAGTTTTGCAAAACAGTTATCAGGTAAAATTGTTCTTGTATGGGGTAACTATGAACTTAGAGAATTCATTAACGAATTTTCTGTCAGGTCTCTGTTTAGAATACCTGATACTTTTTCGGATGAAGATGTGTGGTCATATATAACAACACATGAGCATGATGCTGAAAAGATGGAAGCTCTTTCTAATTATGAAAGAGAGTTTAATAGCAAACTTTATGAAAAAGGTAATTTTCATAATATAATAAATTTTGATGGTATGGGTCTGAATATTCAGAAAGGTACTAAAAACCTGTGGGTACGTTTGTGTCATGAGCCCACACAGTGTTTAGTGGATGTTGACCTTAACTCAGAAATGAATTTGTTTGGTCATATTCATGGAAGACAGCTTGTAAAACAATATGGTTTGGATGTTGGTGTTGATGGTCATCATTTCAGACCTATAGATGTTGATACAGTTTTCTTCTATCAGGAAGCAATACTGAAACATTATGATGTAAATGTATTTCTCTAATTAAAAAAAGAGAATGGTGACATAAAAATCACCATTCTCTTTTTTATTTTATAAGCAATATTGTTGTTTACTTTTTTGTGTTTTATTTTATACTTCACTTTATTCTAATAAATATATATTATTTTTACGGAATAAGTTAATCAAAAAAGAATGAAAGGATTGTGTTAACTATGAAATTTCCACAGTTTTTATTAGCCGATGACGAGAGGACATTCCAAGTCATTGGAGAAATAACCAAAAACGATGATGAAGCAACTGGCATCTTTGTTGATGGAAAAGGGTATATTGATGAAAATGGATATATCTGGATTCATTCAGGTTCTGGTAAACCTAAGAATGCAAATCAGTTACCATATTTTTGGTTTGAAAATGGTAAGAAGAAATTTTCCGAACCAAATAAAAAAGTTTTTGATGTCTATAATTCATCAAAGTTGAAAGACATGAGTATCGGTATTATAGTTGATAATACCAAGGAAGGTGAGGAACTTTATTCTGAACAGGCAATAAATGATATGAATTCTGCTGCAGAAGTCTATGTTCCTACGTATAAAGACACTGATGATTTTCTAAAGAAGTTAATTAAGACTGCTATTGTAGAAAAAGGTGTAGACATTGCTAGGCTGAAATATAAAATGCCTGAGAAGTATATACTTCCTAATATGAAAGCAGCTCTCAATGGAGATACAAAAATGTCAGTGTTATATTTTATAACATGGGCTGAATTATTAGGTCTTGACTTTATGGTTGTACTGAATGATAACGGCTCGGATCCTATCGACCCGTTAAAGCAGTCACTCATATACGATAGTACAAAGGATAGAGTTTTAAGGGAGAGTGAAATGAAATGAAATTAAATCTCGATACCTATGAAATGGTATTTAAAAAGGAACCAAAGGTTCGTGGTAAATTTATTAATAGAGAACTTTCATTGATTGATTTTGATGAGAGAGTCTTATTTTGTGCAACTGATAAAGAAGTTCCTTTAAATGAAAGGTTAAACTTTTTATCAATTACGGATTCTAATCTTACCGAAATGATATCCGTGAGATTTGCCAATGCATTTCATAATAAAGATACTGAGCCTTATGGTAAGATTCTCAAGAAAATTATCTCATTTAAGAAAGCTCAAAATGATGTTTATACTTCATTAAAAAATGAACTTGGGAAAAATGGAATAAAATTCATGAAAGTATCTAATCTTGATAAAAAAGAAAGAGCAAAACTTTATAATGAATATATGAGAAACATTTTTCCTTTGTTAACACCTGTGAATGTTAGAATAAATGATATTCCGGATATATCATCGGGTGAGTTATGTCTAGCAGTCACGATAATGAATGGTTCTATTGATGAACTTATTATGATACCATTAGGTAATATAGATAAGATTTATCAAATCGGAAATAAAGTGCTAATGATAGAAGACATAATATTCAGTTTTATGTCTGATACGTTATTCATTAATAAAGAAATAACGTCGAAAGGTATTTTTAGAATTATTCGTGATGGGTCTGTTATTCTATCTCATGATACTAGTCGTTTTATAGTAGATAGAATGACTGATACTATAAAGAGACGTGAGCATGGAACTCCAATATTTGTTGAGGTCAATAAAGAGGCTTCCGATAGTTTAACAGATATGATTATGAATATTTTCAAGATACCTAATAATCATATCTACAGTGATTCAAGTATCATTTATTATCAAAGGTTTTCTCAGCCTTTACTTGATTCTAAGGAATCGTATAAGGCATTTAAGCCGTATGAATATGAAAATGAAGAGAATTACCATGACATGTTTGATGCAATAAGCCATGAGGATATATTACTTCATCATCCATATGATAGTTATGAAACCGTTGTGAAGTTTATTCAACATGCTGCTGTTGATAAAGATGTTAAAGCCATCAAACAAACACTTTATAGAGTTTCATCTGTTGATTCTCCAATAGTTGAAGCTCTTTGTACTGCCGCTAGAAACGGTAAAAAGGTTTCAGTACTGATAGAAATAAAGGCTAGGTTTGATGAGGAAAATAATATCAAACTCATATCCAAACTTCAAAACGCTGGTGCCGTAGTTATTCTTGGTAATGAATATCTAAAAACACATTGTAAACTTTGCGTTATAATACGTAAAGAAAATGATAAATTGAAGATATACAGCCATGTTGCTACTGGTAACTATAATGAAAAAACATCTAGAATTTATACAGATATTTCATATTTTACCAGCCGGCAAAAAGTTGGAAATGACTTACTGCATATATTTAACATTCTATCTGGACATTCTAATCCTGATGAAAAATTACAAAAGATATACTATTCTCCAGTCACACTAAGAAAACAGCTCATTAGTTGTATTGATAGAGAAATAGCACTTGCTAAGAAAGGTAAGAAAGCTGAAATATTTATGAAAATAAACTCTTTATCCGATAAAATAATGGCTGATAAAATCTATGAAGCTGCTGATAAAGGAGTTAGTGTATATATCATATGCAGAGGAGTATGCAGCATTGTACCAAGAAAAAATCTATATATCAAATCTATTGTAGGTAGATTTCTTGAACACAGCAGAATATATTATTTTGGTAATGGTAAAAACCATGAATATTATATATCTTCTGCTGATCTTTTGACTCGTAATCTTGATAAACGAGTTGAAACGTTAATTTCACTTAAGGACTCTGCTGTAGTAAAACAGCTTAAGTGGATAATTGACGTGTATAAGAATGACAATTCAAATTCTTTCATTATGCTTAAAGACGGAAAATGGCATAAAAAGAAAGGTGACTTCTCATGCCACGATTGGTTTATAAAGCATACTAATGACAGAAAAAAGATTAAGAAAGGATAATGATGAATATTATGAATAATACTATTAATGAAATATTTAATGTAATGAATTTTGTGGTTAATGATATTGCTTCAGAAACGATTTCAACTGTTTCTGAAGCGTGTGAGTTAATATCAGCCATATCTAAGTTTATGATAGGTAAAAAAGATGACTCTGCTAAGGCTGAAATGTCTAGTATTATTTCGTCTATAGATGATCTTAATTTACTAGGATTACATCTTTTTAAAATTGAGTTATCACTAAGCTATGCTAATGAACAGATAGCTTTGATATCTGGTTCATCAGATAGTGCATGGAAAATAATGTATCTGATATCAGAACTTTTTCAAAGTTTAAATTCAGCAGGAAACAAAGCTAATGATGTCGATGTTAATAAGAATAATCAATCTGATGAAAAAACAGAATTAAAGAATAAAATTAATGAACTTAAAGAACTTGCGGAGTTTTTCGATATTGCTGTTATATCAGCACAACAGCTTAACCGTGTAGGTGCAAGTGTTGTAGATACTACTGCGATAGAAATGAGAACTGAAATTATCACACTTGTTCAGTCTTACTGTAATATGTACGGCTATAATGTACAGTTCATTACATTAAATGAAGACGGAAGAATTGTAACAATAGATAACGTTACAAATTAAAAATATGAATAACTATTATCTCTGATACAAGGAGATAATGTTAATAAAAACATTTTTATATTGAAAGGACGGATGGTTATGAATTTCATGACTGCAAAAACAAAAATTGAGGATATGCTGAGCACTCGCCAGCAGATTTTCAAGGAGACTGCTGACCTTGTGGCAGGGTCAATTATTGACCGTGCACAAACAAAGGGAATCAATAACATTGATTCCAACGTAAGAGACATAGACACTCTCCTTGCAGGTTTCTCAGCGGAAGAGAGAGTGACAATTCTCGAAATGGCTATCGTAAAGCTTGCTGCAAACGGTAAGTTTGGTTATAATAACGATAGCGGTAAGAAGAAAGACGGTGGCGGAAACTACAATCGATTTCTTGGAGGAAATCGTTATTAATTAAAACAAGGGGTTGAGAATATAAAAGTATTCTCAACCCCTTTATTTTTTATAAGGAAGTGATAATTATATGTCTGAAATACGTGTATTTCATTCACATATTGAAGTGTATCCATATAAACAAGGTGATATGTTTCCATTGGAAAAGATATTATCTAAATTTGATACTATTACACACAGATATATTCCCATTGGATATTTTATTCAAAATAATATTCTGTATTTACCAAGGGGAATTAGTTTATCTATGTTGCAGGGTATGTTTAATAATATACCAACTATAGAAAGAGAACATGACCCCTGTGCCAAAATAAAAAAATGCAAGATGACATATGAACCAAAAAATCGTATACAAGAAGAAGCAATATCATTTCTTACTTCTACTGGAAAATTTCAACCGGGAGCTGAATTTTCACAATTTAGTTTAAACTTAGATACCGGTGATGGTAAAACGTTTTGTATGTGTAGTGCTATTCTTAAGTTAGGACTCAAATCTATAATAATTACACATAAAGAACGAATCAAAGAACAATGGATAAAAACTTTCATAGAAATGTCTACAGTTAGTGAAACGCAGTTATATGATATAAGTGGTTCAGAATCTATTGATTTAATAATGAAAGGTAATGTAAAAGCAGATATATACTTTGTCAATCATCAAACGTTGAGTTCATATGCAAGAGTTCATGGGTGGACAGCTATACGAGATTTTTTTAAGAAAATTAAAGTTGGGATAAAAGTAGTTGATGAAGCCCATAAGTTCTTTGAAAACTCATTGATGATAGACTACTTTTCAAATGTAAAGAAATCATTTTATCTCACTGCTACATTTACTAGAAGTGATCCTAAAGAAATAAAAATATTTAAATCAGCTTACTCGTCAGTATATCGTTTTGGCGAAGAGACGATGGATTATGAAGAAAAACGTAAGCACATAGTATTTATAGTTGTTTATTATCACAGCAGACCAACACTGCAACAACGAAATCTTATTTCAACATCTTATGGATTTTCATCATATAGATATATTGATTATGCATTAAATGAAGAAAATAACAGTATGATGAAGGTTCTTCAAAGAATAATTACTCAGACAGAAAATCTTAATGGTAAGACTCTTATTATATCTCCAAAGATTGAATCTGTTGAATATATTGCAAAAGAACTTGATAAGTATACAGATAAAACAGTTGGTACTGTTCATAGTAAGAACAGTGTTAAACAGAATGAACGTGGAATTAATTCGGATATCATATCATCTACAGTAAAATCAATAGGTGAGGGTGATGATATTAAAGGATTAAGGATACTGATTAATCTAGAACCAATAGGGTCAAAAGCATTAGCTGACCAATTACGTGGTAGATTACGTGAGTATTCTCATGATGATGATACATTCATGTTTTATCCAGTAGACACATCTATCAATGAAACTGTGGTATTTTTAAAAAGAATTATGCCAGTAATGAAAAAGAAATGTAAAGAAATAATAATGATACACATGGATGATATTTAGATAAAATTAAGAAACGGATTACTTTAATCCGTTTCTTAATTTTTTTTTAGGTATATATTATTTTTATATATTTAAAATAAATTTAGGAGGTTTTACTATGATGAAAAAACTTTTACAAAAAATATTTGGTGGTGATATTTTAATTATTAATGCGTTTATATCATCTCTAATGTTTGCAGTAGTGTTACCGTATAATCAAAAAGCCATCTTTTCAGTATTACCTGAAAAATACTATTCAATGTCAGTAATACTTGAGTGTATTGGGGTGGTTGTGTATTCTAAATTATGGAATACTTATCGAGAAAAATTATATAAAAGATTTGTTTTGTTTTCGGTATTCGATTCATTACATTTCATTGTATCACTTCTCTTATATTTGCTAACAAAAAGCATAGTAGTTTACTATATAATAGACACCATACTTTTTACTATATTTTCCAGAAATGTGATTTCTGGATGCAATACATTGTTAGCAAAGAGATATAGTGACCCTGAAAAGCGGAATTGTTATGATAACAATATAGCATCAGTCTCTGGTGTTGCTACAATATTAGGTAGTAGCTTGTCAATAATGGTTTCGCATATAGGATTTATATTCGTTGTTATAATAATTACAATATTGAATTTGATTGACAATATCTTATTCATAGTTGTAAAAATAAAACAAGACAAACATGAATAAAGATGAAAGAATATAGGTATGCGCCTATATTCTTTTTTTATTATAAAACCGTAAACTTAATAATTTCATATATATAATATTTTAGTGTAATAAGATAAATGATATCTTAATCTAACTTCATAGCGAAGGCGTCAGATTAAGATATTATATAGATTATTACATAAACAGCAGTAAGTGGTTTCTCGGAACTTTTATACGTTCCCTCTGTTTACCACAGTCAATAAAACAGAGTATAAGTACAATAAGGAGGTACTTATTATGACATTAACAGAAAAAATGGAATTAGCAGAGTTGATTCGTGGTATCGTTCGTGAAGAGCTGCAGAGAGTGCTTGCGGAAAATAATAAAACTGTAGACAGCGGCACTACTACAACTACCATCGGCAGCACTGAAAATGCAAAGGCTTATTTGAAGAAAATAAGCCCGATGATGAGTGAGTATGTGAGCCGATATACCCTCTATGATATCAGCAAAGAAATGAAGTCAGTACTTACAGCTGACGAAATAAAGTACGTCATTATCCACCTGGACTCAAATAACTTGTGTAGCAAGAAAAACAGCAGAGACCTAAGTGAGATGCTGTTTAAGTAACAATAAGTGCAGTGTGAACAATTGTTCACACTGCACTTTATTTTTTTATTCAATTACAAAATATTTTCTTAAATAATCTTCCTGTGATAAATATTTTTTTTCATTTAGTTTACCATGTTTTTTATTATAGGCTTCTTCTCTTCTAGTTTCGGCATCAGCACGTATTTTATCAATATCATGTTTTCGTTTATTCTCTCTTTTACGAGATATAAAATTAAACTGTCTTCTACTAGAATATCTAAGCATATAAATTTCTCCTTATTATAATAACATTGAGTCTACATCAATTTGTCTGGATTTTACTAAGTTTTCATGGAATTTTTTCATTCCTAAACGTTTGGTAGTTTCAGCAGGACGGGAACATAATAAACCTATATTAATTTTACCAAGTTTATAATAGAAGTCACCTGCACATTTGTTACACAGGCATTTAGTATTTCCATATCCTACACAGAACATGGGGCTTCTTAATTTAACAGTTTTGCCGATATATTTAGGAAGTACCTCGTTTGTCAAACAAATAAGTTTTGAACCTTCAATAATATATCTATATGCAAAATCGTCATAACCTTTTTGAGGTATAGTAATAGTTAAATATCCTAAACTTCCACAATCTGAATCTTTAGGTCCTAATACTTCTGCTTGCATTGCAGAGATAAGTTCTTTTGAAAGATAACCAGATACTGCTGTACCCTTTGCTTTAGGATAAGCTCCTCCAATAATTTCATTAGAGTGTGCAGGAATATCTTTTTTATCAAGACCATCAAGTAATGCATTAGTTAGAATATTAAATCCACCATACATTTCATTTTTAATTGCACCTCTCATAAGGTACATGTTTTTATAGTTATTACCTATTGAACCACGAGCACCAGACACATAAAGATCCATACCAATATCATCTTTAAGAGCTTCTTTTGTTTTAGCAATAAGTTCTTTTTCAATGAGCTCAGATGCTTTCGGGTCTCCATTAGCGAGTTCATTTTTATACTTTTCTAAGAGCTCCTTTTTCAGTTTCTTTACTTCGGGTGGAACTTTAAGAATTGTTGGTGTAAATGATGTTGTTATTACTGCATGAAATTGGAGACCTAACCAGTCACGCATATCTGTATATTTATACATCTGATCAACTGTTATTTTGTCATCTTTTAATCCTGCAGTTATAGTATTTTCTACTTTTCCAAATCCACCATCATCAAGTACGTAATTGACATATCCAAGTATATTTCCTAATCCAACTTCTTCAATCATTAATTTATTAAAAATAAATCTACCTAAAGTTGTTTTTGTAGGACTTGATACTAATGGATATTCACTTGGAGTTATTGTTAATATATCAGTACATGAATATTTTGATTTACTTGCTTTTATAGGTTTTTTAACTTTTTCTTCAGGTTTCGTAGTTTCTACTGTTTCAATATTAACAGTATTACCAAACCACTCAACTAATTTAGAAAAAGTTATATCACCGGGTTTTAATGAAGTGAAGTATTCGGCATCTTCATTACTAAGGACTCTATCAGAAGATTTTGGCTCTTTAGTCATTGTGTAGAATGTCTGTATAGCCTCATTTTCAACTTTACGTATATTTTTACCAGAAGCATTTATAAAGTACGATTTACTATTCATAGCACGTCTACATTCTTCATTAGCTTCCTGAGTAAAAACAATTTTAACAGTCGTTTGGTCACCATCATAGTCGCCATCGAGTCCAGGTAAATATGAATTCGAGAACTGGACAGAATCAATGAATTTACTAGCCATTTTATCTGCGGGAACATCAAATTCTATACTTGGATACCACGGATATACTTGGCCATTGTATGAAGCTACAATAGTCTTTGTTGTTGATACTACTCTTATTTTTGCTAAGAATATACCAAACTCATCAAGTAGAGGATAACGTGTTACAAGACAGTATTTATCTTTTGTAACATCATACGCAGCCATATATAAAATATCTGTCCATGTCAGATATCTATTAGCTTGTGTTGCTAACTCTACTTGAGTGTTAGGATCTAATATTTTTCCTTTAAATCTTAAATAACCTTTTTTATTAGTACCTTCTAATGGAACTTCAATCTTATTAAATCTTGACTCAGGGTCTTTGATATAGAGATCAATCATTTTCTTAAAATATTTTTCGTTAAATGTTGATGACGGATCTTTTAACTTAACTAAGCCAGTATCAGCATTGTTAAAACCATATACAGCATTTGCTATTTGACTATTGTCAATAACCTCTCTCTCAAAAAAGTTTTTGACCCAATACATAATAAATGGATACGCCAAGCTACAAACTTGTGATATAGGAATTGCTGCATGTCTGAAATCAGTTAACATGTCTTCAGGTCTTTCAGCATGAAACGTGGGTGCTGTTATAACAGTACGTGTACAATAGTCAACGTTTCTTCCTAATAAGTATTTACGTAGTAATCCATTTTTCTTTTCAAGCTTTGTTTTAAAATAATCATATATTTCAACAAGAGTATTCTGTATATTAAAATTAGTAGCACTAAACTGGAAATCAAAGACATCTTTATCTTTAACAAGATTGGTATATCTAATTAATTGCGAATATAATTGATTTATATTTCCAGTTTCACCGCTACCACTTTTACTATATGTTACATCTCTATAAAAAGCAGGTATTACTAAGCAATAATGAATAAATATTTCATTTTTTTTACTTTTGGTAATAAGGTCAATTCTTTCATTACGCATGCCTTGTTCTATAGAGTATTCCCATTTTATTTTATTCCAGTTATTATAAAGGAAATCTAAACCAGTATCTCCATTATCATCTTTTACAAGTCTTCCATCCTTATCAATAGAATAATACTCCTCACCGTTTATAATTCTTTCTACATTTCTATACAAACGTTTCAATGCTTTATAAATATGAGGATGAAAAAAATAACCATGAAGATTGATATATGCAAAAGTTTCTTTTCTGGATTTTGTTGTTATTCCAAAAATTTCATTAGATATTAATCCATTTGGATGAGGTATACCTCCTCTTTGAAATAAAACACCAGATGTAACTTCTTGTAGATGATTCAATTCAATGAATTCTTCCATATTGAATAAATCAATTTTCAAATTTATCACATCCTTTATATTAAATATTAACCTATTGTTTTTAATGGGTATTTTTAGAAACAGACAAATATATAAATATTTTTTTAGAAATGAGGGTAATGATAGATATGTTTAATAATGACTTATTTACTGAAGCATATTCAGGTAAAACTAAGACTCTTTTGAAAATAGAAAAACTTTTGGATGATATGTGTAATAGAATGAAAGTAGACCCGGATGCTGACTATACCAATTCGTTTGAAAATAAGCAAATCTGTAATCTTTTTAAAGAACAATTTGGATTTAAAAATGTATATATAATTTGGAAAAGAACTCCTAGAATGGCTCCCAATGCATTTACATTAATGAGCGTTAATGTATTATGGAGAGATAAAGGAAAATTCTATGATAAGAACAAAAAAAATTTTTATGATAAACAACATAAACATACAGTATATATTGAAGTATCACAATCAATGGCTAGAGATATAGACTTGAGTGGTGCTGAATATTTAGCTATAATTTTACATGAAATTGGACATAATTTTGATACAAGCCCTTATATGGTAATTTCTGTAATATTTACTTGGATTAAATTATTGGCTGAGGTTATAACCAAAACTGTTATAATAGATCCTGAAACACAAGAGGAAATAGTCATGAAGGGAATCAATCCTCAAGCAATTTTATCAATGGTAGTTAATACTAATCCAGGTAAAACCGTTTATGGATCAATTCAACAAGCATTTGAATACATCAAGGATAAATTTAAACCTATAAAAAGATTTATGTCATTTTTAAGGATGATAACCAGTGAATTATATAAAGCTATAGTAAAAGTTACTACTCCTATTTTAATAGTTCCTCAGACTATAATGTATGGTATATTAAGTCCTGTATATCATTTAATGACTGTTCCGACACGTAAAACAGAAATATATGCTGATTCATTTGCATTATATTATGGCTATAGTGTTGAACTTTCCAGGGCACTTGATAAACTTACTGACGGACTAATGATACGTAATAGTAAAGGAAAAGTTGTTGATCTCACTGGTATTAACAGGGTACTTACAGATATTGCCATGACACAATATTATTTAACACTGGTTCTTATTGGTGCAGACCACGGGTCTAATGAAACACGTTTATTAACAAATATGAAAATTATTGAAAAAGAATTAAACGAAAATAAATATCCACCCGAAGTAGAAAAAGATCTGAGAAATCAGATAAATGGATTAAAAGAAGTATATAGTGTATTTAAATCTGGAGGGGAACAATCATTAACTCTTTTAGGTGGTGCACGTGAAATAGTTGAATCAATATTTGGGGGAAGATCTGATTATATAGCTAAGTTTTTCCCATCATATATTGCAACTAAAAATGATGAACCTTTAAATTTAGAAGAATCTACTAATACAGAAATCGATGATATAATTGATTCAATTATATCAAATGATGAGTAAATAAAAAAGAATCTGATACTTATCGTTAGTATCAGATTCTTTATTGTCATGTATTAGAAGAAGGATTATGTGGCATAGCTCTCATCTCAACCATTAGATTAGCGATAAATGAGTCACCATTTTCTTGTAGGTATTTTTGATATCTATCCTCAAGTGCTTGTAAGACATATACTTCAATATATCCTTTTGCTTGACTATCATAATATTGCAGGGTGATAAAAGATCGTATGCTTTCTTTATCGGATTCTATCAATAAATTCATGTTAGAATGGACTACATCTATTTTTGTATTTATTTGCTCTTGTTTTTCTTCGTATTTTGTCATCCTCGTTATTATTGCTTGATCTTTTTCTTCACTTAATTCTTTAAATTCACTCATCTTTGTATTAATATCGGTAATAGTACTATTAAAATTAGCAGACATATCTCTTACACTTTGAGCAAGTTCTAACATTTCATCTTTAAATTCAGTATTATCGCGACTTTCATTTGCCTTTTGTAATATTTCAGCATCATGTTCAGCTATTTGTTTTTTTAATGTTTTATAAGCCTTAAGTATAAAACCACCACAAACAACAATAACCGATAGAGCTATACCGAGCCCTGGAGCGACTGAATTCATAAAATCAATAAATGTTCCCTCCATAATTCATATACCCTCCTTAGGTAGAAAAATGTATTATTATTGAATTGTTTTTATATGACTACAAGCTACTCAATAATTATAAATATATACAACATATAAATAAGGTTTTTTTATTATGCACTAATTTTTCGTCCTTCCTGTGAAAATAATGTGATAGCAAAATAATTTGCTATCACATTATTTTTTTACTTCCTATTAATATCGAGATAATTGGCTAAATAATACTTATCTTCTCGGTTTTTATTAAACCCAAGATCAATTATATCAACTGGATATGATGAGAACATGTCGTTATGAGTTATTAGAAAACTTTGTTCAGAACCAATTCTATCTATTTGATTTTCCAGTATTCTTATAAATTTTTCTCTGTTCTTTATATCTAATGGTCCATCAATTTCATCTAATAGCATTATATTATATTTACTTAATGTTTGTGATGCTAAACCGAATGATAGTGCTATTGATAAGAAACTCAATTCTCCTTGTGATGCATATTTAACATCGTTTATTAACTCTCCTCTATTATAAAAGGGAATTGAAAACTCGGTAGGAGTAATTTTAAAATCGTCCAGATATATTTGACCATTAAAGGCTATATCCAATAATTCATTTGTTATTTCAACAGTATTACCAAGATAGCTTTTTATATAGTATAATGGCATTCCTTTTTTCGATGACAATGCCTCTTTGGTTAATGTCATTTCATCAAATTTTATATTGTATAAATCTAATTCTTTTTTAATAGAATCATATTGATCAATATTTGATTGTAATTTTTGTATTTCAGATGATAAGGTATCGATACTAAATTTAACTTTATCAATATCACGTTCACATTCTCTAGCATTATCTCTGTTTTTTATATAAGAATTATAGTCATTAAAAAGTTTTTCATAAAGAGCTTCTAACTCATCATGTTTTTCGAAAGTTTCTTTCAAATCATTATATGTCTCAATCGTATTTGTATCATCTTTGATTCTCTCAGATAATTTTGATATTATCTTTTTAAGATCTATAATCTGTTCTTGATATTCATTTATTTGATTACTAATGGATTCCATTTGTTCTGATATATATTTAAAGTTAGATGTCTTTTCATATCTTGATATGGATTTTTCAAGTTCTACCATTTTACTAGTTAACGATACATAATTATCATATTCTGTTACGGTTGAGAGAACATCATTCATTGCAGTTTCATTAAATATCCGAGTGCATGCTGCGATTGAATTGTAGATATTTACTGTTTTAAAATCATTTTGTATACTGGGTGGTAATCTCTCTATTATAGATTTATAATCTGCAAATGAAAGTAATACATCTCTTATATTTTGATATGCATATTCCATATCTTTATAAAAAGATAAATCTTTTTTAGACTCATGTTCAACTTCACTATTCTCGAGTAAATTCTTTACTTGAATCCATAACTGTTTTGCTTCACACTTATCATTATTACAGTTTTCAAATATTTTAGTATCATTAACTGTACTCATTCTTCTGGAGACAGTTTTTAAAAACAACATCTGACTATCTTCATCAGAGTCTAAACCCATAATATGAGTATTTATATATTGTATCACATTACGATTATCTTGTAATAATGAAATAATCTTCGACACAACTTTTTTTCCAAATTCATAAGTTTTATCAAGTTTATTTTGTGTATTTTTTATAAATACATAAAATTTATCAAATTCATCTTTGGTGAAATCATAGTTATATTCACCTAATAAAATTTCTATTGACGCTATTTTTTCTGTTAATTTTCTACGTTCCTCGATTAGAGATTGAAGTTCTTTGTCATTATTCTCCTCTTTTTGATATTGTACTTCAAGACTACGGTGTTGTTCCTGAAGTTGATTAAGTGTAGATAAATGATTTTGAATTAATATATTAGAGGAATCGATTTGTGCTTGATTGCGTATATTTTGCTTTTCCAATTCAATGATTTTAGATGCATAAAAAGAAGCATCTGTTGATTCTAAATCATTAGCATTTTCGAGAATTTTATTCATTTTATCTAATTTCTTTAATGTACTAGATAACCTATCTTTTAGTGTTGCAGTATCTTCTATTTTTTCTATTTCATGATTATATATTGATAAAAGACCTGATAATTTACCAAACTTTTCTTGCTCTTCTTCAACTCGTGCTTTCAAAATAACCAAACGTTGTTTTGCCTCTTTTTTATCTTGTATACCTAATTTATTCATTTTATCAACCAAATGTGATATCATCGCTTTTACTTGAATTAGGTCATTATTAATTTTTTTATAATATGAGAGAAAAATTCCTATTTCATCAAGAAGTTTACTCATGAAAGTTTTACGTTCAGTTTCTGTTAGGTTTATCATCGAGGTAACGTTACTACCTATTCTTATAAGTTTAAGATGATCTGGTTCGATACCTAACTCTATTCTTACAAGTTCTTTAAATGATGTAACATTTCCATTCTCATTTAATTCATTACCATTTTTAGATATATAAGATTTAACGGAATGATTTTTATTAGTTTCTTTATGAGCTTTATATATATGCTTAATTATATAATAATCATTATTATAAGAGATATGGATTTCTTTATATCCATCTAGACCTGAAAGTATAAGATTTAAACTATCACGTACGTCTAAATTTCCTACACCTGCAAATGGATGGAGTAGACTTAATATGGTAGTCTTACCCGAACCATTTGGTCCAATAAGTAAACAAACTTTATTCATTGTATTACTAAAATCAATACTGAATTCATTACAGTCCATTGCATTCTTTATAGCTGCAAAGTTTTTAAATATAATTTTTTCAATTTTCATAAAAATATTCCTTTCATTATAAAAGTCATTATTTTTAAGTTTTTTCAATAATATAAACATATAAATAACTCATATTTGTTCGTTTTTTTAAAATTCCAAGTTTTGACGTTAGAATATTCATATATGTTGGATACACCTCCACATATAATCTATTATGATTATAAGCTAACTTAAAAAATTTCCATCTAACGTTAGGCTTGTTATTATATATGCCCAGCGGTATAATGACTGCAACTTTAACTAACTCTTTGACCGCACTGCTCAAAACGATCACTTTAGTTATTGGCTTAATTGCAATAACACTGTCATTTGTTTTTTGGTCCTCCGATGTACAATATTACAAGTCATTATACTACTCCTAAAAAATTGTGAGAGTGTACTATAAAGTACACTCTCACATGTTTTTTTATTTTAGATTATAAATAGATTTTATCATATCGTTAACATTCTCAACATTTACACATACTAAAATTCTATATGTGTAGTATGGTGATTTATTATTAAAATATATTGTCATTGTTCTATAATCAATTCTGTAATCAGTATTTTCATGTTGTATTATACCTTGTCTTCGAACTTTTATATCTAAAAATTCAAGTAAAGGTAAACCGTTATCAAGGTGATATTTTATATTAGCTCTCAGTGAATTATTGAGAAGTTCGTCTATACAAATAGAGTCAAATTCTTTTTCAAGTCTGCACGAAGCTTTACTAAATAAGTGCCACCCTGGTCTAAGATTTAAATCTTCTCGTGTAAGAACATCTGTAAATACTGGTATAAGTTTATCAGATTCAGCATCAATTTTAGGAAGTTTGATATTATAGATATTATCATTGAATATGTAATAAAAGCCTGTACTATAGAATTCGAGTCTCATGGAGAATGATACCTGATATTGATTCATAATATGACCGTTCTTTTCACCTTCATCCCAACTCAAATCTGAGAACATTGTATCTATATGAGTAGGATAGTATCTATAAAATTCTCTAGTACCACTACTACCTTGAAGTTTATATGTGACAGGTGACATTGAGTTTTGTTCAAGATATTGTAAGAATGTTTTAGTGGAATTATCAGCATCAAATAATGGTATACCTGAAATATCGGATACTATTTTTAACATTTCTTGTGGAATGTAACTCTCTAAGAACACTGGTTCAAATCTTGAACTATTCCATACAATGGCGTTTTGTAAATAATGAACATAATCGATTTGATTCATTAATGTTGAAAATATCATTATTACATCGACATATAATATCGAACGATTTTGTTGATATTTTATTATTAGATCATTCCGGGGATCCTCAAAGAACGGCTGAAGATTTGTGGCACCTCTAGTATGATATAAATTATACTGTCTCTCTATAAGAGGTGTTCCTTTAAGAAAACGTTCCTCATCCTCTGTTCCTATTCTCGGTCTAAAGATTATCATCGGTTTCGTTTTCTTAAGGAATTCATGATTAGTACTTCTTATTTGTCTATGAGCAATTTTTGAATTAACATGAATTGTTTTAAACAAATCTTCGGGCATTATGTCAAGAACATGTTTTTGCGCCCATGCTAATACATTACCATATGTATGTGACATACTTGTCATCATACTCACAAATCGTTTATTTGGATTATATCTATTATCAAGGACTGATGCATCTACCATATGAAGACGTTTTTCTTCTTCTTCTTTTTCTTTTTGTAATCGTTGATATAAATACATTAAAAATTTCTCCTTTCACTTAAGGATTTGATGTATGTTAGTATTTTGTTTTTGAATGAAAATATAACACTGTATTAATATTTTATTAGAAAAAATAGAGAGGGGTCATACTAATGAAGAAAAAACTTATTTGTATTCTTGGTGATGAAAAATCAAAGAAATCAGAATTTGTAGCTCAAGCTATTAAATATGCAGATAATGAGAATTTCATAATGGACTATGTGATAGACGATAATATCGATTTGGAACATAGGAAGATTTTAAAAATGACTAATCCTAAAGAAATGAATGATATAATGACAAGTGTAATCAATCAAGACCTTCAAGTTATAGTTATTTTTATAGACAACCCATTTATTAAATTGAGTGACGAGTACAAAAAAATTAAAAGAATAATGAAATGTAAAGGATATAATAATAACAAAACCAATAAAATTACTTTTGATTCTTATGGTTTTACATTTATCAACTTACCAATTATAAGAAAGTATGAAATAAAAAGATTTGTTAACAATTGTAAGAAATTTATTAATAGTAACGCATATAATCCTGAAATATAAAAAAAAGAGAGTGTGTGAATAAATTTATTCACACACTCTTTAATATTAACCAATAAATTTCTTGATATATCTATGGATATATTTATTATCCATGACCCAATCGAGAAAATACAATGCTGAAATAGCTGTGGGTATTTCGTCATATTTACTAATGGCATACCTGCTTCTCATTATCGGTTTACTTTTCATAAACGCTTTATAAAGTTCTGGGCGTTTATTAAATTTAGTATCTTTTATTGCGTCACCAAGAGCGACCAATATATATTCATTATTGTCATTTATTTTTATCCCCTCAATTTTCTTAAACTTTGGGAGATTTGTTAAATCATAATCCCCCGATGCTAGAATATAGCTTAACCTGACAATCGTGAATATAACTTTATCATCTTCTCCGGAAGAGAAGAAGAATGATCTCGGTACTAATTCGATAAGATCATTCATCGCTTTTATAATAAGGCGGTTTTTATCCTTATTGTTAGAATCTTTTCGCCTATATGATGAATATAAAATATTCTTTAGAAGTATATTCCTATATTCATAATCATTAGTTACCTGCCTTATTAGATATATTACATCATCATATATATCTGAAATTTTCTGGTAACTTTCTTCATATTTATTAAAGTTACCAAACCTATTTTTTGTCATTTTCTCCAATGACCCAGTTATTAAAGACTGTATATAATGACTTAAAACCCTCAATCTAAATGTATAGGTTTTTGGGTCCATTGTCACATCCCAATGTAATATAGACTGAGACATGAAATTTTCGTCATTGATATTTATTCCATCATCTTTAATAACTAATTCATCATCATTCGTTGTTTCGAAATACGTATCACGTGGTATACCATTAATATCACATAACACTGTAGCTAAACTTGTTTCCAAATTTGCTGCTGAAATTTCGAATTGGTTTTTTGGCTCATACCCAATATCATGGTGTTTTAACCTAACACCATTATCTTTATCAAGAATATTACGGTTCTCGATAAACTCTAACATGTCATCCGATATAGCCTGCTTCTTCTTACTCATTTAATATCATTCCTTTCATTTATTTTTGATAAGAGTAAAATATTATACATAGTGATAATATATAAATAAAAGAAACGTATGTAGTTTTATCTACATACGTTTCTTTGTTAAAACCACTTATATTTTTTATATTCTTCATTAAAGAGTATGTACCTGAGCCAATCATCTACTAAAATTGCTATTAAAGAAATAAACACCCAAAGTATTGAAAAATACAAACATATCTGACCGTTTATATTAAATGGTAAATTAGAATAATCCCAAACATTTAAACCGAGTTTGATATTTACAATATACCCAGTTGTATATTCAAAGCATGTTATTATGAAACCACTTATAAGCATTTGTTTTATTACTGGCATATCCCAAGTATACCAATTATTTAATCCACCAATAACTATTCCACATACTCCAGCTAAAATAAACATAGATATATGTGAATAACCTCTAAAAAGAATTTCTAGATTAACATAGATAGAACCATTTGTAATAAACAAAACTAAGTATTTAAAAATACATTTAAGTATAAATTGAATTTTCTGTTTCATAAATATCACCTCCGAAAATTTTTTGAGACGGCATGATTAACTTAATCATGCCGTCTCAAAATAAGGGCGATTACACAAAAAAAATGTGTAATATGTCAGTACTTTAGGTTTAAAGTACTTTAAAAAATATGATAAAATAAATATTAAATTGTCGGTGTTAAAACCAAATGCATGATTTTATCATAATGTTAATTATTATTCAGGAGTATTGACATTAACAGGTTCATATTTTGAAAAATCAATGTCTACCTGAAGAATTTCATCAACAGATTCAGCATTTTTAATGAGAATTTCATTATGCTGCTGATACGTAACAATTGGTTTCACATACTCAAGCATCTTAAGATACAGTGTAACAAGTTCTTCAAATGTATACGGTACACACTCCTTACCAGTTTCATTCCATGTTAATGGAATTTCTATACCGATACTCTGTGCATATGTATATGCTTGAAGAACACCTGTAAGCTGATTCTGCTTATCAGATGTAACTGTATAGAGTTTATGGTTATATACCATAGGATTATTATATAAATATTTCTCGAGATTATTTTTATTTTTCTTGATTATATACTCCTTAACTTCATCAAGAGATAAATCATTGATATTTACTTCATATCTAAGTTCTGCAACGTTCTTAGAAAGATTATTGATTATCTCATCATAAGATAATGGAGGATAGACCTGAACACCATGCTCATCAGTAAAGATATTGGTATTCGGGTCATAGTAATGTTTATAGGCTTGAACATCATTATTTACTACTACTGCATAATCAAAGATTAAGTTTCTCTTAAAATCATCGAGTGCAGTTTTAGAGCTTATATCAATTATCATTTGAACTTGAAATTTTTCAATATCATCTTCAATAATGCGTTTTATAAGTGCGCCTTTCATTATATAAAACCTTCTTTCTTCTGAGGAAAACTATTAACTTATTGTTTTATAAATAAAATTAACAAGGTAGTGATAAAATGACACCACCTTGTTAATTTATTATATTTTAAATGAATTAAAGAAATCATCAACTTTATGAACAGTTTCAGGATTAATATTAGAATATATAATATTATCTTTATCTTTAATTATTGCATGCCTGTGTGAGTTATCTATACCAACTAATGATTCCATAGGGAGATCAAATGATTCCATAATCATTTGTGTATTCACATCAGTTCTTCCTACAGCTTCTAAAATTTCTTTAAGAGGAATCATTACATCATTTACTTTTTCCTTTAAATCATTTACTGATTCAGTAACCGTGTGAATAACTTTATTAATCGGTTTTACTCCACTTATTGCGTGAGCTTCTTTATGAGATGGATACCAGACTGCATCATATGTTATGAGTCTTCTTACGATAACTGTTGGCTTATTATTAATAAGCTTTAATGATGCTATAGCTCTGCAGCTAAATGATGGTTTCCATCCAGCCAATATTTCTTTACCAAATCCGATACCAATATCATTTTGAGCTGATTGAATCTTTCCTTGTAATAAGTTACCATGCATTTTAGGTTCCATAATTTTGAATGCTCGTTTTGCAGGAGGAACATTTTGTATTCTCTCAGGACTAAGTTTCTCATCAGCTTTTTCAGGTGTTGGATGGTCAAACTCACCAAACCAGCATCCATCACGCAGTAAACATTGAATTTTTTCTTGTTGAATACACTCCCATATATTATCAGCTTTATACATTCTCTGATTACGATTAATCACATCAAATGACTGAAGGTTAGTATCAAAAGTTACATAAAATAAGTTATTATTATTACATACATCAATATTATTGATGAATTTTTCACCACTAACATGTTCAGATATATACATTAATCCCATATCGTCAGTTAATGTATTTTTCACTTTTATCACATCCTTTTATTAGTTTTTTTTATTATAATACTGTATTAAAGTTATTTTATTCAATAATCTCTATTGCTATTTTACCATTAAAATAAAATTTACGTTCACCATTATATAAATATCCATCATTATACCAGTCAAGTTTAGCTGTTGATATCGGTATATAATAAGCATTTGGAATATAATCATCATCACCCACAACATCTATAGGGTGTGCTACAGTCATATGTCCCGTTGATTGTTGGTATGTCATATTATCATAATAGAATTCATTAGTAGTAGTATCAATAGTGGTTGTACATAAATAATTAGTACCAGATGAAGCAGCACCTGTAGGTACGGGAGACATATTTCTAAATACAGTTGATGGACGTATAACTCCAATATTATTTTTCTTTGTTTTTGCAAATATAATGGTACCTTGTGAGATATTTGCATAAGACGCTACATCAGTAATATTGCATATACTAAATCCAACACTATTATTATTTATTTTAAATATATATCCTATAAAATTATAGAAATGATTATCATAGTCATTAGTACCACCGCTAGCATCTGAATCATAGTATCCAGTAGATGATGAAGTGTATGAACGCAAAACTAATAAAGTACGATTATAAGGATTATTAATGATAGCCTTAAATGTATATAATATTTTATCGTTTTTAATGAAGCTGATTTCAGGTACAGGAAGTTCATCAGTAGTGCCTTCGCTGTATACATTACAAGTGATTGAATCAAAAAAATCAGGCATATTATTTTCAAACCAAGATTTTATATTTAAAAACAATGATGCATAATTAGAACATTTTCCAATAAAACATGTTTTTTGTACACCCATAGATATTCACCTCTATTTTTAATGATCTAATTGTACCGCTATAAAACCATTATAATAAAAAGGTAATCCTTCAATGTCAATAATAGCATCACTATAATAGTTCATTGTAAATTGTGCCATAGATACAGTATAACATGTTGGACAGTAATCATCATCACCTATTACCATAATTGGAGACAGTACAGTTTTTTCTGAAAGTGTGGGCTCAAAATAAATATTTGGATAACTCATTGTGTCATCAACGCTTTCTATCGTAGCACAATATAAATGATTATATTGTTCAACTGGTATTGTTGCTGAACTAATCGGTATTTTTACAGCCGTTCGAATATTAGAAGGTTGTATCATTGCGATATTACCATTATTAGTAATTGTAAAAATTATGATTCCTGGACTTCTCCATTTTTCATTTCCATCATTAATATTCTCAAAAGTAAATGCAATTGTTGTATCATTTATTAACAAAATTTCTGATATAAAATTTGAATACTTAAAAGTACCAATTTGTCCGCTGTTACTTACACCACGATTGCTTGCAGGTTCCCATAATGAACCTTTTGAATATATATATTGGAAAATATCGTATGTAAGGTAATCAGATCCAAGATTACCTAGATTTTTATATCTAAATAGTACAATATCATCTTTTTTAAAATCAATATAGTTATCTGCCGAATTAAATGATTCATTTTCAATATTCATATTATCACTATTTCCAGCATACCAATTAATGTATACCGAGTCAAAAAATTTTGAGAAAAATGATGAATAGTCTTCTTCTATTATTTTTTTTATTTTTAAACATGGCTTAGCGAATGAATATCCATTATCTCTATAATTCTTTTCCCTATTTATTTTTATTCTCTGAAAATTCATTATATAAATTCACCTCACTGTAATTCAATAGCAATAACGCCATTGTAATAAAATTCTCTCATCCCTATTTTTATTACACAATCTGAATTAGACCGTAGTTTAGCACTACTTGTTTGAAGTATGGATGTGTGTGGTAAATAATCATTATTTGGTAATGCTATTGGAGTGAAGCAGGTCTTTGTTCTTGTTTTACTCTCATAGCCATATGGTAAGTTAATGGCACTACTCGTCACATTTTTTGTAATTACCTGCAAATAATTATATTCTGTTTGTCTAGTACCATTTAAATACGTATCATTTACATGTATGCCGGCATAATGCAAAGATGGATTAACCGTTGCTATTTCAGCATCATGTGTTTTCATAAAAATTACTACTCCAGGTCTTCTGTATTGAAAATCAAGCTCGACATTGTTGCATAAAGAAAATGCAACAATATTTTCACTAATTTTAATTATTTCATAAATACAATTACAATACTCTGGAGAGGAACTATTTTTCATTAATGCCCAGTTACCCGAAACATCACTACCATCAGCACCATATGGTTTAGTATAATATCCATCTAATGTTTTTGATTTGAAAAGTAGTCTACTATATCTCACATCAAGACTACTATTACCCGGGTATGTTGAAATAATACTTTTAATTATTTCTTCATTTTCATAGAAGTTTATAACAGCTCCTCTGTTGTTATAAGATTTTACTGCCAAAGAATCATCAACCGCAATATTATCGAAAAAATTTGGCATATTTTCTTCAAACCAAGATTTTATATTATTAAACATTGCAGTATAATCATTAGGATTTTCTATTAGAAAGCGTTCTATACCCATATAGATATTTCACATCCTCTCATATTTATATAAAATGATATACGTATATTATATTTATACGTATATCATATATTTTTATTCTGTATTAATTTTTACTGCTATAAATCCATTATAATAATATAAATCACCATTAATATCAAGAATAGCATCATCATGTGGATCTACAATATATTGTGTAACTGGTGTATAATATACATCTGGAACATATTCATTACTATTATTAACTAATATAGGATTTAAAATAGTTTTACTACCATATACTGGTTTCCATGGTATATTATTATAAAATGATGTACCAGACATGGAATATGGAGACAAAACCTCAAGGTGATTATATGTATCAGGTGTTGACCATTCTACATACCAATGAAAAACATTACCGATTATTTTACTTGGTTTTATAGTACATATATTACCTTTATTAGTTTTTGTTATTATAATTATACCAGGTGATTTTCTACTATCTAAATTTTCTGGTACATATGATGTAAATGAAAGTGCGACAGTATTTTTATTGATTACAATAACTTCATACAAAAATGTTATATTTGTACAAAAATGCATATCGTTTTTTCTAGCGGTATTAGCGCCTGATGAAACATTACCACCTATTGAATTATCATATACTGAAACAAAAGAATTATAAAAAGTATTAGTTTTTACACGTGAACGTAAATTTAGACCATCTGCTTTTTCAATAGAATCATTCACATTAAATGTATAATAGGTTAAAAAGTTAAAATTATCATAGAAAAATTCGAAAATTCGTTCTTTAGTTAGACTTGGGTTTGTTCTTGTTGATGTTGTAAAAAAGAGACTACCATTATTATATAATGATAAAAATAGTTCTTGTAATTCATGCTGATTATCATCAATTTGATCGGATTTTGATAATATGTATCTTTGTATCATTTTTTATCACCCTCATTTCAACTCACTTTATTATATATAATACAACGGGGTCATATCTAAATGATATGTGTCAGCCCATTTGTTAATAAGTTCTTCTCTAGCAGATTCTGCATTAGACCAATCGTCTAATTTAAGATTGATATTTCCTATTGCAGTATTTAATTCTGAGTACATCTTAAGTGTAGGATATAAATTTGATTTTACATCTAACATAGCTAATTGTATGAATGAGTCCCTACAAGTTTCTGGTATCGATGCTAATGATTTATCATGTTCAAATCCTAAATCCAGCACTATTGAAGAACTACTATATATATTATAAAGATATAATTTTCTAGGGTATTCAAATTTAAATGTCATTTTCGGCATCATTGTACTGATAAGATGTGCACCAGCATTTGCAAGCATTGTTTGATTAATTACATTACCTGTCATAAGTGGCATACCACCACCATAATATCCTAAACCAGAAAGGCATGAATCATCATAGGTGACATCAAAAACGTATAATAATTTTCGATTTTTAAAATCTGGAAGTAAATATACTTCATACTGGTCTGTTTTTTCTAACCTTTCAAGGTCACTTGTCTTAAGTTGCAGTCTATCTCTGCATGGACTATATAAAGAGAAATCAGGAATTGTTATATCTTGTAAAATAGTTAATATAGTTTCATCTATATTTTCAAAGGGTGTAGCTATTGCCATTAATCCTAATGATAACTTGATACGTGTTATTATATTAGACATATTCATATATCATTTCACCTCTTATATGGATATTTCTTGTCTTAAAACATTGTTTTAATCATACGTTATTTATGGATGGTGATATAAAATATGAAAAAGAATATACGTCAGTATTCTGACCAAATAAAATTAATTATTATATCAAATTCTACTTATATAAAGAAACGATTATCTATATTTCCAAAGTCTTTAATAAGTAAAATCAATAGAATGAAATTAGATGGAGAAATAGAAGTGAGAGGTAAATCATATACACGAAATGAACTTATAAAAGAGGTATTGATAAAATATAAATCATTACATAGAGAGTCTCTCGCTTCATCATATAATAATATCAGACATTCATTTATAAGAGAAGCAAAACAAAACAAAGATAATGTTCAAGATGTATATGAGAAGTATCGTAGTATGTTAACCGAAAGACTTAAAAATGATAAGAGTGATTTGTATTTCTGTTTGGATGCATTAAAAGTAGTTGAGAAGAGTTTAAAAAAATAAAGAAAGAAGTGAGAAAATAATTTCTCACTTCTTTCTTTGTTTCGGTTTTTTTTGATTAATCCACGAGAAGGAATTTATCGGCAGCTTTTTCCATTAATGCAACAGCCTGATCAGCATCGATTTCATCATCGGTGAACTTCTCACAAATTGCATCAACTACTTCATCAAACTTTGATGTATCTTCATCATAATATGACTCAGTTAAATCATAATCTGTATCAATGTCATCAAAAATAGATAAGGACTCACTCTCATCAAAGCATCTATCTTTAGCTTTTTCAATAAGGGTTGCTCCCTGTTCATCATCGATGTCACCGTTATTATACTTCTCACAAATAGTACTTACAATATTCATATAACTTCTTGTATCATTCATAATTTTTTAACCTTCTTTCTTTAAAATAAAAATATTATTTTTTTGTTTGACTAGGTTTATTATCATCCTTCTCGATTTGTTGGATTTCACCAAGTACCTTATTTATAAGTTCATCAATTTTTTCAATAATTAGTTCTTGATTTATATATTTAGATAATTCTGGGTATTTTTCATATATTTTTGAAATAACCTCAGCACGTTTTACTACACCTGCATGAATTATATGCTTTTTTATATACTTAATTTCAGCTTCATATACATATTCAGCTATAACGCCAGAAATTTTATGAATCGTATTTTGAATTTTTTTAATATCATTGTATTTAATCAAATTTCTGATAATATCAAATATAAAATAAACTAATATTACTATACCTATACACAAAATCCAATTATCAGCTATCATTTTAAAGAACTCTTTAACATTTTGAATCATTATTGTTCCTCCTCAATAATATCTTCACATTCAGTGTAGTTATTATGTAAGTCAGATTTATCGTTTTGATTATCAATACGATAATATTCTAATTCAGTGTTCTTCTCAGATTTGTTTTCAAAATATGATTTAACGCAATAGAAAAGAAATGACATCGTTTCAGCAACCACTGCCGAAATCAGTGAACTTAAGATAGATAAATCTTGAAAATGATACATTACATACATTGAATATATCTCTATAACAGAGCAATTAATAATTATAAAAATCATCAACTTCTTTGTCATAGTTATAATACCTTTACCATTTTTCTTTTCGGGACCATACTCATTGTATAAATTTACCAATGTTTCTTTCTCTTTATTTTTAATAGCTTTTAGTATTGTTTTTTTACATTTTTTATTAAATTTATCAAGTCGTTTATTTTCTTTATCAATATCTTCTTTGTCCCATTTTATCCCTAGATTTTCTGCTTCTTTAAATACTGTTGATACTACATTTTCTTCATCCTTTTTATCCATCTCTCACACCCTCTTTATTTTTTCTTTAATTCTCTAATCTCTTTATGAACAGACATTATGTTCTTAAGAAATACAGCTGCGCCAATATCGGTTAAAATATCGAGGACTGATGTACCGCCGGTCATTGCTGTAACCTTAAGATCAACAGTTGTCATTTGGTCAAACAATATCTTTTCTTCTTTTTTAAAACGTTTATAATCCATCTTATTTTTAGGCATTTCTGTAAATAATTGATCTATTGATGAATTGAGTCCTTTTATCTGTGCTTTGAGCTTTTTAGCTTCATTATTACTAGCATCTGATAAAGCACTTTTAGCAACGATTAATGTTAGTAATCCGATAATATTAATTGATAATTTTTTGTAAAGTTTCTTTTTCTTTTTACTTAATTCAAGGTCTTTTTTCTGCTCATCAGTAAGTTTATCTTTTTCAGATTTATCTTTATCAGCATTCTCAATTTCTGATTCGAGAACAAGCTCCTCAAATATCATATCAATATCCATAGTATTTTCACACTCCTTTTAAATTGTTTTTTATCTTATTGTCAAAAAAAGAGTGAAGTATATCTTCACTCTTTTTTTATATTTATATTTCTTCTTTAAGTTCTTTAGGTAACATAAGACCTTTAGTTACTAAGTCTGTATTAAGACCCATACCAAGAAAATATACTGATGTAGTATTTAATGTAGTCTTATTAAGTACATCCTCATCCAAATCATTAAGCGATACATATCCATTTAAAGATATATCTCTAAGCATCTGTTCTTTCATATAAATATCATCAGCTCTGGGGCCATTAAGTTCTTTTAATGTATTAGTAAGACCAAGAGAAATAAGCATTATGTTCTCAAGGTCAGACTCTCTACCATTTTTATCACCACCAGTTACCTGACCAGTGATAGCAGAACGTTGATCAATATTAGTTGAAATACCATTCTTTTTACTAACAGTTTGTTGCGTTCTTTTTATGTTGATATAACCTACAGGAACTGGTTCTTTTGTACCTATTACCTTACTCTTATCCATTGTCAAATGAGGCATAAATACATCTTCAAATAATGGAACATTGATAACTTTAGCTGCTCGTTCAATGTCTTCCATATTTATACTATGTTCATAATCAACAATATCAAGAATTAAGTATGCGTTTTCATTAGCAAATAATGCTTTAAAATAATTATCAAATTGAGCATCAGACATTGGTGAGAACAAATCTTTGTATTTTTTTGTATTAGTCCCTGATTTATCAAATGCATCAAAAAAATCATAAATTAATTTTTCCATTTTCTTTCTTTTATTGCTGGATATTGCCATTTATATCACCTGCTTTCAAAGAATAGCCTTCATTACACATTTTTATTTTCAAGCTATCTCTATATACTTGACCATCTATATCTTTTACAGATAATAATGATATGCCGTATATATTATTATTATCATTATAAATTCTAAATAATAAGAAAACTTTTTCATTTATTTTTGCAATAAAACGTCTTATATGACCATTGTGACTTCTCACAGTTAATGTCTGAGGTTTAATTCTGCCCATAAGGTATGTATACATATCCTCATTAAGCTCGAAATCAATTCTGTTTTCCTCACCGAAGAACATAACTATTTCATCAGGAGTGAGTTCTTCTATTTTATATACTAATTTGGAATAATCATTTAATAACTCAGTTCCATCAAGAGTTCCAGATTCACCAAAAATTTGGTAGTTATTAGTTGAAATTGATATAGTATCAGTAAAATCTCCCTCGAAATATTTTAAAGGTAGATTATAAGATTCATTAACATCAATTTCTTTTTGTATACCATTTATAATATCAAGAGTGTCAATATTAGACTTTTCCATTTCAAAAATTATATTTTTAACTTTAGAAGACATAAATAAGTCATGGCGTAATCTTATATAATAAAGATATACTTTTGAATATTTGACAGGATCTATCTGAATAGATCGTAATGTTAATGTTATTAAACCAGCTATTTCATTTTCATAAGTTTTTTCCTTATTTTTTTTATCAATATAAGCTAAAAGTTGTGTCTTTATAACATCTTGATATGGTCTACAGCTTATCATGTTAAATGGGTTAAAATCATTTATTCCAGTAGTTAATGTATTATATATTGAATACTCCTCAAATTTCCAGGGAATAATATTAAATACTAATATTGTGATAATTTTATCATGACTATATAGAAAATCCCTCTTCTCATATTCTTCAGAAATCAAATCAACTATATGATTTATTGTCATAAATATATCTCTCATATCTTGACCAGAAAATGCAGGTGATATAATTAATCCACGAATCATATTATTAAGAAGTTTATTATTAGGAAGATCTTTCGATAGAATCCTTTCAATTTCATTTTTCACTACTTGAATATATCCATCAGTAACTATTTCTTCATTATATTCAGATGCTAAAACCCTGCAATATGTCTTAAGAGATAAATCAAAACTATCAAAATGCTCAAAAAAAGTTTTTCTGAGACCGGGTTCGCAATAACGAAGGGCATCTTTTAAGATACTCATTTTATCCTGTGTATCGTATATCATATTTTTTTTTCACCTTCTTAAAGCATTATAATGTTACCATCAATATTTTCATAATAATTAGTTTTCATCTGTTCAAGAAATGCTATCATTTTTTCATTTCTTTTGTCAACTATTTTTATATAATTGAATGAATTCATGTTTGATTTCATAACTTCATCTTTAAGTGCTTCTTTAACTTTATCAACTTCTTGAATCTTTTTCATTGTATTTGGATTACTTCCACCATCTTTTATTTCAACCTCAAGGTTTAATGATGTAATAAAGAAGTCTGGTATATAGAAATGCTTCTCACCATTATACATATAATAATAAGTATGTGGTGATGGAGATATAACATCAGTTGGATCAAATGCTAAAGTTTTATCAAGAAACTCTAAAAAGCTTCTTTCATATGAACCAACATAAACTGATTTATGTACATGATCTCTCCATACATATTCACCACTTATTTTTCTTTTAGCAAGCATGATCCTCTGCTGTTCAGGGTCATTGAGTAGATTGGTTTTACCATATTTACCTATCATTCTATTCTTGAAAGTTTCAACATATTTTTCTTTACACTTTGGATTATTACAAAACCTATTGTATTTATGTGTTTTATCATTCCAAGTAGTAGGTTTCTTACAGATTACACAATTTCCATGTGTTTTACCAGTTCTTAAAAAATATGCAAATTGCCACCCATCCATATCTTCTGGAATCATTTCGGAATGGTCTTTTTCAAGATGAGCAACTAAATCACTTACATCATAATAATACATATTACAGAACTTACAATATACACGTCTTTTAGTAGCCAAAAGAATTCACCAACTTTCATAAATTACTCGTTAATCTAATGTTTTTATAAGGTATTTTTACACATGAACTTTATTATAATATATTTTTTTAATGAGGTGATTATAAATTATGAACACATTTATTTTACAAGAAGCTGTTGTAAGAAGATTCTCAGATGGAGAAATTACATATGAACAGGCGACTTTCCTTCTTGATGCAATCACTAATAGGTATGATTATATTACAGAAGGAGCAAACATTGATTATATTAAGCAGTTTAGAAAAACTTTAAAAGAATATAAGATGCATGTAAAAATATTAAAGAAAATAGCTAATAAAGGTGAGTTAAAAGATAAACCTGAATTTGAAAAAGAGAAAAAGGCAGCTATAAAAGCTCTTGAAGAAGGCTTAAGTATTATAAAGTCTACACCATCGGATTTAGTCTCGACTATTCTTTCATACTTTGCTATTGGTTTAATAGATACTATACAATGGACGATACCCATATTATTAACGTTTGGTCTTGCAGCCTATGTAGTAGCTATAAAACAGACTGTTGAAATAATTACTGGTATTGTTACAGCAGTCAAGAAAAAAGATGAAGAGGATATAACTGATAATCTTAACTTATTTAAAACACGATATAAGATGTATATTAATCAATTTAAGAAGTCCATTGATGCAATTGAGAAAAAGTATTTTGCTAAAATTAACGGTGAAGAAAAGAAATAATATAAAAAAAAGACGAGATGTATTTAATATATACATCTCGTCTTTTTATTTTACATTAAAATAATTTTATTATATTAAAATTCATCACGGTGACATTGTAATAAGTCACATGATAATCTAACGAAAGGGTGATTAATCATGGCGGTTGATCCAACTTATGGAGTCAATAATTTTAATAAAGCAAAAGTCTTAACAGAAGAAGAAACATATGTGCATAACATATTAACAATTTTACTCGGTAAACCAGGATTCTATCCGTCAATACCATATCTTGGAATGGATATACAACAAGAATTGTATAAATTTGAAGATGAGATAGATACTGAGAAACTCAAGGCACAATTAGTATCTCAGTGTAGTGATTTTTTACCATTAGTAAAAAATGGAGATTTTGATATCATAACTACTACTTACAATAATCAAACTCTGTTAATTTTTCAGTTACCTGTTATAATTAATAATAATCATATTGCACTTGCAGTTGGTATCACTTTGAATAAAGGACAACTAGTTTATCAATTTACAGAAAATCCTATAAATACACAAATTATTTAATTACAAAAGGAGGAACTAAAAAATGTCCAATAGCATTAATGAAATCAACAATAATAGTTTTTTTAGCGATTCAGGTGCACAGAGAGATGAGTCTATTCCTCTCGATTCGCTTATAAAAGCTAAAAAAGAGAATACGCCTCAGCAGACTGAAAAGAAGAAAGAACTTTCTCCACTTGAGCAGATGAAAGTATCAAAAGAAAACAATAACAGTGGTATGGAAATTTCTAATGAAGCTCTGAAAGAAAAGGAATTGAGAAATCCTATTATGGATGACCAGCGTCTTAGTGAATTTGAAGAGAGAGAATTAGAACTTGATGAAAGTATAAATAAGAGAAAAGCTATTGTTGTAATTAAGGAACCAACTAATAGCTTTGAATATATGAATTTAATGATGGAGCTTGATTCCGTTGTCCTCCATGACGATGGAACAGCAACTATTGAATATAAGGATAAGCACGGAAATCCTATGACTCCTCAGTATATTCGTCTTCGCGAAGATGGAGATGAGGCTTTCGATCTTGGAAAGGATAAGAAAGCTATGGCTGAAAGAGCTAAGATGAAGGATGTTTCAGCACCGCCCGAGAATAATGACTCTGGAGCAATTGCTGGAGATGCTCCTGATGATGAACTTAATAAGACAGTTCAGGTTCTTATTGATAAGACCGGACTTGGAACAGACTTTATTTTCAATGATGAAGAAAAGAAAAAACTCACTGAAGCTCCCGAAATTCAAATTCGTGAAATTGAATTTGTTGATATTGAAAGTATCATTTCTAAGAAAAGTGAAAAATCGTTTCAGGAATCTATATCAGCATATCAACTTTCAAATTCTAAAACTACCATTTGTTTCCCGGCTTCAGGCTTTAGAGCTCAGATGAAGGGTCTTACATATGGTGAGATGGGTGACATTTCACTCTCTATGGATTCAGTTACATTTGATCAGTATAGAAAGCGTCTTTCAATCATATACAATAAAATGGTTAATAGCAATATTGGACCATTTAAGTCATTTGAAGACTTCCTTAAGGGATTTGCATATGTTGATATTCCTATGGCACTTTATGGTCTGTATATCTCAACTCAGTCAGAAATACAGACGATTCAGCTTCGTTGTGGTAATGAAGAGTGTGGTAAATCATTTAATTGGGAATTCAGCACACGCAGTGTAATAAGACTTGAGAAGTGCTCTAAGCAGTTCCTTGAAAAGATGAAGGAAATTGCAACTTCTCCCGCTTCTGAATATGACAAGATTCGTGAGAAATCTGCTGTAATGAATTCTAAATATGTAAAATTACCTTACTCTGGATTCATCGTAGAGATGGGTATTATTTCAGCATATGAATTTCTTTATAATTTTATTCCAGTTCTTGATGAAAAGACATTTAAGGATGCTTTTGGTGAAGATCTGAATGAAATTTATATGAACAACGTTCTCTTACTTACAACAGTTAAGTCTGTCCGTGTTCCTAATGACGATGGTACATATTCTGTTGCAGAAGGATACAAGGATATTCTTGATGCTATATACAGAATTAATCCTGAAGAAATTAAGCTCCTTGCAGCTATTACAAATAAGCTTACAACTGAATATCAGTCATATTTCTCATTTGGCGATGTTACTTGTCCTCATTGTGGAAATGTAACACATGACCTTGACCTGACTATGGATGACCTGGTTTTTCAGACATATCAACGGTTGCTGAGTACCGAAATCAATGTACAGAACATGCAAAGTTTCTCGATGTAACTCTTTCTTTATTTAAAGGAGAATTGAGTCTTACTGATATTTTGCATGAACTGCCATTTCGTAGGTTACTAGAGTTACGGTCTGCTCGTGTCAATCGGTTGATGGAAGAGTCTAAAGAATTGGAAAAATCCAGTATAAATAAATCTGGTTAAGACCGAAAAAGACGATAAAAGGAATCATTGTGAATAAGTAATAAATTTCTTTCTTTATTACTTACCTATGTTCAAAAATTATTTAAGTTTATTAAAGAAAGGAATTCGCCAAATGAAGAAGACAATGACTGAGTATATATCAGCATTATCTACTAATTCATTCGATATACTTGAAAGTATCATAGAAAAGAAATATCAAAAATTTATTACTTTATACTGGATGCTAAAAGATTATAGTGATAATATTTTTAGTCTTAAATATAAAGATACAAAAGATCAAGTTCTTAAAATAGAGGTTGAGCTTTCAGGTATTGATATAGACAAGGTTATGTCAGACCTTCATGACAGCATATCGGATGATTGTTCAGTACTGATATATAATGAAAAGAAAAAAATTCATATTGAAATAACAAAAGAAGAAAAATAAAAAAAATAAGCGGTGTGAGATTAAATCTCACACCGCTTATATTAGTTATTGAGGCTGCCTTTTTGCCATGCAAGCCTCAATGTACTCACATGTTGTATTCACATTATTTTCCAAGTGAGCACATACTGAAGGCCACTGCCACTCTCTTATAACACCATCTTCGCAACATTTGAACATTACATCGTTACGTATCATTTTATTATTTATATGTCCATCAACGATATATTTATTCTCTATGTTAGTATTAAATATATCATCAATTACTGAATCAATCGTGTCAATGACATTCTCATAATGCTCTCTATTGATTTTCATTATCTTACTACGAATGTAGCGTTCTTCGTATCCCGTAACTCCGAAATCATCCTGTGAGAACTTCAGATATTTATCTACAAGTTCGTTCTCTATTCTTTCCCAGTTTATCTTCTTCGTCGTCATCATTATTTGATTATATAGCAGGCCTATACAATCATCAATGCGTGCCGCCCACACCTCGCGGGATTTATACGGGCACTCATTTATGGGCGGATAGATGAGAACTGCTTCCTCAGATGAGAGTTCGTCTGCTTCTGCTTCTGTTTCGTCAACTGTTTCCTCAACTGTTTCTGTTTCGTCAACTGCTTCCTCAACTGCTTCCTGTTCTTCCTCAGATGAGAGTTCAGCGGCTTCTGCTTCGTCGACGTCGTTTTCCACCATTATCTCATCATCGTCTGCTTCGATTTCAGCATCAAGAGCATCGTCAGCATCATCCGAGAGTTCAGCTGCTTCTGCTTTGTCACCCGAGTCCTGCTCTTCCTCAGCTGCTTCTGCTTCCGCTTCGTCGACGTCGTTTTCCACCATTATCTCATCATCGTCTCCACCGAACTCAGCAGCATCAAAGGCCTGCTTAGCAAGTTTCCGCTGTCTCAGGATTGCAAAAATGCTTATTCCTGAAAGTCCTACTACACCAGCACCGATAGCGATTTTAGTTGTCTTTTTCATAAGATTACCTCCTTGTAATCATACTCTGTTTTATTGACTGTGGTAAACAGAGGGAACATACAAAGTTCTGAGAAACCACTTAAATGTTTTTATGTAATAATCTATATATAACTTAACCTGATACCTTCACTATGAAGTTAGGGTAAGTTATTATATATCTTATTACACGGAGATAGTATATATATGAAATTATTAAGTTTACGGTTATAAGAATAAAAATACTCTTAAAAAAATCAGGAACATATAAACCTGTATAAATAAGAATACATTCTTTCTCCTTTTTTCTCATAGGACCTTAAAAAACTTGTAATTTGAAACTACTAAAAAATAAATAAGTCTTTTATAAAATAAAAAAAAGAAGCCCATACTATTACAGTATGGGCTCCCATTATTCAATCATTGGAAGGGGATGGATGGTGCCATCGTTCATCGATCCACCCCCATGTTATGAATGCCTTTCCATTGCATTCACCGTACCCTCTCATTATGGCGTCTATGAATATACGCCCTTCCCTGGGAACAAACCCTGAAAAATCAGGGTTTAATTCATGGATGCCGAATTCGAACAGAACCCCTCTCTCAGACATAGCTGAGGTTATGTCTGAGAGAAGGTCTTCGGTGAGAAGCCCTCTAAACAATTCTAGCTCCATGTTTTGTTGAAAAAGCTGAGGACTCATTCTCCCAGCCTTTTCAACAAATTCATCTATCTGATTAATGATATTTTTCATATGATTACCTCCTAGTAATCTTACTCTGTTTTATTGACTGTGGTAAACAGAGGGAACATACAAAGTTCCGAGAAACCACTTAACTGTTTTTATGTAATAATCTATATAACATCTTAACTCGATACCTTCGTTATGAAGTTGAGGTAAGTTATTATATATCTTATTACACATAAATTATATATATATGAAAATATTCAGTTTACTGTTTTATAATAAAAATATTATACCATTTAAAAATAATACTCTTAAAAATTAGGAACACAAACCTGTAAAAAAGGAGAAAGAAGGTATTCTTATGAAAGAAATAGTATCAACAATCAACGGTAAAAAAACAGTAATGTCTATTCAGACGAACGGAGTAACTATTACAAAAAATATTGACGATAGTAATAGTTACGAAATAACCATCTATTCATCTCGATTGAAGAAGATAATAAAGAAAAAAATTATCCCAATCATTGATTGTATGAGTGATAATGATACAATTATAATTACTCCATCTGTTAGTAACAATGGGGTTCATACACGAATAGTGTGCGGGATAAATAAAGAAATGGTTGAATCATTATTATTATGGTATAATTCATTAGAATGTATTTTATCAATAAACAGATATTTGATTAAAGAATTCAACGAATATACTGATTATGAATTTGATATAAAACGTGTGATTTATAGCAATTCTCATTCAACATTTTGGGAAACTATTAATAAAGATAAAGAATTGTATTTCACTAAAATAAATCAATACCAAAATGGTATTATGTATATAACCACTAATAAAAATACTCATAGAGAAATTACATCATTGATAGCAAGGTCAACTTCTAAAATGACTCAATCAATTATTGATAAAGAAATATCTTTTGATAATATTATTTCTATCAAAAGACTTATTAATGAAGAAAATATGAGTATTGATGAAGCGATAGAAAAAATTATTGGTGACACTAGTCGTTTCAACAGATATTTTAATAATTATGTGATACGGTATAAAAATTTAGATAAAATAATTCATTCATTAATAAAATAAATAAAAAAAAAGAGATACTAGTCTTGTAAGACTAGTATCTCTTCTTTTTTTTAGATTAAAGCATTAACAATTGCTACAACTATTCCAAGAATGAGTATGACTGTCAACGCGACACCGATATCGTGATCACGCTTCAATCTCTTGTAACCCTTGAATTTTCTTTCGCCGTTTTCTTTTCTGTTATTTTTCATAATAAGTACCTCCTTATTGTACTTATACTCTGTTTTATTGACTGTGGTAAACAGAGGGAACATAAAAGTTCCGAGAAACCACTTACTGCTGTTTATGTAATAATCTATATAATATCTTAATCTGACGCCTTCGCTATGAAGTTAGATTAAGATATCATTTATCTTATTACACTGAAATATTATATATATGAAATTATTAAGTTTACGGTTTTATAATAATATCTTTTTTATTTTTTTTATAATTGAAACATTGAAATAAAATATTATCTATAGGAGGGTTTAGTAATGGCAAAAATCACTAAGCAAACTGAAAAAGAAATTATAAAGTCTGCTGCATACGGTTATTCAGTTAAAAAAATAGCTGAAATATATGGTATAACTGAAGACTTTACAAAATCTGTAATTAATTCAAATAAGGAAGAAATTGCATCACAAAAGAAATATCTTGCGGAGGTGGGTAAATAATGGCAAACTATCAAGGTATTGATGTATCAGTACATAATGGTTATGTTGATTATTCAAAGGTTAAATCAAGTAAATCATTTGTAATGATTCGTGCAGGATATGGTAAATATATTTCTCAGAAAGATGCTAGATTTGAAGAGAACTACAAGAATGCTAAGGCTAATGGATTACATGTAGGAGCATACTGGTATAGCTATGCACATACTGTTGCAGATGCTGTCCAAGAAGCTAAGATATTCCTTCAGGCAATCGCTGGTAAACAGTTTGATATGCCTATTGCATTTGATATGGAAGAAAGTTTCCAGGCATCAATGTCATCATCTCTGAAGGCCCAGATTATTGAAGCTTTCTGTAATTATTGTGAGAAGCAGGGATATTTCGTCCAGCTTTATAGCTATGAATCATTCCTCAATGGTGTACCTGCTGCAACAAGAGCAAAGTATGATGTTTGGTGTGCAAATATAACTAGAAAGCCTTCTATTACATATGGAATGCATCAATATTCATTTACTGGAAGAGTATCTGGTATTTCAGGTAATGTTGACCTTAATGAAACATCTAAAGACTATCCGTCTATTATCAAGGGTGCTGGACTGAATGGTTATCCTAAATCATCAACACCTACTAAGAATCCTTCTGTTCTTGATAAAACCGGTTTCAAAAAGGGCGACAGTAATGAAGGAACCCTCGCACTGAAGAAACTGCTTAAGATTGCCAAGGCCAAGGGAGTAATAACTCAGTCAGTTGATGACAATCTCGGTTTCGGTGATGGTACTGAAAAAGCAGTTAACCAGTTCCTTAAGAAGCTTGGTTATAAAGAAAACAGTATTGCTGGTAAGAACTTCATTAATAAACTTTATGATGCTATAAAGTAAAAAAAAGAATGCTGTGTAAGATTAAATCTTACACAGCATTCTTTTATTGATCTAAAATAAAGAGATTGCGTATTTTCTATATCTTATCTTTTATTCTTTTATGAATATCATCATATAGTTTGGAATATTTAGAAATATTAACCAATCTCATTAAAAATATATTATTCATTTTAAAATGAATACTATCTCTTTCTTTAATATTATTAATAAAAATATCTGAATATGTTTTTACTAATGATTTATAATATTTTTTATCATATTCAACTAGCGTATTAAAGAACCATGATATTATAAACATACGTAATGCAAACTCAAATGGAGATGAAAAGCATACACCTTCTTTTCTAAGTGAACTAAATATTTTATCAGATGTATACTTTAAAGCGTGAGGGAGTTCAAACATAGCATAATTCTTTAATTTATTTTTTTCTTTCATTTTCTTTTTTATATCTTTTATATCGAGTTTTATGTGTATATTTTTTAATATTTTATCTTCTGAATAAACATCAGTAAAAACAAATGTATTTGGTGTAAAATACACATCAACATATCTACTATGCTCTGGATTCACAAAATATCTTCGCTTATTACCATTAGCAGATTCTTCATATTTTACACCTTCTGAATATGCATCATATATAAAGTTAATCATATCTTTTCGGTGTTTTATTTCATTAATAGAGTTTTTTATCGATGAATTCATCTTCCGAAAGTCTGTTTCATCAATTATTGTTTTAAAATCTGATTCAACCAGTGCTATTACAGTATTACCAAGAGTGTCAACAATCATTGGAACTGTTTCTATACAATCATCAATCATACTATCTATATATTTTAAATCGTTATCATCAATTTCCATTAATGATGTATCTTTAATAAATTTGTCATAAGCAACAAGAAGTTCATTCATCTGATTTATTATCGCTTTTATATTTTGTGACAAAATTACTCCTTGGCTATATCCAATATATTCAAAGTTTATTTTCATATAACTATTCCCCTTATTATATATAATTAATATCACATTATTTTCCATATATTTTGAAGGATATCACATGTCTCAATCCAATTACGACTGAAATATGTATTTGGTGTATTGATCAAATATTCATTATATGGTTGAGCTGCTATTATAACTGGAATAGATTGAGATACATTTAAAATGTGTTTTGGGTCATCATCTACCATGACATCTATTGAATTTTCTTCACAAACTTTTCGTTTATCTTTTGCTCCAAAAATTATATCATTATATGGTATTTTATTTTCTTCTAGCCAATCTAATGTATCATGTACCATTCTATCCCCAGTATAAGGTATTCCGGGTTTATTATATTTATCATCTCTAGCCGTAATGATAACTATTCTATAGCCTTTACGTGATAAAATTCGTAAAGCTTCCGATGCCCCTATCTCAACTTCATTGAATTTACAATTCCATGGAAAATATCTAATCATATAAATTTTATACAATTCATCTGAAAAATTAAACATTTTTTTGACATCGCACTCATCAAGATGTTCTTCACATTTATGATTGAATTCCTTACATAATTCCCTACCGTGTATTATATCATAAAAATGTGCTCTGTTGATAGTAGAGTCTATGTCAACACCAATAGATAATTCTAATTTATTCATTTTTATCCGTCCCCTCATCATCAAATATTTTTTCATGAATTTTAAACGGTTTATCATCGTATGCTTTAGTATGTTTAAATTCTTCCATACATTTTTTATAGAAATTCCAATTTTCATTTATAGTCTTTACTGACTTTTTATTTTGTATTATTCTTGAGTTAAACAATCCAATTATTATTGAAAATATAAATAATAACGCTGGAAGAATAATATATGAAATAAAATTCTTAAAAGGATTTATTTTGTGTGCTATATTATATATAGTTATTCCTAATGATGATAGAAATGTTATTATCATCACATAGTCTAAAATTTTTGACAATATTTTTCTCATTATTTATTTCTCCTTATAACTAAAAATATTATAATACTGTAAAAAAATGAATGAAAAACAAATACTTAACTAAGACTTTTTTAGGAGGGGTAAACGTGACGACTTTATCTGAAATGATTTATAATAAAGAGCAGGAAGCTGAAATTATTTTTGAAACAGCTACTGATTCACATATAATGTTAGAAAAGCTTTATCCAAAAATAGCAGCAGTACTTAGTACTCCTCAAGGTGATAAAAAATTTAAACAGTTGATTGGTCAATATATGGATAGAAACAGTGAAAAACTTCATACATCAGGACCTGTTTATTTAATTCCATTCACATCGGTTGAAAAGGCACAGTATTGTGATTTGTTTGGTTTAGAATATAAACTTTCAGGAAGTAGTAAAGAACAGAAAATACATATACCTGAAGTTGATAAATTAATTGATGATGTAGTTAACTCACTAGGCTCTAAGTCAGACTTTAAACTATTAAAAGGTAACCCGATATTTTGGATATTTTATTGTTGCATAAGATACTATCATATCAAGAAAGATCAAAAAGGTCTAAATTCTGCTCTTGCTATTTATGCATTAGCAGATTATCCTGCGGTTTTTAGTTTATTTTTTAAATATGGTGCGGACGAAGCAGTAATGCAGTATACTATTGATAATCTTACAGAAAAGTTTATCATTAAGCAGCAGGGTCATATATTTGGTGCACTTTTTGTGTCAATACAAAATTCATATAACTTTTTAAAAGCTTTCATGAATGATGCATCTGATAAAGAAATGATACGATGGATACAGCGTATTCGTAATGACCAGAAGTCAATGATAAAGAAAATATGCGATCAGTATATGAAAAATCATGCAGCTGGATTACGTGTAACGTTGACGAAAGACACATATAGCGATGAAATGAGAATAGACGTTGATGAACAAAATAAGACATCATCTGTTGAAGCAGTAGGTCGAAAGATTACTCTTAAAATATTAACACAAGATATAAATTTAAGATTAATTAGTATGGTAGCAAAAATAAGCGGTGTGTCAATTTCTGAAACTAGATTTTATTTAACTAAGATAATTTCAGATAAATACACTGATGATATTCAAAAATTTATTGAAGCAATTTTATTCTTATATCTATACGATGAAAATAAAAAAGCTGAAGATATCAATTCTCGTTATTTTCTACATTGGTCTGAGGACTTGTTTAGAAAGACTAATTCAAATAATGATAATATACGCAGAATAAAAGAAACCCTTGATAAATGGGCAGAAGAAGTGGGTGTACATGAAAAATATAGGAGAGAAGCTTCTCGTGTAAATTATAAAAAAGCGATATTCTTTTATTTTATTTTCTGTATACAAGCATATAATAACTAAAAAAATAAAGATTGAGTAAGGGAGATAAAACCCTTACTCAATCTTTTTATAACATCAAAGGAAGTAAAAATGTAATGAAAATAAGCATAACTTAAAGTTGTTTCCATCCAATCAATAAGCTTATATCTATGTTGTATAGATATAAAACTAGAAATTATCACGAGTGTCACAACCATCTTTAGATTCTTTACATATAATGACAATTCTGGCATTATCGCTGTCATAATAGTATTTAAATAACATATATGCTTTTTCATCTTTATATATGTAATATTGACCTTTAGCACCTACAGATGCAAACTCCTTAATTTCAACCGGAGCAGAAATCCATTCTGATTCTTTCTTTTTAGCATAATTAAAACCGAAATGTGTAGGATCCTTACATTCTTCAGTACTTAACAAACAAAAAAAATATGACATAAAAGAAAACTCCTTTCATATTTATTATTATAACGTTTCAAATATAAAAAAAATGAGGGGTGTGATGAATAATCACACCCCTCAACAATATTATCATTACTCTGCCGAGGTTATGTCCTCGACAGGAATGTCCTGCTTTCTCTTTTCCTCTTTCTCTTTTAATGCGCGGCGCAAACTGTCATAACGCAGAATATGCTCCGCGTTATTCATCGTTGCCTTAGCAATGATAACAGTGTTAATAAATATCACCGGTATAGCAATTGTTGTAAACATAATAAGTCAACCCTCCTTTCCACCTATGTCTTCTTTTCGTATTTCGCCGCTTTTTATAGCAGCTTTTATTTCGGCTGTTACATCACGCCCGTTACGGTTAAAATATCGGGTATGGAACCCGATCTTTTCTCTGTAATATTCGTGCTCGTTCTTTTCGAACTGAGCACGTCTATCCAACTCGTCAGCCATGCCATACAGCACGGCTGCTGAGAATCCAGCAGCTGCGACAAGAGCCACCGTTGAGACTGTCACCTTTGTAACGGTCCAGGCTACACTAGCAGCCTTCTTAAACGTAGACTGCTTCTGCTTCTGCTCGTTTGCAACGATCTTAGCGTCTACTACGGGGTTGGTTTTCTTGTTCGTATCTTTTTTGTTATTCTTTGCCATTTTATATTCCTCCTTTAGATTTTTAATGGCTATTAGGAACATACATGTTTTGCAGTACTATGTAATATTCCTTTACTTACACTGAAATATTATATAATTATAATATTTATATATGCGCTTTTCTATATACATTCAAATAACACCATCTGAAAAAGGGAGGATTGATTATAATGAACCTGATAATGAATATGAAATATTTCAATATTTACTCAGATGGTCATAATCATTTTATAGTTCATAACACTAGGAAAAAATTTTCAGAAGGGCATACTCATATAGATAACTTTAATAGTGCTAAGTATATATCATACTTAGCACTATATAAAAAGATACCACAAAAACGTAGACTATCATTATATCTTATTGAATCAGTTATACGGTTATCAACTGATAAAGAATATATTGAATCTATGTATGAATTAAAACGTGAGATTATAACTAAAAAAGAAGCAAGGAGAAGTTAATCTCCTTGCTTCTTTTATTACTGATTATTATAAACTCGCCAGCCATTTTGCCAACGCTCATCCTGATACCTTGTTATCAATCCATTATATCCTTTACCTGGAACCCAAGTCTCAAAAACGTTACCATTTTCATCTTTTACAACATCATCATTAATGTCATAATAAATGAACTCATTATCGTCAAAAAGATTATGAGTAATACCTACGCCAGGATGTTCATATGCAAAAACTAATATATTTACCATACTAGTATTTTCACTGATACTTTCACTGAAATTATATTCATTAAGTTTCTCAGTTATTTCAGCCTTTTCACGAATGATATCATCAAACGCTTTCTTATCATTGTGAACAAGATGCGAAAGCATAATTAAATCATAATATCTAACTCTAAGTTCAATAATATCTTGAATAGTCTTGTATAAATTAGTTGTCATCAGACAATTCTCCTTTCACAGAATTTATAGTATTGTTTCTTAAAGATATAAACTGTTAAGGACTATATCATCTGTGTTTTCAACTGATGCTAAACGTAATGCTGACATCTCTGTATCTGTAAAAATACGGATTTTTCGAAGTTCATTACCGTTATTGCTATATACGAATTTATATCCTTCAAGTGATATTATTTCAATGATACCATTACTTTTAAGTGTCATCGTAATATTTAATCCGTACGTACTTTCAATCATATTAAATTCGATAACGACTCCATTTTTTACAGGAGTTATATGATCACATAGTACTACATTATTAGTTTCATTAATATTACCTATTTGAGCATGGTAATCATTTATCATACCAAATTCATAATTAAGAAAACTAATCGTATCAGCAATTAATTCATCTGATGGTTTATCAAAATTAAAATAATTTTGATATTTCTGTTCACGAAGTTTTCTTAGAAGATTAATGAAATTTTTAACTATAATTCTCACTTGTATCTCACTTCTTTCTATTTGCTTTACGAGATTTTTTAGCAATCTTTTTTCTCTTTTTATTGTTTTTAAATTTAATAGAGTTTTTACTTCTATCAATGTTTATTAATGCGTTATCATCAGGTTTATTCAAGAAATCATTAATACTTGACGATTCATTTAACATTGATAAATACTCGGTATAGTCTCTTTCATTCATATCAAATTCCCTCCTATTAGGTTATATATATTTCAATAGGATTGCATCCTAAAAATATATTCTCCGATAAATAACATTCACCAACAGGTAAACATATATATTTTAATGATGTACAATAAGCAAAAGCCTCTTTATCAATTAACGTACACCCACCTGGTATACTAATAGCCTCAAGACTCTCACATTTATAGAAAGCACGAGTTCCTATTGATTTGACACTATGAGAAAAATTAACAATTGCCAAGTTTGTACAACCTGAAAATGCTTCATCAGGTATTGCTAAATATGCATGGGGAAGTTTAATACTTTTCAAGTTTTTCATATTTGAAAAAGTGCCTTCCTCAATAACAGTAACCTCAGACTTAGATAAATCAATAGATTCTATTTCATCTTTATAATTATTGAAGCAATTAGAACCCAGTACATCAATTCCTTTAGGTATTAAAATATTTTTAACAGCTTCAATAGGAAGCCCGGGTTCTATTGTTTCTAATGCTACCTTTCTAGGGCTTAACGTTAAATTCATTTTTATTTCCTCCTTATCGTATATCTCTTATAGATAATCTTTTATATTCTGGTTCATCTTCACGACTATCCACATTTTTTATGTTATGAATTATAACTTCGGTAATTGTATCAGGGAAGTAGTTAAAGAAATTACCTTTTATTTTATTATATAAGTTATTAGACATAGTTACACTTCTCATCCACATATTATCAGCAAAAGCGTTTCTCCCTATATCTATAACTGAATCAGGTAATTCAATGCCTAATATCATGGTTCTCGAAAATGCATATTCTCCGATATACTCAATTTTATCGTTGAATTTTACTGCCATAAGTTTATGGCAGTTTATGAACGCACTATAATTTATGGTTTTTAAATTCTTAGGCAGTATTACCGATGTTATATAGTGGTCATCTTTAAAACACTCGGCATCTATTTCCTTAATTTCTTCAGGAATTATAACATTTGAAGAATCAAGTTTTGGATTATATGTTATACCTCTAAGATGACCTTCACATATATCAAATATATGATTTTCGTGTTTTACTTTAACAGGTTCTCTGTTATTTTTTACATTAGATTTTTTCATTATCATTCACATTCCTTTTCATGTCTTTTTTTTTCATTGTCATTGTTTGATTGGCTTTACTAATATATGAAACATAGAAACCGTGTTTCATATATAAATGACGAGCTATTTCATTATCAGTAAATAAATTTAATGATTTAGCACCATACAAATTTATTGCATCATTCATTAATATATGACCCATTCCATATCCACGATAATCTTCTTCAACATATATAGGTTGAATCCGTTTAGATTTATCTTTAGTTACAAATACGTATCCTATTATTTCATACAATGATAATTTACCAGATTCAATATACCCAGTAAATTTATAATTCTCATTATTTTCATTATAGTTAACATTAAAGCCGTATATTACATCTGATTTAATTTTAATATTTTCATCATTTTTTGGAATCACCAAAAATTCACCATCAAAAAATTGAAGGAATTCTTCAAACGACTTTCTTGAGGTATCGTTACATGGATAATAATTTACTAAAATTGATTTCCAAAAATTATATCCATGGTCTACTCTTACCCTCATGAAACTAAAATCTATCTCTTTCTTTTTAAAATTTGGGTTAAGAACACTTTTTTCAGTACTCATAATTTAACCATTCCTTTCCAAAAATTTATAAATATGTGACGATGAATATAATCATTCATCGTCACATATTTATTTTTTTATTCGTTAACTATTTCCGTTTCAGGCTGATCGTTCTCTGTTTTACCTATAGTACAGAAGTAATGAAGATCAATCAGCTGACCTTTCGTGATAGTGAAGTAGTCATTTAACATACCACTATCACGGTCTACAATCATACGTTCGATAGGATTAAATTTCCTAAACATATAAACGAATGATTTATCCATAATACCGATAATATTCAGGATATCTCCATCAAAATCAGCATTAAGCCCGGGCAAGCAATCGGCATTCAGACCGTATTCTTTTTTAATTTATTGTTTATAAAATCTGAATGCTAATTAAATTGTATTTGAATTATTATATTGCTTTTAGTTAGTTTACTTGACTATATGTCTCTTTATAATAATTGAAAACTTTAATAAAATCTTCATTATTTTCTTTTCGTTCATTAAATTCATTGATAAATTCATTTAAAGTTAACTCTGGTATATTATCATCATATTTATCAATATAATTTTGATAAAATTTATATGCCAAATCATTTTCTATATTTGGTATTGAGAATATCCATGCAAGTATCGTATTAAGTCTCCAGTTTTCACTATCCACTTTATCCTGAAATTTATTAGTAAATATAAGATTGGTATCAATAGCATGATGGATATTTTCATATATATCACACCATTCTAGATTTATAGCATAATTACATTCAGGATTACCATTTATATGATTAACACAATTATATCTTTTCGGATTTTTATTTTTTACAAACATAAATGCAACTAATCTATGAATTGAAAACTCATCGAACCCATTATCGGTATTTAAAGATACCGATAAATGACTTTGATTGCATCGATTGATATTGTGTGATTTATGAATGTTTGTATAGAAGCCCTTTGTGTTATTCCATATTCTACCAAAATTACTAATACGATAGTCATCAATAAAATTAGTGCCTGGTATTTCTAGTTTCTTCCATTTTTCTTTACCTAAAATTGGAATATATAAAGTCGTCCACTCACGTTCTTGTTGGTGAACTTTGTTATTTACATCCCAATTATCTCCCCAATATAAGTTACTTTTATCACAATTAGTAGGGTTACCATCACGGAAAATAACTATATCTTTTCCTTCAGGTTTAGGTATAAAATGAAAAGCCACTAATCTACTCACAGAAGCATGCATTACATCAGATGAACTTTTATCGTAGTATAAGTTATATCTTAAGTAATCCTTATTTCTAGGGTCTTTAAATGGTTTAATGAACGAATCGGTATTACTATTGTAAAGTCTACCATCTTCACAAATATAATACTCGTAGTATAACTTTGTACCTATATCCACTTTCTCCCATTCTTTGGTTTCATGATGGATATTAATTAAAGCTGTTATTCCTTTATCAATAGAAAGGTTGGATAGTTTACAGTTGTAAATATTCCCATCAATATGATGGATATACATACCGGTTTTATAATCTGGGAAAAACATTAACACCATTAATTCATCATGATAAAAGAATTTTCGTTTGATTTTGCCATTATCAGCTATTATATTGAAAAAGATTGCAGGGCATTCATTCGGTCTTCTTTTATCATTATATGGATTTATATGATTTCCTGTAGATTTATTATAAACCGTACCATCTTCATATATTTCATATTCATAAAGAAAATCTATATCTGGTAGTTTAATTATTTTATGCTTAATTTGATTTTCCCTCCTTAAGTTATTATTAGCAATATAATAAATTCAAATACAATATTCTAGACTATATCTTCAATGTATATTCTTTAATAACAAATATACATAGCTGTCCGTTTCGTTTTAATAGATTTACTTATAGCTAATCTCACTATAATACTAACCCTTAATAGGCACTACTCTACTCACTTCTTCACCCAAGTATTTCTCTTAAGCTATGCTTTCGATAGTCGTTGAACTCATATCTCCTTTATAAATTCTTTATAAAGGGATACTTTGCTGCGTCGATTGATTCAAATAAATACCTTTTTACTATACCTTTGGAGTTACCCATTGCCATTATCATTATTACTAAGATAATTTAGTAGTATCTATTTATAGAATTCGTCCCCGCAATTAGAACAGTTTAATGTCGACCTCGCCCGTATGGTCAATCGACAGTGGAACTGATAAACAGTAATCATTCTTATCATGTTTTATCTTTCTTATTTTCATAAGCAACATGCTATAAAAATTCCATTAACTATATAATTCCCATTATATAACTGACTATATCATCATCTTTATATACTATTAACATATATAAAGAGCTCCCCATTTCGCTTTAATAGATTTACTTATAGCTAATCTCACTATAATACTAACCTTGTTACAGGCGCTACTCTACTCACTTCTTTTACCAATGTATTTCTACATAGGCTATGCTTTCGATAGTCGATGAACGTTCTTATACTAAATGATTACTTATTTCATAAATAGGGATTTCACCTATTGAAAGTGTTTTCCATATTTCGTTATCCTCATTCAATTCTATTAACTGATAATATTGCTTTAAAAATTTGGATAAAGGTTTGCGTTTTTTAGGCATATTTTTTTTCACCTCTTTTATTTTTTTAATCATTTAGTATATGCTTCGCTGCGGATTGTCTCTATTCTCAATCTTTTTACTATACCTAAGGAGTTACCCTTCGCCCTCAAAAATATTTTGAGTTAGTAATTGAGACTTAACGAGATATCCCCGCAATTAAAGGAGTTTAACGACCTCAAATTTTTTTAGCAGCTCTAAGGTCGGATTTCTGTTTATCAGAAGTTGAGCATCGTTATGCTCTACCATAAACATCATGATATCATAAACTTTTTCATCAAACTTAAAAGCATTCTGCCATATCATTGCAGCTTTGCCCATTGAGATACCATCGAGTTTCATGAGATAATAAATTATTTTGGACTTAAAGAGTTCCAGTGCGGTATGATAAGATAAATCAACCATATTATCTTTAAGTCCTGGTTCAGGAATTATTACATTACGGGCAGTATAGTTTAAACTACCTCCAAGTAACTGTCCACGAATAAAACCCTCTTTACCATTAAGCTGGTTGAAAGTTATATCCCACATTGCATTCACTTTATTCTGCATACGCTGTAAAATGAAATCTCTTTCAACATCTATACACTCTTTAAGACTTTCGGAAAGAGTGAAAAGTGTATTGATGATTTTATCGATAGTACCATAATAGAATGTATCAGATGTAACGCTCTGCGGTCTGAGAAAAGTTGAATATACTGGAATGTGTGAAGTAAAGACCTTAGCCTTTTCATCAATAAGTCTATCAATCGTGGAGATTTTATTCTTCTTTTTACTTTTAAAGTAAATGAGGATATTCTCATAGTTTTTGAAGAACTCATCAACACCAATTCCAGCATATGGTGATGATGCAGGTGATTCTGCATCATTGTTATTAGGTTTCTCTCGTTTACCGTCTTTAGTTATTCTGTATTTTGCAAATACAATATCTGGGAAAACGTTTTTACCTAATGTCTGAGAAAGCAGATTGAAATAATATGGATTGATTATTCTGTTCGGCGCTAAATCAATCCATCCTGTTACATTGATATCAGAATCCTTGAATTCTACCTTTGTATGACAGATAGGGCATTCTTCTCCATCAAACTGCCTGCCCTGAAATTCTCCACACTTACATCTATATCTTTCGATGAATGCATGCTCATCTGAATAAGATGTTCCGTATAGAGGAGACTGTGCACCATAAAGTGCTTTCTCCTTAGTTTCATCAATAGCTACTTCAGCAGGTTCAGTGATAGTGAAACCATTTCCATAAATAATATCATAGAAATATTCACTATCCCAGTTCATCCTGCTAAGTCTAACAGCTTGCTTGTGTTTTTTACTCACAATATATCGTCCTTTCCTATTTTATATGTGATAGAAATATAATCACAAAAATATAATATATAACGTAATTAAAAATTGTAAGTTGTCAAGTTTTTTAAAGTATTTTCTAACTCAATAAATACTTCATTTAAGTAATAATTGCTATGATATTTATCTCTAAATTCTTTTATCTTATTATATATCTCTACATACATATTGGACTCATCATTATATCCTAATAGCTGATTTGCTACGTTCCTAAAAAATATAGAATCGTTAACCTTATCATTAGAATATCTTAACGTACAACGAAGACTATATATTGCGGAAATTATCGTGATTACTGTATAAGTATATTTAACAATATACTCTCTAGGATATTCATCAGTATCAAGATAATCTCTTTTAATATTATCGGGGAGATAGTGAATACATATCTCCCCGATTTCTTCTATTAACTTTTCCAGATTGTCCTCTGAGATTTGTCCTCGTCTCCTATTGATGGTTTGCATGTAGAGAGTAAAGATATTTCCTTCTCTCTTACTATCCATCTCTTTTTATCCCTCTCCTCCACATATGCCATATAACGAAGAAAGAATAGCTTTTTGCTGATATCTATCATGACAAGCTCGTATATCTTCAAGCATTTTTCTCGTAGATGTTTTAGTCATCTGATGTTCGCTGTATTTTCTTAATATTATAACAGATGCTTTAACTGCATCACGTAATATATCAGAAACATATCTATCATTAAGATGCTCTAATATATATCTCAAGAACCAGATATTATATGAGCAGCAAGGCATGTCAAAATACATCTCAGTCTCATTGATTTCGTTATTATCAATGATTGATAACCAGTCATCAATTAAGTAGTCGATAATTGTATCAGTATTCATCGATGTATTGAACGATAATTTTATTATCTCGTTCCATGTTGAGTCGAGATACTCGTCGATTTTTTCTAATCTACGAGCAAGTTCATTTCTTATCGTATAAATACTTATGCGAAGAAATTTATTTAATTGGTTCAATACAATATCATTGTATACTGTATCAAAGTATTCCCTTTCACGGGGATTTAAGTAGGTATCTCTAAAATTCGAGATACTTTCAGAGACATGTGCCTTTCTGCATACTTCATCAATTTTACATATAATTGACGAAATATCATTCCGATATTGCTGATTCATTTTAATCATTGCTTCCGTAGCATATGGTTTTTTCATCGATTTTATCAGTTTCACAATCTCGTTACGTATTTCAACGTAAATAGTATCGATAACTTCCGAAGAATATGAAACATTATTATTATCTTCATTATTAAAGAGAGCATTGATGAAACTCTCTATGCTGTCAGCAGTATCTGATTCTCCTGAAATGTGAATCAAATTTAGAATTATTGACTCATCCGTTGTGTTTGATGCTTTCTTCGGACGAGACTCAATTTTCATATTGAGTTTTTGCAGAGCTTCGATCAATGCTGTAAAAAGCATTCCATTATTATTAATTCCATTATTATTATTTGAATTTTCTTTCGACATTTTTAACCATTCCTTTCATTTTTATTTCATTAAACTTGTTCGTAAAACAAGTTTAATGAAATGTATTTTTATTTATAAAAATACATATGTAATGATATTATCTGCAACCAACCGCAAAGATATCATCACAAAATGTTTCATCCTCATATTCGTCAATGTTTTTCATAATCTTACGATTATAGTATTTATCATTACTATATGATGGATTAGTACAAACCATTACAAAACCATCTCGTGAATAAATATCTGAAATCAGTTCACGGTTTGACTCTAGCACAGTTCGTGATATTCGTCCTTTTATGACGACTTTTAAGTTTGTGTTAGCAAAGCATCTTCTACCAGCATGAACTATAAGTTCACACTCGGTCGGTAATATTATTTTTGTGAGCTTTTCGCAACCGAAAAATGCTCGTTTTCCTATTACCAGCTTTTTAGTCTCGATTCTTGATAAATCGAGTTCTTTGATATAGTCTCGTCCGAAGAAAGCCATATCACCGATCTCGGTTGTCGTCAATGGAAACCTCAAAACACCGTGGTTATCCATCATTTCAGGGTCGTACTTTTTGATAATCATTTTAATCACTCTCTTTTCATATTAAATTTTGACATTCGTCAATAATGATTACCAATAAAATAATATATAAATAATTATAAAAAAGCTAAGTGAAAGATATATCTTTCACTTAGCTTTTTAAATTTAATAATTAGAGCATTTATCAAAATCAAAAGGCTCGAAGTCATCATCGTAATTACTTACATACTGTTTTTTCTTTTTATTATTTTTTTCAGGTTCTTTTGTTTCTCTATTGATAGCATTAGTACGTCCTCTCTTATCATCGACCGCTTCAAACTGGGTACTGAGAGATTCAAGTGACAATGCTTTAGGTTTATCAATATCATCTATAAGTCGTATTTCATTTCCTGGTTCAAACGGATGATTAAAATATTCAAGTCTTCTCAGTTTTTCATTCTCCTCAGAAGACCTATATCGACGTTTGAGTAACTTAAATGTTAAATATAATTCGTTAGTATCAGATTTAACTTCAGGATTTACTATAATAACAACATCGCTGTTTTCTATAATCTCCCACGAACCAGCTATTGCATCTCGTCCAACAAGTCTTGTAACATCTTCTTTTTTAGCTTGTAATGCTGCATCAACTACTGATGCACCGACTCTGTTAAGCTGTTGAGCAGATATTACTACTATATCAAAAAACTTTGCAAGTTCCTTTAATTCATTTGTAATATTTTTAAGTTCCGTCTTTTCATCTGATGCTCTTTCAGCTGGTCTTATACGTTTCATATAGTCAAGAACTAATGCTATAACTTCAACACCCTCATCAGACAAATCGTTTATAATTGTATACAAATCATTTGTATCGAGTTCTCGATTCTTAAATTCTTTGATGATAATATCTATATTATCATCATCAGATAATCTAAGACCACCTTTATCACGCATTTTCTTCTTTATTTGTTTAGCTGAATAATTTCTAATATCATCGCTATCAACACACATGTTGTATATACGTTCAATAGTCTCTGGTATATCATTCTCAAGCGTTAAGAAAAGAACAGCCGGTCTCTTATCAGGGTCTTTTGTTTTAATTCCCTTATTATATTTACGAATATCCATTGCTGACTTAAGAAGAATGGTAGATTTACCTTTACCTGGAAAAGCAAGATATGTATACAATCTTTTACTCAAGTATCCTGGTGCAAGAATAGTATTCCACCGTTTTATTCCAGTTACAAATATTCTATTTCTATCCTTAAGTTTTTGAACAGCATCATCAATGACTGCTTCGAATTGTTCATCTGCAAGAGAGAATGTCTGATCTGAACCAAGACTCGAATTACCTCTCTTTATATTTATTACAGCAGTTGCAATGTTATATAAATCTTCACTTACTGCTTTATATGATTTAAAATCCCCTTCATCAATAGAATTGAGAATTTGTTTCATAACATCTTTTACTGTAATAGTATATCCAAACTCTAATGTATCATCAATCTTTTTTATCAGGTATTTTGATTCATCATGAGATATTTTTTTAGTTGCTAAAGTTGTATTTAATATCTCTGATTTATATGAATCACACTCTATATCATCAAGACAATACTGCTTCAAGTTATCATTGTCTTCAAAACCATCAACTAACTTACCATAAAGAGTCTTTCTTACTATCCATATTCTTGCCTCTAATGCTGGTTCATTTTCATAAACAGACATATCTAAGTTATTAAATAACTTATAAATATTTGTCAGTGTTTTTCGTGTTCGTAAAACACTATCTTTATATATAAACGATATTACCATATTAAGAGTTGTAATATCAAATTTAATTTTTAAAGGTTTTAGCTTAATATCCTTTACTGAAAGATATTTTTTCATTGTTGGTTTTTCAAATTCCATAATTTCAAATAACTCTCCTTTCAAGAAAGTTTAATTTTTTGTTAGACCAACAATAAAAAGAAGTTACGCTAGAAAATCCAGCGTAACTTCATTATTAGTTATTTTTTATGTTGTTTTAGGAACCTTTACAACATATGTATTTATTTCCCATTCATCATTAGGATCATATGCTGCAAGATCACCAATTTTAATCATTGATACAGGATCAAAATTTTCTTCACCATTTGCAACGATTTTTCTTGCGCCTAAATTTTTAATTAAATCATCAGGAAGTGATGAATATTTATTATATTTATAATCGACATCATCTTTTTTAGGTTTATTAATTTCAGCAAGGAAGTAAAAACCCGGTTCTGCTTCTGATGGTTCCATTGTTGATAAAATTACTTGTCCACTATTGTTAAGACGAGATGTGTTATTATCAACATTCGTTTGTAAACTGTCAAGATATTCATGTAACGTTTGTTCATCATCATAAACGACAGCATCAACATCTGTAACTACAGCTATATCTATTCGATTACCTTGATCATCTGCAGGTGTTTGCATCCTGCCACGCATTTTTTGTGCCATATTTTATTTCACCTCTTTATACTATTCTTCCACACAGATTGCGAATTTCCTCTTCATTTAAAACGACAGTATCAGTTTCTAATAAATGAAATGGAGCACCATACGTAGTTATATCTTCCTGCACAACCGATGGTGCATTTAATATAGCACCGTAACGTGTTATTGGCATAAGAACACGTTCAGTTCTATCTGAGTCATGCCCATGCATTAAAATATCAGTAACCTTATCCGGTATATATCTTATTCGTTTATTAGCCATTTTTTATCCCTCCAATAAAATCAATTGCCTGAAGGATCTTCTTCAACAATTTCAGCTGTAACAACTGCACCCTCTTTGATATCATATACTCTAAGAGATGCATCGGATGTCATTATAGAATCATAGATAACTCCAGCTTCATCCATATACAATGTAGCTTCATTTATTAATGTTAACTGTTTTGTTTCTCCACTATCATGAGGATAATCAATACCATTAAAATAAATTGCAACGATTTTTCCATCTTCGATTATTCGATAAATGGTTCCAGGTATCCATTCTATAAGTGCATCATACTCTTCTTGAGTCATATCAATGAACGGTAAAACTGTTACAGTATAATATTGCTTGATTTTTATTATCCATAATAAATCAAGTCTTCCCATAGATAATGGGTATTTACATGTACGTTTTGAAGAATAATCAGGTACTATTAGATAGTCATTTAATCTATCTTCTTCCATAGTTAAGTTGTTAATTTCAAGTACAGTCATATTTTATTCACCTCCATCATTAGTGTTAGTTTCACTAGACGGATTCTGTTCAGTATCATCGGGGTCTTCTGATGTATCATCTGGTACATCTATAATTTCACCCTCTTCAAGATAGATATCTTTCTTGACTGTAATATCAGTATTAATATCAACATAACCAAAGTTATTTTTAGAAATAATCATCTCAAGTTCCTTAAGGTCAGATTCTGAATTATGATTAACAACTTCTCCTTTTAGACCAATGGTTCTAACCATTTCAGCCCAAACTGCATTAGCTCCCCATTCTTCATCGTTTGGTCTAGCTGACGATTGAATAAATTCGGAAGCTCTCTTGAGTTTTGCCATTTTTGTCATATACCGTCTAATATATGGTATATCTAAAAACCCGACAGTAACTTCATTACCTAAAAGTCTTAAATCTTTATAAGTATCAACGAAACTAACGATATTTGCCCATTGACAATATACTTTGCCATCTGGACAAAGATATTCACTTACAGATTCAAGAACTGTAGTGTCATCGTCAAGACCGGTAATATCCGAAGACAATGTTTGTACAAAATGCATTTTATAATAATCAAGTTTAGTTATTATAACTTTAGCAGAATCGTATCCGTATGGGTATCTTTCAGTAATATTCTTTGGGAATAAAACACAGCATCCCTCATTAAATCTGATATAATCAGTTGCATCGTATGTTGTAGTAGAACCATCGAGTGTAATCGAAATTTTATAACTAAGTATTATATCAGAATCTTTCCATTTTTCAATAGTTTGAAATTTTCTTTGTTCAGCTTTAATGGCTGGGTCGCTACCATCATAATTACATATATATTCATCATATAAATTAGAAAGTATGCGAACGATAGTTTTATCAGCATCTCGTGTTGTGGGCGTTATAAAGAATCCGTTACATTCGCCTGAAATATTGAATGATAACGTATTCCTTAAGTCTACTCCACTTGCACCTTCTGATGCTATTTCAGTATTATTTGATACTAGTATATCATTTGGTACGTCCTTATTTATAGTCACGAGGTCATAATTAGTTGAAACATAGTACGCATTATTATTTTTTCCAGGATATGTAAAATCCTCATTGTTTGTTAAAAGGATTCGTAATTCCAATACCTGGTCGTAAGCATATTTCTTATTTTGTTCAAAACTAAGTACACGACCATCAACAGGTCTCTTTATAAAAAGTTCACCTGTCATCTTATCCATGAGAGCTTCGCCCTCTACTGAATAATCACGATATTCATGACTAAGAAACGTCGTTGCAAATCGTATATCCGGCTTTGAGACATATGTTGGTCTATCGGCATGATCGATTAATCTTACCGGCATTACGTATACACCTCCAACTCATCTTTTTCTAAGTCATCTTTGACATATTTATCAATTGTCTTTTCTGTTGCAATCTCAATATCCATACCAAGTATTTCGTGTGTAAGTTCATTGAGATGTCCAACTGCATAAACTAATTGTGCATTATCATCGCCGTCTTCTGGACCATAAAACGTTAAATCTGGATTAAGGCATAATGCATCAATATATGCTGAACGTCTTGCATATGCATTTGGCTCATCGCTGTATGTTGCATTAGTTGGTGATGTAATATATTGGTTATATATATCAGTATACCAATCTAATAATACTAATAACGAAAATTGTGTTATATCAGGATTAACAAATGTTTTTGGTATCAATTCTTCATAATAGAACATATCAAAGATATAATAGATATATTTATCTGTAATTCCTGGATATTCTTCTTTTTCTTCATCGTTAGTATTTTCACCAATTATCATATCGTCTTCTTTATTATTTTCGATTACAAAATCTAAAAGCTTTCGCTTCTCTTCTTCTGTAACATATCTTTTTTTAATCAGTTCATCTATACTGAAAAAGAATTGTTTTTCAGTATAATTAACACCATAATATTCATAATCTCGTTCTTTTTCAAAGATTAATAAATTATATGATGACTTAATATTGACAAATTTAATAGTCCATGGGTCAATTGTAATAACATTGTTCAAACTTAATTTTCTACCATTTAAATATACGTCATAGTACCGTATATCAAACGGTTTATTGATTATATTTCTTAAGTCAAAAAGTTCATTAGTCGGTGATATATCTTCTTGATAATATATTTGAGTATATCTATACGGACTTACATCAATATATATAACATCATCCTTATGCATTTCATATATGAAACGTATCCTAGGATAATGATACATTGGATAGAACACATATTTTTCTCTTGGCATGATACGTCCATTAACATATACTCTGATAAAATCTTTATGGTAACCAAAAGTATTATCTACAAATTCCAGATAGACTTCACCATCACGAGGAACAACATAGCGAATACCCTCAGCTGATTTTGATAATCTTATTTTTAATGGTTTACCAACCAACATTTCATCATTAGTCTTAATTTTAAATTTATTAAGATTAACAAACCGTAACCTTTTTTCAGCACTACCATTTGATGTTTTAAACTCTCCGTAGTTATTGATAACTTTAATATCAAAAAATGATGGATCATATCTATGAATAATACCAGTATCAATATCATCGTACATAACGAAGTCAGCATTAGTTGGTATTGTATTCGGGTCATTAGATGCAAATGTTATTGTTTTTTCATCATCAAGTGACTCAAATTCAATTTCTTTATCAAAATAAAATCTATTTACATATTCAATTTCAATAAAACTGTTCTCAGTAATAAATGATTGTGGAATATATAGATATTCAGCAAATTCATTACGTTTTTGAATAAGGTCTTTCATAACAAATAAGCCATCAATAAAAACACGAATATTAACATGATGGTCATCTTCCTCATTGTTAAGTAAACTGAATACGTAACAAGGTTTGTCAAATATTATAGGATTAATATCATCAGGAAATTCCTCAGTAGTATCTTCTCGTATTCTAGACTCAAGATCTATCGTATTAGTAAAGATATATGCTGAGACGCCTTTCTTCTTTTGTTCCATGACATAATCCCTAAGGATAAATGGTTCATGTTTTATAAAGTCAATTAATACTTCACTTTTATATTCAACAGATTTACCATTCCATATATTAACTTTATGGTCGTTAAAATTATGGATTAAATCCAAATCTTTATATCTATGAATATAACTATAATATGTCAAAATATGAAGTAACATATCATAGAAATCTTCTTGATCTTCACTATCAGGATAGAGAATTATTTCTCCTCTATATAATTTATCTACATTCTCTTCAAGATTTGAAAGTAAATTATCACATTTTAATGATAAAAAATAAAAGAAGAAATCATGAATACACGTATAATGAAGTTTATAACCATGATGATAAAAATAATATAATTTATATATATCTCCATCTTCTTGCGTTTCATCATTAATGTGATAAAATGTTGGGTAATATAAATCTATATTATCTACATTATGTAAAATTTCATATCCCTGTGATGATGCGGGCTTTTTTAAAAGAATACAGTTTTCAATTGGTATGGGCATATTAAACGGCTTGGCCGTTTCTTTATCTTTTAAAATACAAGCTATATTAACCTCACCATTAACAGATGTTGCATAATCGTTGCCTGTATAATATATATGCTTATGTAAATCTTTTAAGAAGAAGATTGAGATGTAAAAAGCAGAATCAACGTTATCAAGTATTTCAGCTATGTCATCTGTTACTGTACCTCTATAACCTTTATCAGTTTTTTCAAGTTCGATAAGCATTGTTCCTGTTTCATAATTTTTCTTCCTTTTATCGGGTATATGAATACTACAAAACATTATTCCATCATCCGTGGGGAATGGTTTATAAGTTGTAGACTCAGTCGTTGCAGTAGGTGATTTAATAGTATATGTTTTGGTCATTTCATCGGTGATGATAAATGACTTATTACTATATTCTATTATAGGTTTCTTAACATTGATTCTCTGATAATAGATATTATCAACTATCAGAATTTTTAATTTATGTGGATTATATATTCTTTTATCATTTTCAATATTTCTTTCATATTGAAAAATAAAATTACTTGACATAGGTAAATAAACCGTTGCATATTCATCAGTTATGAATATATTATAATCCCATATAGTATGATTATCAATTATTATTATCGGAATTTTTTTAAATAATTCTGGATGATTTATAATATCAATATATGAAATTTTTGTTTTATAAAATTTACTTTTACGATATTCATTTTCATCACATATATTTATCATTTCTCGACCAATGTCAAAACACGGTTTATATGATTTATCAAAATAAAGCCTATGTAGACCTTTGGTGTTCTCATCACTTTTTATTAAATCTATAGAATATTCCTTATTTCCTACTAGTTCATGCTGTGTATGAGCTAAATAAGAAAATGAATTATCCCATGTCTTTTTCAATGCTAAATGAGTGGATAATTCACCAAATGAATTATTGACAAAAGCTCTTCGTATATATTTATATAAGAGCTCAGGTGAATCAATCGACATTATTTTTTCCTCCTCTCATCATATTCTTGACTATTAAGGAAATGTTTCCACATTACCTTTCACATAGAAAATGTTGATAAAAACAATGTTTTAATAAAAAAATCCATTGAAAATAAACGAAAGGTGGATAAAAATATGGCTTATTTTACCGAAGGATCGTTACATGATACAGTTCTTTTTAATACTATAAATAAATCATCAAAGGTTATAACAATGATTGGTGAATATATGAAGAGCGGTACTGTAATAGATTCATCTTATATCGAAGAACAACTTATTCAGATACAGAAAACACGTATCTCACCATTGGCTGATAAAGTCATAAAAGCATATGAAAAAAAAGATATAATCATAGTACACTCAAAAACTATAAAGATACCTCAGCCAATTCCATTTATAATTCTTAAACTTCAAGGAACTATGAAGGCTGTTATCTTTATCAATAACTATGGCACACTTATTGAAAATCATAAGGTTGGTAATGCTGTTTACTTAAATACTCCAATGAAAGACCTTTATACTTTAATGGAAGGCGCATATGTCGCATTACAATATGCTATATATCCTATAGGTATAACTAAGAATCTGGGTTTAATGAAATTATCAAATTCAATATATACTCAGATGTTTATGCGAATTCTTAATAAAGAATATGCAATAAGTATGGAAAAAGAAATAGCAGATAGAATGTCATTTGTTGTATCTAGGTTTTTCTTAGATAATGTATGGGAAAGTGTAAATAAAGATATTAACACCTCATATGCAATAAATAATATTCTTACTCCAAATAAATCAGATTTAATTCTTATTTCTGAAATGTATAATGAAGCAGCTATAACAAATATAGAAGAATTAATAGCATTCATGAAAACTATAACAATGAGAGTTGAAAAACTCAATATGCGTTATTTTACTCAATGTTGGCTTAATACATATAAGTCACCTGCATTATTTAGTATGGAGTGCTTACCATACTTCTTATTTACAACAGAAGCTGCATTAATAGGTAGCTTTATAGTTAATCAACCAATCTTATCAGATATGTATAAAAATATCAAGGGAATGAATACATTCTATCTTGAACTGACTAAAACTGTATAAAGGAGGGATATATAATGTCTATAGATCCTTCAAAAAATCCTAATTATAATTGTAAACGAGGATGGATAATAAGTATGGATGAAGCTGGGGGATATGTACCTTTCTTCGTACGTGTTCGCTCAGAAGATATAATGTGGACAACAAAAGCAATAGATAGATATTATTCATCTATTGAGCGAAACCTACGTAATTTTGGTTATACATATAATGCAGATATCCAAAATCCATCAGCTGAAATGGTTGTAAATGTTGGTAATTGGACATATTATATTAAACCCAATGGACAATTCAGAGCAAAGTATATTGGTATTCCCAGCACGAGTGATTATTCAATTATCAAAACACCAGTATCGCTAGATAGAGATGTTACTGCTGGTGCTAACTTAAGAATAGACCTACCTTTAGCATCTGTAAAATCAGATACCATGATTATAGGTAATATGGATCCTATTGGTTCATGTTATACATATTTCAAGGGAGCACGTCATAAATCATATTCAATAGGTAAAATTATTGATACTATCGATATATCAATAAGATGTACATATGACTTGGAAGTTGTTTCTGATTTTAATGCACGAGCTATTGATACTATGATTGAAACAGGAGAAGGGGTAGTTGTTTCTATTTATATGGAAGGCACTATCTCAATATAAAATAATAGAGAATGAGCTTTATAGCTCATTCTCTATTATTTTTTTTTATCTCCATGTTATTTGATATTTTTTACCATAGCTATCTGTAGCTATACCAGTTGATCTATTAATACTTAATGTTGTTCTTAACGGAAGAGGATAATCTGCTATCTCATTTCCCTCTTCATCAAGCGCATAATAGAAGTAATCTTCAACATCATTACTATTAATAGATACATAAATTGTTATATTGCGATTTTCATACTTAAGATATTTTTCAACTTCTTCAGAACGCTCACTGTCAGCAAGGCTTTCTGATAAACTATCAAAAAGTTCATCTTCTGTAAAATCGCTAATCTCAGTAGGAGAACCAGTTCCTACGATTTGACCTCTTTCGCTAATCATCTTATTAAGAAGTGAACCTGCAAAATCGCTCATATTTTCTCCTTCACCACCATTACCAAATTCTTTTTTCTGTTTCATGGTAAGTTCAGCAATAAGTTTTTTTGCATTTACATTCTTTTCAATAAGTTGCATTGCTAATGCTCGTGCACCGGTTATATTTTCAACTAAATCAGTCATTGTCTTGTTTACGCCACGAGCCGATGATTTAGAAGATTTCATAGCATCATATTCTTTTTGTAATGTATCTGTGAATCTATTTTGGTCTGCTAATAGATTTCTATATAAATTAAGTTCAGGTTCAAATTCTTTCGCATAATCAATCAATTCACTTTTTTTCTTTTTCTTCTTCTTTTTCTTTTTACCAAAATCAATATCAAAAATTGAACCACTTGTATATTTAGATTTCTTAATTTTAATATCAGATAGTGTATTAAACCATTCATCATCATTATCAAAATAGTTATCTATATCATCATTTTCTTTTTTAGCATCAGATTCATTACTCTTTATTATAGAAGATGGTAAAAATGTTCCAGTAGATGCTATATCATAATCTGTCATGTCTTCAACTTCTCTTATCTGATCAAGGATTTTTTGATGTTTTGATTTTTTATATTTAGGATTAAGGATATCCTCTTCATCATGTTTCGACATATTATGTAACCTCCTTCTAAATAGATTTATAGTTGTGTTATCAGAACGATTTTCTATTCGGAAAAAAACACAGAAATAAACTAAAAAATATAGGAAGTGATTGTTATGAAAATAGATAAGGACAACGCGATGCTTATAGATATCCAGTATATCAAAGCAAACAGACGTGAAGATCATCCTGACTATTTATATTTAATATGGAAAGATTTAAAAACTGGTGAAAAACATTTACAGGTTATACCAGAACCAATGATTGATATTTATTTTGAAAAACCTGAATTTAGAAATCATACTTTTTCTAAAACATATGAAAGAGTTGAGCATCTCAATAAAAAGACCGTTAAATATAAAGATATTATATTCGAAATAGCTAATGATATGGGAGATGCTGGAAAGAATAGACTCAGAGACTGTTTTACGACAGGAAATTACCGAGGTATTCAAGAATTTTACACATATCCTTATGTTTATGGTGCTGATTATGATATTAGAGCTTGGTATAGATACAAATGGCTTCAGCAAATGGATAATGATAAACCAAAAACAATTAGTAAGGGGTTTATGGATATAGAAGTTGATTCATTTGAAGCTCCAGGCATGGCTGATGCAACATATTGTCCAATAGACATGGTTACAGTCATTGATATGTCTGCTAATCAATCTTATACGTTTGCATTGATTGGTGTTGATTGTGTTGAACATGATATGTCTACGATGACTGTAAAACAAAAAGAACATGAGCTGTATAGACGTTCGATGTATAATAAGCGAATGGAACAGCAAGAATACTGGTCAACACATGAAGATGAACTTATTAAAGAAGCACATAAGATGTTTGATGAGTCATATCCAGGAATGGAATATAACGTATATTTCTATAAGGATGAGAAAAAGATGCTTGTTCATCTTTTTCAGTTAATCAATAAATTAAAACTTGATTTTATTGGAATTTGGAATATATCATTTGATATTCCATTTATAATTGATAGGTTAAAAAATATGGATTTAGACCCAGCTCAAGTAATGTGTCATCATGATTTTCCTATCAAACAATGTTATTTTAAAAAAGATACTATAAACTTTCAAGTTAAAAATAAATCAGATTTCTTTCATATTTCATCTTATACAGTTTTCTTTGACCAGATGATTAATTATGCGGCAATACGTAAAGGTGGTCAGGAACTTCGTTCAAATAAACTTACGTATGTTGCACAAAAAGAACTTAATGATGAAAAGCTTGATTATAGTGAAGACGGCGATATCAAAACGTTATCATATAACAACTGGTTATTGTATTTTCTTTATAATATAAAGGACGTTCTTCTTCAGAAAGGTATTGAAGAAAAAACATCTGATGTAGATACCTATTATCTTACATCATATAAAAATATGACACCATACGAGTCCGAGTTTAAACAAACCGTGAAGCTTAGGAACGTACAATATAAGTCGTTTGCTAAACAAGGATTGGTACCTGGTGAGAATATTAATAAATTTATTTATAATTCTCAAGAAAGAGAAGCAGATGACTATGACGATGAAGAAGAAGAGAAGAAAACCAAGTTTGAGGGTGCTTTAGTAGGTGACCCATCATTAATAGATAAATTCGGAGAACGAATGTTTGGTGAAAAAACAAACTGCATATTTAAATATAGTATTGATATGGATATGTCAAGATTTTATCCATCATGTATAGCCGCTATGAATATTGAGCCAAGTTGTCTTATTTTTAAAGCATCGGTAGACCCCAGCGAGTATGATGTACGTGATGGCGATATACCATTTAATGGGATAACTGATGTTCAAATAAATAAACACAATAATGATTCGTTTGAAACAGATATAGCAAAAGAAATATTTGATAATTTTCAGACAAGAAATTATTTGTCGGTTGCCCATAAGTGGTTAAATTTTCCATCAGTTAATGATGTATACGAACGATTAAAAGATGAACTTGATTAATGAGGTAAAAAATAATGGCTAAAAAAATAACATTTAGAGATTTGCTTGTTAAAATAACAACTATTCTCTCATCAGATCTATATCTGATAAACAATCAGTATATAATAGGTGGTCCGAAATCAAATGATAATAATATAGGATATTTTGTATTTAAATTAAATCCAGATATTATTAATGTATGCAACGAAACCAATTTTCTTGATGCATCTGAGTCATATTATTTTGCTGATGCTAAGGCCGCAAAAGATGACCTTGAAAATAACTGCTGTAAGCTTACTAAGCCATCCCAAATTACATGGTCTAAAAAAATGCTTTCTACTGTCATGGATATTGTAGATAATATAGAAACATGGAATAAATTTAATTTTACTGATAAAGAAATAGATGCATTATTTGATGAAAACTGCACTATAGATTTATTTGCAGATAGTACTGAGATATCTACAGTAACAGTTAGTAAAACTTTATTCCCTTTAACAAACGAAAAAAATATATCAGACTTATATTATACCGTAGATAAACATGAAGATTTCAATAATTTGATATTATCATTAGATTACTCAATGTTTCAGCTTTATATGTTATATAGATATATTGATGTTGACTAATAATAGAGATGTAGTGTATACATACACTACATCTCTATTATTCTTTACTGCATATTTTTCCTATCAGAAAACATTGAATTAACATTTAAATACTGAAAGGAGTGATCAATTTGCCGGCTAATAATAAAAAAGCAGGTAGTAAAAAATCTAATACTGAAATTTCTGAATTAGAAAGAGCATCTTCTATATTAAAAGATAAGAGTGTTAGAAGAAATCTATCTCAAATTGAAAATATATTAGGTCAAGCAAATTTAAACTTATACGGTACAGACAGAACTTCTGAAGTAGATACGTTGAATTCTAAATTTCAATCTCTTCTTCATGAAGAAATAGGTGTTTTGACTCAAAAGGATGACGAAGATGTAACGTCATTTATTAATAAATTATATTCAGCAGATAAGAAGAGTACCGCTGCTTCAAATCTTTTAGATAATCAATTTGTATCTATGACTGGAGAAGAAGTACAAGCAGTACAAGGATTTTTATATGATGTATATAGAAATAGACTTCTTGAACAAAATGACCTTCATGAGGTTGCTTCTCAACTTATTGAATTAAGTGAAGCGATATTAATAACTCGTGATGCGATAGTTTCAGCTGATGTAGTTGAAGGACGTATGTCTAGAACTCTTAAATTTGATAAAATTGATCAGGAAGATGCTGAGAATACTTTACCAATAGTGGAGTCTCTTGAGAAACGATTCTCGCTTCTTGAAAAAATAAAAAACTTTGTTATACCAAAAACTCTTGAATATGGAGAGTACTATGCATATTGTATTCCATATTCAAAGATTTTTAATGATTTTATGAAAAATAAAAATAATACAAAGACTGGAAATATGTATAAAGAAACATCTTTATACGAAAGTGTTTCAGATAACACTGTTACCCGAAGTGGCAATAAAAATAGTAATAAAAGTAATAAATTTATTGATGATATTTTCACGGAATATGTTAGTAATTTTCCTGAAAGTAAACAAAGTGAAATAAAATCTAAAGAAAAAGAATTTAAAGAAGATGTCTCTAATATTCTTAAAAATATAATAATATGTAATGATTCAGTTCCACTTCCTGTAATGGAAGAAGGGTTTGCTTCAATAAAAACATATATGGATGAATATGTTAATGAAAGTGGTGATACATTTACAGAAGCAAAAACCGTAAGGAAAGATAAGAAATCAGTTGACTCTTTATTTAACAAGATAATCAATGATGATACAAAAAATGGTATCACATTTGTTGATGATACAAAATCAAAAGGAAAAGCTAAAGATGACTTTTCAGATATCAAGGATTGCTATCTTAAACTTATAGAACCTACTAAAATTATTCCTGTAAAGATAATGAATCAGACTATTGGGTATTATTATGTACAAGAAGAGGATATCACACCTCTTGCTGGAATGATTTCATCAACTTTATACTATAATAAATTTGATGAAGCAAATCAGCAGCAATCTATAGTTGATTCTATTGCAAAAAGAATAGTAGATTGTTTTGATAAGGATTTTCTTAAAGATAATATAAAATTTAAGGAAACAATAGTTGAGGCTATTAACTATTATAATTTAAATGAAAAAAGACTTAAATTCCAGTTCATTCCTGTAGAGTACATAGTTCCTTTCAAGATTGACCAAGACGAGTATGGTAATGGACAATCAATGATAAAGAAATCATTATTCTATGCTAAACTTTATTTAATGCTTCTTCTATTCAAAATCATGTCTATTATATTAAATAGTAATGACCAAAAGGTAAACTATTTAAAAACATCTGGTATTGATAAAAATGTAGCTAATAAAGTACAAGAGATTGCACGTATAAAACAGTCACGTCAAATTAATATGTATGATTTATTTAATTATACCACATTAATCAATAAGGTGGGTAACGGAACAGAAGTCTACATACCTACTGGTAGGTCTGGTGAAAGACCTATTGAAACAGAGATTTTATCAGGCCAAGACGTACAGTTAAATAGTGAACTTCTTGAAATGTTAAAGAACTCATATATACTGGGAACAGGTGTTCCTGCAGCTATTATTAACTATTTAAATGAAGCAGATTTCGCTAAAGTCATCGAACAAAACAATACTAAGTTTAATGGTAGAGTAGTTAACTATCAACTCGATTTTAATCCTAGTATAACTGAATTATATCAAAAGATAATGAGATGGTCAACAAATATACCGGATCAAATGGTAGACAATTTTGAATTCGCATTACAACCTCCTAAAACAGTTGCATCTACTGCTAAAGGTGAAGCTATTAATGCATTCAATCAGTTGGTTGAATTTGTTGTTGGTATTAAGTATGGTGACCCTGGTCAGGCCGAAGCTGATAATCCCAGTATAAATAAAGAAATAAGAAGATTTAAAGAACTTTATGCTGCAGAGCAACTTCCTCTTCTTAATATGGATAGGATTAATAAACTATGTGAGCAGGCTGCTATTGATGTTAAAGAAGAGACTCTCAAGCCTAATCCTAACAATGGTGATAATGGTGAAGATGATGGTATAGACGGTCTTGACTTAGACGGTGAAGAAGGAGAAGAATAAATTCGTAAAATAAAAAATTATAATGATATATTATATATGTGTAATAAGAAGATTATAAGCCACGTATAATCTTCACCCAGATAAACTAAGTTTAACATCAGACTGCAGCTGATGTAGAAATCTTAAATTATGATGCTCGTGGCTTGCCGGCTTACATAATTTGAGATTCACTTAGTTATATTATATCGAAAAAGGAGTGAAAAGGTAGTTATATTATATCGAAAAAGGAGTGAAAAGGATGATTAATAGAATCAAAATTCCCTGATTAGACCGCACGTATTAATATCAATTAATACGTGCGGTCTTCTTTTTTTATATTTTTTATAAAAAAAATGATGGTGAAAGTAATACTTTCACCATCATTATTATTTTTTTAGGTAGTGGACTCCCAGGTACTTGCAGGTAATACTGCATTCGATGTACCCGTTTCTACTTTTTCTAAAAGCTTACCAGTCTTAACATCATAACTCTTACCATTACCATCATCAACGTCAACAGTAAACCCACTATAGAAGTTAAGCGAGTTAGCAAGCATTTTATATTTTTCAAGTAACTTACAAGCCACAACGTTAATCTGAATCGATTCGTATTTTGTACATGTAAAGTTGATATCAACGTCTACAATATTATGGGTACCTGACTCATAGTTGAATGCATCAGTATTTATACCCTTAGGGAAGCAGTTGGCAAGTAAACAAGCATATTCAACTTTTTCACCAGTGTTATCAGTAGCAACATAGATAAACTCTGCTGTCTGATTAGACTGTTTTCTCTTAATTGAAGGGTCAACTCCATGATAAGTTGCTAAACCTGTTAACAGGTCAGTTGTACCATTAATCCATGTATGAAGAACTTCACGAATAGGTGAACCTGAGAACTCATAAACCTTAACAGTAAATTCATTGGTGCCGTCTTCAGCTGCCATAGGTATTTCAAACTGTTTACCTACATAGCCACCTTTAAGAGGTTCAAAGTTAACAGAAACATCACCTATACCAGAAACTGCGGTATTACCATATTCGAGTATATGCTTAAATATAGCCATCTGAGGAGGCATGAGTTCTGAAACAAATAAAGGTGTTCTAACCATAAATAAACGGCCATAACCGGTCTTAAGAGGATCATACTTTTCAAGTACATCATGAGTGACATTAGTACCGCCTAAAAACAGTGCGTATTCAGTCAGTGATGCATCCTGAAAGGTTTTCATTGAACTGCCGCCACCCTGAATAGAATTGTTGTGACTAATACTATTATTAGTAGAGCTATCTGCCTGTGCATATTGTGCCATATTTCATTTCACCATCCTTCTTACAGCATAACAGTTCCAGTGGTAGAACTATTATTATCAGTGTTAGTGCTTTCATCATATGTTCTCTTATTGATATCAATTTCGAGAATAGCACGCTTCTGAAGACCTCTAAATACAACTGCAACATAACAGTGTAAAATAGAACGATCAAACTCCCACTTATTAACTCTAAATTCTACATCAATTGAAAGAACCTTAGAACCAGTCCAATCAGAGAACTTAGCTTTTTCAAATGCAGAGAAGTGCTCTCTTTCACTTGCATCAGCAAAGTCATAGAGTCTACTATGAATATCTGTTTCAATTATTCTCTTGATTGCATAGAGAGTAAATACATTATTCTCCTCAGAGAGGTCAGTCAGATCAGTCTGTGCTGTTGTCTGAGTAGCTCTCTGGAATACATTATCATCAAGAGTCTCAAAATAGTTGAAGTTATTCTGATACAGCTCTTCCTTGAGATCAGCCTCATAGTCTTCAATAGAGGGCTCGAGAGTATCTCTAATATGACCAGTAAGCTGTGCCTTTGCTTTAACCATAGGAATATGAGTTCCATAGTTAATAACATGATCAGCAAACTGCTGAGCAAGGAAATAAGTAATAGAAACCTTAACTCTCTTCTGAGAAGGAGTTTCTCTTACCATGAAGTGTTGTGTATTCTTCGAGATCAGGCAATGATTATCAATACCAGTCTTATCAGAACCTATAGTACTGAATACAGCATAATCACGAATGAGGCTAGCGATATTAGACTTAGAGAACGACTCCATTTCAATACCACAGTCGAGATACAGAGGAGCATCATTTCTTACAACTACAAGTTCTGCAAGAACCTGCTTAACCTCATAACTATAGTTTGCATCAAACCATGCAGTAACAGGAATTCTTCTTGAAGAAAGAATCTTTCTATCAAAAGTGCCATTAAATGCATTCTTATAGCATTCATCAATTTCCTGTGCTACCGTCCACTGTGTAACATCAGTAGTGCATTCCTTACCATCTTCATAGTAATACTTGGAAGCATTAGTATTTATAGGTTCAACACCTTCTGTAACACCATCTTCACGATAATACTTTGTTACAGTAACAGTCTTATCAGGATCAGTATCTTCAACACGAGTAAGTTCACCAGCTTCAATCTTAGCTGTAACTTCTTCTGTGTTAACAACTTCGTCTTCCTTTGTTACAGTCTTGGTTACATAATCACCAACAACTACAGAGATGCCAGTAACTTCACCGATCTTAATCTGTGTTTCAGCATCAAAAGGAACTTCTGTCTTGGTTACATAATCACCAACATTTACGGTGATACCAGTAACATCGCTAATCTTGATCTGTGTTGCAGGATCAAAAGGATCAGCATCATTAGCTACAACTTTAAGAGCACCAGCATCACCAGAAGCGGCTACAGCATATACTGTTTTACCAGTATAGTCATTAGCTACAACTTCAAGAGCACCTTCAGTCGTGGATGTAGCCGTTGCAAATGTAACAACATCAACTTGAACAATTGTGCCATCAGCATTGTAATGTGTATAAACAGGAATAGTAGCTGTACCACTATTGATATAATAGCTATTATCACTTGAATCTACAAATTTAACGATTGTTGCGGGAACTTCAACTTCCTTAGGGAATACAGTTTCTCCCTCTGCATCAACTGCAACGGTCTTCGAAGTTACAATGAATCCATCAGTATCAAGAATTCTGGGATTATCAAAGTAACCATTTGTACCATAGTTTACTCCAACACCCTTTACGTCGCCAAATGAAGACATAAGCTTTGTTGTAGTATAATCTGCAGGGTTTGCACCAGCAGGAATACCACCCTTCGGAACCTCTGAAGGATACATGATACAAGGAAGCAGTTCATTGCTTGCAACCTTCTTTGCGAAGATCGGGTCAAACTCGTCAATGTCAATAATATTATCAGGATCAGAATCCTTTATCATCGACATTAATTTCTGAAGTTCTGATACAGCATCAGAGAGCTTTACATCATTACCGTCAGCATCCTTTGCGATAATACCGGTAGGAACTCTCTCACTACCATTAACCATATTGGTAAGTGACTCTCTGCTAATAGATACGTTTGCAAAAATTTCAGCATACTTAGCAAATGTCTCATCATACTCTGCCTCAAGTAAAGGATTGAGTTCAGTAAGGAATGATACATATGCATCGTATACATCTTCAACACCAGCTTCGTTCATGTAAATATAAACCGGAATATCACCGATGTTGCTATTTTCAAGGATATCATTAATAAGAGTTGATGCATCATACTTAGATGATGAAACAACTGAACCAGTATAGGTTGCAATCTTGTTAAGGCCACCCTCATTGTTCATGATAACAAAATCATACATTTTGATACCATATTCTTTTTCATATGACTTATTTGTGTCAATATGAACAGAGTAGTTATCGCCGTACTTGCCTCTACCAGCAACACGGATACCCATAACAGGAGCCTGAGTGTATCCCTCGTTATCAATATACTTATCATTAACTAACTCTGTGCCATCAAGTTCAACATACTTCTTATTGAATGTTTTAGCATCACTGATACCTTCAAGGAACTTAACTGTGAACTTCAGACGGAAGCGTCTTTCACTAGCCTTAACAGTATCATTAGTTTCGTCAGCCTTATAATACAGAGAAATAACTGCATTAGAATATGTAGCATTCTCAGGCATTACACGCATACCCCATACATAAGTATTGGGCTTTCTCAGAAGTGCCAGAGGCATCATCAGAGGCTGACCATATTTCTTATAATTAGAAGTGCCATATGTCGATACAAAACTATCGTACGACGTTTTTCTTACAAATACATTGTCCACACCCTTAGATGAAACGAACGGAAATGCATAAGTTACTGAAGGATCAATTCTAGTATCGATATTTGTCTCAGCAACCTTTGTATTATCATTGATTACAGTTTCAACGTACGGATATGAGTACTTAGGTACTATCTGTATAGATTGCGGCATAATCTATAAACCTCCTTTTAAATTTTTTATTAGTTATAGATTTTATAAAGTCTATAAATTATAGATTTTATATATTTGTTTTGAGGATTTATATAGGTTTTACTATAAAAAAATACTCATCACATTTTAATGATTTGTTCAATTGGGGACTGAGCTTCTGGGATCTTATCTCTAGACCTATTTAAAGATGAAGTAATCATACTGTCAATATCTTCAAATGTTACTGCGGTGAAAGTTGACGTGTATTGGCATATCTGTCGAACTGATGCCATTTTATAATCATATAACGATACACCTTTAGGGTCTTTACCAATTACATGAGCAAATTTACTTGACGGATTATTTTTATCACGATATGATGCTGATAATATTAGTTCTTCAATAACTGAAGGAACACCGAGATTTACACCATTCATTTGTTGATTTTTTCTCCATAGAGTAATAGACTTATCATATGGAACCGATGCAGGTATTTTACCTTTAAGAATAAAGTCCAGATAAGTTTCAGCGTTTGTACTATCCTCAATAACCGAACTTTCCATAACTTTATTACCATGGAAGAATTTTAAAACCTTACATGATACTGGAACAGGTTCTCCGGGTAATTCAACTCTTCGTATTTCATAGTCATAGACATAAATGTTTATCCATGACGGAAGATTCAATATCTTCATTTCTTTTAATTGACCATTCTCATAAAAACCTATATTAAATATTCCAAGAACTTTAATAACTTGACCAGCATCTTCTGCAAATTTACCTGATGTATCAAAATAATCCATTGGTATATAAAACTCACAGTATGGTCTTTCAAGATAAATAAATTTTTGGTCTGATCTAAAATAACTACTCATTTCTTATACCTCCTTTCACAAGAAGAGTTCTTAAGATTCTGTTTTATTTATCAATGATAATACAAAAAAAGAGAGATGAAGATATTGTCTTCATCTCTCTAAAAAATACTATATATTTATTCTTCTATGTTGTCAGTTACTGAATTTTCGGGCTCATCAAAAGCCTCATCAGTAACGGTATCATCAATATCATTTTCTTCTTTCTTCTCAGGAAGCTGTTCCTTTATCATTTTATCAAGTGACTCATTCAAGTACTGTTGAAGTTCATCAGCAGATGCATTGGGATCATAATCAGTTATCTTCATTTCATTCATTTTATTAATAAGGAGTTCACGTCTCTCCTTATTGTAACGATTATCTGATTCAATTCTTGTTGGATGATTAGGTGCTGTTTCATTATTTTTCTCAAAATATTCTCTATATTCATCAAAGTAAGATACAACCTTTCTGATTATAGAAACAAAATTATCCTCTGATGTAGTTGAATCAAATCTATGATAAATAAGATTTGTCATAGATGTTACCATGGCATGTACATAGAGCTTATCAGTCTTATTATATGGATCATAATGAACAACTGCTCTCATAAATATAAACAGGAAAAGATTATTAAAACAATGATATTCTTCCTCAAGGAAATTCTCCTCAAGATTTAAGAAATATCTATAAAGTTTATGGTCAAAACCAAACTTAATAATTTTCTTTTTATATCTATCAACAATTTCTTTTCCAAGTTTTGCATCAAAAAATGCATTCTTAATTGATTTAATTTCTTTAGAACCTATTGAATTAAATCTTTCGAAAATAAATGAAAGAGTTTGTGATGCTTCTATTGCATTTATTTCTCGCATCATCTTTCTTTTTTTACCCTCGTCAGACTCCTTTTCAACAGCTTCTTTTAATGTATTAAGACGCTGAATTCTAACTTCTTTTGCTTTAGATGATGATGCATAATTAAAATATTCTTCAAGTATTTCTTTCGAATCTTTACGAATATTATCAGCCTCAATCTTAGCCGAAAGAATATTTAATGAAGTCTCTTTAACAGCATCCATAACTTCTAATGGATCATGTTCATCATTGATATTAATATTATATTTATGAGCTTTAAGAAACTTTGCAGCATCTTCTTTACTCATTTCCTTTATATCATTTTTAGTTATTGGAATTATATCTATAAGCGTTTCCGGCTTAAGATCATATGCAGTATGAATTGTCTCTTCACCTAAAGACTTCAATGTTTTATACTGATCTTCCATTTCATTAATAAGATCAACTATAACCTTATAATTCATAGGATTGGATTCATTTTCCTCTGAATTGATAATTTCTGAGTTAATGGTATTTTCTTCAATAGACATAATCATGTCTCCTTTCAATAAAAAATTATAGTAACGTTATAATGATAATAAAACCGTATATTCAAAATAAATACATATATATTATTTTTTTGCATAAAAATAATACAAATAAAAAATAATGGTTTTAGAGGATACGAACCATTATTCGTATTATTATCTATTTACGGGATACTTAAAAAAATAAGGAGGTGGATAAAATGTATCCTGATTTTAACGACACAGACATCGTGATTGAATAATTTCAATCACAACATGAAACCGTAAATAGATATGTAAAAAGATACAATATAATCGAGAGTAAAGATTATATTGTATCTTTTTTTTGTTAAAATCCGTTTATATTATTGAAAAAGCTCAGGTCTATAGAACCATCTGTATCATCGTCCATCTGTTCAATTATTTCTCCAGGTGTATTATTATAAACCGTGTTTTGAATTTCACCAGCTTTTACTAGTTTATATGTATCTTTCTGTGCTTTAATAGCAGCTTCTTTCATTAACTGTTCCCATTGTTTCTGTTGTTCTATTTGTTGCTCTTGTTTTTTTACCGACTCTATCAACCTAGGATCAACTAATGATGGATCGATTTCAGAAGCATGTTTCAATCCTTTATTCTGTTCATCTTCGTTTAATTTACCTTTAATAATTCCAAATACAGGGAGATTATTACCATGATAGTAAACATAAAGGCACATTAGATAGCTCATTACAGAGTCATCATGAACAATATAGACTATATCATCATCTTCATATTCTATTATCAAATATGAAGAGCTCCCCATTTCGTTTTAATAGAATTACATATGGCTAATATCACCATAAAACTAACCTATAAATAGGCACTACTCTACTCACTTCTTTACTTAAGTATTTCTCTTAAGCTATGCTTTCGATAGTCGTTGAACCTTGCTCTTAATAAGAGCCTTGGCTGCGGATTGTCTCTATTCTTAACCTTTTTACTATACCTAAGGAATTACCCTTCGCCACTAATATAAATATTAGTTTAGTAGTTAAGACCTAACGAGAGTTCCCCGCAATTAAAGGAGTTTATCCCGGTCCTCATGATGACTGTTTTTAATTTTTGATTTTATATATTTAACTCGTCCCCTATTAAGTTCGGTATATTCCCAACCCATTTTTATCACCGTCTCTTTAACAGAATGATTTTTTAATAATCTTTCAATTTTTTTTATTTCTTCATATGATAAAATGGAACTGAATTTTCTAATCTTTGGGAAATTGTAATTTTTACTAATAGATTTCCAGGTATCTCCACGCCTTATGTGTAATATAAAATCATACCCATATCCATATTTAGCTTGGATTTTTTTAGGTGACATACCGGATTCTAAAAGTTCACATACTTTTTTAACATCTTGCTTTGTATGTGTAGATAAATTACATGTTTCAGAACCAACTATATTTGGACTTTTTAAACCATTTTTATATGCCCTAGAATTATTTTCTGAATAGGTACACCATTCTAAATTGTCTAATTTATAATTCATTTTATTTCCATCCAGATGATCTATCACAGAATAATTGTGAGGATTTTCAATAAATGCGTTAGCAACTAGTCGGTGTATGGTTTTAGTTTTATATTTACCTTTTTTACCTAGTTGTATATTGATAGCCGGATATTGTAAACTTCTGGAGGATGGATTCATGTTAATCTTAAGTTTTTTATTAGTCTTAATATTATATACATTTCCATCCTGTGTTATCATATAATTCGTATCTTTATCATTTATAGTTATTATTTTACCAATGACACCATTTTCGAGTAATATTAATGATGAATAAAAACACGAATCATAATTTCTGATAATATAAATATATGACATTAAATCAACTCCTATTAAATAATTATTGACTTGTTGTGCATGTATTTATCCAGATTACATTTTTTTTGAACCGGGTCCGGCTTCAATTTTACCAGATGATGTCCTTATCAATCTCGATATATCTCTTGTTATGTTTTGAGTAATAAATTTTTCTTTATATTCTTGAACATGTCTTACTAGAATAGCCATCATATCTTCACGAGATTTGGTACCTGTATAAACTCCATAATATGATTTCATTGATGCTTGTTTTTTAAGCATGGATTCAATAGTACCAGATGCTATCGCATTATCTTCAACTAAATCTTTAGCTCTATCATAATAAAGATTTGCACGTATTCTACTATTAAGAAGATGGTCTATAATAGAATCACCAACACTATTTCTTTCGATACATAATACTGCTCTAGGTAAAATACTTATTAGTTCTATAAGCAATGCCTCAAATTTTGTTTCACCAATATATGAACATTCAAATTCAGCTTCTACTTCTAACGTATATGGATTTAATATTGTAATAGCATTATTATCTCCGTTAGTTCCCGTTGAACAGTCAACGCCGATAAGATAAGCTGTGCGTGGATTGAGTTTTTTGTATATATCAAATCTATAATATTCAAGTAACCACATTTCATCTATTGGTTTATGAGCAATCTCAATAAGATATTGAATATCTTCTTGATTAAATGGAGAAAGTGATGAACCGTGTAATCTTTGAAGTAGTATTTCACGTCTTACTGTCAAGGGATCTCCAATTTTAGCAGATATATTTTTTAACCAATCTTCAGTTAGTCCTATTTGATAATACTGATATTCTATATAAAGAATCTTGTTACAATCTTTACCTTGTGAATCTATGTATTCCTGTATTTCTTCTTCGGTCATATCATAAAGACGTTCGGTCCATTTAGCAGTCTTATCTAAAATCTCCTGTGCCTCTTGACCAGCGGGTGAATCAAGATCTCCAGGTGTGCTAGTAAATATACGAGCATACATAGCACCATTCGCTTTAGCTCTAGCTGCTGCAGTTTCATATGTGGATACTGAGTTTGCTACTATAGTTTTTATATGAGGTGTAAACTCAGCCTCATCGAAATGCTGTATTGGCGATGTAAGACCTCTAGCTAATGATAATGCTGTATCATATGATGTTGCTTTAGCTTTAGTGATAATAGTATTACCATTTATAGGATGTCCCATTTTTGTAGCATTATTAGTTGCTTTTGTAACCTTGCCATCATCATCAGTAAATGATTCAAATCTTAAATATTCAGGTAAAAATCTTATTTGGTCACCAGTTCTCTTAAGATTTGTTTTACTATCTTCACCTGATTTATTTATGTATATAAATTGAGATTGTGAAGTACCAAATGAGTACATCCATGTTTCCATAGCAATTGCTGACTGCGTTTTACCTTGTTGACGTGTTAAATTTAACCACGAGTCTAAACCATGTAAAATACACCATGCCTGTGCAATATTACCTCTATTTGCCTTATATGGCACAGCAGTACCACCTGGATCAGGAATTCTGGATATTTCACGAAGATAATACCAAGGATTTCTCATACATTCTGTCATAATTCTAGTTATTTGATCTTGCGTTAAATTAGTATGACCATCAGGTCCAACAGAGAACGGGTTAATATTTACCAAACTATAATCATATATCTCAAGCATAAAATAGCAATTTTTGATTCCAACTGTTTGTAAATCTTTTGCAACCTGCAAAAATGACCTATTCTGTGTTCCTAAGTCATATAACTTATCATCTATTCTTGCAATACGAGATTTAGCCATATTTTTCTCCTTTCAAAAAATATTGATTATAATAAAGTATTTATGTTTAAAAAATAAACGATACGAATGGTATGTCAATCCATTCGTATCGTTTAAATATTAAGATAAAACTTCGGAGGTACTTTTTATATTTTTGTTCTATTCATCAATTATCACGCATATACTATTTTTCAGATGATTCTGAATAAACTGTTGATGTGTAAACTTTTCACCATCATCTTCTTTTGATATATATTCAGTTGTAATCTTGGGTATCAAATCAAGAATATAATATCCAATATCACTATCACATATATCATGAATATTAACTTCAAATGCTATATGAGTATCATTTGGCATAGTTTTCTTAAGTGTACTTAAAATCTTACAAAGATGTTTATTTTTGCCTACAGAGAATCCAAAATAGTTTCCAAAATATTTTGTCTCATCATCATTCTTAAAATTGATATTGTCAATCCCACAAGATAATGATTTATTAATATTTCCTGCAGTAATAGCATGATAAAAATTCATAGTAAGTAGTCTTGGTATTACAGCGCTATTAATGCTTGAATATGTTTCGAAATCATCCTGTAAATCACTAAGATGATTTACAATATCATTTTCATCGGTTATGATGTGCATATAAGGTGTACTATTATAATGAAACAGAAAATCATAAAGACAAAGTAATTGTAGCGTTACTATTCGCATTTCTGATTTCTTTGTATCACCAACTACAAAAAAAGGTATCTTATTTTCGTAACACCAAATCATGAGTAATGATGTTTTATTTAGAGGAAATTGCATTGAATGATCATACGTACTGTCTTGCCCTATAATTGGTATACGCACAATCTCTCTAAAGAAAAACCATATATTTTTTTTACATTCTGATAGAATCATATCATAATAACTTCGTCCAGATATTGGGTCTGATTCTGGCATATTTTGATAATCAAAATCTAGTAACGATTTATTCTCAGTTTTGAGTATTTCTGATGAACCAACATAGTTTATTCCTTTATCCTGTAGTTCATAAAACATATTCTGAAATGTTTTATTTTTAGTATTTTTATCAATATACATATTATACACTTCCTATTTAAAAAATTTTAAAGAAGTGTATTAGATAATTTTCATATTTATACACAAAAAAAAAACAAATTGATAAAGTTATTATACTTGAAAGGACTGATTCTTAATGACTACTAATATTATTGATGATATTATATTTGAAAAATATAATGAAGGTAAGTTATCTGAAGATAAGATGCTACTTTTATTAGAAGCAAGTAATACAAATAAAGAAGAAATAAAAAGAATAAAAGAAAAGATAAAGAAGAAAGAAAAACTTAGTGAAGCCGAGAAAAAGAAATATGAAATGTATAAAAAGTCAAGAAATAAAAAGATAGCAATTGGCGTTGGTATTGGTGCTGCTGGTATAGCTGCTGCTGGTATAGCTGTAAATCATCGTCTAAAAGAAGAAGATAAAGCTTTACAAGAACAAATTAAACGGTCTCATGAGCACGATGAACAAGAAAGAAAGAAGCGTGAAAAAGAAAGATTAGAACTAAAGGAACAGGAAAGAAAAAAACGAGATGAAAATGAAAGAATTAGAAATGATAACGCTGATTTGATTAACCAACTTCAAAAAGAAATAAGGATGTATACCAGAGATTTATTTGCCAATAAAGAGCTCCTTAGAAAAATCGAAAACCAACTTGATGAAACAGATAAAGAAATTAATAACATGAGGAATAAGATGGGTCCTAATGAGTCAGTAAATAGCGTATATAAAGATACGATAGCTGGTCTTGAACGTTCAAAAGAACGTATATATAAAGCTTATAGTGAAACTAAAAAAGCTATAGAGAAATGTGAAACGGAAATATGGAGACGTAATAACAAGTTAGACAAAATTAATCCATAAAAAATAGATTGATAAGTAATAAAAACTTTTAATCAATTTATATAACTTATGGTTACTAAATAAGAATAAGCTAGGAGAATTTAATTCTCCTAGCTTATTCTTTTATATAATTAATTATTTTTTTAGTTAATCTAGTTATTAAATCAACCCAGACGCTTTTCCTTTATTTAATTCCATATTAATTCCATTTAAGATATTTATTATTATACGTGTTAAAAAACTTGAAATTTTCTTTACGAATTCAGAAAATTTAGCGGTAACCTTTTGCATTACACTTATTTTCTTATTAGCCGTGCCAGATTCATCTATCTTCTTATTAGCCGTGCCAGATTCATTAATCTCAACATCATCAACTTTAGCTTCTGTTTGTTTCTGTAATTTACGAACATGTTTATCAGCATCTTCCATCATAGCTATTAAACGCTTATTATTCTCTTCAATGATTGACATATCACAGCATATTCCAATAGACTGCCAATCTTCAGATGTCCAATTGAAAAATGCATCAACACTACCGATATTTTTTGATCTAAGAATAGATTCAGCTTCTTTTTCATACTTAGAAAATATTTCATCAGCTTCAGAAGCGGATGAGCTATTTAAAATAGCAGTTGCAGTCTTTTCGCTTAATCGTGATATTTTAACATATGCATCTTCAGCATTTTTTATCATTTTCATTACATATTTAGCCGCATCCTTGTTCATTGTTCCACTTTTAACCATATCTTTAAACTGTTCTTTTTTAATCTTATTTAATTCTTTAAATCCCTTTTTCAGTTTTATATCAGCCATTTTTTCTCGAATGGATGTAATACACTTATTAATAAAATCACGAATAGCCTTAATTATAGCATTAAATGTTTTCTTAATCTTCTCTTTAACTTCAGCAGTACCTTCATACATAACACTTTCTGAATATATAGCAGACTCGACAGTATAAACGCCCAGGGCATATTCAAAGAATGTATTAATCTTAGCAAGATTAATATCAAATTCTTTCTCATAAATAGATAATTCTTTCATGATTATAAACACTCCTTGTTTAAAAATATTTATATTATTGTCATTTTTATCCCATCACTGAAGAAATTATATTTTTTAATCAATTCATGTAACTTGCGGTTACTAAATAAAAAATAAGCTAAGAGAATTAAATTCTCTTAGCTTATTCTTTTTTACAATTAATTATCTTCAGTCTGTTTTGTTTGTCTTGATTGTTTAGGTTGTTTAGTTTTTAACACGTAACCTTTCCTTTCAGTTAAAACCATATTAATTCCACGCATGATATTTATTGTTATACGTGTTAAAAGGCTTGAAATTTTCTTTACAATTTCAGAAAATTTAGCGGCAATCTTTTGTATTACAATTATCTTTTCATTAGCTACACCAGAATCATCAATCTCAGCATCATCAACTTTAGATTCTGCCTGTTCCTTTAATTTTTGAACATGATCGTTGGCATCACGCATCATAGCTGTTAAACGTTTATTATTCCCTTCAATGATTGACATATCACAGTATATTCCAATAGACTGCCAATCACTAGATGTATAGTTGCTAAATACTGTAACATCACCAGTAATTTGTTCTGATTTAAGAATAGATTCGCACTCTTTTTCATACTTAGCTAATATTTCATCAGCTTCAGCAATGGATGAACTATTTAAAGTATCAGCTACAGACTTTTCGGTTAATCGTGATATTTTAACGTATGCATCTTCAGCATTTTTTATCATTTTCATTATATCTTTAGCGGCATCCTTGTTCATTTTTCCACTTTTAATCATATCTTTAAACTGTTCTTTTTTAATCTTGTTAAATTCTTTAAAACCTTTTTTCAGTTTTGCGTCAGCCATCTTTTCTCGAATAGATTCGATACACTTATTGATAAATTCATGAATAGCCTTAATTATGGCATCAAATGTTCTCTTAATTTTCTCTTTAACCTCAGCGGTACCTTCATATATGACACTTTCTGAATATATAGCAGACTCTGCAGCGTAAACGCCGAAAGCATATTCAAAGAATGTATTAATCTTACCAAGGTTAATATCGAATTCTTTTTCATAAATAGTTAATTCTTTCATGGTTATAAACACTCCTTATTTAAAAATATTTATATTATTGTCATTTTTTATCCATCATAGTTTTCAGGCCATGCAATTAATAATCCCCGCTGTCTTTCGGGAATTCTAAATGCCATTGCATTAGCTCTAGACTGAAGTAGTTTCTTTTTAATCATTTCAAGTTGTTCAATAGAATATGGTATGATATATTTCTTTGAAAGTTTTGGGTCATTAAGTATAGATATATAATATTCAACTATATCTAACTTACTATGAATATAACTTACTATCATCATCTTATCAGACTCAGATTTAATTTCTTGAATCTTTATATCTATATAATCAAAAGTCGCAGGATCAATTTTTTCCAGTTTTCGCGTTAAAAGACTCTCTGTTGTATATATAAGATACTCAACTCTTTCATTCATGCAGCGAAGTTTCTTCTCACTACTCATTGAACTATCTTCATGCTCCTGAAAAAATGTATTATAGAAATCAGTTATAACACTTTCAATATACGGACTAGCACATTCTTTCTTAAGTGATATAAGATTTCTTTTCATTAATTGATCTTGGCGTGTTCTGAGCTGATCAATAGTTTCCATAGAAAATTTTGTTACAGCTGCCATATCTTTATCAGGATTGCCTTTGGGATACATATTCGATTTGAGTAATTTGTTCAATACACTAAATAATTCTTTGCTATATCCCATTTTCTTAGCAAACTTATCAGCCTTTAATTCAAATTTAATTGAATCCTTTGATTTACCGTCAGCTACACAAGCATTAAGAATAGGAAGAGATAAAATTTTTCTAAAGAATTGATCTTTAAGTAGTATTTTATTTTCCATATGTGACTGAGCAATCTCATATTGAAGAATGGTCGTTACTCTGTATGGTACAGAATTAGAGAATACTACATGACCAATCTCATGCATTAATAAAGCCGTTAGTTCTCTAGGAGTAAATTCTATCACAGTTTTATCAAAAATACGTTCATCAATTTCTATAACCCAGTTTGTATTCTTTTCCCATATCTTTCTTATAATATCATCCTTTTTATTACCATCTGATGATACTACATTTATTATTTTACTAATAGTATCCATCTCAGGAAATACTGACATAATAAAAAATGGAGACATTTTACCATTAACAGGGCTAACTACATTGATAGTAAATTTTCCTTTAAAACATTCAGCAAGAGATTTCTCTATAATTTCAACGGCTGCTTTATTATGTGGGTCTTCTATTAGGACTGAAAAAGCTTGATCTATAGAGAGAAATTTATCTTTATTTAAAGAGAAATTCATTATTATAAACAACTCCTTTCATCATAGAAATCATTATAATAACGTTATCGTAAAAAAAGGTCATAATCTTATAGATTATGACCTTTTGATTTTACTTATAAATTATTTTTTTTTACAACTGCATTAATTCAGATTAATACAATTCTTCTGTATTAGTAAACATACGCTGAGCTGGATACCCTACCAAAAAAAAATTTCCAAAAACAAGCTAAGTTATCCCATATTTAGAACGCAAAAATTGCAAGTTTTGGGCTATTTGTTCATTAGTGTGTGCAGAATATGCCACTGCCGCAGCTAATAGTGTTGAATTAGGACCACTAATAGAATCGTCCATTCTAGTAGTCAGTAGGATCCGATAATATATTCCAGTTGACGGTAGGGTGACAGTAAACGTTCCAGCGACTGTTCCGTCATCTTTTATAGCCTCAACAAAATTGTTTTCTGGAGTAAATCTCATTACAAAGCATGCTTTACCTAGATCCTCTGGTGTTGCGGTAACATATTCAGGTCTTCCTTCTGAGCGAGCGTCAGGCTCAAAAAGTCCATTCACGAGGAAATTATTACCGTTTGAAAACATCGCACCGTTTTCGTCGTTGAAATCAGTTCCATTTGTAGATGACATTATAGTTAGTAGTGCTGTCCATCCAGATGTCCTGTTAGGGGTGAAAGCTCCAACGATGTATATTGTAAACCCAGTCGTAAGTATATTATTTGAAATGTCGATTGTGGAATCGGAATACACACCGCCATTGGAAACATATGACCATCTTCTTTGCGACGTTCCTTTTTCAAAACGTCTTCCGCTGATATTATCGTTCCACGACATGTCATAAGGATTATAATCTTCACTATAAAGAAGAATCGCCACGTCGTTCATCACAGGCAGCGGGTCTGGATAAATCTCTGGAAGTTCGCTATAACCGAACAACACACTGCCATCGGAAATTATTCGGCATTTGTCGATACATATGTGATAATCGTCTTCGGGTAGTAATCTCAATCTGTCTTGTCCGGCATTGCATCCAAAACAAAACCTATCAGAAGTCGCCGACAATGTAAAGCTCGATATATCAGTTGTGTCGATTACGGTCCACGTTTTTCCATCAGTGCTGTAACTAACTGTTATTGTATGGGTTTCTGAATTATGCGACAGCTTAATGTAATTGTACGAATTTTGTGTAAACGACACAGAAACGGTCTTACTGATTGCATCCCACGACCAGTTAGTGCTCGATACGCCATACCATATTCCTGTGCTCAAACGTATTTCTAGCGACGGATACGCATAATAGTGACTATCCTCAAGCGTGCCAAAAGCGGCATGAGAATCTGATGTAGCAGTGTGACCTTCGCCCCACCAAAAGCAACATATTATGTCATATGATTTTGTAGGGTCAAAATTTCTGCCAGCTCTAGGCGCCGATATTCCATACGGATTTCCAATATACCCATTAAATTTTGGAATCTTTTCATGCACAACATCATTAAGTAACGTATCACCAAGATAAAGTTTTGCTTTGGTGCTACCGATAAATTCTGGCATTATTCAGTCGCCTCCTCATTTAGTATTATTATATCGTGAGATATCATGGCGTTGTATTTGGTCTGTGTATATTTAACAAGACTGATGTCACCTATTCTATCCACTGCAGCGTCTATTTCAGCTCTGGTATGTGTGCTTATATAGTTTGTCATTATTTACCTCCCTTTGTATCTTATGTACATTTCATTTTTTTTAAATTAATGTTTTATATGATAAAAAATAGTTGGGGTTCTTATCCAGGATTAGATTTTGATATAACTTTAAAAAAAGTAAAGAGAAACCATAGGAAAGGTTTCTCTTTATATTAATTTCTACATCACTATATGTTGGTTTTATTACCTTAAAACCCCATGCTATTACTGCATTTTTTTAACCTTGATTACGGCAAACCCAGCCTTTTCATGAAAAAAGACAAATACCAAAATTGAGGGCTGTAAAACGCTGTAATTACGTGGGATTTTGCTTTTGATTTTTCGAATAAAAGTTGGATTTTATTTGATTACGTTTTATTTTAGCACCTTTGAAATTTCTTTCTATTGTTTCAACAATTGCAAAGTTGACTATTTCAGGATGTGTTTGCCCTGTTGGTTCATACCAATCATCACCGAGAAAATAATTACACAACTCGTGCAACGCTTCTTGAGCGGTCATAGATGGTAACGGCTTAGCATAATTATCATTTTCGACTGCGTAACCGCAAACATCGTTAATCAAGTGTTTATAGTCTAACTTCTTACGCATAACAGAATCGCCACTCTTTTACGAACTTTGATGTTTTTTTACCTTGCTCATGATATTATCTCTCTTTCAAAAATTTGTTTTCACCCGTCCCAAACGACGGTAGCGTTTGTTGAGCCCCACGGCACGTCGCTTATGTTGCCATATGTAAAAGTGAATTAAGAGACTGCTACTGAACGACAATAAATCTCATTTCCGTTGCCAACTGATATCGGATTTGTCCGAGCCAGCCAATCTTCGATTGTCGCATACCACGTATATGTACGCGTCTCGTCCTGTGATGTTGTGGGGAGAGTTGCGCCACTGTTGTAGGTTGTATATTCGACATAATCAACAATTGGTGAAACGGGATAATTGCTCGCGGTTGTATAATCGTCATATGTACCAAGTGGAATATAAATAATTGATATGTTGGTATTAAAAGTATTATTGGTTATAGTTGGTGGTTGAAGAGTCATAAATTTTACGGAAGTCAGTGCATTGCAGTACTTAAATGTATCATTACCCATGCTTGTAACACTGTTCGGTATGGTTACAGAAGCCAGTGCTGAGCACCCGCTAAATACTTTGGCACCTATGTTTACAACACTGTTCGGTATGGTTACAGAAGCCAGTGCTGAGCAATTGATAAATGCACTCTCACCTATGCTTGTGACATTGTCCGGTATGGTTATAGAAGTCAGTCCATAACAGTTCTTAAATGTACCGTAACTCATGCTTGAAACACTGTTCGGTATGGTTACAGAAGTCAGTGCATAGCAAACGGTAAATGCATTGTCACCTATGCTTGTAACACTGTCTGGCATGGTTACGGAAGCCAGTGCTGTGCATCCGGAAAATGCACTCGCACCTATGCTTATAACACTGTCTGGTATGGTTACAGAAGCCAGTGCTGTGCATCCGGAAAATGCACTCTCACCTATGCTTGTAACATTGTTCGGTATGGTTACAGAAGTCAGTGTACGGCAACTGCCAAATACACTGTTACCCATGCTTGTAACACTGTACGGTATGGTTACGGAAGTCAGTGCTGAGCACCCTCTAAATGCATTCTCACCTATGCTTGTAACACTGTCCGGTATGGTTACGGAAGTCAGTGCATCGCACCCGTTAAATGTATTATTACCAATGCTTGAAACACTGTTCGGTATGGTTACAGAAGTCAGTGCTGAGCACATGCTAAATGCAAACTTGCCTATGCTTGTAACACTGTTCGGTATGGTTACAGAAGTCAGTGTATCGCACCCGCTAAATGCGTCTTCTATGGATGTAATTCCATCTCCAATTCTTACATATGTTACTCTGCTATCAGGTGTGTTAGACAGCATCATAGTAGTATCGTCCTCAATAGGTGTTACAGTTATATCATATTTACCACCATTTGAATAGGTATGCTCTGGCTGAGAGTCCACAGTTTCAGCACTGCTACCATCGCCCCAATCAATAGATGCTTCACCCATTATTTCTAATGGCAGAGTAACTAGCACTGAGTCGTTTTTCAATGCTACTCCGAATCTAGTCTTACCATCAGAGGTATTATACATCTGCCCGATATTAAGTTTGCCAAAAGCAGCAACATAAGTCTTAGCATCAGCTAAAGTCCAGTTCCAGCCTTGGGCGGTAAGACCCGTATGTGTGGGATTACTTGGCATTGCGGAAAGATTTGCAAAATCGGAAGCAGAATAGCTATGAAGTATCGTACCGTCATAATCGTAGAAGATGACGTCATTTGAAGCTCCCGTGCTACCTGTCTGAATAGTAGCTATGTCGCTGGCAAACTCTTCTAAACCGTCATTAGCACCAACAGTGCCGCCTTTAGCTGTTATTGCATTACCTATTGCAGTCTTAGCATTTACAAGTCTTGCAAGATTTTCAGCTATTGTGTATTCAGGCATATTACAGCACCCCCTCTAAAACCGTATTAATGTTGCCGATTGTCTGTTGAATCGAAGCGATGTCTGTTTTGTTTGTAGTTATCTGCGCAAGCTGAGCTGCCGTTGCAAACTTGTTGGTAGAATTTGCATCGTCTACAAGGTCTGCGGACAGTTTGTTTTGAGCTGTAATCTCAGCCTGTAACCCGTTGATAATATCCTCAAGAGGTATTGTGATTGTTTGCCCTGACACCAGCGTCAGTATAAGCGACTTGCTTTGTGAATTGTACGAGCCGTTTACCACTGTGCTTTCTAAAGGCAAGTCAATGCTTTGCGCTTCGCCGAGAGGATCGCTGTTCTTATCCAGCAGCTGGACAGTCATAACGTATGTAGTCGTGTTTATTGAGATTGATATTCCAGTTGCATAATCTTCACCGCCACTAGAATCACTTTGAACTTCGTTCCAATGACCATTAAACTTAGTATACTCAGATAAAACTTTTTTAGTAAGTTCGTCTATTACATATGCGACATCTCCATTGTATCCATACGTATCAGTAAGACGTGATGCATCCGATACATATGTGGTACTACCAATATATTTTTTATTTACCATAATAAAAATCAACTCCTTTTATTTTTTTTTTAAATTATTGTCTTATATAATAATAGTTGAGGTTCTTATCCAAGATTGATTTTTGATAAAAATTTTGATTATTCGCCTACAAACAACATTTGATCAGTTTCACGATTAGTGGCCATCTCAGATGATGTGAGTATACGATTATAGAATCGTCCACTGTATACGCTACCTGGTAATATTCTATCACTGATTGTGCCGCACCCTACATACAGTTGCCCGCCTCTGCTAGTCATACCGCTAGTATTTGTATTTATGTTAGTAAATGTGTCAACAACTTCACCATCGACATACAGGTACGCTATTGCATTAGGTATATCGACTACAATTGACGCAGTGAATAGTTCATTTACAGGCCATTCATAATCATTGTTATGATGAAACCAGTCACCGTTAATAGCTATGTCATGCACACCATAGTTCATTGACGCTATAACCGTTGCCGAATCTATACTACTGCCATATGGCGCAAACTCAAGTAAACGAAAATATTGCTGGTCTACAGAAGTTATCTTTGTACATGCCTCGAAAGTATACCCGTTAGAAAAGTCGAGCCCTGCACCGATTCTTACCTGGGTGCCAGCAGGTCCTATATCACGGTTTGTGTACCAAAACAAGTCGGAAGATACGTATTTTGGGTCGTCTCTACTGAGAAGGGTATCGCCTAAATAAAGTTTAGCGTTCACGTCACCAATCATTATGCTCATTCACCCACCTCCAAATCTGGGATTACTATGTACGGTGTATCAGAATCGTGAGATATCATGGCGTCTATTACATATGTGGTACTACCAATATATTTTTTATTTACCATATATGAAAATCAACTCCTTTTATTTTTTTTTTAAATTATTGTCTTATATGATAATAGTTGAGGTTCTTATCCAAGATTGAATTTTGACAGAAATTTAATAAAAAAAATGGAGAGTACAGAAACTGTACTCTCCATTTTACTCATAAATCATTTTTTACAACTGCATTAATCCAGATTAATATAATCTTCTGCATTAGCAAACTTAAGCTGAGCCTGGATACCCTGAATAGATGCATTAGTATATCTAGATACACCCATCAGGTTAGTCATAGATCCACCAGGGAGATCAGGTGCCCGATAAGCAGAGTTCTGAGCGGTCAGAATATGAGTTGTGTACTTATAGTGCTTGAATGTAAACTGTTCGTTAGAAAGCGGGAAAGGAATAATACGAATACCGCTAAATTCCTTCTTCTCTTCATCATACGAAGCATTAACCTTCTTAGTAGAAACTACCTGAACCTTAACATCACCAGATGTCATGATACCATAGCTATAGTCAAGCTTTACGCCGTTAGCAGTGGAACCAGGTCTTGTAATCCAGTTTACTACAGGATTCAGCAGAGAAATAAATCTGGGGTTACCGTAGATAACGAAGGTCATATCCTCAAGCTTAGCTTTATCACAGATATCAATGATAAGTCTGTCAATCTTAAACTTGAGCATCTTCTCAATGTACTCATTAGGCAGAGCAGTTGTCAGTGAAGTAGAATCACAGTCGAATACTCTCTTGGTGATAAATGAACCCCAACCAAGGATATCATCCTGAGAAATCTCAACACCATCATACAGATTAAACTGCTCATCCAGCCATGAAAGAATAGTTGAATCTTCCATCTGAGTCATATAGTCTGCGAGGTTATTATATGTCTTCTTATAGAGGTCAATATCCATCAGTGCCTTAGCGTCCTCAAGCTCCTCAAGAGAATAAGGAACGTTTACTCTGGTACCGTCTTCAATCTTCCACTCAATCTCTTCACGAGCGTAATCAAATGTTACGTGTCTCTCGTTCTTTTCATTTGACAGGTAACCGTCAAATACAACACCCTTAACAACACCCTTCAGGCTGTTTACAGATGTTCTCTTAGTAACAAAGTCAACAACACCGGTAACGATATCATCAACGTGCAGTTCAGTACCTTCAGAACCAGTAACAGTAGTATCAATCTTACCACCGAGCCACATATTATCTGAGAGGTTAATTCTCATAGGTCTGTTCAGAGGTACTTCAATAGTCTTAGTATCATCATCAGGATCTGCTACAACAAACTTGATGATCTTCAGGTCCATAGTAAACTCTTCTCTTGCAGCGTTTGTCTTTGAACCCTCAGCATTAGCATCAGTCAGATTAGCAACTACATCATAGTCAACAGCAGGAAGATTAACAACGGTATTCTTGATAGGAAGACCCTTACCTGCTGCATATACTTCCTTGAATTCATCAGTGAAGAAGCACTGAGGATACTTCCATCTCTTAGTCTTATCATTGTTATCAACAATATAAGTCTGCTCGATATGCTTCTTGATTATAGGGCTCTTTGTAACCTCAGTCTGAATAATATCCTTAGTAGCAAGCTTCAGCTGCTGCTTAATCAGAATAGGGAAATCAATAGCCTTGATAGGCAGAAGCTGAGGAACTCTGGTAGACTCCTTAACGAAGTCCTCACAGCAGTTATCAAACATCTGCGAAACCTGCTCATACAGATGAGCGTGTGTACCATAGCTGCCATCAGGATCATCCATATTAGCGCACTCAGTCTTAAGTTCGCCCAGAAGAGCCTCCTTAACAGCGTTCAGCTTAGCCTTATTCTTAATAATGGGATTGATATCAATCATCATATCGACACCGTTATTAAGCATAGAGTTATAAGCCTCAGTAAAAATGTCATCAAATGTGTTCTTTACACCAGCGCCGAAACCACCAACGGTTGCGGTCTCCTGGAAATCCTTAGCGGATTCAGAAATGAATGTTAATGCCATTTAAAATTTCAACTCCTTTTCTAAATTTAATGGATTAAACTTTTTTGTAATTATTACCTGTTAATAAGAATAAGTAATTCAAGTATTAACAGAAATTAATCCATTCGGATTAACTATAATTATTTATATGTTTAAATAATGAATATCATTATTTGTTGATTTTCTTTGTTTTGGTAAGAAGTTTAAATATTAACTGAACAGAAACTACTAAATTTTGATAAAAGAGCAATGATTGAATATACGAGTTGGTTTCAAATTTAATCATCATATAATCATATGCTAAATCCTTAACTTCTCTTAATTTAGAAACTGCTGTTTTTACAATCTGATTAACTGCTAAGTCATCTTTGATATTTGTATCAAGTTTTGATATGTAGTTATCTATTGCATTGTAAAGTGACATATATTCTCTGAAAAGATTGTACTTTCTAGTTGTATCATATTCCAAACCAGGTTTTTTCTTTTCATTATTTTGAGCAGCTTGAACTGTATTATTTGGATTTGTTCCTGTTCCATTAAAATTTGTATCTGTTTGGCTAGCATCATTATTTTGATTATCATCATTCATCGGTTGGATATCGCCAGATGCATTATCAGTATTATTATTAAAATTTGTATCTTGAGTATTTTGGTTTTCACCATTTGTTGTTTGGTCATTGCTTTGTGATTGATTTTCATTATTCGCATCTTGATCATCGTTCATAGGTTCTATATCACCAGTTGCATTATTATCGGTAGCTTGATCGTCTTGATTCTCATTATCATTCTGATTATTATCATCAATTGGTTGGATATCACCGGATGCATCAGATGAGTCATCAGAACCACTGGAATCATTATTTGTTGGGTCTTCTTCTGATGTGGTATCATCTTCTATTGGTTGAATATCACCAGTATTATCAGAAGCATCGTCTTCCAATGGTTCAATGTTATTAGAATCAGTTCCATCATCAATAGGTTTAATATCGTTAGTGGTATCATCTTCTATTGGTTGTATATCACCAGTATCATCAGACGTATTATCTTCCAATGGTTCAATGTCATCAGAACCGGTTTCATCATCAATAGGTTTAATATCGTTAGTGGTATCATCTTCTATTGGTTGAATATCACCAGTATCATCAGAAGCATCGTCTTCCAACGGTTCAATGTTATTAGAATCAGTTCCATCATCAATAGGTTCAATTTCCACATCAGATGAGTTATCAATAGGTTCGATATCATTAGTAGTGCTATCATCTTCTATTGGTTCAATATCATCATCATCGGAGACATCGTCTTCTATTGGTTGAATATCACCATCATCAGATGTATCATCTTCCAAAGGTTCAATGTCATCAGAATCAGTCGCATCATCAATATGTTCAATTTCGACATCAGATGAGTCATCAATAGGTTTGATATCGTTAGTAGTGCTATCATCCTCTATTGGTTCAATATCATCATCAGATGTATCATCTTCCAATGGTTCAATGTCTGATATATCATCATCACTAATAGGTTCGATGTCAGCTATATCCATTGAATCGATATCTTCCAAATTATCTTCGTTTTCATCATCTAATGGTTCAATATCATTGATATGTTTATCATCATTTTTATTAGATTTTTTTTGTGGTTTCTTTTTTTTAGTCTTCTTCTTTTTAGGTTTAGGAATTTTTGGGATATCTTTGATATCAACATCATAATCGTCTTCGTCTAATTCCGCAATATCCAGATCAATAGGAAGTTCATCATCTTCCAAATCCATATCAGATAAGTCCACATTAAATTCCAAATCATCTATTTCATCATCGGTAATATCTATTGATGATAATAAGTCTATATCATCTTGTCTTTTCTTCGTTTCAATAAATATTTCCTGTGTATCTGGTATTGTATTGACACTTTCATCAGCTAGAAAATATTTACCATATTTGTTGTTTATCCTTTTAGGAGTTTTGAGCAACAACTTTCATCACCCCTTTATACATATTTACTATTCATTCTTACACGAACTCTTTCAGCTTCAAGAGCTGATTTAATTCTCATGAGCTTATACTTTTCAGCATTATCTCCATTAGAACTTGCATCATTAATCTTTTCATCAGTAATTTTGATTTCAGTATCAATATCTCTTACGAGTTGATTACGTATACGGGCATCTTTCTTTTTACTAAAATGACGGCAAATCTGAATAACTGGAATTAATGCTAAGTTAACTCTTGCAGCACCACCATACAGCGTTGCTAAACGTAAGTTACGTAAAGCTTTTTTCCTAAAACCCGGTTCTGACATATATTTCATACGTCGATCATCATCTGCCTTATCTATTTTAGCAATTTGATCTTTTACATCATTCATTACATTTTTAGGAAGTTGAGTAACTGCCTTAGCCGCATTTCTAATTTCTTGCCCCTTTTGCTTTGCGACAGCACGTGATTTATTCTGTTTCACTTCAGCGTCCATAGCTTTAAATTGAACTTTATTAGCAAGATTCTTAGCCTTAGGTGCTTCAGGCTTGCTAGATAAAGATCTTATAGGACTACTACTAGTATCATCAGATTTATCGTTCACGCTATTTTTCTCAGACTTGTGCTCAGAGGCATTAGATTTTTTTGATGCGTCACCGTCATCATTTATTTCTTTATCCATACTATCAATATCATCATCAGTAACATCTTCGTCATCACCGACAGGTTTTTCAGTAATAATACCAGCAAATTCAGCAGTATCATTACACATTTCATTTATAATTCTAAATGCATCTTCAATGCTTGTATTTTCATTAAAGAATGAAAATCCTGTAATAGGTGCATTAACGTCATCACACATCTGATATTCAGATGTTATTATGTCTCTGACATATTCTAATACTTCCAAACGGATTCCATATCTTTCACGCTTATAATTATTATTATCTTCTCTGAATAACTCCTCATCAATTTCATCATCAAAGATATTATTAACTGCTGAATTAGGACTTACATAATATGTTTCAACTGAATTAACTCTTTCAGTTATAATTTCATCAAGCTGTTCAATTATGTTTTCATTTGCTAATTCTGTGAATACTATTCTATCCATTGCTTTGGGAATATTCGATACTGCTTCTTGATATGCTTTATCAGCAAATAACTTAGAAACAATAACTGACTCATTTATCCTTGTAGCAGGATCAGTACTATTACCTTCAATTTTAGATATAGCTATTCCGGAAGCTGAAGAATTCGGAATAGCTTTATTAACAAAAGGAGCATAAGTTAGATTAGTTTCTTTATCTGAATTTCTAAATACAGTATCAAGTTCCTCTTTAGCTTCCTTGCACTTATTATTGTTATTTTCTTTAAGACCCATCTTATAATCAAATAACGCATTAGAAATCTTATTTGATACTTTATCTTCTATTTCGGGAGTTTTATCATCAACTCTTTGTGCAATAATAGTAGTATTCTTACACTCGTTCATTTTATTTACAAGCTTATCTCGTAAATCTGTATACATTTTTAGTTGTGCCGGATCCATATTGTCCCGATTTTCGTCAATATATCTATTAATTTTTTCAAGTTCAACTTCGTACTTTGGGAACATACAAAGTTCTTCATCTCCAGTAATAATATCTGAATAAAATTCATAACCATAAAAAGGTTCAGCAAATATCATTCTTGAATTTTCTAATATGAAAGATAAAGGTTGATTCATATATAATTCAGAATATTTTTGTGCTGTAGACTCATTAAAATCTTTCTTTAATTCATTATAACCGATAATAAGTCTCTTTTTAGGAGAACCGTTGAGAATCTTATCAGTATCTAAATATGCCATATAGTTCATTCCTTTCTTCAAAGATTTTATTATGAAATCAACTTAAATATTTGTTTTCAGTATATGTTTTTCATGAAAAATGTATACTTATTTATTCTATTAAATATTATAAGATATGCATCTGAGAGGTACATAAAAGAAGAAGACAAGGAACCTTAGCGCCTTGTCTTCATATTCTTTTTTAAAATGCATCTATTAATATTGATTTTTTCCGTTTATTATTGTTATCTGTAAGAGCTCTTCTTTCAGACTTGTCTTTTGAATCTGCAACTACTTTTGCTGTCAATAAGTTCAATGCGGCTGTACCAAAACTATCTTTTTGTGCTTTACTAGCTTTTTGACCAGTTGCTTTAATAGCAGTATCCTGTTTTTTAATATGTTCAGCCATTGTACTCATTTTTTTATTAAACTGCTCTCTATCATTTTCATATGTTTTCTTTTGTTTTTCTAATGTTTCAACGGTTTGTCCAACTTTTCTTCCTAATTTTTTTAAAGTTTCTCTTGTACTTTTAACCGCATCATTCAACTGATCAAGTTGTCCGTTTGGACCATCTATTTTACTTAATCTACTATTTAATCTTTTAGTTCTAGACTCTAGATCATCAACGCGAGACTTAGTATCCTTTTGTGAATCGTTCAATTTATTCGTAGCTTTTGTTAATTGAGTAACTCTTCTTTTTAAGTCTTCGTTGTCATGTTTAAGACCATTTAATGTATCTTTGAGATCATTTACTTGTTGTTCATACATTTTTTTATTAGCATAATTATTAGCTAACCATATTCCTAAACCAATACATGCTAAACATAAAACAATGGCTTTTTTAATCATTTTTTGTGTTTGTTTACTATCATTAATTGTTTTTTTTGCTTCATCTATATGCTGTTTTCTTGTATTGGAAGTACTCTGATTTTGAACCTCCTCAACCATGTAATCAAGATATAAATCTAAATAATCATTCATATCTTTATCTTCCTTTCTATTTTTTATCCTGGCATTCTATCAATTTTATTTTCTAATTTTACTGTTTCTTGTCTTAATTTAAAACAATTCTTCAGAATTTTTTTGCGACACAGATTCAGTTCCTTTGCAGGATCACCACTTTTTGATGCTTTAACTATTATACTAGTAATTTCTTTTATTGCTAATATTGCAAATGGTGCTGCTAAGGCAATCTTTTCTCGTGTTCTATTACCATTCCTATATTTTTCATAAGAATCTTTCCAATCATTTTGAGCTTTATAATAATATTCCGATTCATCGCCATATAACTTTCTAGCTTGATCTAAAGTTTCATGTTTGGATCTAACGTCCCCACCAAATATTTTTTCATCAGCTTTTGAAAGTTTGTCTGAATACTTGTTTCCAAGTTTAGTTTCTTCGAGGAAAGCAGTTACTCCTGCAACCACTGCCAGAACTTTAAATGCATCAATAAGTCCTTTTTTCAGTTGGCTCATTACCACACTTAATGTGCTAATATCCATGGTATTTACAATTTTTATCACGTCATCTATGTTCTGTTTAGCATATTTAACTTCGTTAATAGCCTCTTTTTTCTTTTTATGTTTTAATGCCACTTTTGCATGACCCATATGTTCTTTATATTCATTTAAATTTTTCTTATATAATGCAATCATTTCACGATTAGCAGGTTTTTTTACCTTTTCAGGTTTTTTACTACTCTTATCTTTTTCACTGCTCTCCTCAACAATGTAATCAAGATATAAATCTAAATAATCATTCATATTTTCATCCTCTTTCTCAATATATTTTTCTTGATAATTAAATTTATTATATATTTTATTTTTTACTTTTTTTAGATTAGAAATAGTCACTTTTGGATTATACATGTACATATCCGTACCGGCATTAACTAATGATATATTATTTAAATCTTTTAATTCCTGAGGTCTATATAAAGATGGAAGTTTTCCTAACGGTACTCCCTGACCTATTACTTCAGCAACAAAACGTGAACAAAAATATTTTCGATGACTTTCACTATCTTTATTACGAGCAATATTAGCTAAACCTACAAAATCATATTTAAAATCTTTTTCATGCGATGAAAAATAATTAACACGATCTTTCATTTTCTTTATCGCAAATTTATTTACATACATCACATATACTAAATACTTAGTTTGTTTATGCTTATACCAGTCATCAGTAGTTCCTTGATATGTATATCCAAATAATGAGTGAGGACCTTTTATTTTTTGTGTCCGAGTTGCAAAACTATACATAGGTGATAGCTCTGGATTAAATGATATAAGTGAGTGAGTCCATTCATCACCAGTGAAATGCTTTATTGCCATACCTAATGGGTTATCACTATATGTCAGTACAATAAATACAGGATATCTATTTTCATCATTATAATCAGCCTCTTCATTTATATACAATAAATATTCACCTCACTTACTTGAAGATATGATATTAATGTTATGTTTTATCATATCCGTAAACTAACTTTATTGAAATAAAAAAAAGAGAGTAGTGAATTTTATTATATCACTACTCTCTTTTTTTATTTATCATTGAAATTTATCCAAATATTTTATAAGCAACAACCTTATCGCCTTTAGGAGTCTTTATCATTTTTTCTCCTTTTGCAATTCTTGTACTTACTTTAATATCATTTAAATTAATCTCTACTGGTTCAGAGTTCTTTCTGTATACCATAACAACATCATTCTTACTTACAGATGATATTCCTATAAGTGTTTCATTTTTATCAAGCGATATAAGTGATAAAGCTTCATCTTTTCTCTGCATAACAGGGAAATATTTTGTTTCAGTTAATTTCACACGACCGCTTGATGTTACATAGAATAAGAGTTTTTTACTAGGATTGATTTTACAAGCGTTCACAACATATTCATCTTCTTTAAGATTTATCTGTTTAACGCCTTTAGCCTGTTTTCCCAGTGTTTTAATGTCATTAATTGATATACGAATTCCATCACCTAGGTTCGTACAAATTATGCAATCTTTACTACTCTTATCAAATGAAAACATTGCTGCTGCAACTTCATCATCAGGATTAAGAGTAATACCCATTTTGTAGTCGGTGATTTTATTAAACTCGTTTATCGGTACTTTCTTTGCCAAACCGTTCTTGGTAACAAAGATAATACATAAATCATCATCTTTTGATTTCAGTATATCCATGTTTGGTAACTTCATCAGAGATATTATCTTACCATCTGACGTAAAGTATCTGTTTATCTCAACACCAATATCTTCATACTTCATATCAGGAATAGCTGATACTGATATTTTAGATACCCTGCCAGAGCTATCAATAACGAGAATATTCTCCCTATTATTGATTTGCATCACTGACAGATTTCCATTCTCTTTACCAACTAAACCAATACTACTATTATCTTTAATAGAAAGCTTCTTTATATATCCACTTTCACTAATACCGATAAGGTGCTCAGTATTTGGTATTTCTTTTTTATCATCATCATTTTCCTTAACTACCTTAGACATACGGGGGCGACCCCATTTCTTTATACCCTCTTGTAACTGTCCAATTATGAACTCATCAATCTTACTACTATGCTTAAGCCTATCTTTAATATCTTTTAATTCAGCTTCAAGCTTTTGTTTTTCCTCTTTATAACGATTATAAGAGTCTGCATTAAAATTATAGACATGCATATCTGCTATAGTAGCAGCCTGAAGAGATGTTATCTTATATCTTTTCATAAGCTTATCAATAGTATCTTTACGTGAAGATGAGTTCTTAGCAATTTTAACAGTAGTTTCAATATTATCTTTATTGAATACCATTAAAAGAACCTTATTCATATGAAGTTTCTCCATTGTAATCTGAAGATTATTTAAAAACATTGAACGAACTATATCTCTGCGATACTCAATCCATTCAAGAAGTAAATCTTTAACTCCATACTCATATGCCACATAATCATCAATAACTGTAATTCCAACTGGGTATGTCATTTTAAGACCAGTGTTCTTCTTATAAAGAGTATTGAGAATCTTATCAGGATTAGCATCAGACTTAAGGAGTATCTGGAATTCAACCTCACCTTCCTTAGTATAATCCTTAATATCATATATTTCAGGAAGTTTTAATGCGATTATTTTATCAATAACCTGCATTGAAGTCATCTGAAGAGGAAGACTGGTAAAAGTAATAATATTATTCTGATAATCAATATTAGATGTTGCTCTCATTGTCAACTTACTCTTACCAGTCTTATTTATCTCCTTAAAATTACCCTCATCAATTATATCCGCTCCAGTCGGTGAATCAGGTATAAGAAGAATTTTTGCTTCAGGATCTTTCATCAACTTTATAGTTGCATTCAAAACCTCAGTTACATTAAATGGTGGGATATTTGAAGCTAATGCCCATCCTATTCCTGAAATCTGAGGATTGAATAATATATGCGGATATTTTGCAGGAAGATACTCTGGTTCTGGAGATACTCCATCATATGCCATTTTCATAGGCACGCAATACTTGTCAAAATCATCGAAGAAACAATCAATCATGTATTCTCCAATACAAGCTTCAGCATAACGACCAGCTGCAGCTTGGTCGCCTCTTATATTTCCATAAGAACCCTGAGGTACAATGGCCATTACATTATTATTCCAATACTGACCTTCACGCACAATTAAATCTGCCATTGCAGCGTCACCATGTGGATGATAAGCCATTGCATTAGAACTGATAGTTCCGGCTTTAATAAACCTAAGTTTCTTAAGTGTATCTTTAGAGGTGTCTTTTGGTCTTTTTTCAGTTAACCACCAAGACCAATACAGACGACGTTTACCCGGTTTAATTCCATCTTGTATAGACGGAGTTATTCTATACACATTTTTATTTGCACCAAATAAGCATGAGTATTCAAGTGTAGCATCAGCAACATTCTGCTGACTAAGCTTTTCAGACATTACTTATCTCTCCTTTTTAATTATCTAAATCATCACGTTTAATCTGATATTTTTTCATTAGTTCCTTTCGCCGTTCCAAATCTTGTTTTCCAGGACCATGGATCATGTTCATAATTGAAAGTTCTCTTTCAACATCTTCAACCGTAAACTGAACAGATACACGGTTATTCATATCAAGAGTTGTACTTCTAAGCTGTTTGCCTGAAAGCTCGCCTAATCCTTTGAATCGGGTTTTTATCTTAAGCGAATATTTCATGGCATCATCAAGGAATTCTCCTATAGTCATTTCCTTAAGCTCTTTACCTTTTTCCTGAACCTCGAGAATATAACCATATTCTCTAATTACTGGAATAAGTCCATTATTCTTACGAATAAACCGATTGGAAACATTAATACTGCAGAATTTTCCTTCGACAACTCCGCTTAAAACAGTTTCATCATCGTTAACGATTTCTGGAAATTTACTCTGAATATTACTCATAAAGACCTTTACAAATTTCTGATTGGAGAAAACTTTTTTAAGGTCATCATAATCTTCTGATGTTCTTACAATATTCAAAAGTACCAGATAAGCTATGATTGCTTCTATGAGATATTTATTTACATTACCCATATCTTTAGCAACTCTTATAAGATTTTCTCTATAATCATACGTATCCATTAAGAAATTATAAAGTTCATTCTTATCCATAAATTTCTTTTCTCCTTTAATACGTATCTTATAGTTCTTAACGAGTTTCTTATGATACAACTCTACCATTTCAGCTTTGTTTGCAACATAGGGATGTTCTTTATCAGCAAGGGCATAGAGAGGTGAGAATACTTTATATATCTTACCAGCCTCAATAAGTGGTCTATAGTACTTATAAAAGAATGCCAACATACCACTACTAATATAAGCACCATCAATATCAGCATCTGTAAAGATGTTGATTCTATCGTAGTATAGCTTGTTGGGATCAAATGTTGGTCCAATTCCACATCTCATTACTGTTACCAAGTCATGCAGTTCTTTGTTTTGCATAATCTCTGAAAGAGAGCATTTAAAACTATTAGCAACAACACCTCTAAACAAGAAAAATGCCTGAGTATCTGGGTCACATCCATTACGAGCAGAACCTGAAGCCGAGTTTCCCTCTACAAGAAATAACTCTTTGAATTTCTTACCAGTATTATTAGCTCTTATGAAGTTCTTCATACCATGTTCAACAAAAGAATTTACACGTTCTTTTTTGACAGCAGATTTGACTTTACTAGCTTCAACTCTTGCTTTAGCGTTAAGCTTAATAATCTTAATAAATTCATTAAGACAATTCTGGTTTTCACTGAAGAACTTATCAATTTCTCTATTAAGAATTTCAGCTAAATATGGTATCAGTGTATCAGATCCGATTTTTGTTTTAGCATTACCAACAAATCCTACCTGTGCATTGGTTGAAAGATTGATAACACAACAGAGACCAGAACGAATATCATCCCAAAGTATAGGAGTTTTTTCTTTCTGGTTATCAGTCATTGTTGCTTTGACTTTATTCTGCATATAATTACAGAAGCATCTTTCAAAAGTATCCTGATGAATACCACCATCTATTGTGTTGGTGTAGTTACAATATGTGTCATAGTAAGTTACTGAATCAGGGACATATCTAAGAGCGACGTCAATATGAATATTTTTCTTAACTATTTCACTCTTTGTATTAACTTTTCCCGTTTCAGGGTCTATGACAGATTTCATAACTTTTTCTTTTATAACAGTATCGCCACTGAAGTTACACTTAGGAGAGTATTTAGTATCAGTTGCTATTTTATCAAGGAGTTCATCAAACTTCCTCGGTTTAAAGGTGTATGTTTCTTTAAGCTTCATACCTTTGAAAACATCTACCTTTATCTTTAATTTCTTTTTACGAATAAAGAAAGTCATTTTCTCTATCCATTCAATCATATCTTTATATGGAATAACTGTATTCGCACCAAGATATTTTCTTGCTGGAATAAATGAAATCCTCGAACCATGCTGAGGATCAGACTTCTTTAACGGTACTTTTTCATCACTAATTTTCTCACCATCAGCAAATGTTATTGTATGCTTATATCCTTCATCTTCTCTGAATGAGGTAATGATAAATTTATCAGAAAGTGCGTTGACGACCGTTAAACCAACGCCGAACTCTCCTGCACTCTCACCACCTTGGTCTCTAAAGAACTTAGAGCCACTCTGGTTCTTAGTACAAAAAATATCAAGAGGATAATCCTTCTCAGGAAATCCTCTACCATCATCTTCACAAATAAGCATGTCAGATTCTTTATCATAAGATATATAGATATTTGAACCATTTGATTCAGGGTCTATACATTCATCGATATTATTCTGTATAATCTCACGTGCTAAATGAAAAGCACCAGCAGGACCATACTTTTGAATATACAGATTTGTTTTAGTTTGAATCTTCTTTATATCAGATTCGATATAAAACATTTGTACATCTTTTGCCATTTTTATTCACAACCTTTCATCTTAACTATCTTTTTATTGGCATTACATACTTATTTTTTTGTTTATTATTTAATTATATTTTATCCGTAGAGGTATACGAATAATAAACAAAAAATTAAGATGACGTTAGGAATTTCTTCCTAACGTCATCTTTATGCAAAAGAGAGTGATTCCCTCTCAAAGGGACATTATTAATCAGTTCCCCATGAACCGAATTGCGATGATCCGCCACCGTTTTCATGGTTCTTGTTCTTCTTTCTACCGCCAAGCTTGCTTGACTTAACGGCAACATTACGTACTTTCTTGTACGCTTTCTTACTGTTCTTTAAAGCAACCGATGTACCTGAGAACAGCTCTGCTGCATCATCGGCTCCAATTGCGACCGACATAAATTTTGCCTGGTCGATGACCTTATTGATATCATCGAATATCTTTGTTAGGTCGTCATCCTTGTACGGTGACGCACTAAACTTAGCACCACACATTGTGCAGGTACAAGTTCCATCACCTGCATTATAAATTGTAGGCTTCTTCTTACCCTTTTTGTTGAAACGCCAGTGTTCACACTTAGCTTTCAACTCTTTGGTTTCTTTCTTATTCTTTCCCTTGAGTTTTCCCTTTTTTGTCACGTTAGCTGATATCAGCCTTAAAGTGCTTTCTTTCTTTGCCATGATTAAATCATCCTTTCAGAATTTATTGATGTATTTTTCAAGTCATTTATGACTTCTTATACTTAAATATAATATATAATCAAATCACTAATTTGAGTTTTGATTATCTTCTTGAATAGCTCTTACCTGTACTGATATCAAGAGCTATAACATTTCTTATGCCATACTTCTTAAGAAGCTCAATAGGAATATCAACGTCAATAGTTGTTATTGCCGATATATGGTCTTTTTCAAGACTTGCAAGATAAGTATCAAGAATACGTTCATTTTCTTCATCAGTCTCACCAGTAAGAGAAGTAATCTCATATTTAAGTTTTGTATCCTTAAATCTTTCAAAGAGATAATCATCAACCTCACTATTATATGATGAAGGTCTATCATTATCAGTAGGATCGATAGTTACCGTATTTGCAGGTATTTGTTGACCCTTGGCTTCTACCATACCATTTTCATCCGCCTTACAGATAAACACCTGAGTTAGCATTGAATTTTCATCGGGTCTTATTCTTATCTTGAGACTTCCCTTATACTTGTTATTGAGAGACTTAAGTTTTGCAACCGCATTACTATCAGCGTCATCAATTCTGAAATCAGGATTGCCATTACCGTCAATAATAATTGATGCAGTCTTATAAACCTTTGATTCAGTATCGAAGAAACTAATCTTAAATACTGTATCGGTTTCAGCGAACATATGGGCCATACTATCTACTACAGCAACACATCCAGTATACTTGTCTGTTTTACCAAAACTTGAAAGTATCGGATAATCTGTAGCATAAGTAAGAATCTTATATCTAGGCTGTTCTACAGCAATATATACAATGTGATACTCAGATGCTTCAGCATCCTTGGGAACAAAGTTTGTAAACAGCATCGGCTTAAGATTTTTTCTGTTATTTACAAACTTATATGCCTTGTCGGCATTCTTATAAAGTTTATACTGTTCAACTGAAAAAGGAATAGAAACATCATTCCTTTCACTTACCTCAAAATCCTTGATAAATGACTTAATATCAGGTTTTCTGAGCATTTGCAGTGAGTTTACATTACTCTTTATCTGCAACTTCTGTCTTATATCAGGAAACTCAAAAAATTTGTTTCCATATTTATCATATGTTACATCAAGGTTCCTATCTTCGGATATAGTTCCGATTGTAAATTTGTAAATCATTGTAGATTCTCTCCTTTTATTTTTAAAAAATAAACTAACCCCGAAACTTAATCCGGGGCTAGTTTTTAATTTACAGTTAGTACTAAAATAGCTTTTTAACTAAGGTACTTTTTATTTACCTCTGATTCAGATACCTTTTTCTGAACCATTTTGAAGATTCTCGGGTAATCTGTTTCAGACAGACTTGTCAGAGAATATCTTCTGGGTGAGTCTTTACCCTTAGACTCATCTATCTTTCGAGCCTGAATAATAGTATCCAGAACTCTCTCAATAGAATCTCTATCGAGAGACTCTAATGTATCGAAACACCAATTTGATACGCTAAGGTAAAATGCCTTCTGATTATCGGTCAGATGGCCAAACACTTCCTTTCTCTCACAAAGGAAGAACTTTATGAATGGAGCGTACCACTCCTTGTCAACCAGAAGGTTCATGATTTCAGCAAAAGGTATAACCTTTGCCTTCGAATGTTCGTACAGGACCTTCTCGAAACTTGCTATCCTGAAGTTGTAAGACTTTTCAAGACAGCTGTCTGTCGGTATTATCGACAGAACGTCGAAAGCGATGTTTTCATCAATTCCTGCTTTCGTAAACTTCTTGATTTTCTTACTCAGAATCATCTGTCCGAGTTCTATCAAGTCATTACCTGTATACACAGTAGCGTTTGGATTCTCGGCAAGAATCTGTGCATTCTGGGAGTTAATTGTCTCAATCATCTCGCCAATTATAATCGGGAACAACTTGATATTTTTTATCTTATTCCCTCGCTTAAGTTCTTTCTTTACAGACTTTATAAAGTCTTCGTTGCAGAACTTATTAAGAACAGCATTGTAAATTTCAGGCTCCTCACGCTTAATGAGATAGCCATATTTTACCATCGCTTCAATTACTTCAGGAAGCATATCCACGAGGTAAAGGTTGAATGACTTCATAGCCTCTTTCTTACTATCAAAGTCATTATGCTTCTTGTACTTCTTATAAGAAGCTTTGGCGAATTCTTTTACCTCACTAGGTACTTTAAACTTGTTCTTGTTTTCCGACATGTCCGAAAACTCCTTTCAAAATATAAATTTTTTTAAACCGGTTTGTGGTTAGATAATTGTGAGTAATGTGATAAAATATTATTATCACATTACTCACAATATATCGTATATATAATATATGATTTCAACTTAAATCATGAATTTATCAAAGATATCCTTTAAATCAACTTCCTTTACATCACTAGATGATTTGGTATCTTTTGATGCAACTTCGCCACTAAGCTTAGAAAGTTCTATTTCATTTAAAGCATTATCTTCGTCAAGAGCTCTTTGTTTCTCTTTTATTTCGTCAACTCTATCTGATATCTTATGTATCTTATCATTTACAGGTGTGAGACCTGATAGAATAAGAAATACATTATTAGGAAGTTTACGTTCCTCATTAATATAGATATGATTAAAATCATGAATCGGGTCTCCAATAAAATCACGTACCTTGGGTACATGATTATCAAATGTTTCCGATATTGTAGTTGATAAATTTGTAATAATGCCAGATGCGGTTATCTTCTTATCACGCTGTGCTTCAACATGGCAATTTTTCTTAATCACATCTATCAACATATCTTCAATGGTCTTATTATCCAGATCTTTCTCAGCAATCTTTTGAAGTCTTGCCACTACAATACGTCCAGGGAATGAAATAAGTCTCATCATATCCTGTTCGTCTATAGAATCAAATCTGGTAGTCATATTATATGTACATCTAAGTACATCAATGTCGTTTACTATTTCTTCATTAACTTTTTCCATCATCTGATATGACGGTAATGAAGCAAGCTTGTCATTATCATACAGCATATATGTCTGATTTGATAATTGTGTATAAAGCTCATTGAGATATTCAAGTGTGTTAACATGAGCACTCAGAGCTTCATTATTAACTGGTAATACACCTATGAGTATGACCTTAAGATCTACATATGTAGCCTGAATAATATTAGCCATAAGAGGTGCTGTTCCACTACCAGTTCCACCACCAGTAGAACTAACAATAAATAACACATCGAGTTCGTCTATAAAAGATTGTACATCATTGGCTGATAAAAATGCCATAATACTATCTTTTAAATAACTCTTTGCAAGTGCACGATTTTTACCAGCACCTTGTGATAAACCGTCTGCACTGGATATTAATTTTCTAGGAATAGATGCAGGAACTGTTTCAAGGTCTTTTTCACTGCTATTTATAGCAAGCACCGGTATCTTTAGTTTATCCTGAGCTAGAGCAGCAACCTGATTTCCCGTATTTCCTATTCCCACTATACCTACTTTTAGCATAGTATTCATTCTCCTTTACTAAATATTTTAATGAATTACTTCAATAAAATATTGTACTAAATAAAATGTATTATCAAGCACCATATACTCTGTAAATAATATTGAGGTCTCTAGATAATGTAAGATACTCTGTAGGAATTGTAAGTTTAGAAAATAATCTTACATCTTGATAATCTCCATCAGTATCAAGGGTTCCTTCGGTAATAAATCTTCCACTAAATAAAGCAATCGTATTAACACGTGCTCTATCTTCTTGACCAAGAGCAGCAAACCACTCTTTTACATCCTTTTTAGAAATCTTTAAGAAAATTTCGGTAAATGATTCAACATCATTTAATGAATTGGTATTTTTACGTACATCTTCTTCAGATACTACGTTTTCTGCATCATCTATTTCCTCATCTTCACCAATTTTCCATACATGTTTGATAGTGGGTTCGGCTTCAAATCGTTTAAGATAGTATGATATAATACCTTCATCATTTCTAACTTTACCAAAATACTTTTTACGTTCACTTTCAGCTTGAAGCTGAGTATTGGTGTACCTGAAAGGTACCATTGTACCCTGAATAGTCTGACCATCTTCAGATGCAATACTTATATCAAGTGAATTTTCCCTGTAGTTCACAGGAAATTTAGTTATATCATTTTCAGCAGTACCAGTGATACCAATACCAAAAAGCTGTACTAAATGTCCATGTCTATAAATAATAGTTTTTTCACCATCAGGGGTTGTATATGTTTCATCGGGAGGAACTGAATTAGGGGGTCCTACGGGATGCTCATAACTAGCAAAATGAGCAAGACTGCTATCATTTGTATTAGTTATATCGTAAAGGGTAGGAATCTCAATTTCTCCTTTAACACCGAAAAGTTGTTCCATGACAAATTGGACTCCTCCAAGAGGAACCATATTGGATGATATTGAAAATGGTGAACCTGGTGCAAAAGATGACTTACCATTTGGATTATTGACTATTTCTCCATTACTACAGAGAATTTCTGTCTTTCTCCATAATGTAGGGGACTTCTTCAATATTTCAGGGAAATCAGGCATAGCAACATGACGCTGGTCCTGAATAGATAATTTATCTGATGCGATTATAGGCATTTATAAATCATTCCTTTCTTGAATATTTTTATGTTATTATGATGTTTTCGGTTGATATTTTAATCAAGCGAACCAATATATTTATTATAGAGCCATTTTGTATTTTCTTGTAACTCTGAACTATTGTGATTAATATTAGCAACCAGATATGCTTTCATTTGAATACCACACATATAATGTGAATATCCGTCGTGAACATCTTTAAATCCTTTACCAATATTATTATTTGGCATTACTTTCACATTGAAATCTGCTGTATCACCATCATCAAAATCTCCAAGATTTGAAAATGTATGGTCAAGACAACGTTCGCCATCAATATAAATTTTAATTGTATTATTTGATTGAGATATACCTATTACGTGCCAATCTCTAACATCTTTATTTGTGATTATTTCGACAAAATCATTTTTGAGTTCTATTGAACTTGTCTTTGGAATATATTCTCGTATATTTATATTTGTGGTTCCTAATCCAGAATGTATATCAACAATTGGTGTACTTATAAATCTGACACTAGGACCTTTACCAGCATCAGGAAAACCTGTAAAATCACCAATATCATCTGATTTACAAATTATATATGCAGTATATTTATATCTATCCGGTATAATATAGTCGGGACTAACATTAAAGAAACCACCATTATAACTTAATGGATCATTTGTATATCTCTCATCATAAATCAGATTAAAATAATCATCAATTAATTCAACAGCAGGTGATGATATGAGCATTGATATAGATGAGTCTATTTCTCCTTCACTACCACTACTTCCGCTCATTAAATTTGATAATAATACAGAAGTTGATACTGATGTTATAGTTGATGTAGAATCATACCATGCAAATATACCACGCTTTGACGGCATTTTTCCAGTATTATCAGGATCAGTAAACCATGGTTTTGGGATTATATCAGCAAATTTACAGTTATCATTAAGATTGTAATTTACATATGAAGAAATACTATCCCAGAAACTAAAGTTAAGTGTTTCTTTAGGAACTATTGTTTTATCGATATAATGTACCTTATCAATTAATCGTAATAAATTTTCTTCTTTAAAATCACATATAAAAATGATATCTAAACCTATGAAATCAACAGTGAATGATTTTATAAATTTAATCATTTTCATTAATAATTCTTCGAGTAATGATGATACACCATTCAACATATGTGAAAAATTAATATCATCAATCAACGTCTTTAATCTTGATATAATATGGTTTATAAAGTAGTATATCTTTGAACTAATGAAACTTGCATTATTAGCTTCGCCCTCAGTTATACCGCTTATATTATCATATTTAACATCAATTAAACCAGCATTAACTGCTTGCTTAAATCCGTTATAATCCTCGGGATTACTAAATATTTTTACTCGATCTCCAACTTTAACATTACTAATATGTGAAGTTACATCGCTGTAATGTATCTGATTTTCTCCGAGAGGGTCACTATCATCTACAACTAAAAGAGAATCGGGGTCATCAACTGTGCTATATATGAATGTAGGAAAATTACGAGTTCTCTTAAATATATCATATTCTTCATCTATATCAAAATGAAAAATTGACCTATACAGCATCGGATTTATATAATATAAATACTCAAAAAATGATTTAGCAATCCTTTTCTGAGTAGAGCCATCTATATCTGTATAAGAAATAGTAAATATGTCTTGTATTTCCTTAGCATAAAAAGCCGCTTGATAAAAAGTCCTGAGAGAATTGTATCTATATTTATCATCTTCATCAAGAAGTTTTTCATTTATGAATCTATATAATCCTTTTATATTTTTATATACAAGATTTAATGCTTCAAGTTTTTCAGCTCTTGATTTTTGTTCACCTTCAAGGGCTAAAACATTTTTGATATAATTTTCAAATCTATCAACATCATCTCCATGAATATCAATAGACCCTTCTACAACTTTTCCCTCTTTTATAAGATTTTCTACAGTATAATGATTTACATTTTTTTCAAGTACAACAGGTTTATCATCTACTGTTTTACTACCAGAATAATAGGTATAAAACGGAGAATTATCAAAAACATAATAATTTCCATCTTCATCAATTAAGCCATGAACTATCTTACCAAGAGATTTTTTAACATTTTCAATATCTTGTATACCATCTTCAGACATAAGATAATCGAAATCAAAAGAAAATGTATCAACTAAACCAAGTTCTGTTTGGTTTCTTGAATTAAGATAATCTAATACTGATATGATGGATGTAGGAAGAGAAATTATATCTCCACTCAAATTATGTTTCCGTAATACAAGACAGATTAAAAGTATAACAGTATCAAATAAAGATACTGTAGCACCATTAATAATTTTAGGTATAGAAACACTAACACCATCAATAACTTCCTTATAATGAAATATAGATTTAAGAAGTAATATATTCTCAAATAAAACTTCTGTCATATTATATTCAAGGCCTAAACTCAAATATTTTGTTTCGACAAAATTATATTCGGTCTGATACTTACGGTCTATAAGATTTTGATCTTCATACCAGAATGCATCATCAAGTGTTATATTATTATATTCAACTCTATTTACCTGAGAATTAAATGAACGTATGAAATCATTCTCCATAAGTTCTTCTTTTTGGAAATAAATATCATACATTGCAGGATAATCTGGTACGGTTTCTTTATACCCAGTATCAGTATTGAATTTCTCAACCGTTTTAAATATAGGACAACCATATTGGTCCATCTTGTGTTTTTTTGCAAGATAATATTTATACGCAGTCATATTATTAAAGCCAAGTAAATTAGCGATATTATATATAACTTTATTTGTAGCCTTATTAATAATAATCATATTCAAATTCTGTGCTATCAGATTTTGTGTATCTATATCAGCATAGATGTCATATGGCATATTGTATGCTTCATACAACATTCTTACCGCATAAGTATCAAAGAAATTTCTTTTAACTTCAAACGGTATCTGTTTAGTTATCAGTTGCAACTCTGCCATAAGCATTATACACATAGCCATAAAATTATCATAATATGCCATAAAAGATTTAAACTCATGCTGATAAACTACGGTCATGATATAATCTCTACATTGGTCATATACATTAATAAATGTATCATACACATTTGATCTAACTATATTCTTATCAAGATATAATATAGAAAAATTTTTGGCTTTTCTTGCAGTTTGTACGCTTATCCTATGGGAGCCCAAATAATTAAGATATGGAGATGCTTCAGCATTGGTAGTACCTTCAATATTTACTGAAGTATCAACCTTTTTCCATCCAGTATTTGTACCCATTATCCAATCATCGACAGTAAGTGACATACCAGCAAAAGAACCAACTGTTGTCACTCTATAGTAAATATTCTTATTAGCTTTATATCCGGTAATTGGAGTTGTATCATTGGTTAAATTTAATCTTATTGATGTAGTCTTTAATGCTGATCTTGCAGCAGGTGTAAGCGTAGCAACACCAGCGGATAATGAACCACCGTATATCATTGCTTCACTATGTGTTTGATATGCATTCTTTGAAGCATTCTTTAATATATCAATAAAGCCAGTTCCCTCAAGAATAACCATAAGTTGGTCACCTCTGTCTGGGAATTCAGGATCAAGATTATTATAATAATCTTGTATTTCATGTATTGGTATATTCGGGTCAATATTATATTTTTTACAATATTCACTATCGACATAGTAAAAAAATCTTTCGTCAGCCCCAATGTCTGGCTGTCCATTTAACATACGATAGTAATTATTAGGTTCTTCATATTCATCAATAACTCGTTGCCTTCTTCTTTCCAGGAGTTTTTGTCTATACTGCGTACCTTTTCCAGTTTTCTCATTATAATTATCAACAGGAATAGCACGGATATCTGTGAGAGCTTTTTTTCTTATTTCATAATCATATAAACCAACAGCATCAAAATCTTTTTCAGTATAGTCACGATATGTAAAAAATGTATCTTTTTTATCCAATGCATCCAAGTAGTTATTTGCATTTCGAGTCATTTCGACAGTCTCAAATTCATCAGCTTTATTATTATACTTAATTACCATATTATTTAACATAATAAGGAATTCATTATAAAGGTTAGCCAATGGATTAATATATTCTAAACTCAAAAGTAATCAGCTCCTTTTTATTTAGAGTTATTAAAAGATTGTCTTTTAATGAATATAATTTTTAGTAATATACAAAAATATAACATAAAAATACTAGGAGGGAACATAGAAAATGGCAAAAGTATTACCAGATATTATATTTAGTACTGAAAAAAATACACCAATCATAGATGCAAAGACATCATTTTATAATATCCCATATTATAAGAATATAGAATATTTTTCAAATTATGAAAGTTATGTTAATTTCATAAAAGGTTGCGAAAAGCTTGTGAGACAGAATGATAGATACAGTAAATATATAAGATATCTAAAAAAAGAAATTAAACTTGATAGATGTCAAGTTTTAAAAAATATTACTGATGAAGATGCATCAATTGAAATGCACCATGGACCGATATTTAATTTATTTGATTATTGTGCAATAGTCCTTGAATATTTTATACTTAAAAAGTGGAAAATAACGACTGCTCGTATTGCTGATGTTGTTCTTGATGAACATCAGAAAAATAGAATACAAGTAGTTATGGTTAGTGCATCAGTACATGAGCAGATACATGCTGGAAACATATTTATCAACTATCATCAAGCATATGGTAACCTAAAAGAATTTATAGACAAATATGGAATAGCAATAACTGATGAGTATAGAGAACAACTAAACAGATACATAGATCGGTCATTATTATATGACTCCAATGATTTCGGTGTTCTCGAATTAAATAAGAATTTAATATAAAAAAAGAACGGTGAGATTTCTCTCACCGTTCTCTTTTACACACTTTTAAACATCTCCTCCTTTTCCTGTGTTTCATACCCACGATTCCTTTCAACCTTATCAGTCTTCCGTGGTACTAATACAGGAATTTTAATTTCGGTATCTGAAAAGTGGTCATCAACATTTTCGTTGATTGCCAACAGTTCTTTTCGGAGTTGTTTCTCAGTATATACCGAGAATGTCACCGGATAATACTGATGAACGTATCCGATGGCCTCATATGTTGTTGTAACTCCAGTTACAGCAACATATGACTTTTCGAATCCCTTCGAATATATTTCATCATCCGAAGGTATGCTGGTATGAAAAATTCCCCAACATATTAAGGTTACGACAAACAATAAAATTGAAATAAATTTTATGTTTGTTTTTACCTTCTTTTCAAAACGGTCATCATTTTCAAGATGCCTTTTGATTGCAATAAACGCCTCGCAATCATGCGGCTCGATGCCCATCTCAACACATTTGTTGTAGTATTTCTTGTAGTCATTATAGACTTTATCGTACGCACCGTACGGTTTAGTACTCACACGGTCGTACTCTTTTACACTACCGACGTCTTTTTCGACTCGACTTTTTCTTACCATTATTTCAGGTAAGAAAAGCTTGTCATTAAGATTGTCATTTACGACAATCTTAAACGGCAGGGTCTTAGCGCCCTTCTGTATAATATTATGATAAATATCATACAGAATTTGAGCATGACGACGTGGATACGACATCATTAACGCGTCCAGAAATACTTGCTCTTTGGGTGTAAAGTTTGTGTCATATTTCACTAACTTCACAATGAGATCGGAAAACTCATCAGAGTTTCCTTCAAACTCATAATATTCCACGTCGTCACCCTCAACGACACGACGTGTCGTATCGTTGAAGTACTGTTGACGATATTCTATATCAGCTTCAGTTAAAAACCGATTAGAATACATCTCAGAGATGTATGTTAGTACATCTTCATCACTGTGCTCTTCAAACAGTCTCTTATCAAGACCTCCGAAAAGCACAATCTTTCTTTTTCCTGTGAAAGGAGTAACTGTTAGAACAGTTAAATCACCCTCACGTTTTAATGATAATTCATTCATAATAATTAACCTCCTATTTTTTTATTAATGATGAATACATTTATATGATGTATAATTATGTATTTACATTATACACTCATTTTAAAGTTATGTAGACGACATTATCATAACTTAAATATTAAATTATAATGGAGGAATTTTCATGCCTTTTTTACATAATCAAATGATAATGGAAATTATTATTTTCAGTTTAGTTTGTGTTGGAGCAATAACTATAATGTACGGTTTTATAACGATTATTACATTAATGAGACAAATTCGTATTAGACTTAAGGCTAAAACTGAAATTGAGATAGCGAATCTAACTAAACCGATAGATAGAACATTGCCAACAAACACACAAATTGAAATAACTAAGGATGTAATGGACTTAATTAATCAACTAATTCAAATAGAAAGTGATGCTAAATTAAAAATATACGCACCACTAAATAGAAAATATGAATATACAACTTTAGCTGAAGACATTGAGAGCATATCTAAATCCGTATATGAGGGATTACGAAAAGAAATGATATTCGATAATCCCAATGTATTTATATCTAATGAATATATTATGAAATACATTTCTCAGCAAGCTAGTATTATATTTATGGGTCTAGTTCTTCAGTATAATAATAATTATCGAAACCCAGATACTACGGATTTATAAAAAAATAAGTGGAAGAAATCATATATGATTTCTTCCACTTATTTATGTTATATATTCCAGATACATTGATGTATTCTTCTTATAACCTCTGCATCAAATAGAGAGTTATGCTTAATTCCTGTAGGAAGTTTAACATTAAGAGATTCAAGTATCTTTTCTCTACTCATTGAAAATGCACATGCATCAGTTGTATCTGCTTTCTTTCTAGCATTTTCATCCATATAAAGATGAAGCGCAATATCTTGATTTATATCATGGCAAACAGGCGATATCCAGTTAGGTAACTGGATAGCAGTATATTCAGGATTATTAAGAATCAAATCAATTAAAAGTACGAAATCATAATGAGACACATCGCTTACAAATTGTATGCGTCTATCTGAATACTGTGAAAGCCATTCACGAAGTTTTTCGGATATTTCTTCTCGCCGTCCAGTCATTGTCCAATAATCACGATATTCATCGAAATGATTCTCTGGTGATGAGAGATTACTGATAACGTTTTCATCTATCCAATCATCTACTTGTGAACTATTATAATCCTCAAATTCTGCATAGAATTTTTTACCATTACAGTCAACAAGACCAATGGATATCAAAGTTGTGTCCTTTCTCAAACCAGTGAATTCAGTATCAAAATATATGAAACATGTTCTATCACCGGGTGTGTAATCAATGTTATTGATTTCATTATTGTTTAGCATAGCTATCATTTCCTTTCTTACAATGGTATTTTAATTAATTTTAATAATATATTGAAATAATTATAAGATATATCAACTTGGTCTTTCTCATCTTCCCAATATTGCATATACTTATTATCATCTCCTATGATTGTAAAATCTGATTTTTCGTTAAAATTACGATAAAATCCTAATGCTAATTCTCGTGATTTATATTTATCAATAAAAGACCTAGTAAAGTCTATTACAGTTTTACTATCAGATGTTTCCATCTTTTTAAAATATAAACGAAGAAATTTAATCATATATTCATTATGAAGTTTAGTTCGTTCATCACCTATCCCTTTTACTGAAAAATCATCAGGACTATAATATAGTTCTAATCGTTTTCCTAAACGAATATATGATGAATAATAATGTTTGGGACGAAAATTTATATGTTTACCTATTTCTTGATGACTACAATACTTAATTACAAATATAGCGTCTTTCTTAATAGATATAACATCATTTTCATCTATATCATTCATCACGAAAAATGAATGTCTAGCATCTTGAAAAGCCAGTTTTAAGTTAGATTTTAAATCTTCATTTTTTATTTGTATCTTACCAATTTGTATCTTCCTTTTATCTTTACTCATTTTTTTAAGTTGAGATATTGTGTCGTTGGGAAGAAGTCCATATTCCTGTATTAATGAGAAACCAGCTTCTTTCATATCATATTCAATAATATCTTTATTGAAAGTGTATATGATATTATCATTAAGAAAAGTATCTTTTTCCCATATATTTTCCAATATGCATCACATTCTTTCATATTTTTAATTAAAAAAATGTGTGACGTTTTATAAAACGTCACACATACATTTTTTAGTTCAGAACAAAGAGCTCATAAACTTCAACCATCTCTTTTCGACTCATACCATCAATATATAGGTCTCGTCTTTCGAGTTCTTTTTTCATTTTCTTTTTCGGCAATGATTTGAATTCTTTTTTGAGTTCTTGTCGCCCTCGTTCGGTTTTCATTTTTTCATGACGACTTTTTAAGGAAGCTTCTTTACAATATTTTTTACATTCTTTAAGAACTTCCTTTTTCTTATACTTTAGTAGCCCAATCTTACCTTTTGAATACTTTCGATATTCATACACAGGATAGCCAAATGTTAAGTATATATACTCAGAAAGATATTGTAAATAATGAAGTTTATCTTCATTTTTTGCACATATAAAAATTATATTATAATCTTTCTCTATACAACCCATAACCAAAATAGCTAAGAGTGCACGCTTTTCATCGAGCTGTTCAAAATATGCTTCCCGTTTAGACTCTTCGTCTAGTTTAAGCATAGACGAAGAGTTAGGAAACAGGTCATTATGAGCCAGTACAATATTGTCAAATCTATTACTACTTTTACGTATTCTTGTAGAAATGACCACATACTGTGCATCCAAAATGGCATCATCCGGTTCATTTTCCAGAAAATCATTTTGGAATACCTTGCTGTTCATAATGAACATCATACGATGAATCACTCCTTATTTTTTGTGTCTTATAGGAAGTTTCATTGAACCATCATTATCAGACTTCAATGATTCTATTTTAGTTTCTTCTGATGTTTCATTAATATCAAAATCAATTTCATCAGCAGATATTTCCATTATTTCTTCATCAGTATCATCATCCCTTATAGGTTCATATGGGGAAAATTCATTATAGTTTATATTATCTGATGAAGTATCGTTTTCGTCATCCTCTTCTTCGTTGTCGTCTTCATCTACTCCTTCATCAGTGTCATCATCCCTTATAGGTTCATAAGGGAAGAATTCGTTATAGTCTATATTATCTGATGAAGTATCGTTTTCGTCATCTTCGTCTTCGTCTTCATCAGTATCAAGAAGTTCTTCATAAATAGTTTTGACGGTTCTTTCTAAAACATCGTCATCATAAATATCATACTCATTGTGAGCATTGATATCTCCTATGGCGTTAAAAATAGTATCTGAATCATTATCGATTAAATTCAGATACCTTTTAACAGCATCTTCACCCCGTAAATTCTTTACAGCAGTTACATAGTTGCTGTTATAACGATAAAATGCGACATTACCGAGTTCCGACTGGGTAGCAGCGTTAACCCAGAATTTGAGTCTCTGAACATCATCTGTCAATCCAAATATATCAGGAAGTGTCATAAGCGTCTTATGATCACTGTCACTAATATAGTAGAGGCAGTAGTGACCACTTATTGCAACAATAAAGAATTTATTTGTATTTATATTTCTATATCTTCTGAACAAGTTTTCGTATTCATCCAGTGTTACTATTGCGAATGGATGCTTATTAATTAATGTAAAGCGCATTAATGTTTCACATACATCACCAATATAATCAGCATCATAATCAGCAGTATATACACTACTATTCAAATCTACATATTCAAGTGTCGGAATTGATAATACAGTGGGTGCAATTCCATCATCTATTACAATCCTCCCAAGATTGTAATTATATGATACATGTATACCATCTGTATCATCAATTGAAGGAGTGTCTATGACATGTGGATCAGACACTTCTTCAATCTCCTCAAATATAAGAGGATTAAATGCTTCTTCTATATCGTATGACGGTGCTGTCGGCTCATCGTTACTCAAAGTTGCGACCTTTTTATTGCGTGATTTGATACGGTTGTTTAAATCGTTAACAAACCCAGTAGGTCTGTCACAACCCATGAATTCATCAATCGAAATTTCATTAGCTTCCAGTTCAGCTAACCGGTTCATTGCATCCAGCTGGTTGCATTCTTTGTTATATTTCTTTTTACTCATTATAATTTACTTCCTTTCAAAAATCAATTTTCATCAAAATCATCAAAGCCAAACATTAAGCTTTGTTCTTTACGTTTTTTCTTTTCGGCTTTTAAAGCTTTCCTAGCTTCATCAGCAGGGTCAACTTTCTTTTTCTTCTTCTTTTCAGGCTTTATATTTTCAAAGTCTGGATTTACTGGTACCAGTTCTTCAGGCTTTGTTATATTATACCCGAGTCGACGAATATCACCGATTTCATCTTCTTGATTCTTTGCAGTTATACGTTTCCGTATTTCTGCAAATCTATACTTTTTCCCACAATGTGGGCAAATTAAGACATTGTAATCTTTATCATAATTTAGTATGCTCTCATCGTCGCAAGTGCATACAAATAATTTATACTTGACCGAGTATATATACGCAAAATCAAGTATGCATATTGTACCGTCATTACGTAAACCCCAGTTTACGTAATTCTTACCGCTTATTCCAACATCTCCTATCAAGAAGAAATTCGAAATCTCCGATAAGATTTCACGCATATCTTCTTGATAACTATGAAAGTCATCGAGTGTGAATATGCTGACGTATTCCGTTACTGCCAGCAAGCCGTTCTGTGTACATTCATACACTTTTACGACATGCGGTTGTAACTCTCGTGTATATAAGAATTCACGGCGGTTGTCTATCATACCATCTTTATCTAATCCGATTTTAACAGCATACCCATCTATTAAAACGGCCATTCTGTTTGTTCCGCTTCCTAATGAAGTATATGGTACGTTATACTTTGTCAGAAGATCCTTGATAATTTTACCTTTTTCATTATTATCAAGGATATGCTCCAATGTAACTTTAAAGATTTCATCCTTAAGTTCCATGGAGAAATAATTCTGAATAAGTGATCTCCTTTTAATCATTTGAGGCTCACTCATTTTTATCACTCCCTTTATAAATATTATCCCATGACCAATCCAATGATTCTTCTTTATAATCATCAAAATCTTCATGTGAACTTTCAACTGTATTTAGCAGAATACAATCAATCGCTTCTCTTGCATTATGCTTATATGATTTTAATACATCTTAATCATCTCCATCATTTTTTACTTTATTTTTTTTCTTCTTTTTCTTAGAAACTACGTCATCACCCATACGTCGTTTCTGACGTTTCTGAACTTTAAGAAGTTGATTCTTAAGTTTCTTCTCACGTTCTTTATCACGCTTCTGAGCTTTACGAAGTTTCTTCTCACGTTCTTTATTATCAGAGAATGCCTTGATATTCCATCCGGAATCTTCAAGCACCTCTTTTATTTCAAGTTCTTTAATGGCACCTAATGTCTTAAGACGACCATGATAGTCTTCTCTGATATTCTCATCAGCATATTCGTCAAGTTCCATCATGAACCTATTATAATTATCATCATCAAGAATACTACCTATAAATTCAGGTATATCTGATAATGATTTATAATTATGCTTTCTGTCATATTCTTCAATATGACTAATGTCGTCTGCTGTAAGTTCAAACGCGAACGAACTCAAGTGTTTAGTACTAGACTGATTTCTCTTTATCCTTTTGATAGTTTTGAATATCTCAGGACAATATTTAAGCACCATTTTACTTTCTTTCGACGTTAATGATACTGCAACAGATCTTTCTGTATCATCATTTTCATCATCAGGATCATAATACATTGTATCTTTAGATGTATCTGCATTGATGTATTCGTCAACAGTCGAATCAAGTTCAGATTCGTCAAACATTTGAGGAATATCGTCAATCAATTCATCATCGGTAAATATATCCGTTTCTTGATGAAGTAATTTTTTAGGGTCTTCATCCGAGAGAATAAATTCAGAAAGATATTCCCATGAAATATCTTTCTTATTCTTTCCCTTATATTTAGGAAACTTTAAACCATTTATATATATCTTATTTCGCATAAAGAGTTTCTTGAATTCATCTGGTGTATATACACCATTGTTTTCTGCAACTACATCTAAACAATGCAGTGCTTCCCTCATAACTGTAACATACTCGTCGATATGTCTATAGTTATTCTTAGCTTTTCTAAGAATTTTAAATGTTTCATAAAAATGGTTTTTAGCTTGGCGTTCTTCTTCACTTAGATGATATTCATCACCAAAATCGTGAACAACAGCACAGTCCATTCCAGCTTCAATCACCTTCAAACGTTCGGGTGAAATAAACACTGGCTTACGTTCAACCTTTGAAAAAAGTTGACCTTGTGGTTTAGGCTCTTCCTCGGCTTCGTCGAAGATTTCTCGTATATTTTTTTCCTCCTCTTCGTCAAAACCTATCAGTAACATTCTTTCGTCTTCCATAAAATTAACCATTCCTTTCTATGGTAATATTTTCTTACTATGAAATAATATATAAACTAATAGAAAATATTAAATGAGAGTTTGATTCAAGTTTATTTTTAATTTTTATAACATAGAAATAAAACTGAAAGAAATTTATTATTCGTCGGATTCCTTAAAAAAATGAAGTTGTACATTTTTTTGTACAACTTCATTTTTTATATTACTGCACTTGATGTTGTCTCCATTTTACTAACATCATTAAATCCATCGACATCTATATATGTAAACTCCCTACGTATTGCTTCAAATGACTCGGGTGTTAAGTTTTTAGTCATATCGAGCTTACGTTGAAGTTTATCATACATGTCATCACTTATATATTTCTCATATTTTTCCAAAAACTGAGAATAATCACCATATACCATATTTAACGGTACTATAAGCTTTGATGAATTGTGTATAACTTCGTGCATTGTTTTAGATAATGGTACAAGACCGACCATATTCAAATAATGAAGCTCAAGGACTTCATCGGCAATTAATAAATCATTAAGAGGAAGACCTTCGTCTTGAAATTTTGATAAAACTACTTCCACATAGTCATATAATGTAAAAGGTTCATGATGTAATTCAATACTCACTCTTCCTCGTTTATTTTGTTCTTTATTTGAAGTAATATTTTGAAAGAATATACATTTATTCAAGTCTAGATGCTCTTTCAAAAATTGAATATAATCACGATATTCCATGGATGTCCTGACTATTTTTTCAATCCTTTTTATATATTTACATCTATCTTTATCCGTATCTATATTAACATAATATTCCATTGGCTCTGGAGTAGTTATAGATACCGTATTGATATAGTCATTCAAACTTTTTTTCGACATTCAGATTCACCTCACTTAATAAATTGTAGACTGTTTATTATTTAAACGTATCACCATATAAAGTAATAAAATATGCGAGTTCATCGTATTTCCACTCAGATAATTTATTATAGAGGGATTCCTCATACGACATTTGATCAACCATGACAAATAATTTATATCCATCAATGAAATCAAGATATTCCAGTGCTTTCATTATCTTTTTATTAAATAATAATTTAAAAGTATCAAATGATAACCACCATCCTTCATCATTTAAAGGTATTTGTGGTTCTTTGACAAATTGATATTCATCCTGAGTTACTAGTAACTCAACATTAAATATCCTCTGCGAATTAGTATTTTTATTTTCAACAGTTCTTATTTTTTGTAATGACAGCACTTTACCTCTATGTGAATTAGCAAACTCAGCATATTCTTCTCTACTGACTTTAGTAACTCTCTTAATAAATCTATTCATGTCACGCTCTTTTTCAAAGCGCTTTGCTAACTCCTTATCGACAGTTAACGCATATAGATTGTACTTACTAGTTGAAGGGAAGTCATCCTCTTTTAATTCTGCATCAGTAGGTTTTTTAATGTATCGCCATAAATGCATGCATCACACATCCTTTCTATATTATACGTATTTTCAAATTCATGAAAATATAATGCGAATAAGTTTATTTCAAATGAATAAAAGGGCATTGAATCCATTTGTCTTACCCAGCCTATAAAATCATAATAATTAAATATTCTTTTTAATATATTAGATATTGTATCATTAAATATATCTGGGGAGATTAGTGATAAGTTTTTATGAACTTCATCAAATATTAGATGTAATGAAGATATACCATCAAAATATACTTTATTGAATTCTTTTCCAGTACTAAGAATTAATATGATATCAGTGACTATCTTATCATTTTTAATAGACCTAGTTTTATACCCTCTGAATTTTATAACGTAATCATCGTATTTTTCAGAAAATGATTCATATTCATCTTTACTCATATCTTCTATCTTATAATAAAATATATCCATATTGCGAGTATTGATGAATTTGTTTCTAATAGATTTATCGTTAGTGAATCCATATAATGCATAAAACGTATCACCATTTCTTTTAACATTATCATTACTGATACCTGGGAAGTAGGTCTCTGTAAGAAATTCATGAACTAAATAAAACATGTATACTTTCATTATTTTTCCTTTCAATATATCATAGATTTTATATACTGAATCAGCATTTGTAATTTATCAGCGCAAATATCAAAATATCTACGTCCAAATACTGTAAATCCATAGGATTTATTATATTCAGCAAATTCAGATCGTTCGGTTATTTCATCATCGGTAAAACATTCTGGATCACCGCCAACCATAAGATCATACTCAGTTGTATAAGATATTACATCGAGAGCATCAATTAATGTTTGATTAAATGGATGATAATCAACCATTATTTCAGGCATATAATTATAGTACATTTCACTGTATCCTTCAGCACTATCAGTAAGTAGAAATTCAAATAGTGTTGAAGGAAATATGGTTGATGATACATTAGCCATATCACCACGATCATATTTATAATACCCAAGTTTATACTCTGAATATGTCTCCTTAAATTTTATATAATCATCTTTAGAAAAATCTTTTTTCAACGGAATATAATATTTACATCCTGAACGAATATTCATAAAATCATTAAATAGATTTTTTTTCTTTGTCCAAGCATATAACCCAGTGTACTTTTCTGTTTCATCATCATATGACCAATCTTTAGTGTTTGGTATAACACCAGAAACTGAGTCAATAAAAACCTTTTTTGGCACTGCGGCATAAATACAATAAATCGTCATATTAATCCTTTCTAAGATATTTTCCAAATGCCTTTATAAACCCACCAAATATATCAAATTCATAATCATATTGTGCATTCGGAAATATATCTTCTATTTTTTCAGGTTCATAGCAATACATATAGCTATATACATAATCAATATACTTTAAAGCATTAAAAATTTTCTTATTAAAACAAAATGGATTTACACGTGCCATCGAAAATATTTCATATGAGATAAACGAATCATAAGATGAAATTAGACTCATCTCTTCAGCCTCTGTGACAACTAATGAAAAAGGAACAGGTATACCTGGATTATCTATATCTTTAGTATAACCATTCATTAGCATCAGATTATTTGGCTGATTATATTTAACTAAATTATTCACAGTACTTCTGTCAAATTTCATCACCCTTTTATGAAATAAATTCATATCTCGTTCTTTTTCGAATTGCTTTGCTAATTCTTTATTATCGGTATATGCATATAATTCTACATTATCATCTATATTTTCATCATATAGATAATATAAATAGTACTTATATTTATTAGTAGTTTTCATATTTTGATAACCACTCCTCATTCATACATTTTTCAAAATCCTCTTCATCAAGATATTCCTTTAACTTTTTCAATTTCTTTTTAATTTTCTTAGGACTTTTATCTAATGAATTGTAAATCAAAAAATCAGAAAGCAGTAAGAGATCATCAACTGATTCTTTTATATTTTTTATATCTTTATCAAATTTATTCATACATTTTCATATCCTTTATCTAAAGTATATGAAGATGATATATAAGTAATTCACAATTCATTCGGTGTACTTTAATATAAACATCAACAAGGGGGAATTTTTTATGAATAATGATTGTCTCAATAACTATGATGATTCAGAAATTGAATCATATTTCGGAGAATCAGATGATTCTATTAAAAAATGTAATAAATGTCCTCATCTTATATATGAAAATGGAACAATAACATGCGACAAAATTATAGAAAAGGAAGATCAATAATGATTGTACAGAATGTAGAAATGTCAAATATTGACAAATTGTATGAAGCTATTGCAATAGGTAAGCATAATCCAGATTATGATAAAAAAATATATGATAATATTAATAAATTACTATCTCATACCACTATAACTTTTTTCATTGATGACTTGACTTTATTTGAAGAGTTTATCATGAAAGTCTTTACAAACTCGGAAATTATTCCAGTAGCGACATTTTATGACAATGAAGCATTAGGTGATAAATATAAACAAGTTATAGATAACATTTTAACGTTATCTGACAGTATTAATCGTGATGCCGATATAAAATATTCAATTGGTCAATACTTCCTAACGGCTGGCTGTATAACTAAGAGAATTATTTTGTCGTTATCTGGTCCACAGTTATTCTCTATTTTTGGTATGATGCCTGATGTATTTTTTATGAAAACATTTGGATATCAATCAAACAGTGATTTTTCTCATGAAATTCTCGATTATAAAGTTCTCGAGGATTCATTAATTACAAACTTTGTTAATAATTTTTATAGTTATTATCAGTCATATGTAAATAAAATTGATGCTGTTATTGATTCATACATTCATAGTAATTTCTATAGTTTTATCGATGATAAAAAAACTTCTGTAGCATTATCAGATGTTGTATCTCCTACGGGTTCAATATCGTTTTTTGGTGATAAAACCGATAATATACAGACAGATATGATGCACACATCTAGTGTATTTTTAGATGTAATAGATGATGTACGTGGTTTAATGTACAAATCAATAAATCTATATTTTGTTATAAATTGCAGTTTTTATGCGTTCCTAGAGATGTCTATAGCTCTTCCTAATGTATTTTTCATAGACCATCAGGATATGAAACTTTTATTTAGAGAAGATGCTAAAATGATAATACCAGAAGGATTAGATAAATATAGTATGAGATTATCATCTAAACTTGGAGATATAAAAAAGATGAAAGATGAAGTATCTTCTAAACATGAAGCTAATCTCACAAGATATAAATTTATTCCATTAAATACATCAATTAAATTTAGTATGAAGATTTCTCTGAATGACATTTCTTCAACTTTATTGAAGTATGAAACAGCGATTAGAGATAATCATATTTATAATATGAATTCGGCTTTAAGTAACGAGATACTCTATATAATTAATTCAATTAAATCAACATCAAAAAGTATTTATGATATATTATTATCATCATCGAAAGAACTTGAACGACGTGTATTTGATGATAATAACTAAGAAATGGGTCTATAGAATTAAAAATCTATAGACCCATTTTTAATATATTTTTTATACTAATATACGTAGAAAAAATTGACTATTACGTATTTTATACGTAATAGTCAATTGATTTGGATAATATTCTGAAAGGAGACTAGAACTAGAATGTGAATTCATCTTTATTTAAATGTTATGAAAGATAACTAATAAATTAAGTCATCATTTATATATGAATTATCATTTTTAAGTTATTCAAGGTTTTCCTTTTTTCTCTTTCTTATCCTATTTATTTTTTTATCTTTCTCTTTTTTTTATTTTTCTCTTTCTTCCTTTTTCTTCTCTTTTTTTTTATTTTTTTATCCCCCATTTGTGGGCTCGCTTTTCGCTCCCCCAGCCGGTAGGGGTTCCCCCTTAATAGAATGTTATAGAAAAATAAAATTTAATTTTTAACTTCAATTTATACATCATATTTAAGATAAAGTATATTTCATATATTTTATATATTTAAATTATGGAGGTTTTAAAAATGTCAAAAGCTAAGAAAAAGAAGGAAAGTAAGAAGCCGATATCAATTATAAATGAGGTTGATAAGACTTTGAATATGACATACGATGCCATTATGTCAGAAATTGAAGAGCTTCAGTTGGAACTTTATCTTGCTGAAGAGAAAGCTCGAAAGAAGGCAAGAAAGAAGATAAAGAAAGATCCTTATTATTTTGATAACTCTCTTGAACGAATAGAAGCTCGAAAGGAAGTGATTCAGAGAATAGAAGGAACTAATCTTCTTGATAGGATAGAAAATATTTTCAAGGACATATGTCCTATTGTAATTATCATAGCAAGATTAATTGCTTCGTTAATTCTTGCTATTTTATCATTTGAACCAGTTAAGGTTCATATTAAACCTGAGACACTTCTAAAGTTACAGAATGTTTATCAGAGCTCGTTAAGTATAAAATAAAGGAATGATAAAAAATGAATAATACTGGAAAAGATAGAGTACTACTTGATATTAAACACCCGATATCAAAAATGAACACTTTTGATATTAAGTTGTACAATTACGAGTTGGCTGAGTTTAAGTTAACCAGTGAACAAGAGAAACAATTAATCACTTACGGGCATATTCATCTTGAAAATGATGAAAAAATTATAGATATACATCTAAAATTTTTAGATGATAACCTTATGAAAGATGAAAGCCTCGAAGCACTTATTGATAATTTTATCTATAATGCATCAGATGAAAAAGAGTTAAACGAGTTCAAAATAAATGGCTACGATTACTGTAAGACTCGAGTCGCAAATAATGGTAGATTAACAGAAACCGAAGCCAGTAGATATCTTATGGATTTTATGCAGACTGAACAAGTAATATCTCTTGAAATTTGTTATCCAAATGATTAAGGAAGTGATGAAATGAACGAAAAGAAAAGGATTGACTTGACAATTAAACAGCCACTATCCAAACTAGATACTTTTTCATCACTTGATGAATATATACCTGATGAGTTTGAGATAACCAACGAGCAATGGAAACAATTACTCACACAAGGGTATATTCATCTTGAAAATGATGAAAAGATTTTGAATATTAAAATCGAAATAATCAGCGATGAACTTTTTGATGATGAATCAGTAGAGTCATTTATTGATAAATTTATCGAGAATGCATCCAATGATAAGGAATTGATTAAATTCAAAATAAATGGCTGTGATTACTGTAAGTCTCCAGTCGCAAATAATGGTAGATTAACAGAAACCGAAGCCAGTAGATATCTTATAGACCATATGTCTATTGAAAAGATAAACCTTATAGAGATACAGTATGCAGGAGAAGATTCTTAAAATGTACTATGTGGTTGAAAACGGAAAAACAATTATTGCCTTTCATCATGAAAAGCGAGTAGTACAAAAATACTGTGAACTACTATTACAAAAATATGATGATTTAAATCTCTCTATTAATAAAGAGAAAAATAAAAAATCATATAAACGGATAGAGTTTGATGATTTATATCTAGTACGGTATAAAGAAACCTTTATCCAAAGAAAGTATATTGAAACTCTTGAATTGTATGATAATGGGTATACAGACGATTTCATTACTGTTAAGGATATTTTGTTAAGGACTGTTCAAACATATGATATTGGTAAAAAAGATTTAAAGGCAATACACAAAGTCATAATGTTGATGGAAGACTTAGCAAAAGATGAGGGTTCATTCACACCTAGTCTAAAAGATCTGAAAGAAATGGAATCGGATATGAACTATTATATATACAATACAAGATATGGGAGGTGATAAATTATGGATATAAACAATATCGACATATCTATGTTGCTGGAGGATGGTAAGTTGGATATATGTTCACCAAACTCTACAGGAGTGACATACGATAATATATCAACAACTGATGATATATTAAATGCGCTGAAGGATTATATGGAAAATCAATTATGAAAAATGAAAGGACGAAAAAACAATGAAAAGACCTATAAAAACAGAAAAGCTTGATAAATTAACATACTCAAAAAAGGTTGCGTATGTTAAATTCAATGATGTGATAAACTACTATACACATCATGATGATGCATGCAAGTATGAAGTGTTATCGGAAGACGACAGTTGGAATTTTTATACTCCTTCGGGTATAAAACTGCCAGAAGCGAACTCTTTAATTATGACAAAAATACCGTCATATTATCCGATATGTACGAAGATAAAGAATCGAATAAGTGTACAGTATAATTCACTTTTACAGTGCAATGACCGCTTGTTCGATATGTCAAAGGTACGTTATGTATATTTCACCGTACCTAAATCGAATTATATATCTCTTGAGAGAGAATATCATGCACGAATAGAAGAACCATTAGCGCCCTACATCTCCACACAGGAACTGATTGGTGTTAATATACCAGTAGCAGATTTCGTTGATCTAATAAATAAGAAATATCAGATTAATGAAAATGATGAGGTAAGTGAAGTTGATAGAGATATTGACAAGCTTATTCAGATGGCAAGATGGACTCATTCGTTTGCGTTGTTAAACGATAAGAACACGCCCATAGCATTCGTTCTTCATATATAAGTAACATAAAGGGTGCAACACATATGTGTTGCACCCTTTATTTTTTTCAGATAATGCACATTATAATAACTAATTTAATACAAGAAGGTGATAAAATGAATAATTTAGAAAAAGGTAGAAAGCTTGCTAAAGAGCATGGTGGCTTTTATGATAAAAATAAAACATGGAATGCACTAATAACATTTCCCTTTGATAATCACGTTTATCGCAATCGTGTTGAAACTATAGTGGTACGTGGTAATAAAGAAGTTTTTGTTAAGAAAAAACCTAATGGTGAATATTTTTTACCAGGTGGTTCAAAAGAAAAAGATTCCAATGATGCATTACAGGCAGAGAATGAATGCAGAGAAGAAGCTAGACTAAATATAACAGATGTTGAAAATAGTGGATTTCAAATAAAGCATATTAATAAACCTGATGAAAGAGACGACAAACATATGTGGGATGGTGCTATTACTGATATATATGTCGCAACATACGTATCTATGTATAAAGGTCAAATAAAAAAAGTTGACAGAGACTCATTTATTCTCAGTGGTAAATTCTATCCTATTAAACAATGTTTGCATTTTTTTAAAGATGAACATAGAGAAGCATTAAAGTGGTATTTGAGAAACCACGTTGGAAGTGATGAAATAGTGGTAGAATCTATGTATAAAGATGGTGTTGATAAATTTATTTATCATAATATAAAGACACCAGAAGCATTATTCGAATGGATGAAATCGAATATATCTTATGCTAATTATACTAAACTGAAAAGTCCTGAAGAATTATATGAAACTAGAAAAGGCTCGTGTCATGATCAATCAGAGTTTACATACCATGCATTAAGAAAAATGCATCTTGATCCAGGGCGATTATTTGTAATTGAGTATGATCCTTCGAGTGGAAAGGGTGGAGAGACACACTCATTTTCTTATTATGTAAAAAAGAAAAAATATTACTGGTTAGAAACAGCATGGGGAAATAATAAGGGCATTCATGGTCCATATGATAATTTAAATGACCTTAAAAATGAAGTTAAAAAACGATGGGATAAAAAAAGAAAATTCCCAGAGCTCTATATATCGACTGTTAGGAATACAAAATATGGTATGACGCTCGATGAATTCGTTAATGCCTGCACAGATGATGAAATGACAGAAGCAACTCTTACATCAGAAAAAAGAAATAATCTCAAAACAAGTACATTCGGTATTCCAGAATTACGTAAGTATCCTTTAAATGATAAATCTCATGTAATGGCTGCAATAAGATTTTTTAATAAAGTAGAACCTAAATATGAGGAAGAACTTGCACAAAACATTATAAAAGCTATGAAAAAATTTAACATATCATCATCAGTTGTCGGTGATAAAAATAGGTTAAAAAAATATCTGTAGGGATGGTGAATAATTGATGATAGATCTGAGTATGTCTGAATTAGATGAAATATATAGTTCTGGTAAAACAATTGCTGAATTATATGCGCAAAGATATCAAGAAGAAAACCTTAAACAGACGATTGAAAAAAATGTAAAATATGATATAGTATCTTTTATCAAAAATCTCAATGAGATAAAAAAAGAAATGCTTCAATATATGAAAATATTTGCAAATGAAACAAATGTTAAAAAATATTTTGGATATGATACATCTAAGATGAGTACTATAGATAAACATGAGAAAATCAATAAGTATTTAAAAGTAACAGTTGAAAGAATTAAAGAATATAATAGAATAATTGTATCTACATATTCCGAAATTCCATCGGATAAATATTCTAATAATATTATAAGTGAAATTCGTAAGTATAGAACGGAGCTCATGAAACAAAAAAGTGAAAACATACAACTTATTAAATCCAATAAAAAACTTATACTTAATGTGAAAAATTATCTAGATAAAACTAATGATGAACGATTAAAATCATTAAATATTTTACGGTTCTTTAATTTATTTATCGAATTATTAACAAAATATAACAGTATGATAGATGAATTCCTTAAAATTAGCAGATAAAAACAAGATATTAACAATAATTCTGATATAGAAAGGAATGAAAATAAAAATATGGAAAATCAAATTGATTATTTTGATAAAATCATTAATGATATACGAGAAGAAGTTGGTGTTGAAGAATTTGTCAGTGAAGCTCCATATGTTTTTGTAAAAGAAGGAGCAGGGACTGTTTTAGCTAAGATTGCTGGTAAACAGGTTGTTGAAAAAATTCAATATCCACTAGATCAAGAGGTAAAAGAAACAATAAAGAAAAAAGTAAAGCTTGAGATGAAACTTAAGAAAATTAAGCGAGAAAATCCCAAGGATAAAGAAACTATAAAAGAATTAACAGATGAACTTAATGATGTTAAAAAATTATACAAAATAGCCGTTGCTATTTCTAAAACAGATAAAACAAAAGATATATTACGTCAATATGAGAAAAAATGCGAAGTTGAGTTTGGACCTAGATCATTATATTATGCATCTATAAGAGTTCCTGAAATTCATAAAGAGTCGGTTGTTAGTTCATTATTAGATGACGTATATGATGACTATTGTATCGAATCTGAAATGGAGGAAGTGACTATGAATTTTGAGAATGTTGATATATCAAAGGATATAAATCCTGATAAGCCACCTGAGAATAATGATAATGGTGCAGCAGAAGCTGCTGCTAAAACTGTTGAAGTAAATAAAAGCAATGAAAAAACTGAAAACTCTATAGGTGCCATGCTTCCTCAAACTGGTTCAACTGATGGTCTCGGTAATCCTAATGATGTTATAAAGGATATTAATACCGTTGATAGAAAAGTTGATACAGACGAACTTAATGGTATAGATCTTCCTGATGATATTGAACTTGAAAGTACTCTTGAATATGTTATGAATCCTGAATATGGTTATACATATTATGTAGAGGCTGAAATTAAGAAATTCATTAAAGATGTAAAATGCAACATAGAACTTTCTGCTAGTATTAAGAAAGCAGCTGTTGAAAAAGCACTTATCAAATCAAGACTTAAGATTGCAAAGAAAAAAGGGACTGACAGGGCTCGTATTGATGAATTAAAAAGAGACCTGATTGAAAAAGAAAAAGAAATCAGAATTCTAAAGAAGGAACTCAATCCTAAGGATAAAGCGGCAGTTGATGCTTTAGTTAAAAAAGTTGAAAATGAAATTGATGGAAATGTAAAGAAAGAAAACATTAATAACCCTAATGAAAAACCATTAGAAACTGCTACTGATATAAAGAATAATGAGATGGGATCAAATATCAAAGAAACTGTTGAATCAAGTCCTTTTGAATTATTATATCCGAGTGATGTAATTGAAGCTAAACTTGAGAATGCCCGTAATGATAATAATTTTGATTTAATTAGAAAGTATGAAAATCAGCTTAAGTATTATAAGTTGAATCCTGATGAAAACATTATAGTTATTGAATCAGATATTAACGAGGCTGCTAATATTGATGCTGAAATTAAACCAGTTATTGAGATTCTTAATCAAAAAGGATATAAAACGAAGTATTCATCAGCAGGACATGTTCATTTACGTAAAAAAGCAGATGAAAAACGAGATGGAGTATATCATGACAAACTCTATTCTGATGCAAGAATAATGTTTGATGGTGATTTCAAATTTCCTAATTCTCCCAAACATTGGTTCTGGAAAAATGTTGATGGAAAGGATTATCTCGATATTGAGCCCATATACTATAATCCCAAAGATGGTTCTCCTGATGAAGCATTTGCAAAATGGAAAAATAGATATATGGAGACACTCAGAACATGGGCTGATAATCTTCCGGATAGAGTAAAAAGTAATGCTGAAGAAGTTGAAACTAAAGATAGAAAAGGACGTGACATTAAAGTAGAATCAGTTAATGATTTAATGTCTAATCTTGATTTTATGTATGATGTAATGACAATGTAAATAATAAAGAGAGATAGAAACCTATCTCTCTTTATTATTTTAATAAATATACCCTTTAAAAACATAACATTAATGAATACATTTGAAAGGAAGTGACTGATAATATGAGTTTATTTGATGACATATTAAACAGCAGTGAAACAAGTAATATCATCACTGAATCAACTGATACTGAATATATTACTGAAGCTGTTTATCCTGAAAATATTCCTTATATTAAATTAATAAATAAGAAGGTTACGTTACCTAGAGGAAATACCAAGCCGGGTAGAGGCAATCTTTGTTTTTTATACACAAATAATACCAATGAATCCATTGAGATTATTAATAATATTACTAATTTTAATCATAATAATAGATATTTTTATTATTATTTCCAGCCAATATATAGAGGTAGGTTATATAATAAAACATACAGAATTAAAATGATTAAAGAAAGAAAAGATTTATATAAAACAATAGAACAGAAGACAAAACTGCGTGGATATAAAAAGATTGTTATTGATAATACTGATAATCGTAATATATACTATGATATGTCAAAATTTCTTGAAATATTTAATACCCTTTGCGAAAAACTGGTACCTTCAAAAAAGGTTAGTATGTATTGGGATTATTTAAAGGCAATTCTTTTTGCTAATAATCTCAATTTTTATGAGAACAAATTTATTCTCATAAATATTAATCATTGGAAGATGAAGAAGAGTTTAAAGGAAAATCTCCATAATCCTCTTTTTATGTTATATTATACTGCATATAAATATCCAGATACTCTTTCAAAGTTTGATATTGACTTTTACTTCTTTGCTGACAGAAGGTCTCTTAAGGTAAATCCCTCTAAAATGGAAAAGAAAGATTATATCAAACTTCGTAGAGAAATGATTAGATTATACTCATTTGTTCCTACAATTGAAGAAATAACAGATGAAGAAACAATCAAGAAAGATGAGGCTGTTGAATTTTCTGTTAATAAGATTAATGAAGCAATTAATAAATCAAAAAATACAGAAATAGTAACGGATACAACTATTAAAGAACCTGACTCTGAAGTAACATCAGTTTTTTCAAGCCCTGAAGTATATGATAAAATCAGACAAAAAGCTGATATCGTTAGACATGAAATAGAAAGAATAGTACCTGATACCTCATCAGTACCAGCATCAACTATAAGAAATGCTATTCAAACAAAAGTAGAAAACGATATTGATTCAGATAAGGATTTACTTAATAAGATATATGACCAGACAGTAACACCTAAGTTACCTAAATCAACAGCATCAAGTGCTAGAGATGAGGAGCTTAAAAAAGCACAGCAAGATATTAAGATAGGTAATATGAGTATACGTGAAATAGAAAAAATACAAGCAGACCATATTCCTATCCCAGTGAAAGATGTTTCTAATGCAGTTAGAACTACTAATACAAATATGACCAAGATTAGATTTGATAATTTTGAAAAGACATATAACGAAAAGTTGATGCCTAAAGATATTACAAATGCAATTTTAGCTCTTAACGATAAATCTCTCCCTATGTATGTAAGAGATATAAAAATTCAAGATACATCTGATGAGTTAAATTATAAAGACACATACACTATATATCTTGAAGATAGTAACAGAAAACGTCATACAATAAAAGTTGATATTCCTAAATTTGTAGAGGATAAGTTCCTTTATATAGGTGGTAATAGAAAACTTATTAAAAAACAGAACCTATTATATCCAGTTGTTAAAACAAGTGAAAATATAGTTCAGTTAACTACAAACTATAACAAGATGTTTATTGAACGTGTTGGTACTAAGTCGTTATCTTCAATTGAGAGACTTAAAATTGCACTGTCCAAATCCGAAAATCTTGAATCACATTTTACATTTGGAAACGCCTTATCAATAAATAATAAATATGTAACTACTATTGAATATGACGAGCTATCAAAAGTAATTACTAAGTACAAAAATGGTAAAATGCAATTGTATTTTGATCAGCACGAAGCTCACGAATTTGCTGCAAGCAAGAATATTTCTATTCCTAAAGACTATTTATTTATTGGATTAGATAAATTAGGTAGTCCTATATTTATTAATAATAAAACACAAAAGACAGATAACGAAAAAGGAATAATGGAATTACTTCTTGAAAATTTTGACAATGAAAGCAAAGCATTATATGATTCAATCAAAGCTCCTAAGAGACTTATGTACACTAGAGCTAAAGTAATGAGTCAGTATGTTGCTGTTGGATTACTTATTGGTTTTTGGGAAGGTTTAAGTTCACTCCTTAAAAAAGGTAAAGTTTCATATCGTTTAGAAGATAAACTTCCAGCTCTTAAACCGAATGAAAACTATTTAAGATTTGCTGATTGTTATTTTATATACGAATCAACTGTTGGTATTGATTTACTTATCAATGGTTTTAGACTTATTGATACATCCAAATACACAATAGCAGAAATGGATACTAAAGAACCATATATGCCATATCTCATAAAGGTATATGGTAAGGCTGCAATAGCAAATGCTCTTCTTAATGTATATGAGTTCATGATGGACCCGATTACAATAGAAGTTTGTGAAGATATCAATCTTCCTACTGATTTAGTTGAGATAATTATATATGCAGTTTCATTACTATCAGATTCTCAATATACACCAGAAATAAATCAGGGGCTGTCAAGAATTCGTAGTAATGAAATTATACCGGCAATTCTTTATGAGAGACTTGCAAAGAAATATATCCTGTATAGAAATTCTAATGGTAAAACCCCATTTTCAGTTCCTCAGGATTGTGTAATAAAAGAAGTATTAGCACTTAAAACTGTAGAAGATTATTCTACATTAAACCCGATTCTTGAACTTGAAATGACAAGAGGTATATCGAGTAAGGGATTTAGAGGTGCAAACCTTGATGAATCGTATACACTTGCTAAGAGAACATATGATAAAACATGTACTGGTGTTATATCTCCTTCAACATCTCCTGATGCTGGCGCTGGAGTTATGAAAACACTGACAATGAACCCATCTGTTAAATCACTTCGTGGATATGTTGATTTAAAAGATAACGATCTTAAAGATTTACGTGATGTTGATGTATTTTCACCTGGTGAACTATCAATTCCTCTTGGAGCAACAAGAGACGACCCGACACGACTCGGTCATGCCATAAAACAAAGTAAGCACGTTATACCTGTAAAAAAATCTTCTCCTGTATTAATATCAAATGGTATGGAAGAAGTGTGTAGATTTGAATTGTCATCAGACTTTGTTGTTAATGCTGATGAAGCAGGCACTGTTGTTGATTATGATGAAGTAAGTAAGGTGATGATTGTAAAGTATAATTCCGGTAAATGTAGAGCAGTTGACCTTGGTAATAAAATAGTTAAAAATGGTGGTGGCGGATTCTTCCTTAGTAACCAACTTATAACACCTTTAAAGGTTGGTGATAAATTTAAGAAAGATGATGTACTTGCTTATCACAAAGACTTTTTTACTAATGATAAATTTAATAACTGTCGTATGAATATGGGCACGCTTACCAAAGTTGCAATAATGTCTACGTATAATACATATCAGGACGCTACTATGATAACCGAAAAGTTATCAGATGATGCAGCAACTGAGATGTGCTTTGTAAAACAAGCTACGATTGGTAAAAATGCCAACGTTGAATATATGGTTAAAAAAGGTCAAGAAATAAAAGTTGGAGACTCTTTAATTCAATTTGATACATCTTATGAAGATAATTCTCTTAATACGCTCCTTGCAAATCTTAGTACTGATGAGCAGGAGAGTTTGCTTGAGGGAAGTAGAAACGATATACATTCAAAATATTCTGGAGTCATTGAGGATATAAAAATATACTCAACTGTAGAACTTGATGAGATGTCACCAAGTTTAAGAAAAATAGTAAGTAATTACTATAACCAAATAAATAGAAAAAAGAAGTTCCTTGAACAATATGACCCAGAATCTAAAGATAGTATAGTAAAATGTGGTGTATTATTAAACGAAACGACTAATAAAATCGAACCAAATAAATTTGGTGTAATTAAAGGACAGAAAATCGAAGAGGGTGGCGTAATGATTGAATTTTATATCAAGCATTCAGAGCCACTTGAAATCGGTTCAAAGATTGCAAACTTTACTGCATTAAAAAATACAATAGGTGAAATTATTCCAGGGGGATATGAACCATGGAGTAGTTTTAGACCCGAAGAAGAAGTAAGTACAATTATTGCATCAAACTCTATACTTAAACGTATGACTCCGTCTATTCTTTTAACTGCTCTTGGTAATAAATGTATTATCGAATTAAAACGTACGTTAAAAGAAATATACGACGAAAAAGAAAGTAAGTAATAAAAAATGGTTACTATGATGATATAATTGTCATCATAGTAACCTATTATTTTAAAGGAGTGATTTTATGTCTCATAACCATTCTATTCTAAATGAAAATTTTAAAAAGAAAAAAGATAAATTCATTGATACTATTTTTGAAAATTATTGTAATAATAATCTTGATGAAGAATCAGTGATATTACTACTTGAGAAAGTTATTAAAGATGATGATATTGAAATTAGATATACAAGAAATAGAAAAGATGTTAATAATATATATAACACCATGACTACTAAAGATAAAATCTTTTTAGCAGGTGAAATAGGTAATCCTGTTGCTCCTAAAGAGTATGCTAGTGCAAAGGAGTATGGTAGAAAAGGCTCATTATTATTTCATGCAATATTATATAAAAATAATATACCAGTTGCGTTTGCTGATGTATTTGAGCATAAAGGAGCAGAGAAAACTGGAGAAGTATGTATCGGAACACGAAACGGTAGACAATATCGTAGAAAAGGATACGGAACTATAGTAATTAATGAAGCTGTTGACTGGTTTAAAAAACAGTCAAAACTTAAAGAACTGAGATGGTATGCACATAGTGGGAATGATGCTTCTATCTCTTTAGCTAAAAAAATGGGATTTAAAAAATACAACGATAAAGGTGAATATAAAGGTGAATTTGTTGAATATGATTTAAGAAAATGAATACACTCTTATCAAATGCAATAGTTAATGAAAATTTAATTATATAATATATTTAAGATAGAGAAATAGTAATGATTTTATTGGAATTAAATTATTATTTTATTATACTCTATACGTTTTATTAATGAAAGGGTGATTTTATTTTATGTCAACCTTCAAAATTAAAATTCCAAATCTTGATTCTTTCTTTCTTGACGAGGTTTTACAAATGGTCAAGGAACGAAAAAAACTCAAGAAGAAGAAAACAAAAAATAAAAATACTTAAGGAGGTATTTTAAAATGGCAAAAACTGTTAATGAAGTACTCAGTGAAATGAGTGCAAAAACAAATGGAAACGGAAAGGTTGTAATCAACCGTTTCAACAAGAAGAACTTTGTCAAGCTCATGACAGCAATCGCTAACGATGTTGAGTTTAAGGCTGAGCTGGCTAAATCCAAGAAGGGTGAACTTGAAGGTGTTGAAGATATCATGGTCACCAAAGGATTCAGACAGTGGTGTAAGTCATTGCTTGAAAAGGCTGGAGTTGATAAAAACGAATCCGTGAGGGTTCTGGATGGAGAATTTCAGATTCCTAGTATGGAAGGACTGTACGAGTTCTTCGCATCAGCATTATATGAATATATTAATGCTGGTAATCAGTTCGATCTTATTCCTAATAAGGATTTTAAGGGATCGATATATCTGAAAGATATTGACGAGAAGACGACAGTAGCGGATGCACATAGTCCGCAGGATAGGTCATACCTCGGCACTTATAAGACAACAAAGAAGAAGCATAAGGAGCTTGCAGTTAAGTCAACTTGTCCTCCTTGGCTTGCTGAAAGAATTAAGGTCGAGGAGAAGAAGAATAAGTAATCCACAACCAACTTCCTATTTTTAAGAAAAGGGATACACTATACAGTGTATCCCTTTTCTTTTTTTTCTTTTTTTACATATAAATCCCTCATGGAAACAATACCTTAAATGAGATTTCTCTATAGTTTAGAGAAAGGAGTTGAAGTTAAATTGGCTAATAAACCAGCAACTGTTGATACGGTTCACAAAAATAGATCTAAATGGCTTACAAATGCCATGAAGAGTATAGGTGCATCAACAGCTAGTTCATTAAAGAGTATATACCCCAACTTAGCAGAAGTTGGCGGTGCTTCTTTTAATGCATCAAAAACAATAGTATCGTCTATTCGTAATGGACGTACAACTGTTAGAAGAGTTACTGAAACTCTGAAAAATAATAAATATGTTCAATATGCCAATAAAGCATATAAGAATGCACTTTCAGACTTCAAATCAGGAAATTTTGATCAGACCGATAGAATGGTAGGTTTTGATGAGGATGATTTTTCAGGATTTGATGATTTTGATGATGTTTCATTTGGTGATGAGGATACTCCAGTCACTAATAATATTAATGTTTCATCTGATAACGGAACACGGGATGCCGTATTAAACTTATCATCTAATGTTCAAAAACAATCTGAGAACATGATGAAAACTAATAAAGCTACTATGGATGCATATTTATCCATCAATGCTGCTAGTATGTATCAGATTGAAAAACTTGGAGGTGAGATTAATACTCACCTCAATAATATTAATAATAGCCTTTCTGCGATAGTTCAATATCAAAATGAGAATATGAACAAATTCATGGAAGCATCAATGGCTTTCTATGAACAGATGGGTAGCAAATTAACAAGTAATGATGATTATATGAGTAATGATAAGGTTACTGCTGTTGGTACATTTGGTAATAGTAAAGGCGGTATAAACCTTTCAAGATATAAAGCATATGTTAAATCTCAATTAAAAGAGAGTCTTCCACCTGAAGTTTCTATGATTGTCGATGCGCTCGATGATAGTACACTTGATATGATTACTAGCAACCCTTTGGGATTTGCAACAAATGCTCTTACATCATATATGATACCAAAACTTGTTGGTACTACAATTTCAAATGTTGAAAAAACATTTGAAACGTTTGTACCTACTATGCTTGAAAGACTTGCTGATTATGGTGAAACATACGCTGATACCATGTTTGGTAAGCTCACTCGATATGCAGCAAGGTCTTTTGGTTTAAAGAGGGCAGGTACCAGTAAGAAGCTTGAGTCTACAAAAATTGAAAGAGGTGCTATACCTTTTGATGGTGAAACAAAGCATGCAATCACTCAAGTTATTACAAAAGAACTCCGTGATCAAACAGCTTATTTACGAGCAATAGCTGAAAAAGTAGTTTCTAAAAGAAAAGTAGAGCAGTCGATGAATAAAAGAGAGTACTGGGATTATGCTACTGAAAGCTACCAGACTCAAGATAAACTTCGTGGTAACATTGCTGAAATGTTATCAAACTCAATGATTGATGCATTTTCTGATACCGATTTTTATAAGAAAATGTCTGCAATGATTGATGCTGAGACTGATGAAAAGAATAAAGGAACACTTGAAAATACTTTCAATCTTCTTCTTAGCGGTATGGCTAAACATGATCATTATATCAATCTCAATGATCTGTCAGCTAATAGTGAAATAATGAAAGTAGTTAATAGTTTAAATGCAAAACAAGGAACAGATACTACTGCATTACAAGAGCTGATTGGTATGATCAAAAATCTTGATACTACAACAAGACAGACATCTAATGCCGGTCGTATCAAAGCTCGAGAGGCTGTTAATAAAGTTACAGAAGAATTGAGTAAAAATTCTAATACATATAATCTTCGTGATGCTGGTGTTGAAGGTGTTGAGGCTTGGGACCTCGTAGACGAAGATATATATAATAAACGAGATAAAAAATATAAAAGAAAACGCGGTGCTAAAAGAGAAGCCAACTCTTTGGCACGACATCAAGCATTAACCGCTGATACCCAAGAAACAGGGCTTCTTGGTCATCTTATAGCTCCGGCAACTAAAAAAGCCACATCGTTCATGGAAGCTGTTATGGCTGGAAATTTTAAGCAGGGTAAAATTGAATTTAAGTCAATATTTACTGATACTGCTAAAGGTATATTTGAAACAGTTCGTGATGGAGTTATTATTCCGATGGGAGAAACTATCAGAGATAATGTTCTTTCACCGATGAAAAATATGATATTCGGTAAAAGGAATGATGAAGGTTTCTCCGAAGGTGGTTTATTATCTGGGCTTAAAAATAAATCAAAAGATATTTTTGATGCTGTTAAATATGAAATCACTGGTGAAGAATACACTGATTCGGATGGTGTAAAACATGAAGCAAAAGATAAAACTGTTGTATCATCAGTAAAGAGTCTTGGTTCTAAAATTAAAAAAGGAGTCATGATTGAACTTTTTGGTGAAGATGAAGTTGATGAAAATGGCAATCCCACCGGAAATAAGAAATCATCAGGTCTTTTAAATTCTTGGAAGACAGCAATATCTGATAGCTTAAAGAGATTTAAAACAGCAGTGTTTGGTGAGAAAGATGAATTCACTGGCGGAAACTGGGGTGGATTTATAAGTCATGAAGCACAGGAATATATGAAAGAAAAGAAAATACCAATTATTGCTGGAGCTGGAACTGGTAGTATAATTGGTACTATATTAGGTGGACCTGTACTTGGTGCTGGTATTGGTATAGCATCATCACTAGTAGGTTCTTCTGATAAATTTAAAGGTTTTCTTTTCGGTGATGAAAATCAACTTGGTCTGATTAATGGCATTAAAAAAGCATTTGCGCAAGGTCGAGGAATGCATGATGTTGAAAATAATACCGAATTTAGCTTAGATACCCAATTTGTTGGTAAAGCTGGTGTTGGTTTAATCGGCGGTATAATTGCAAGTGCATTTTTACCAGGTGGACCTGTAATGGGAGGTCTTTTAGGTCTTGGAGCTTCTATTGCTGGAAGTGGTAAAGACTTTAAGAAATTCTTGTTCGGTGAAGATGAAGTTGATGAAAACGGTAATCCTACAGGTGTTCATAAACATGGTCTTCTTGGTAAAGTGGGTAATATGATAAATGCCCAATTCTTAAGACCTGTTAAGACACAACTCAGTTATTATGTAAAGAAAACTGCTTTGGATTTAGAGTATACCATTGGAGATACATTTAATTTCATGGCAGAAATAGTATCTGAAAAAGTTGGTGACGTTGTAGGTTCAGTCCAGGCATCATTTAAGAAGATGGCTAATGAGGCTGTTACATTCCTTAAAAAGAACATATTAGACAATCTTCAAAATATAGTAAGAACAACATTAGTTGAACCTGTCTCGAAGGCTGTTACTGGAGCAGCATCACTTGTTTACACAATTGGAAGAAAAATGGTCATTGGACCTGTAGAAAAATTACATGGAATGCTTGACGTTGCATATTCCAATGTAGTACAGTGGTGGCAAAAGTCTAGCTTCAAAAACTTTATTGATGACGGAAAAGATTGGTTAAAGAAAGCCATAAAAAATCAATTAAAGTGGATAGGTAGACGAATTGTAGATGTTACTAAGTTAGCTCTTTCACCTCTTGGATTAGTATTTAAGGGTATGAGCGGTTTAGGAACTTTAATTGGTCATAGCCTGAAAAAACATGGTATAGAATTAAAGCTTCCGAAAAGACGTAAACAAGAAGAAGATACTTCTATTAATGAATGGGATGTTGAAGGTGCTACACGTGCAGAACGTTGGCGTAAGAGACGTGCTCAGCACAAGGCTAGATCAGCTGAATTAAAAAAACAATATCAAGAGCAAAAAACTCGTGACAAAAATGCTAAACTTATTGAGAAGTGGACTAAAGGACAATACTCAAGTGATACTGCAGAAGCACGTCTGAAGGCACAGCAGATGTCTGGTGGTAGAATAAAACTTGATACAAGTGTTGAAACTGAAGACGCTTTAATTCAAAAGGCAAAAGCCCAGATAACTGGCGGAACCACATTTGGTGTTTCTCGTGATGCTCTTCAAGGAACAGTCTTCTCGACATTAAGTCCAGAAGCTCAAACCGTTGTTCTCTTAGATGAATTAATTAAAGTGATGAGAGGAGAAGATACTGACGAAGACTCTGAAGCTGCCAAGAAATTCAGAGAAGAGTCCGGTTTGGATAGTTTGTCAGATGCTGAAAAAGGAGACTTAACAAGACGTGTAAACGCTATATGGGAAAAGCATAGAAAAGCAGATGGAACCATTGATTATGATGCGGCTGGTAGAGAAATTGCTAATTCATCTGACGCTGATAAAGATCGATTATTGGCAATGCATATACATAGTAAAAAATACATGAAAAACCGTAAGGCTGAGATGAAGAATCAGACTGTTGATGGTAACAATGGTGAAAATTCTGAATATCAATGGCAAGATAACATCGAACTTCGTGGTGGAGTTAAAAACTGGGCTAAGCATGAATTTGTGGATAAATATGTTTATAAACATAATAAGACACAAATCAACAGAATGCAAGAGAAATATAATAGAAAAACTCATGAAAAACTGAAATCATTCTACAGGCTTCTTTCAAAGGCTATTCGTATAGAATTGAAAGCTGCTGATAATGAATCAACACCAGTTCTCGACTACTTTGGCAGTAAAAAGAAAAGTGATTATGATTTATTCTTAAAAATGGGTCCTGTTAAATTTGCAAACCGAATTATAAGTGAGGGTGCCGTTACTCTTTGTGGTATAGCAATAAATCAGGATACATTGAACAAAAAAGACAATAATATGTTATTAAATAAACTTCATCCATACGAAGGTTTATTTAATAAAGTATCAAATTTTGATAATCTTTCGTTGAATGCTACCGAAGGTTTACAAGATAATGAAAGATATAAAAAACTTACCGGTGCTGTATCAGATTATGATACCAATGAAAATAATATTGCTAATGGAAAAAAATCTTCTGATAATACAGAAGCATCTACTGAAAACACCTCTGAACAATCGGAAGCATCTACTGAAGGGGCTAATGGAAGAGGTCGAGCTAAGATGGTTATTACTCGTAATAATGCACCTAAAGGTGGACGAGGTATTCTTGGTTTAGCTCTCGGAGCTGCTACAACTGCAGTTAAAGGTGTTATTGGTGCAGGTAAGGCTACAATCAAAGGTGTTACTGCTATTGGCCGTAAAACTAGAGAAAGCGTTGAAGCTGCCGGTGAAAAAATAAAAGGTGCTAAAGATTTTGCTAGGCAATCTCTTAATAAAATACGTGGTAAAGGAATCACTCAGCAAGATAAAATAGATGCTCAGGAGAAAGCTCAAGACAGAGCTACTATGCTTGCTATTCGAGAGAATACAGCAGTATCTGCTGCTAGTCAAGTAGAACATGTTTCAGCGTGGAAGAAAATGTTCAGCAAGAAGGGTTTATTGACTGCTGGATTACTTCTTATGATGCCTAAAATAATTAAAGGTGTTAACTGGCTAGTGAATGGAAATGGCTTTAGTAAAGTTATTGGCGGCGTAAGTAATACGTTTAAGAGTGTCACTGAAAACGGTTTAATACCTACAATAGTTGATTTAAAAGAAAAAGCCAAGAAAAAACTCGAAGAAATGTTCCCTAAAACCATGGAAAAAGTTGGAACCGTCATGGACACATTTTCGAAATGGCATGACGAGATAGATAAAAACGGTGGTAATATCTTCAAATGGGCAGATGGTAAATTAACAGATAGCCCAATTGGTGATCTGTATACTTCAGCTAAGAACGTATTTACTGCGTATGGCACAGTTGCAAAAGCATTAGCTCCTGCAGCATTAACGCTTGTACAATCGATCGACTGGAATTCTATCACAGAGTCCTTGATACCTGTTGCAAAAGATATATCTACTGTTATAAATACTATATCAGATGCTATCAATAATTTCTTTGGATATAATAAAGATAATAAAGATGGTAAATCTACAGCTGAAAGAATTAATGAATATAGTCAAAAAGAGAAAAACGCCGTTACAAAAATGATGGATGGTGATATTATAGGTGGTGCAGAAGACTTTATCCTCAATGAAGATGGTGAATTTGATGGAGTGTCTGCTGCTAAATTAAAAATATTAGCTAATCCAAGAACATTATCCAAAGCACCTAAAGTTGGAAAGGGACTTGTTAAAGCAGGTGGTAAAACTGCTAAAGGAATTGGATGGATTCTCGGTAGAACTACCAAAACAGGCAAGTTTGCTAGAAAGGTTGGCAAAGCTGGTAAGAAAGCTGGAGAAGCATTTAGTAAAACCAAGGTTGGTAAGAAAGCTGGAGAATTATTATCCGCCGGTAAAAATAAAATAAGTAGTTTCGGTAAAAATGCAGCTGGTAAATTTAGTAAGTTTAAATCTAACGTAAGTGGATTGTCTGACCTTGCTATGGAATATGGTGATGATGCTTACAAGATGATGGGTGAAAGTAAATTTACTAATCTAGCAGCAAAAGGATTGACAAAAGTCCGTAATGTAGCCAACTCAGCAAAAAGTGCTGCATCCAAGCTTGCTGGAAAATTTACTGGAACAAAAGTAGGCAGTGCTGTAGCCACCGGTTTATCTAAAACTGGTAAAGCACTTGCATTTGTAAATAAAAAAGGTGGAGCTAAAGAGCTCGCTACAAAAATAGTAAAGAGTGATGCTGTGAAATCAGTTGCTCAGAAGGTTAAAAATTCTGCAGCTGGTGAAGGCGTAGAAGAAATGGTTAAAAAGCTTTTATCCAAACTTATTAAAGCATATAAATGGGTTGGAGAAAAGTTAGGTAAAAAAATAGGTAAAAAGGTTGCTACCGAAGCTGCTGAAGCTGCTGCCGAAAAAGGCATTAAATCAGCAATGAAAAAAGGTGGTTCAAAATTTATAAAAATGATAACCGCCGGTATTGCTAAGATAACTGGTAAAATAGCTATGGCTGCATCAACTGCATCAATTGCGGATGCTGCATTCTTTACTTTAGGTGCTATTGACTATGGTTCTAAAGGCGGAACTGCAAGACTATTCCAGATTGATGAAGAATATGTAGATGCTAAGATGCGTATAATTTCAACAGTAATTGGTGGTTTATTACAAGTGTCTTGGGGTGCTTGGGTTGATCTTGCCAATGAGTTAGTAGCATCGTTCAAGGGAATAAATCTTATCAGTGAATTAGCTTGTCTGCTTTATAAAGCAATTTCCGGTAAAAAGAAAGACAACAAACTTGATGAAGCTAGAGAAGATTTTAAAGCAGAATATAATGAATATGTAGATAAGAAGATAGAAAAAGAATATCAGAAACAACTTGAAGATGGTACTCTTCCTAAAAATGAAAATGGCGATGAAATGACTCTTGAAGAGTTTGCAGCGGCTGTTAAAGAGAAAAAAATTGTTGTCAAGCATAAATCATTCGATGAATATAATAAAGATAAGCATAAAGGCACATGGGCTAAAGCTGGTTCGGCGATTAAAAAGCAGTTCTCCACTAAGAAAGGTAGAGAAGAAGCGGCCATAAAGGGTGCGTTACTTTTAAATCCTGTAACTGGTGGTGCTACATTAGCTTATGAAGGCCTAAAGAAAACTAAAGTAGGAAAAGCTATTGGCAAAAAAGCCAAAGAAGTAACTAACGCTGCTAAGAAAAAAGCAAAAGAATTAGGTGCAGATATTAGCGGTGCAGCCAAGTCTGTATGGTCTTCCATAAAAGGTATTGGTAAAAAGAAAAAGAAGAAAAAGAACAAAGATGCTAAAAAGTTCTCTGATATGCTCACAGCTAGTTCAAAGGACTTATTTGCAGTAAATACTGCTAAAGCAAAAGATACTTTCGGCGCAATAAAATCACAATCGTCCGCTATGTGGGATAATGCTAAAAAATCTATATCAGATAGATTATCAAAGGTTAAAGATTTCTTGACAGGACATAAAGAAACTGCATGGTACGAACAGTCGGGTTCATATTATGTAGCCAATGGTGATACATTTGACCATTATAACGCTAACGGTGATTTGATAGATAGTGGTGTTTCTTCAGATTCTATTTCTGAACTTATTGATACCGGTATATTGACTGAAGGTGAAATCGAAGGAGCATCTAGATTCAGCGCTAAACTTAAAGATATTAGCGGTTCACTTAAATCTAGCTGGACTTCTGCATTTAAGAAAGCAGATTTATTGCATAAAGGATTAAAAACTAAGATTGGTTCTATGTTTAAAAATATAACCAAGAATGGAATAATTGGTTCAATTAAGAAAGCAATTAGAGGTTCTTCAAGAGAAGCTTGGTTTGATCCTAATGGTAACTATTACATTAAGAACGGTAAAAAGTACGATTACTATAACCCGAATAACGATTTAATTGAAAAAGGTATTCCTGCTGATGAAGTTGAAGAAAAGATTCAGACAGGTATGCTTACCAAAGGAACTATACAAAGGGATAATTCAGCTAAGTCTGCTATTAAGAAAATCCAGAGTGCTGTAAAGGAATCTTGGACTAAGGCTAAGAGTGTAGTTTCCAGTGGTTGGAAAAGATTCAAAGATTGGATAAGCGGTGGTTCTGGTACTGGTAATAAAAATATTAACTCTATAAAGAAATCAGATTATGGTGATCTCTCACTCATGTTTGGTATGGGTGGTTCTGGTGGAGGTCGTGGAGAAGACATAGTAAACGGTATGCCGTACTATTCTCAGAATGATTCTTCTTGGAAGAATATGAAGTATGGTAATGATGGTGCTACAATGGGTGACAGTGGTTGCGGTCCTGCAGCTATGTCTATGATAGCATCCAAGCTTACAGGTCAATCAGTATCTCCTCTTGAAACAGCTTCACTTGCTGAACTTACTGGTGATAGAGACAGCACTGGTACTAACTGGAACTTTATAGGAAAAGCATCTGCTGCATATGGAATAGATAATACACAAGCTTCTAATCCTAGCAGCGGTTTCATTAGATCACAACTTGAAAGTGGTCATCCGATGATTCTTTCTGGTGCCTCTGGTACTGGAAGAGGTGGACGAGGTGGTTCACCATATACGGATGCAGGACATTATGTAGTTGCTACTGGTATAGATAGTGCTGGTAATATCAGTGTTAGCGATCCTCGTGGCAAATCATATAATAGAAAATATAATGTAAATGAGGTAGCCGATCAGACTGGAATGGCATGGTCATTCGGTCGAGGCGGAATGGGTGGTGGATTTGGCAGCTCTTATGCAGATAAGGTTGGTCAAGTTCTTGCTGACTTAAAAGGCCCTTCATATAAAGCACCTATTAATAATCTTCCTTATGGTCAGTGTACATGGTACGCTGAAGGACGTGCGCATGAAAAATATGGATGGGATGAATTTACTAGACGTGCTATGGGTAATGGTGGCGAAATATATTATAACGCTAAATCTTGGGGACTTGACGCAGGTACTGAGATTAAACCTAATTCGCTTATTTCACGTGGTGGTTCTAGTTCATATGGTCATGTACTTTACGTTGAAGATGTTGATAAAGAAAATAATATGGTATACTACAGTGAAGGTAACTCTGATGGTTCAGGTCATGCTCCTGATGATGGTGTTATTAAATCTGCATCATTAGACCAGTGGAACGCTAGAAATCCATATGGATATGTATACACTAAGGGTTCTAATATATATAGCGACGCTGATGGAAAAGGAACCACATCATCTGGTGATACGTCTTATTCCAGTGATTCTAGTGGTGCAACATTCTCCCAATCTGAAAATGCTATATCATCATTAACTGGATTTATGGGTGAAATAGGCAATCGTTTAATAAACGGTATGTTTACAGGTAAATTAGATAGTGATTTCACATCATATTTCTCAGGAACAACAGAGTCTTCAACTAATAATACAATTAATACAGATAACAGTGGTAAGTCGATGATAATGATTGGTGACTCGAGAACTGTTGGAATATGTAATGCTTTAGGCGGACCAAATATACAGACCACTGGATATACTGGTACCGTCGGTGATGATATATTTATTGGTAAAGTGGGCGAAGGTCTTGCTTGGTTGAAGTCTAGTGGTATATCGTTACTTAAAACAGCAAAGAATAAAAAAATTAATGCGTATATTGTCATTTGGCTCGGTGTTAACGATTGCGCAATGGGAGACCCCGAATCATGTGGTAAAAATTATGCGACATATATTAATGAAAACATTTCTCATTTAGGCAAAGATGTTTATGTTGTCACTCCCGCTCCTACTGAGGATGGATATGGTAATAATATAATCAACAATTCACTTCCTGGTTTTAATAAGGGACTCAAAAACGGACTCAATAGTATTGTCAACTTTGTTGATCTTTATGATTGGTTTAAAAATGGAATTTCTCATGGTTTATTAAAAACCGTTGATGGTGTTCATTTTGATAAAGACTCTTATGTTGCAATTATAAATAAAATCAAATCATCTGTTGGAGCCGGTGGTGGTTCTGGATATGGAAGAAGAAAACCAACAATTACAAATACAAATATATTACCAAATATGTGGGTTGACCCTACTGGTGGAAGTAGCTTCTACACAGGTGGTGGTCGTGGTGAATTTGCAATAACAGGCAATGGTTCCGAATATTCATATAGAAATCCTCTTCTTGATATTGATAACCTTGCTGGTTATAAAAAGACGTTCTTCAGAACATATCCTATTAGTAAAGGATTACCAGCAGTAAGGAAAGCTGTAGCTAATGATGAGTGGGAACTCATGAAAAAAGCTGGATCAGCTTCCGACTATACAAAGTTGGGTAATCTGTATAGAACATCAAAAGACCATACAAACCATGGTGGTCATAAAACTTTTGAAAAAGGAGATACAAAACAATACGTCTATACATTATATCAGTCACCAATGCCTCATAATGGTAAGTCTTTCTATATTGCTAAGGACACAGCTTCATCAGTGATGAATAATACTTCAACTGGTTCATCTATACGTGAAGCATGGAAATCAATATGGAATAGAATTAAACAGAATGAAAAAGATAATGATACTAAAGTTACAAACGACGGAGATAAATCTGATTCTTATGATGACATGGTTGAAAACGAAGAGACTGATGGTTTTCCTAATGGATGGATTGAAGCTGTAAAATATGTTAAAAAAGTATTTGCAGATGAATTGAAGTCAAAAGGACTTGGCTATGCATGGGAAGGTCATACATTTGACTTCGGATCCAAAGGTAAAAAGAATTTCAGAAAAGACTGTACTGGTTTTGTATCTGCCGCACTCTGGTACTATGGAGCAGTTCCTGATGATATAGTACCTGCCGGTGGTTGGACATCCCATTGTTTCGGTGGTTCAAATAATGATCCAAAACTTATTGCAGCACTCGATAGTGCGGGATTTAAACGTATGGATTTCCCTGGATGGGATAATTTACAATGTGGTGATATTTTAATTAAACATGAGTTTCATGGCGAAATATATTGTAGTGGTGATTCTGCTGCTAACCATCAGTCATGGAATGGCGGTTCTACTGAAGGTTTATGGGCAGATGATACCATATATGGTGCCGATTATAGTTATGAAGAAATTTGGAGACCACCTGCTAGTGCAGGAAGCAGATCTTCGAGTAGTGGTGGTGCTACATCATCCGGTAACATTATATCAGATATGACAAGCTTTATGGGTGAAGTAGGCAATCGTCTTGTAAACGGTATGTTTACTGGTAAATTCGATAATGATTTTTCATCCTATTTTGCAGGAGCATCAACAGATGGTTCTAGCGCAGCTTCAGGTGTTACTGTTGATGGCAAAGATGCTAGATCTATAACATGGAATTACTTCACTAAAAAAGGATATAGCAAGGCAGCTACTGCAGGCTTAATGGGTAATATAGAAAAAGAAACTTATCTCGATAGCAGTAATCAAGCATTCCCTGCTGGTAATAATAAGAATGATGGTGTATCTACCGCTGAATGGAAATACAGTGGACACCGTGAAGGTACTGGTGATGATGGTGGTGGACTTATTCAATGGACTCCATGGTATGATAAAATAGGTGCTTATTCTAAGGAAAAAACAGGTGATAACCTCGCTTGGACTAAAGACCTTCCTATGCAACTTGAGTACATTGAAGAAACTGCTAAAGATGCTATTGGTAATCCTAGTGATTATTCATTAGCTGGAGCTGGTATGACAAGTTCATTTGTTAATGACCTTGAGGGCTACAAAAAAATGGATGATGTTGATAAAGCTACACGACAGTGGCAAGCTGGTGTCGAAAGACCTAGCAATCAATATGCTCATCTTGATAGAAGACTTGGTGCTGCTAAATGGTTCTATGATAATATGGAGTCTGTAAATACCGGGGGTGGCTCTGGAACAGGAACGCATATATCTAAACCTAAATACGGAACTACTAAATGGGTACAAGGTAGTAATAAAAAGGGATATCGTTCTATAACATATACTCCTTCTCATTCTTACAATGAACTGGGAACCCAAGCAAACAAAATAATGAAAGATTATAATCAATCAGTAAATTCAATTAATATGGCCAATGTATCAAATGTTAGTGATGAACTGTTATTAAAGGCAGTCGACATCTTAGCAGATATTGCAACTAATACAGGTGTAGCTAGTGATAAACTTGATATGTTAAAGTCACTTGGACAAAAGGTATCTCAAACCAATGTCATTTCAACTGGAAACACTACTAATAATAGTGTAAACAATGTTAGTGCAGGTAGTTCGGGACCTTATGCACCGAGCAACCCATCAGAATCAAGAAATTCTATATTAGCTAGACGAATTGCTAGTGGAGTTTGAATTTAACTTCATAAAAACAAGTGAATAAGGAGAGTGACTAATCTCACTTCTCCTTATTCGCTTATTTATTATTGAAAGAAGGTAATATAATGGCGGTAAAACGTACTATGCGATTAATGGGTGCGCCTTATCAATTTACTGATGCTGTCGACCCACGAATAAAAAACATTAATACTGAAGTAGGACAGACATACTTAAGAAATATACTGTCTGAAGCACCTATTTGTACTATCATACCAGGAGAACCTAAATATCTTCCATCATTAGGAAAAATAGCATCTGATGGTACTGATGGTGACTCTAGTGAAACATCTAAAGCTGCAGTAACACATGCTTTGGCTCAAAATTTTCTTACTGATAATAGTGGTTTTAGTGAACTAATAAAAAATACTGAGATAACAGATGATGATTTGAAGTTATACGATTTTAAACGTACATATAGTGAATATATGAAATATGTTAATATTTTATGTAGAGCTGGCGCAGTATATCTTGGATTATCAAACTATACAATACCTGGCCAGAATGAAACACTGGCGAAAATGGATTGGCGTAATTATCAACTGGATGGTTCTAAATATACAACAATAATTGACACATTATCTGAGGAAGGTAAAAAACTTAAAGATATGATAACTGAGGGGTGGGAAACTATCAGAACTGGCGTTGCTGATGCATTTTCAATTGATACTCCTACCGGTTATAATTCTGAAGATGAAGACTCAGTTGAAGAAGATACATTATCTACATCAGGTTATGTTCAATTTTATATTGATCCTGAACCATCATTTAGTGAAACGATGCAAAATAGTGCTGGTGATTCAATGATAAAAGGTATGTTTGATTCTTCACAGAATTATATGAAAGAATTTGCATTTTTAGCTAATTCTGGTGGAGCAGGTGAACTTGCAGATTCACTATCTGATTTTGCAACTGGTGCTATGGATGGATTAAATACCGTAATAGAAAAAGTTGCTAAAAGTAGTAGTGCTATCGGACAGATAGGCACAGCTTTATCACGTCTAATAAATCTATCGGGTAATGTTATTCGTGGACAAAATATAATTCTTCCACAAATATACCAAAATTCAACATATTCTAAAACATATGAAATTACGGTTCATCTTAAATCACCATACGGTTCTAAATTAGGATATTATATTAATATTTTTGTACCAATGATGCATCTGTTAGCTTTAGCCATACCAAGGCAAGGTACAAATAATACATATGAATCTCCGTTTTTAATAAAGGCATATGTTGATGGCGTTTTTTCATGTAACATGGGAATGGTTGATTCTATTGTCATAAATAGATCATCCGAATCATGGTCTGCTGAAGGACTTCCATCTGAAGTTGATGTTACGTTAAGTATAACTGATTTATATAGTCAACTTATGTTATCATCATCAGCTAATCCCGCATTATTTATAGGAAATGCTAGTTTGCATGAATTTTTAGCAACTAACTGCGGATTATCTATTTATCAGTCAAATATAAAAACGAAAATAGAAATGATGATTGGCACATGGGCTAATTCTATAGGTGATATTCCCAGTAATATTGGCAGTGCTGTTCATGAATATTTAGATAGTGAACTTTCGAAGTTTACATCACTTATGTACTAAGAAGGTAAATTTAATGCTTAAAATTGAAAAAGAATATAATTCAAAATATGGTAATATACCAAAGGATTATTTAAATAGATTTGATTACCTTTTAAATTCATTGAATCTAGGTAAAACTAAAAAAAATCTTACCAATGAGATTTTAAGAATTTTAGATATTAATTGGAAGTTTGTTACATTTACAATATATCTTCTTCCAAAAGCAACTCCAAGACCACGTAGTGGTAAGAATGGTGTTTTCTATGTCAAAGGAGCAAAAGATAATAAAAAATATTTTGAGAAATACTTGATAAATCAGGACATTGATATAATAACCACACCAACTAAATTCTATTGTGATACATACTTTCCTATTCCTGAAAGTATGAACGCTGTAGAAAAAGTATGTGCAGAACTTGGACTAATCAGACCAACATCAAAACCTGACTGGGATAATGTTGCAAAAGCTTATTGTGATATGTGTCAAGGATTTTTATTATATGATGATTCGTTGGTTGTTGAAGGTGTTTCAAGAAAGTGGTACTCTGTTAAACCTAGAATTGAAATAAGTATTTCATATATGGAAGATTATGATTCGACGTTTAACAAAAAGAAAATAACGAAAGGGTGAAATAATCTTGAAAGCTATTTACACAGTATTGAATAATAAAGTTTATCGTATCATGCAAAATGTTTGGGCACCAGTTTCTGATGTTGAACGTATTAATGAAAATACCATATCTGTAAAAACAGATGTATATCAAAAAATATTAAATACACAAATATATTTAACTGACTGGTCATCTGTTGATGCATTGTCAAATAAGGAAAAGGCTGATGCTTTCTTAAAATTCTTAAAAGATGAGCAAATAAAAGAAGTAAATCCATTAATTGATAGATTTACAGTATCAGTTGATTATTCTCTTTATAATAAGGATATGCAACGAGAATACGAACATTCTGTTGTAATTAAACCTTTAAAAACACGTGATTTTGTTTTTCCTCTTGGAATAAATGAAAATAATGAATGTGTTTATAGAAGGTTTAAACATCTTACTGGTGACCTTGATTGGATTATAACTGACAGGATGCCATATGGAATCATGTGTCACAAAAATAGAAAGCATATCATAAAAATAAATGATATTTGCATTTATCAGGATAAATTCGAAGAATCTGATGATGACGTTCATAATTCAATCTATTCGCAATCATATAATTGTAATTCATGTACAATTAATACGCTATTAGATAATAAGGTTCTCGTATACTCTTCGAAAGTTGCAGGATATGATTTTGCGCCTATTATAAATGAATTTAATCCGAGAATTATCAATTTGAATTTGGTAGTTGACTTAACAAATATTGTTGTAATGTATAATCATAAAGACGTAGATGATATCATAACCGAAAATATAGCAACTGCACACGGGATTGATGAATCAGATGATTCTACAAGTTGTGAAAATAGTAATTCCAATTGTAATTGTAATTGCAATACAGATAGTAATAATTCTGATAGTTTTACTCCAACATATGTTTGGAGAAGAGGCACTGCAAGTGAGTCCCTCGCTTTAAAAGTTGTTGAAGACCTTTATCCATCCGAACAGTTTAACTCTGAAACAATGGTTCATAAATCAGATGTTATTGGTGATATACCAGGTATTAATGTAGATGAATATGTTGTTAAAACACAAGTTACCTAATAAAATAAGAGATATGGATTAAATCCATATCTCTTATTTTTTTATTATTTATTCATTATCACTAACAGGTTCTACATCAATGGT